TTACGATGGGAGAGTTTGACGCATATGCGTCCACGGTAATCAAGATGAACAGGTCGTCTTTAGCGGCGGCGCAGACCCCTGCGGTGGCACAGCCGTCCAGTAACGCGCATTGGGAGTCGTCTGACGGCTACAACTGGAAGTATCGGAGAGCAGACGGTAGCTATGCTACGGGCTGGGTTAGGGACGAGGCAACGAACGACTGGTACTACATGGATGCGCAGGGTAACATGAAAACGGGTCTGATAAGTGACGGCGGCTATAGCTATCTCTTATCGAATCAGCACGATGGAAGATACGGTCACATGGTACGGAACGGCGAGTCGTTTAACGGTCACACGATTAAGGCGTGGACGGCGGGTTCTGGAAATCCCGAGGGCGCGTTAATGGGAGACGCAGAGAACGACAGAGCGATAAAGGAGAGCGGTAACTACTATGTGTATAACACGGCTTCGGGTACTTTGACTTATGTAGACAGTCTCGGCGGTAGCACTTCGTATAACACAGGAGCGCAGGATACCCCGAAGCGGATGGAGGACATCCCGCCCGCAAATGTAGATACTGCGCAGGACGAGCAGTACACATTGAATAATAACGCGGCAAGCAACAGTGAGTTTAACTGGGACGCAGTGCGAAATAACATGCAGGGGAACGACAGGCTAAAGGACTACAACCCGCTTTTGGGTAAGTCTGTGATTCATTGACAGCACAAGTACGCGTGGTATATGGGGTTTAAGGGATGAATAAGAAAGTAATTGTTGCTGGGGTGGCTGGCGCATTTGTTATAATCGTAGCCTTGTTTATGCTTAGTTCTATACGAGCGCGGAAGCCAGGTACCTCAAGTAAAGGTGATGTTGCAACTAAAAGTTCTGTTGAACAACAATCGGAGGCTTTAACTGAAACAGTTGAGGGTGACGGTTTTAATACAGATGAGCTTGACACTGGGGTTCGGAAGGAGTCTAAGTCAACAGCAGGGCTAGGCATGGGGGCTTATGACGAGACAGAAGCAAGTACCGAAGCCTCCGAGCCAGAGACTTACGCAGAGACAGACGCGGAAGGAAAGAATCTAACCGAGCCAGCGCAGACTATTCCGACAGTTGAGCAGGGTTTATCCGCAAGTGAGTACGGTCAGATAGCAGAGAGTATACAACAGCAGAACAACGCGGTGATAACGGATACAAGTTCAGATGACTCAATAGGTAAGGATGTGGACGATTCAATTAGAGCATTACAAGAGCAAGACCTTGAAAATGCAAAGCGTGCATGGGCATCCCCAGAGTTTCAGAAGTATCTTGAGTCTTATCGTGCAAACGATTGAGGTGACTAATGTTTAACAGGATAAAGACAGTATTAAAGCAGGGTTTATCTTTAGCCCTAGCCATTGCGGTGACTGTAGCAGTTCCAGTCACCGCGTTTGCGGCAGGGGGTTTAGGAGTAAACGCCGATTCGGATGGTGGCGTTGCCGCAGGAAACGACCCGAACTACGCGGCAAAGTTCCACGCTTATCCGCAGAACCAAGGCATTCGTTTATCTATCGTTGATAAGAACGGGGATAGAGTGGCAAATTCTGTTGATATAGTAAATTATGTTCCGAGTAGGCTGTTAAGTAACTTTAGTTTTGGCGCAGGGAGTGAGGTTGTTTCCAATCGTTACTCTGGTAGCGAGACCGAGATAGGTAAATATACTTCGAGGTTTATTGACTGGATAGGTTGGAGAAAGGGAGGAAATAAGCGCGAGCGATTCCAGTATTCTAATGGAATTAAGACCGAGCCGTATACTGGTATTAGCTGGTCTGCTGGAGTAGACTCTGGAGTTGCACCTCATACTGGACGATACGGTGTTATACAGACAGTGATGATTCCAAGAGCAGAGTTTAATTATTATCTAGGACTTGAAATCGAATATCGTTCTGGATTAATCGGTAAATCAGTTAAGAGGGATAGTTTAGACGCTCTTTTAAGAAGAATGACGATACCTTCCTATCTAAATAGTGACGGAAATTTTTTACCAGGTGGTGTAGCTCTTAAAAAGGCTTTCGCCGCGAATGTAGAATATACTGACGGTTCACAGAGCGATGTTAATGTTGCAACTTATTTACTCGACTTTCCTGTTCCATTGCATGATAATAAAGGCAATATGGCTATGGGTGGTATGTCACTATTTGAGCTATTACCTAGCGCACCTGGAAAAGAAAAGATTAACACTACGAAGGCTGACGGAACAAAGTACGGGCTTGCAGACGCAATGATAGAGTACAAGTATAGCCTCATTGTAGAGCCAATATACTGGTATGTTCCAGAGATACTGACAACTAATCCAGAGCGTATTGCACAAAAAGGTACTCTTCACGAGAATTACATCAATGCGGTAACTTACGGAACGGCTTCTTATATCTCAAAGTTTGCTTACGAGGAGTTAAAGGAAAACCGTTATCCAGATTCAGTTATCCACGACTGCTCCGTTGGACCTGACTGGGGAACGGGTTCACTCGGCATTACGACCATGATGGTCGATAAGGACGACACGGATTTAGGGGTTTATCAGTGCCAAGGGGCGCATACGATAGACTATACGCCGAATTCAAACTTGTGGAGTTTGTATTCGCTGGGTGCAAACAACAACGCGAAGGAGAACGGCTATTCGGTGTTTATCTTTAAGGGCGAGTTCTTTAAGCCGAAAACGCCAGCAACGCATACATTTGACAGTAAGAATTTTGGCAGTGGTAGCGGAAACGGGTATCATAGAGCGCCAGCTCCAGACCCGAATAACGACCCATTAAGCGACCCAACGCAAGACCCGAATCCGAATAAGAAGATAGTGAAGATATATGCTCGGAAAGCGGGTGCAAACTCGTTTATTTACGAGGATACGCAGATACGAGTCAATACAGTTTCTCCGATTAAGATAGAGGACGAGGAAGAGTATACAGTCGATAACTGGTTCACATCGAATGTGGATAAGTTCCCGTCAAGCGGAAACGGTTCAGCGGGCGTGAATGACTATGGCGCGATAAAGGGTTCGATTCCGAATAAGCAGACGGGCACGGGTACTACGACAACGAGCCTAGAAGATAACGATGTGCTGTATGTTAGACTTGTGTATGACCCTGTGTGGGTTGTGAAGGTTTATGAGGACGCAGATGGAAATCAGTTAAAGCCGACAACTGTAGAGAAGATAAAGAGAGTGCCGAACTATAACGGTGGTGAGGGCGGGTATATCATTGACAAGACCCGTACAACCGAGGGAGAGCCGTTTAACGGCTTGGACGGTGGAACGCCTTGGAGTAGCGTCATAACGAATACGAGCGGAAATGACGGAAACAGCGAGGTAATTCCAGTACCCGAGAGCCATCACACGATTTATATTCACTATACGGTGAGTAAGGTCGAGGAGACAGCTCCGCTAAAGCTCATGCAGAGTGAGATAGCACACACTTTCCGTTTAACGGATTTGGCGGTAGCGCGAGAGATTAAGCACACATGGAACATTCCAGACGAGCATGGAACAATGCCAGAGCGGTCACATTACGATGATGACGGTGATGAGCATATAGACCACTACGAGTGCCACTGGTATAGCACGATAGTGGACGCGGATTGGGCGTTTAATATCCGAAATAACTTTAACTACGGCGCGACTTCGTTTGTCGGAACGGACGGCGAGTTTAAGACGATAGAGACAGGACGGGTATCGGACGAGGGAAGTTCGAGAGCGCTAGGGTTTGTAGCGAGTAACGGATTAGCGCCGAATATGCAGTTTACGGTGTATCGAGATAAGGCGAAGGACAGGCTTACGGCGTATCCGAACGGTTTAATCAGCGGTTCTTCCAATCATCAGAACAACGAAGGTCTAATCAGTAAGATAGGCGTAGACAATGTGAGTGCAGTGTACGGGGGCGGAAGACTACTGCCAGAGAGTTCCGCACAGTATGCGTTTAATGACTCGTTTAAGACACTTTATCAGTATGTAGGGAAGAATGACCCGATAAGAAAGCGCAGGGTGCAGAATGATAGAGGACACTACCACGGACCAATAGGTTTAACGAGTTATACGGCTTCGGAAGTTCCGAATCTTGCATATCTAAACGCGCTGTATAGCAGAGATAACAATGTAATCGCATATGGATTTGTCGGAAACGCGGGTAAGGGCGCAGAGAAGTCAAGTGCTAACGCGGGAGCATTTGGAATCTTCGGTCAGAATTACAACTTGCATAACAGCTACGCGGCAGACGGCAAGCAGTTTATTGAGTTTTTCCCGTATCACAAGATGTATTTCCAGAAGTCAGACACATACGACCATAGTAGCGCAGGAAATGAGAGTGCGTTTATCACATCGAGTAACACGAGTTCGGTGTTAGATAACTTCTCTGTAGAGACAGGCGTTTATAACTCAAAGGGAAGCGATAACGCATACGGAATCAGCCTAGCTTCGGAGCAGTGGAGTATACATGAGCGTGCGAAGAAGGTACTTGAGGCAAACGGAATTAGACCTGCAACCGAAAACTTATTGCCAGGCGGTGCAACGATAGAACTTAGGTCTGCTTCAACGGATAAGGCGAATACGCCAGAGGTTTGGGTAGGTTTTAGGACGCTTCAAGTCAGTATACCGGACGAATTAAAGGCAACTTTAGTCGGGAACGACAAAGATAGCGTAAAGACGACCTCGGTAGCGAAGGCAGACGGTGCGAAGTTCTATAACGACATGGTATCGACATTAGAGAAGTATCAAGTCGAGAAGTGGGTCGATGATGGAATCCGTACAGCAGAGCCAGAGACAAAGGTATCGGGTATCAATCCCGTGCAGTCGTTTGGCGGTAACAACTTGCAGAACGGAGCAGACAGTAAGTATTACTTAAAGGTCGGAAAGACGGACGGTAACGGAGCGCAGATGTCGGTAGTCGATAAGCAGACGGCGACAGCGGGAACGAATACGGGAGTCTTTGAACAGCATGTTTATCGGGTTTACGGTGATTTAACGGGCGATGTGTTGCATAACGGCTTGCGAGTTGTCGTAACGAAGGATGGGCAGGAGATAGCGAGTACGAATATCACGAGCAGTGCGGACACAGGGGACGGATTGCTTGGAAACAGTGAGGTTCGTAATGTAAACGAGCGGACAAAGTTTGTCACGAACTTTGTGAAGTCTTTAGACAAGGCAAGGGGCAGTGATAGAAACGGCGTTCGTTGGTATTACGAGGCACAGGACGGAATCGAGGTTGTGGAGACTTTAGGCAGGGCGCAACTTGGATTTACGGACGGAAACGGTAAGCCAAATAATCGGTCGGAGGTTGCGGATACGAAGTTGTCTGGAAAGCTTGAGAGCCACGGAGACATAATATCTGGTGACAAGGATAAGACAAGGACAGTGCAGTATCGTATGAGTGCCGCGCCGATGGGAAGTGACAAGGCGTATTATATCGGTTCGTTTAACGGGGTAGACATAACGGTGAGCGGGCTGAATGACGCATTTAAGAGTCGGCTTTACTACATGAGTAACAATACGGTCATGGATTTGAACTAAGGTATCTGGAGGGGGTGAAGTCACGGGTTAGGCTTTGCCCCTTTCGTTTTAGGAGATTTAAGGGAAGAGGAGTAGAAATGGGAAAAAGAGCGATACGAGTTGTACTTGCCTCTGTACTCATGGCAGTATCGTGCAGTATGTTAGCATATGCAGAGCCAGTTACGGAGGAGTATGATATAACAGCGGCGAGTCCGATAGAGGTGATAGTGCTGTCGGACGATGCGGGAGCAGGGTTTAAGCTGACTTCACCAAGCGGCGCGGTGTATGACGGGAGTAATTTAGTAGGTCTTGACTTAAAGAGCAACACAGCTTTAGCGAGGAAGTATACGCTAGACGGCAAGGAAGTTGGGACATGGAAGCTGGAGTTTGACAACGCGAACAACACGAATGTAGCGTTTATCGCGTCCTCGGATGCAAATGAGTATAAGCTTGGAAAAGACGAGGCGGTAGCGGATGACGCGGGTTCAAACTACTTGTATGCGGATATATACGGTTCTTCTGATGGCGGGCTAATCATAAATGCGCATAGGTCTAGGAAGGGAACAGACGATTTAGGTGCATTTCCGTATAAGTATAGTGTAACGCATGAGGGGAAAGAGGTCGCTAGCGGGGACGGCACAGGAAATACGGATATAGCAGTCAGTTTATCTGGGCTAGAGGGAGTAAGCACAGGAGACTTTAGCGTTACGGTAAAGGTAACGGACGATAGCGGAGAGGTTTATACGCAGGATTCTTCGATATATTATGTCGCGAAGGGAGATGCTTCTACGGCGGCGTATAAGGAAGTAGCATTGCAGGGGGATACCGCAGGGAACGGTGAGAGTCGAGTCACAGAGGGCAGTATGAGTGACGATGGCAATACGATAACGGCTACGGATGCGGACGGCAATGTAATCGAGTATAAGAAGCTAGATGGCAAGATGACAGGTAACGGCTCGGATAAGGAAGCGCAGTATAGCGAGCGTAACAGCGAGAAAGAGGCAAAGAAAGCAAAGACGATGCGGGTGATAAAGATAGCCTCGGCGGTAGTGCTTCTAATATGCTTAGTACTTGTTCTAGTGACATACAGGGCGCATTTAATGGCAGAGAAAGAGAGAATGCGTGAGCTGTTAGAGCGAGAGAAAGCGAGTAAGTATAGCGATAAAGGCAAAGACGGAAAGTAAGGAGCAGATAGCTAGGGGAGTCTGTTCGGAGTAAACGGGGGTTTTCAAATGAACCTAGAGGATAGGGCATACAGTTTATTAGACGGAATCGAGAGTAAACTCACAGAAGAGGTCTACGATTACTACTGTGAAAAGGTAGAGGAATGTGACGGAGATAGCGAGAGTTTAACGGCAGTTATCGAAGAGCTTAAAGGAGTGTGTGCTAAAGCGCACAGCACGAGTAAGAAGCTCTCTATGAGCGACCTAGAGGGTAGCGCGGGCTTAGAGTGTGGCGCAAGCGAGGATGATTTAAGCTTAGATTTTGGGGACAGCGAAGAGAGTACAGAGGATGATAGTATAATTCCAGAGCCTCCGAAGAGAGAGGAGAGCGTTACGGCTACGGGAAAGCGCCTATTTAAGAGCGACCCTGTAGATAGCGTTTATGCGATGCTGGACGGCTGGATAAGCAGGCTTATGGAGAGTAAGGACACGGGAGCAGATAAGTCGCATGGATAAAGCGCTGTACGGGGACTTGGTAACGCCGAGGCTTATATTAACGCGGTATCGAAGTGACTATGCTCGTTATGTAGAAGAGTTTATGCGACACGGCGATGACTTGCGCAATATGGGCGGGGGAAGCGTTAAAGGGAAAGAAGTCGAGTCTATAGCGCGTGCCTATGTTCGAGATAATCAAGAGAGTTTCGATAAGCGAAGTAAGGACGGGGTGCGGCTTGCAATCGTGTGTACGGTAACGCGGGAGTTTGTCGGGAATGTATCGGTGTATCGGAGAGGTGCGTATTTAGAGCTTGGTTTCTGGATAATGCCGTCCTATAGGCGGCGGCATTACGGGGAAGAGGTCGTAAAGTTTCTCTCCGATATGCTTATCGAGAGAGGGCATAAACTAGAAATACGGGCTTCAAGTTTATCTGTAGCCTCGGGTCAAATTGCGGAGAGTGCAGGGTATCAGCGCGTAGGCGTTGGGCATGAGAGAGATTTAAGTTTTGTCTTGTACAGGAGGGACGCATGAAGAAGGTTATAAACGGGAAAGAGGTATCGGTCGATGTTGAACTCTTTGAGCTTGCGGAGGCGGGAAAGTTACGGAGAGACCTCGGGGAAAACAGTATAAATGGAGAGGTTTATTCTGGTATTGAGGGTTTAGTGTCGGCGGTAACTGCCTATAGAGAGATATACTACTCTTTCCCCTATCCGCTCTATGCGATTGAAGAGTCGATTAAGTATGTAGCGATTTCGGAGTGCCTTGTCGGGGTAAACGAAGAGTATTCTGGAAAGATTGCGATAAAGGGGAACAGCCTAGTCATTAAGCTATCGGACGACTGCGGGGTTAGGTTTATCGGTGGGACTTACGATATTGTGCGTGACTTGTCTGGATTTGAGTTTGTTGACGAGTATCTGGACGATTATTCAGAAGATGCAGGGTATGAAGAGTTTCTGTGGTGTGTGAACGCAATTTTAGAGGACGGCGACACGACAGATTTTTACGAGATTTTTTATCCCGAGTTTTATGACGCTTGCGGCGACATAGAGACGTTTCTTCGCGAGTTAAAGACGATGCTTAATTTCCATAAAGTCGGAGCGACTATCTCAATCGAGAAGGGGACGCTTGTGGATGTCGGAACAGACGACATTTATCGCCTAGAGGCGTATGTGAAGGGCATTGAGGAGAGCGGTCTGGTCGAGACTAAGGATTTGGACGGGGAAGTTTATCAGATGAGCGGAGATTTGCCTTTGTACTGGGTAAATTTCTACAAGAAGAGTCCGTATCTTGATAGTTTAGGGGATGCTCTGTTGGATGACAGTGAGAACGCGCTTTACGGGGAAGAGGAGAAGCTTTCCAAAGAGGAGTATGCAGGGCTTGGAAGCGTCTTTAAGCAGATGATAAAGGCAGGGACATATGATAGGTCAGTGACGAATGTGCAGGCACGAGGAATCGTGCGAGGCGATTTAGTTTATTATGTGCTTGCTGGTCGGCTTTATCAGTGCAAGTTGCGGGAGTTTATGGACAGTAAAGAGATAGTGCTTATGGATACAGAGGGATTTGAGTATTTCCCCGATTATCTAAGCATTTACTCTTCGGACAACGAGTATTTGTATTTACTGATAGAGGGAGAGAACCGTCACGACATTGTGCGGCTTTCCTACGAGACAGGCGAGATAGAGCGTTGCAGGACATGGTTCACGGCAGAAGATTTTGATGAGTAAGGGGACAAGATGAGCGAGGGGGAGTTAAAGCAGTATATAGAGAAGTTAAACGGCAGTGAGGGCGTGTGCAGGATAAGCTGTATCAATGCGGCAGATGTAAGGCTGGTGCTTAGGCGCGGGAAGTGCGCGGTGATAATTGAGTTTATTCACAACAAAAATCACGAGCGGCTAGTGATACGGGGCGACTTAGAGACTATCACGCAAGAGGAGATAGATAAGCGCATTGCAGAGCTTGAGGAAGAGCTGACGGCATTGCAGAGCATAAACGCGGTAATAAGTAAGCCAAGCGGGAAAGCGATACGGGTTATGCTACGGTGGTCTGACGGGGAAGTGTGCGATGTGTCTGACTGGGACTATGAGAGTGTCGAGATACGGCTAAGTAAGGGTTGCTGTGCGAAAGTTCCAGTTTACTATAAGCACGCAGAGTTTATCCGAGAAGAGAGTCTAGTTAGGTTACTAAAAGACTTTGATAGCTACAACTTTTGTAGACAGATAGGTGCTAGGCTAACGGGGAAAGACATTTACACAGAGCTATCGCAGAATATGCTTACTGTTTCCGACATAGAAGAGCTTGTAGTAAAGGATAAGGTCGGGAAGAAGTATCTAAAGAGCGTAGTATCTTTACGAGACCTCGGGTATATCGGGATATTCAACTGGGTTATCGACTACGGGAAGCGAGAGGTAGAGGTAACGGTAAAGGGAGATAAGTTATTATCGGTAGCAGATGGGACGCTGTACAGCGACAGTGCGCTTTGTAAGAGCCTTTGTAAGACGATGCAAGGTAGAGTTAAAGAGCGTCTACTTTGGGTTTAAGGGGGCTTAAAGGCGCTTGTAGTCGAAGCTAGGCGGCTTAAGAGGGGTATAAAATGGCGAAATTTGATGACGACTTAGGGCTTGATGACTTTGGTTTTGGGACAGAGGACAGCTCCGAGGCAGACGATGACATGTTTTCGTTTGGGGGAGACAGCAGTTCCGAGGGCGACAGTGGGTTTTCGCTTGGGGGAGATGATAGCGCTCCGCTAACGATAAATCCAGATAGCCTAGGGAGTTCTGGGGGCGGTAACGACTTTGACGAGGACGGCAAGAAGAAGCGAGCGCTTATCCTAGGGGTTGTAGGAGTTATCATTATCCTAGGCGGACTGTTAATAGCGGGAGTAATTACGCGAATCAGTAAGAGTAGCGGAAAGCGGGAGACCGCGAGCGTAAAGACGGCGGTCGAGACAGAGACGAGTACGCGGGTCGAAAAGGAGAGCCGTAAGGTAGAAGAGGATAGTGACAGAGAGAAGCGAGAGACTGCGGCAGAATCTTCTACGGAAACCCCTGTAAGGAGAGTGTCGCTAACGGATGGCGGTTGGGATGAGATAGAGTTAAGTGAGTTAGCGTTTAGCAATGTAATAAACGGAGATTTCACGGTAACTTCGATTAAAGCCTATGTGAAGGACAGCAAGACAGGGGAGAAAACGGTGAAAGCTGTAGTGACAGGAGGCATCAGTGGTTTATCTGGGACATACGAGCTTGAGATACCGTATAGCAAGGCAGAGAAGTTAGCTGTGGGGGACAGTTTTTCGGTAAAGTATCGAATTGCGAAGCTAAACGACTATACGATAGTAGGGGACATAAGCTATTAAGAGCTAGAGAGGGTGGCAGGATTGGGTCGCCCTCTTTTAATTTGGTTTTGGTTAGAGGGTAGCGAGGTAGTTCTGGTTTTAGGGAATCTGGATGGGGTCATTCGGGGAAATTTTAAGGCGAAAGTTTAACAGTCGTTCAGTAAGTCGAGGTTATCTTGGTTTATCAGAGAAAATTTCTGGCGTTTACAAAATTTTCGTTGGTATTTGCTTGACTTATGCGGGATTATCACCTATAATTGTCGTATAAGCGGTGAGCAGAGAGCTGTTCATCAATCACATTTCGCATTTGAGAGGAGATATAACTATGGACGCAATCAACAAGTTACAGGCAACTGGCGACAACAGCGCACTTAGCGCATTCGACCCGATTACGGAGGACACTTCCGCAACTGTCGAAGCAACAGAGGAGCTTGAGGAGACCCCTACTTCTTCCAAGAGTGCTGATAAGGCGACTTATGCGGTTCTTAAGGCACAGTTTACGAAGCAGTATACGACCGATGAGGCATTCCGTGATGCGATTGACAATCCGCGCAGTGACGACATCGAGTGCGTTGGCGTTATCGCCTATGGCGATAAGGGCGGTATGCAGAACAAGGGCAAGGTGAAGAAGGGTGCGGGTGGTAAGCATGGCGTTTCCAACACTTCCGATATTGTCGGTTATGTGTTCAAGAATGTCGGTAAGTCTCCGATTACTTACAGAACCTTCAAGAGTACCAAGAACGAGGACGGCTCTTGGAACAGAGACATTGTGAGTATGACCGTACAGCCGGGACAGGAGATGATTCTGCCGAAGTGGGCGGCTACGGAGCTTATGGCTCGCATCGAGTATAGCTTCCGTGGTAAGAACTTCATGATGTCCGCAAAGAACCTTAGCAAGCTCATTGCAGAAAGCACGCCTGTCGGTGACGAGGCTCTGATTACGAGACTTTCCAAGTGGTTTGTCCTTATGAAGAAGGGTACTTTCAGCGTGCAGGACGACAACTACAAGAAGAACATCTCCGTACCTGAAAAGGATGCGGCTACTGGCAAGACGAAGTGGGTTGTTGTCGAGCATGTTGACACCTTCGGCTATCTGAATGACCCGTCTTACAACAAGAAGAGCGGTAGCAGAAAGCGTAACAGCCAGAGACAGAAGGTTTCTAACGAGAGCGCGGCGGCTAACTATCTCCGTGAGCTGATTGCGAAGAGCGCAAGCATCGAGGTTTGACATTAGGAGCTAACTAGTAAGGGAAATACCTAGTCCGAGTGGCTAGGTATTTCCCGTTTATAGAGAAATCACCGAGAGGGGATAGAGAATGGAGTTTTTGCTTTCGATTGATAGAAAAGTGTGGATTGCGGCGATTGTGATTGTGGTAGCGCTCGGGGTGCTTGGGTTTGTCATTAAGCTGGTGAAGATGGCTGTCCTTTGCGCGGTGGTAGCGGTAATATTAACGCTTGGAAGCACAACGATAGCGAATGTGAAGAAGGATATAGGGTTTGACTACAAAGACGGTAAGTTCACTTTGCAGAACGAAGAGTTTAACATAGCCGACATAAAGAAAGCAGAGTTTACAAAGCCAGAGGGCGGTGTGGGCGTAATCTTTACGATGCAGGATGGGACATATCGGAGCATTACGCTCCCGAAGAAGTACGGTTTAGCGGTGCAGGGCGTAGTAAACACACTTGAGAGTAAGATTAAAGAGGGCGCAGTTAAGGAACTAAGTAAGACAGGAAAGTAACGAGAGGATAAGGTCGTATAAGGTCGTTGGGTTTATTGTAAAGCCCAGCGACTTTTCTCTGTAAAGAAGTAGAGAAATACTTGATATATATCTTTCAGTACCCTGTGACTATATAGAGAAAGATTCTATTTAAGGAGGGCAATGGTTTTGGGCGAGCAAAGTTTATCTTGGGACAGAAAATATCGTCCTGCGACATTAGATGACTATATGGGGGAAGCGATTAAGAAGCAGATAATGCCGAGGCTATCAGACCCGTCAAAGTATGCGCAGACATATCTTTTAGAGGGAACTAGGGGTTCTGGAAAGACAACGCTTGCGCGTTTAATCGCAAAGGAGATGCTTTGTGAGCATAAGGTAGACGGACATGCTTGTAATAAGTGCGGGTCGTGTACGGATTTGAACGAGAATCTGTTGTATGGTGACGGGTCTGTTAGGTTAGACTCTGTAATTGAGATAGACGCTGGCGTAAATACTGGCAAAGAGGATGTAGCTAATCTTATGGACGAGATGGGAAATGAACCTATCGGGTCAAAGTATAAGATTTGTATTATTGACGAGTGTCATAAGTTGTCGCAGAGTGCACAGTCGGCTTTGCTAAAGCGATTAGAAGAGCCGAGAAGTTACGAGGTTTATATCCTTTGCACGACAAACAAAGAGAAGATGCTAGAGACGATTCTAGGTCGTTTAAGTGTAAAGGTTCATGTAACGAACGCGAATTTAGACGATTTAGTGCATAGGCTTATTTCTATTTGTAAGGCAGAGGGAGTAAGTATTGGCACAGAGGCGGTAAAGCGGATAGCAACGGTAAATGACTGTAATCCGAGAGAGAGTATCAAGATGCTAGAGGACTTGGTAAAGTCTGTGGGGCATGAGATACGGATTTCGGATGTGCTGGAGCGGTCGGGGTCAGTAAATACGGATTTGTATTTCGAGTATTTCACTGCGGCGAACAAGAGTCAAGAAGCGTTGCTTGCGTTTATTGACAAGGTAAAGAGCGAGCATGTAGAGATAGGTGCATTCTTTAGCGGTCTTGTGCGGTTTGTTTTAGACTGTATACGGCTAAGTTACGGAGTAGGGTTAGATAACTACACTTCAAAGTTTGTTACGCGGGCGGTATCATTTTTCAAACAATACAATGTAGACGAGATAGACACGCTTTGTCAGATAATGGAGTATACTCTTAGGACTTACACGGCAGACACGGATAAATCAGTATTAGGGGAGCTACTGATTTTAACGACAGGAATGAGAATCGGGAAGATAAAGCTATTAACAGCGCACGAGGCGGCAAAGGTATCGAAGGCTACGAAAGAGAATGATGATGGGTTAAAGAAGTTTGCGGAGGGGATAGCAAAGAAGCGTGACGAGTCGCTTGACACGATACGGGAGACAGAACTAAATAGCGGGGTATTAGCCTCGGTATTTGGTAGAGAGCTAGTAAAAGTGAGCAATGTAAGTTCGTCTAGTTTGTTCGGGGACGAGGATGACGAAGAGGAAGAGATAAGTGAGAGCGAGCATGACAGGAAGCTAACGGACGAAGAGTTTATCGGGGATTTCATGTCGAAGCTCGGGAAGTGAAAAGGGAAGAAATAAGAGTTATAAGGACGGGTAAGAAGCCCGTCCTTTTTGTATGTAATAAAGAGTTGTTTACCAGCAAACGAACCAAGCTATGTTTCGTGCGAGAAAATAATATAATGGAAAGAGAGGCATTTTCTGTGAAAAGAGGCAGATTTGTGGCGATACTTGCTTTAAGCCTAGCGCTATTTACGGCTATTCCAAGCTACGCGGCGAAGTCACTCGATGAAATCACGAGTAACACGAGCGCTGTAACGGAAACAGTAGCGGGCGGGCAGAGTAAGCAGGGAAGTTTGCCAGAGTTTACGCCAGATGCGAAGGGAAGCGATGTAACGAGACAGTTAGGGGATTCTATTAACCTAACAGCGGATACGGGTGCGATTTCCTACGCAAACAGGACGCTCGGCGGGGTTATCGGGAAGCTAGTACAGTTAATAAGCTTTGTCATCATCTTTTTGATTCCAGTTATGACTGTGCTTGATTTACTGTATTTGGTTTTGCCAGAGCGTCTTGGTAGCATTCTGTCTGGCGGCAAGACAGCCTCCGCGCAGGGTAATAGCGGCGGCATGGGCGGTTTCGGCGGTAACAGTGGAATGGGTGGTTTTAGCGGCTCGTCTATGGGTAACGGACAGCAGGGCGGTCATTGTTGGGTGTCGAATGACGCTTTAGAGGCGCTAAGTGTCGGCAAGGGTAAGTACGGCTATTATCTAAAGGCAAAGGTAAAGGAGCTACTTATCGTTCCGATACTGATAACACTTAATTTAACGGGTGTCATGCCAAAGATAGGCTTTGCATTAGGCAGTATACTGGTTAGCGCAGGCGAGTGGTTATTAAAGGCTATCGGCGCAGTGTAAGGAGTAAATATGTTTGAGCGACTACAGTCCGTCATGCGGAATAAGGACAGGGTAGAGCGTGAGCGGAAGAAGCGGCGCAGAGCAGAAGTGCAGGAGATGCAGTCGGACAGTCTGTTTCGGGCGCGTTTAACGGCAGACTTAAAGACAGTAAGCCTTCTGCTCATGGACAAAGACATAGCAAGTGTTGTAGTGACAGCAGAGGATGCGAGCCTAGATAGATTGGACGCGGCTATGTACGATTCCGAGATGGCAGAGTACGAAGTGGTTAAGGACGGTCGTAGTTACGAGATACGGAATAAGACGGTAGATTTTTAAGGGAAGCGGGGTGGTAGGTATGACAGTAGAAGAGCGTTTAACGGATATACAGCGCAGAACGGGCATATCGGAGGATATTATACGGTGCGTGTTAAAGGGAGAGACAGATTCGATTGTAGACTCTCTTAAGCGAGGCGAGAAGGCGACTTTAATCGGTCGGTGTTCGTTTGAGCCAAGGATAGCGAGATGCACGAGGGAGGACGGAACAGAGGGAACTTGTGCGAGGGTTAGTGTAACGGCATCGTCAAGGGTCACGACCCCGCTTTATGAACTAAGCGACTTTCTTCCGAGCGAGCCTTCTCCACAGGAGAAACTAATCGCGTCATCGGAGAATGTGCTGATAAAGCAGATAAAGGAGCTTGTTTAACGGGGTGATAGAGAATGACCTACAGGACGCACAGGGAGTTTGCGGTATGTTTTGTTATACTAGCAAACTTTCTGGTGTATAAGTTACATCTTAGTCAGACAGGCTATTATGTGAACTTGATAGTAATGCTTGTATGCGGTAAGCAGGGGGCGTTATTTCCAGATGTAGACCACATATGGCAGAATGTGAAAGAAAAGACAACAATAAACTTTGTAATCAACAAGATAATTCACTTAACGGGCGGTAGGCATAGGAGTTGGCAGACGCATAGCTGGGATATATGGCTAATTAGTTTAATCGTGGCGTTACAGTTAAATGCAAGGCTAGACGAGTCAAATCGGACGGTGTTTATCTTGATAGTACTTGGCTTTTGGTCTGGGTGGTTTAGTCACTTGTTTGCAGATATGCTAACGCTAGACGGAGTAAGGCTATTTGCCTTTACGAAGAAGAGCAAGGTAGCGTTTGTTCCGAAGAGAGCAAATATGCTAAAGAATCTTTTGATTTCTGTTACGCTAATCTTGTTTAGTGGGTCAGCATATATGCTACCTATACCAGAGTCAAAGACGGTAGCAACTATATTGTTGGTTGCGGGTTTAACAGTTCTTGGTGTCGCTCTTAAGATTAAGAACATGAAGTTCAATACGGGTGGCATCTGGGAGGAAACAGTTTACAGGGTAACGATAGTGTTTAACGCAGTGTTTATGACGCTTGCGTTAGCCTATCCGCTATTAGAGAAAGTGGGGATATGATATGGGCATAAAGAGGTTTGCCGTGGCACTCATGGCATCGGTTTTCCTCGCATCCTCGGTTGCGCCAGTGACGGCGTTGGCATATAGCAAGAGTGATGTCGAGGCAATTTACAACAAGTCGGGCGATAAGGGTTCGTATAGTGACGGCGCGTATACGGTAAACGGTAAGACGATAAGCGGCGTTTACTCGTCTGACGCAGAGGCACAGGCGGCGGGCTTAAGTAGTACAGTTCATGTAACGCTTGGCGGTCACACTTACAGCGTCTCACAGGGTTCGCTTGATAGCCTTTACTCGGCGTTTTCGAGTCAGGTATCGTCAGAGAGTGCGGCGGCTTCGGATAAGTCGGCAAAGGGTGTAGAGGATAAGATAAACAAGTTAAGCACGAATCTTAACTTACAGGCAGATACGGACAGTGCTTCGGTAGCTCTGGGTGGTTTTAAGCCGCTTATACAGACAATTACTGGCATACTCGTGGTGGTAACAATGCTTCTTACCTCGTTGATTACGGGTGTAGATATTCTGTATGTTACGACCCCGTTTGCACGGTCGTTTCTGGACAGTCACTTTGAAGGCGGCGGCGGTATGTCGAGAAGCACGGATGGCGGTGGAAACACCTTTAGATTTATCAGTGATGAGGCGCTTGCGGCAGTTAAGGCACAGGATACAGGCGAGGCAAAGGGTAGCGCTATTGGTAAGTATACAACAAAGCGTATACCGTCATTAATCATGCTGGGTATTTGCCTGTATATCTTTATAACTGGGCAGGTTGGACTGCTAATTTCCATCGGCGTAAGGCTTGTGAGTGGTTTTATTAACCTTGTAGGCGGTGCATTTGGCGGCGGTGGTTCTGCGGCAAGTAGCGGAATAATCATGTTCCTTGGTCTGTGAGGTGACAGCTTGTGCAGTTTGAGATAGACAACTACGGGGATGTAGCGAATAGCTTTAACTACGAGTCGGTTTATTCAGCAGAGCTAATGGTACAGCGGTTCTTCGGCTTTGTGTTTGGAATCCTGCTGGTGATTATTGTATTCCTAACTTTCTTGGTGACAGGGATAGATGTTGTTTATGTCACATCCTCTGTATTTCGGGAGAGTGGGTTTGCAAGGAAGTGGTCTGGTGAGCGAGACACTAGTAGGTTTAAGCTTCGGTTCATATCGTTTGATGCAGTATCAGCGGTTGAGGAATCGGCGGTAGACTCTGCGGCTAGGTCAGCACTTAGGCTGTATATTAAGAAACGAGGAATTACGCTACTAAAGCTTGGGGTTATCGTTGGACTGCTCACACTGGGTTCTGGGAAGATAGTAGCGATTGTAGCGAAGTTTGTTATACCGCTACTGCAAGGCTTCAAGATTTTGAATTAAGGGGATAAACGGTTAAGTCTAGGGTAGACGGCGGGCATGATAAGGTGTCTGCCGTCTATCTTTGTTTAATAGCGGTAAAGATATTAGAATGCAAGCAGTACCCAGTAGTTTATTCTGGGAATGAGTTTAAGGCAAAGTTTGGTCTTTTAAGCGGGAGGGCTTTTAAGTGAGTAAGAGGAAGGGTAAGGGGGCAGGAAGCCCTTTTCGGCGGGTGTTTATGAGCCTAGGAGTTATGCTAGGCTCGGTTATGCTAACTTCGTGTTCTGGGTCTATCGGAGATGTGCTTGATTCGTATAGTACAACGATTCAGTCACGGGTAGACTGGAATAAAGAGCAGTTAAACACGCTTGCGGGCGCGGGGTTGGTTTCTGCGCAGATGAAGGAAAATATCTTTAACGAGATAGACAGTAATGTCGGAAAGATAGCGAAGCTTGACGGGAGCGGAGACGAACAGCTTACGCAGGATAAGATAAATCTAATCAAGAATTTCATTGTGCATTCGACAGCGAACGGGGATTGGGCTGAAAAAGACGAGTCTGGAAAGTATGAGATGTGGAAGTCTCACGGTCACGGAGTAGTACCAGAGAAGCTAGGAGCGGATGACACATCAAAGGGATTTGAGATATTTGCGAATAAGGACGCATCAAGCACTTCTGCGGGAGATAAGTTAGACACGATACTAACTTCCGCAAAGGTTTATGTGTTAAACACTTCTGCTTTGTCTGGAAAGGATTTAGCGGAGGTATCAAACGCTTGTAAGTCGATAAAGGACTTGCGAGACAAGTGTAAGGGTGACGAGTCGTCTTTGTCGGACGAAGATAAAGCGACTTTAACAGCGGCGCGTGCGGTAGTAAACGCGAGTTTCGTCAGAACGGATATAACGATTCTAAAAGACCAGTCGTTAATGACGAATACGCTTGAGAATGACAATGTGCAGTGGTCTGGGGACGCGGATGACGCAAAGACTACGGAGGCAGACGCGAATAAGACAGGGAATGAGGGAGCGAATAAGGATTTGGTGTTCCTGTCTGGCGGGTATCCAGCCTTTTCTATGCGGCTTCACGAGTTAAACGGAAAGACAGTGCAGGACTTATTAAAGCTAGTAAAGAACTCAAATGATGCGTTTCTAATAGATGACGCGAGTAACGGCGGTAATAAGGTATATAGCATGGTTTATCCGTTAAGCTATGTAGATAGCTTAGAGTGGGATGGAACGAATGCAAAGACGCACATATCGCAGTCGAATTTAGTAAGCGTAAATATAATGACAGGCAGTGTCGTGAATACGACTCCGACAGACCTTCTAAATCAAGACGAGAGGAAAGCGCTTGAGAAGATATTTCGCGCAGTAAATAAGAATAATGAGGGTGGTTCTTCGTTTGTCGTGGGAGAGCCTATAGACTACACTTGGAAGTATCAGAATAGCTCCGACACAGTAAGTTATCGTTGTAACTCAATCGTGCTTAGAGATTATCTTGAGTATACTTATCTACCAGACTTTATGAGTGGCGGCGAGCAGTTTGTGTCACTCGGACGGCGGGTTAGGTTAAACGAGTTTAATACGGATGGCACAGTTAAGGATATAAATAACTTTGGCTGGTTTATTGACCGAGAGGGAAAGCGGGTCGAGGGCGCTAAGGCGGTTTCGATAAACGACTTGGTAGACTTCCGTTCGGGCAATACGGATAACAAGGGTACGGCGATACGGCTAAATAACACGATGCCAGACGGCGGGACAGTAAAGAGTGACTTAACGGAACCGAGTTGGCTTACGAGTACGGGCGCTACGCAGGGCATTAACATAGGCGGTGGCGATAGCGGCGGTAATAGCGGTGGCACAGGTGACGGTGCATGGCAACAGGGAGAGGGTGGAAAATGGTGGTATAAGTACAATAACGGTACCTATCCGAAAGACAGGGTAGTGACTATCGGTGGCAAGAAGTACGGCTTTGATAGCGAGGGCTGGATGCTTAGTGATACGACTAAGGCGTTTGGCGGGACAACATATAGCTTTGCGGCAGACGGTGTAGCTACGGCACAGGCGAGTAACAGCGGGTCTAGCGGAAGTAGTAATAACGGAGAGTGGCAACAGGGTTCGGACGGACGCTGGTGGTACAAGTTTAGTGACGGCACATATCCGAAGAATAAGGTCGAAACGATAGGTGGTAAGAAGTACGGATTTGATAGCGAGGGTTGGATGCTAGCGAATACGACTAAAGAGTTTAGCGGAACGACTTATAGCTTCGGGGCAGACGGCGTAGCGACTTCTTCTGGAGCGAGCGGAGACGGAACGAACGGAGCAAACGGGACAAACGGGGATAGCACGCAGGAAGCGCAGTCACAGGTAAAGACTTTCACAAAGAGCGAGTACGCGACAAAGATATGGATGACAACTTACTTCCCGATAAAGGATGACGACAATAAGTTCAGTTTAGCGGCGAAGGACGCAGGGGCTATCGGTACAGATAAGTCAGTAGATATTTTATACGGTATGTGTATCAATGTATCGGTGTTTGACAGTCAGTTGTATAGTAGTTGGATTTCAATAAGTGACGAGGCTTCGACATCTGGCGGTATTGCATGGTGGAATCAGTGGCTTGGGTCAGCGCATTATAGCTATCATATCGACACAGACAGGCTAAAAGAGTATCTGGATATGAATTTCACAGCGGATGTGCTTAGTAAAGACACGAATCGTATCATCTTAAATCCGACTACGATAGCAAAGATACAGACAGATTTTAATACCGACAAAAGAAAGTCAAGCTACGGAAGTATGCAGGCGGCGTTTAAGATAGTAGGTATCTTTATGATAGCCTATGCGATTCTGTTGCCTTTGGCTTGGGCGTTTGACACACAGACGGTAGCGGATTTTAAGATTGTAAATCTAATCACCTTCGGAAAGCGAGAGGCGATAGTCAGTAAAGAGGATATTCCAGACTATAACGAGAATAAGAAGCAGTATTTAACCTTTAGCGGAGCGATATTCTCTATGATAGCGATAATAGGTTTATCGGTGCTTCTTTTAACGGTAAACTTCATGGCGGTAGTAGCTGGGATTGTGAATGTATTGGTAACGCTTGTAGAGGGTTTGCAGAATGCTTTCTTCAACTTGAGATAAGAGAGGTAACAGAATGAATAGTCTACTGTATAGACTAAAGCTAAAGATATACAGCAAGGTCAGAAAGTATAGGAGCAAGGTGCTTGCGGGTTTTCTAATCTTTGCTTCTGTATCGAACTTGTGCGTTCCGTTAGCGGCGCAGGGGTTAGAGTTGTCGGGTTCGATAGGTACGAATGCGGCGCTCGGCTCGCCTTTGTTAAACGATGCGAGTTGGGGTTCAGAGGACTGGAACCCGTATGAGCTTGTGACTTTCGGAGTTTTCCTAAGTAACTTCACAGTTCCGATGGTAGATGACTATAAGTCAGCGTTTCAGAAGGGGTTTGGCGGTTCTGGCGGTAAAGGGCAGGAGGCTTTGCAGTTTAGTGTAGAGTCAGATAGCCAAGCGACAGAGATATTAAATCCTATGCTGTCTTACGCTATCAAGATGCAGACGAAATCCTTAAAGGAGATAAAGGTCGTTTATCATGACTTGAAGCTTGCGGATAAACTTGAGGATAATGTCGGTGGTTTAACGGCAGAGAATACGAAGGACGCAAAGCCAGCGGTTTTAAGTGACCTGTTTCCAGAGGTCAAGTGGAAGCTTGACGACATATCGAATAAAGAGAAAGGGTATGTCACGGGGGTTGCGGACTATAAGGCGGCGAGCGGTGACGGGTCAAACATAACAGTGCAGTATGCGACAGAGTTTCGTTTGCCAGAGTTCTTTATCAGCGCGGCAAACTCAAAGCCAGTAACGGTGCTTAACTATACGGACGGTTACGACCCGATGGCGGTTGAAGCGGCGATACTCGGAGCAGAGCGGAAGTCGGAGTACGGAAAGACGGTAGATGCGAACTTAAATAAGGCAAAGGATTCGCCAATCTACTTAGACTCGTTTGGAAATATCGTTACTAACTTGGATGGAAAGACTGTCGTAGTTTTACCTGCTTCTGCGAATCAGCATTTAACGAAGGAGAAGAAGATAAATCTCCTAACGAATGTGTTTATGCAGAACAGCTATTTGCAGGCGAGTGACGCTTCTCTAATCGAGGGAGCATATAGCGGTATCAGCCACGGAATCGGAAGCACGACAAAGTATTATATGGGAACAAACCCGCTGGTCGGGTATAACATGGACGATAGCCGTAATTACTCTACGATTCTCTACACTGACACACAGCAGTTTATCTTTGACAGCGCATTAAGCAAGATAAAAGAGGGAACAGGAGTCGAGGATGCACTGTCACAGGCGGTAAACGAGGATGCGGGTAAGAACCTAATCACGCTTGCGACAAAGAGGCTAACGAAGGAGAACATAAACCTCCCGTTTAGAATCGGAGTTATAGGCGGTGATGGTGTTTTAGGGTCGAATAACAAGATAACGAACTCTAGGCAGTCGTCTGGAGAGGGTATCGGGGCATCGTTTGCGGCTTTGGTCGGTGCGAACAGTAGTAGTGCAGACGACCATGTAATGCTTGGAAACTTGGCACTTGCAAACAATCTAATCAACAACTGGTTTCCTGTGAACACGAATACGAAGGTCGCGAACGCGATGATAACGCTTGACGATAAGAAGCAGTTAATTTCCGACCAGACTTATTTCGCGCAGGCGGGAACAGCGGTTTTGCAGAACTATGTAAACTTTGCAACGGGGTATTTGAACGCAAGTAGCGAGTATAAGATAGCAGATAGCAATGTTCCAGACCAGAGCAAGTTTAAGGACAGTATCAGCACGGCAGGGAAGCCAGAGGAGCTTTCGGCGGCGCTTTTAACGGACAATGCGACAAGTTTAGATGCAAATAACCAAGCGAACGGTCTTTATAAGTATTGGGCAGTAAACGAGGGCAAGTCTAGGTTTAACGACAGAATTAACATAAACGCAGTGGGAAGTAATGTTTCGCTTTACAGCATAGAGCCTACGATTACGAATCCCGTTTATAAGCTATTAGGCTACAGGGTATCGGGAATCTATAATAGCAACTCGGCTATGAAAACTGCGGCGGGTGTGCTGAATATTAACGAGGGTATGCAGTTTGCGGCATATACGCCGTACATATATCTGACATACTTAGACTTTTACGGAATCATAAACGGCAAGAACAACTTTGATACAGACCTGTTCGGCACAGGAGATGTGATTTCGGTTAAGTCCGAGGATTTGTTTGAGGGAACTATCCTTTCGGAAGAGGATAAGAAGAAGCAGATAACGAATTACACATACAAGTTCCTAGATATTAAGGGAGGAGCATCGTATAGAAAGCAACTTGCGAACAACTTTATAACGGAACTGCTTTATGACAACTACAAGAAGATAGTATTTGGCACAGACAGCAGTACGATAAGCAGTTCGATAGCTACTAACAACTCGGAAGGGTTTTTAAGCGTCAACAGCCTTTCGGATAACATGTTTATAGGCAAGATATTCGGCTGGTATCTTAGAAACATCGTAATATTAGCGGGAGTTTTGCTAATCATTTCGTTTATCAGCGGGGTGGTGCAGGGTTCTGGAATCGTAGGAATCTTCACATCAGTGGTATCAACGCTAGCAATGCTTTTGCTAATCCCTACTCTGATAGATGTAGTCCCGTATATCTGTAATAACACGGTGCAGGGGATGTTTGCTCGAAGCATGAAGTACTGGGCGATTTCGGAGAGCATAGACAATCAGAGTATCGCGCAGGAGTTTAACGGCTCAAAGGCGGGGGACGCGGATGTAAACACATATATCCGAATGCTAAACATAACGCAACTTAACAAGACGATAATGATAAAGAACGACATATCTAAGAAGATAGTGCCGAGTACGAAAGACATCGACTACAATAAGTTGCAGAAGTTAAAGACAACACGGTGGCTATTGCCAGCAGTAATGCGTCAGCTAACGGCAGATGATAAGTCAGCGAATTATGTTTATACGACTTTAAGTGACTTGTATCAGAATTTCAGTAATATGTATTGGTATTACAGGACAAGTTCCGAGGGCGGTGATAAGCCGTCTTTGGATATGCAGGCGGTCGGAGATTATAATGCAAAGGTCGCGGCAGATGTAGGAGTCGGAAAGGCGGCGGGAGCGAACGAAGAGAATGTAATGAGTGAGTCGAAGAAGCAGACGGTGTTTGTCGGCTATCGTCCCACTCGTCCGACTGGGGATAAGGAGAAGGAGTTTGATTATCACAGTTTAAGTAGGGATAGTGCAGAGAGTGAGGACTTAAAGGCGCTTCACACTTCGTTTTATCTTATGAATTTCGGGTCAGCGTTTACGGTCGAGAATCCTTTGCGGCACACAGAGAGCGGGGAGCTTGACACAGCGGCATGGAACGACTACGCGGCGTATATAAAGGGCGAGGCTTCGTCAAACGGTAACACAGGGTTTGCGGATACGGTAAACAACAAGATACTACCTATGGTAAGCCAGTATTCTCCGATGAGTACGCCAGTACAGCAGTGTTTCGGGTATTTCTGGATGACAGAGAGTCCCGCGCATTACTTCTACGAGGTAACGAAAGACACTTTTGAGAACGGAATGACGGTAGGCGGTCTGATATACCAGCTACAAGGCACATATGCTCCGATAACGGACAAGTATGATTTAGACAAAGACGGAGATACGAGCGAAGTTTACACGGATATGTCGGGGAAGGAGCAGGGAGACGCGCATCACACATTTATGCGAGACTCTGCAACAGGTAAGATAAGAGATTTCCTCGACATGGAGGAGTTGTTCACGAATGTAATCCCGTATATGTATAATGTACAGGTGATGGCAAGTGGGAATGACGATGGGACAGGCTTTTTAGGGGACGCAGTGCTTGGTTCTGACTACGGCGTTTACGAGAAGAACAAGAAGTATTGGTTGTTCCGTAGTAACTGGGTAAACAAGATAGTAGAGGACAGGTCGTATCGGGCGAAAGCGACTATAGGGTATTATGACGAGTCGGGAAACAAGGCTTCGGCGGTAATAAATTCGTCCTTAGACCCGTCAAGTTACGAGAAGTATCGTAAGATGGTATTTAGTGAAGCGCAGATGGAGCAGATGCGTTTAACGGAGCAAGATTTGTCGATAGTCGAGCTTAGAATCCTAGAGGTAAACAGGAGAGTAGAGAAGGAGTGGACGAGTTTAATCAACTACTCAAGTACTGACAAGTTAAGCGCCGAGGTTTTGTACAGACAGATGGCGATAGACGCGCTATTAACCTTTGATAAGGTATTTTCGTCTGGAAACAAGCTAAGTGCGGCGTATCAGCTTTATCCGACAACGCTTGATTTGCGAAATGTATCGTTTGACAGTGTGTTTAAGCTTCTGGTCATGAGTGCAACGAATGCGCCGCAGACGCTAAACAAAGACACGATGAAGGTCGTGATTGAGAATGGCGATATGTTGTCAACGATATTGTTACTGCTGGATGCAGTGCTTGGAGTTGCGCTTGCGCCTATGCTAAGAGACTTAGGAATAGCGGTAGTGACACTATTGTTTATCTACGAGCTAATCACGGGCTTTATCTTTAAGCGAGGCAACAAGAATCAGTTAATGGCGGGTGCGGCATTCCTGTTTGTGAAGGTAGCGGCTTTGACTGTCATGTATTACGAGGTATTTAACCTCATGATAACGGTCACTTCGCCTAATCAAGTATTAAGGCTTGACAGTAACATGGGGTGGAGCGGACACGGCACTTGGTTTATCTTCCTCATGATATTCCTTGCGTCAGCGGGGTATGTATACGCGCTTGCGAAGTTTATTATTATCTTTGCGGTAACGCATCGGTACGATATGGGCTTTGAGGCTACGATGTTTACGCTTAACTCGATAGCGGGTAAGACGAGAGGCATCTTGAGCAAGGTAACAGGAATTGACCTTGGCGGCACAGCGGGCGGTAGTGCAAGCAGTGCAATGAGTAGTTCCGCAGATACAGATAGTGGTAGCGGCACAGAGAGTCCTATCAGAGTCGAGGGCGGTGCTAGTGCAGGAAGTAGTGAGCCTACGGTAGACGAGGACGAGAGCGATAATAGTAGTGCAGTGGATGATGATAGAGAGCAGAGCGGATATAGTTATTACGAAAACGAGGGTTCTTCTGGGTCGTCCAGTGCGTCCGAGATAGACGACATGATAGAGGACGGAGAGGATAAACAGAAAGAGGAGAAAGAGAACAAAGAGGACAAGTGAGGGGAGTAGGGAATACGGGAAGGAAGCTTCCCGTATATACCTACGATAAAATTTTTGTATTTTGCGCGTCACCAGTTAGATTTTAGATAAATAGTAACAAGCCTAGCCAAGCGTTGTTGCTTGGCTATTGGCTTAAGTAGGAGTATATGAGTAGGAGAGGGTGCTTATGAACAGCAAGCGACTTAGGATGAACGAGCAAGGGCGCATGTTTATCCCGATGAATGTCGAGGGCGGGGGATATGATGAGAATTTCTTTAGCACGCCGAAGTTAATCACAGCGGGAGCGCTTGTATTAGTGCTTGTGATACTGATTGCGACACTAGTGAGTCCAGATAATAGACTTAGTGTGCTGGGGAAGGTGCTAACGGTATTGCTTTATCTGTTTATCGCTTCGTTCGTAGTTAGGTATGTGATATTCGAGGAGCGCTACTATTTCAAGATGTATAAGAAGATGTTAGCGAATCAGAATCCGACTACTGCGGTGTTTTGGCGTATAGCGGCGATAAGAGATACGGTTAGAGGCGGTATTCTTCGGTATTCTGACGGAAAGTACGGTGCTATCTTAAAACTTGAGAGAGATTCGATAATCGGAAAGAACTCGGAGTTTAGGGAGAGTCATTTTGACGCATTATCTGATTTCTATAAAGAGTTAGCATTAAGGAAGCTGGCATTCGTGCAGTTAAACATGATGGAGCGTGCTGACAACGATTCCCGTATACCCGCGCTAGACACGCTGATATTAAACGAGCCGAACGCGAATCTAAAGAAGGTCTTGCAGTTAGAGCTAGGCTACATCAAGAACAGGTCTAGGGAGACTTTGTATGAGACAGATTATATACTAGTTTATACGACAAAGCTTGAGCGGGTAGACAGTTTAATCAGCGACTTACAGGCTTGCGCCTCGATTTTGCTGGATGGAGCATATAGCGGGTTTGAGATACTAGGTCAGAGAGAGATAATTGACCTTCATAAAGAGATTTTCGGAATCGGCTACTTTAACCTAAGCGAAGCGTCCATAAACACTTTTAACGAGGTAGGGGCTAAGAAGAAAGCCATCACATTAAAGGCGTTAAAGCTAACGAACGGCAGGACGGTAGAGCTTACGAAGCGGGATACAGACATTATCAACCGTTTATTAAAGCGGGTAGAGGACGGAGAGGTAGACATATCGGATATATCGGTCTTAAAGGCTTTGGGAGACAACAGGTTTGTATCAACGACAGCGGAGCGGGGAAGTTGGGGATTGCACGGGCTTGATATAGACTTGAGTGAAGAGGAAGAGGAGCAGGACAGCGATACAGGCGCGGAAGAGCGCGCGGTTTTAGAGAAGCCAGCAGAGAGTGAGGAAAAGGGAAGGAAGGTAAGTATTGAGGAAGAGGTAAAGATAGCTGTCGCGGAGAAGATTCGAGCGAACGCGGCGTGGACTATGAACAGCGGAAAGAGAGAGGACAGGAGTTTATCAGAGAGGGCGGAAGCGGACAAGGAAGCTGTAAAGCCAGTATCCAAGGATAAGTCAGAGGTTAGAGGCACGACTAAGCCTGTGTCTAACGAAAAGGGAGAGGTAAGAGACTCTGGAAAGCCAGTACAGAGCGATAAAACAGAGGAAAGTAAAGAGTATGTCGCGAGTCCCGTATTTAACGAGGATGTAGACTGGGATAAGGAGATAGATTTCTAAGGAGGAAAGCATGAATATTTTAATTTGCGCGGGGTATAAGTACGAGAGTTTAACAAGCTCTCTTACGGCGATGTTTCGGGACGGTTCGGTAAAGGTAAGCGGAGTTCCGCTGTTGTCTGATGTGGACGAGTATATTGCGAGGGGAAGCACTTTTGATAGAGCGATTATCACAGAGGAAGCCATCACAGAGGACGGGAACCTTACAGAAATTGACGATATGCTTGTGGTAGTCGAGAAGTTTGCGGAGGAGATGTCGGGGATATTTGACGACAAAGAGGCTGTATTTATCCTAAACAGCGAAGAGTTAGCGGATGCAGTGCTTACGCAGTTGTTTATGAGTTCGGAGCGCGTGCGGGTGGTGCTTAGAAGTCGGATAGACAGTCTAAATATGTCGTATCTTAGGGACTTAACTCTAGTTCGGCTACAGGACTTCAAGACGAATCAGAATCTAAAGAAGTCTGTCTTTACGCAGGGGGCAGTGAGCAGTAAGGTAGACGAGGATTTAGAGGTAGATAACGAAGAGGAGCTTTCGTTTGAGGACGAGGAGAAGGGTAACGAAGAGAGCAAGGCAGATTTTAGCGACCTAGACGGGCTATTTGGGGAAGATGCAGACGATATATCGTTTGATGACGAGGATAAGTTCGACCTTGGTATTGATACGGACGAGCCAGAGGAGAAAGAGGAGGAAGTTCCAAGTTTATCGGAAGATGACGAGAAATCCGAGGAAAAGGTAGAGAATATCGAGGAAAAAGACGCCCCGAACCCACTCGGAAATGCGGACGAACTTACAGATTTTTCGGGGTTATTTGACACTGACACCGACTCGGAATTTGACACGGAAAGTAGCCAAAATGAGCCGAACCAAGACGAGTTATATACTTCAGAGAAAAATAAAAATTCAGACGGTCAGTTTAGCGCGGGCGCAGAATTATTTGATACTTCAGAAAATTTTGGTATAGACCAGACCCAAAAAACGGCTATACCAGACCCTCAAAATTCGGGGCTTTCCCCGACCCCCCATTCGGGAGAAGCCAGTGTAACTTCCTCGGTTACAGCTCCCCAAAAGAAGGGTCTTTTGGGAGGGATTTTCGGGGGCAAGGGGAAGGGTGCAGTAGCCACCCCGAAGGTCGATAAGCCCCGTCCGACTCCGAAGCCAAAGAGAGGGGCAGGAAACGGCGCGGCAACTATAGAGGAGTTAAAGCGTTTAATCGAGTCGTATAAGTATCGCGGTAAGGTCGTGCTGGTTACGGGGACAAAGGATAGTGGCACATCAACGCTTGTCGCGAATATGGCGAATATCGTGAGTAAGCTCGGCGGGACAGCGCTGGTGGTGGATTTAGCGTATAACGGACGGACGCAGGCGTATATGACGGGGGAGGCGTATCGGAATCTGCATAGCGCGGGCGCAGATACAAATGACTTAAGGCTCTGCTTAAATAATAAAAAGGCAGACATCTTAAACTACGCGGCTACGGTAAGGCAGGGATATAACTTGCTCGGCACGGGTTTAGGTGTAGATTTCGAGAAGCCAAAAGACATCGTTCGGAATATCGACAATGTAAAGAGTTTTCTGTATTCTGCGAAAAGCACATACAATCTGGTCTTTATAGACGCACAGTTTAGCGACATTGTAGGCGAGTTTAAGGAGTTTGAGGACGGGTCGGATATAATTGTCCTAAATACCACTTCTACGACAAAGGCGATGCTTGAGTTTATGCTACTGATGTGTAACATCGAGGACAGCCAGTTACGGGAGAATTTCTTTAGTAACTCGAAGCTCGTGTTTAACAAGGCAACCGACAACAGGTTTTTGCTCGGGCGGCAGTTTAAGAGCTATTACGAGATATTAACAGAGCTTGACGGGATTGTGCAGAATCTAACGACATATACGGCAGGGTTTAGTGAGATGAATATAGTCGGAGCGATTCCGTATGACGCAAGTAACGACAAGATGATGTTTACGGACAGGCTAATCTCTGACGGCAAAGAGTACACAGTTCTTTTTGCAGAAGTACTATTAAAAATATTAAAGTGAGGTTTGCGATGGCGGCGCAGTATACGGTAAATTTCAGTGTAGAGGGTGCAGACGAACTGGATATAGCTTCGGAGCGTCTTACAGGGGAGACAGGAAGTACGGTTTATGTGCTTCTAAACGAGGAGTCGAATAACCGGCTTTATGACTACTATGCGTCCGTAAAGACGCTCATTCTAAAGGGGAACAGGGTAATCCTGTTTCTTTCGGAGGATAGGAGTAAGATAGGGACGCAGATAGCGATGCTACTGGTGTCGTATCGGCAGTATGACATTTACAGAATCGAGAAGGAGAGTTTATTAACTTCGGAGTATCTAAGAGAAGTTGCGGAGAGATGCCCGACATATGAAGAGGTCGAGACCTTTATCAGCAGTGACATAGCGACATATGACAAGCTAAACGAGGTGTTATCAAAGTTATCGGATTTAGCGCAGGGGAATAAGCTTGAGGAAATGACAAGCGAGATAATGAGTAACATAACGGTGCTTGAGAGTACGATAAATGTTGTAGATTATCTAAAGAACCTTGCGGATTCTTCGACTATTGGCTTCAAGGAGACAGTAGAGAGGCTTGGAGCGGAGTTAAAGGACAGGGAGAGGGAGCTTGAGAGTGCAAAGCAGGAGAGGGATGCGAAGGAGTTTAGTCTAAGTCGTTTGCAGACTAAGGTAGCGGAGCAGGAAGATGAGATAGCGAAGTATAAAGAGAACTTCGAGAAGGCGTATACGAGTGAGGGTAGCGGGGTGCTAAAGTATAGCACGCTAAGTATACGAGATATACAGACGACTACGAATGCGGTGCTGTATTTCAAGGAGATAGGGAAGCTTAGATACATCAATTCCTTTGTGATTGCACTGATGAGTGTGTTGCAGAAGATACATAAGCTGTCTGTGAAGCTACTAATCTATGATTACAACGCGAATTTCGATGTTTACAAGCCGTTGACCTTTGTAGACGGTCGGATATATCGGGAGAGCAAGGATATATTTATCACAGCAGGGAAGAATGACGCTATGGTAGTTACAGAGCCAGTGTCGTTTATCCTAAGCGATATGCTACGGAGTCGGAATTTCGATGTAGTTATCGTTTATGACCGTTTACGGCAGAAAGAGGACTTGATAACTGGAATACAGGTCTTTAAGTATTATGTGGTTTCAAGTAGCAACGACTACAAGGGCTTGAAAGCAACGATACCAGACGCTCCAGACGAGTATATAATCGGTCATCCTTACATTTCCGACAGGATTATAGGGTTAGGCGACATAGAGCGTAGGATAATCAGCCAAGGCAAGGCGTCGATCATGAGTAACTACTGCCGTTTAACAAATGCCTGCGGGGATAAGGGAATTATTTTCAACGAGATATTAGACAGAATCAATGTAAACTTCATGAAACAGCGGAACTAAGGTTTATCCGCTCTGTAAGAGAAGGTTATTTAGGGAAGAAACGAGTTAGTGAGGTGGCGTAATGCTATTTGGGAAGAAGAGACCGCGTAAGGGCTTAGAGAGTGGCGTAGAGCAGAAAGTAGCGGCTACGCCGCCCGCAAAGGAAGCGAGTAAGAAGCGTTTATCTGTGCCGAAGAAGAGTCATAAGAGTCGTAAGGGAACGAAGCTCGACATGTACGATATGATAATCGCGAATTTGTATTCGGGAAGCTCAATCGTAGAGCCAGATACGGACTTGGACAAGACGCATATAGACATAGGGTTTAGTAATATCACTTCGGAGAAGTATATTATCAAGTATTTCATGATAAACTCACTTCCAGACTGGTTAGCGCCGAATGTTCTGGATAAGATAAGGATGGCGTGTTTAAAGAAAGGGGTTCGGATTAACTATTATATCTATGGCGAGCCGCATAAGATAAACTGGGATTCGCCAGAGATGAAGAACAGGATGCGGACATGGCGTAGGTACGCGCAGGAGGGAAAAGGCGGTGATGTCTTTGACTATCGTAACAGGCGCGATGAGGAGTTAGCTAGGCATAGAATCGTAGAATCGACCTCATACTTAAATGTTTCGGAGCTGGATAACAAGCGAGAGCTACTAAAGGTAAGTTTAATGGTAGAGGTAGCGGGTCTTAGGGATGACGAGTCTATTGCGAATATGGGCGATTCGGTGCGCTTGTTAAAGGATATGTGCGCTCGGAACGAGATAGGACTTTTAGAGATTCGAGTAAACATGATAGACTGGCTACAGCAGTTAGGGATATTCAGTCTGCAACGGATAAACGAGGTTTATAAGCGCATCACGAAGAAGATATTGACGGACGACATTCTAGCCAACTTTAACAGTTATAAGCAGGGTAGAATCGGAAAGTCTGGTATACCGCTCGGAATAGACACAAGTTCTATGGCACCCGTCTTAAAGGAGTTCAAGGAGAACTCGTCTGACGCAGAGAATATCTTAATATGCGGCACTAGTGGTAGTGGAAAGTCAATGTTTCTAAAGGTTTTGCTAACTTGGATGATGACAAAGTATGTTGTAACAGTTCTGGACTACGAGGGAGACGAGTATAGCAACCTAGAGTCGCTGGTTTATGCGGGAAATCCGAAGGATGCGATTCAAATTTCGATGGGAAGCGGAAGTACGGCGTATTTCGACCCTATGCAGATAGGCGATTTAACGGGGGATGACAGGATAGATAACGACCTAAAGGACGATGCGGTTGAGTATATCATGGCTACATTCCGAACTATCATTGCGGGTACGGACGGGGAGCTAGGTACGCTAAAGACTTCAATAGTGAGTGAGGCGGTAAAGCGTGTTTATGAGGACGCGGGCGTAACGAACGATAAAGACACTTGGAAGCGGTCAAAGGGACTTCGTATTTCGATGGTGTATGAAGAGATAAAGGACATGGTTTTGTCGGAGGAGTATCGAGATACGAACAGCGATGACGCGAAGCATAACGAAGCGAAGGATATACTGGAGTCATGCAGGCAGTATTTTGAAGAGGGCGAGATAAGGGCAGGAACCTTTGCAAATCCGATAGACATAGATAGTCTTAGAAACTGTCGTTTAATCGTATTTAGCTTTGGACAGAAGGGTGCAGACGCAGAGAAGCAGGATAAGACGCAACTTGCGTTAAAGCAACTTTGTGTAGCGAATATCTCAACGCAGATTTCAAACTACTGCAAGTATGTTAGGAAGTGCTTTAATGTAAAGGTTTGGGAGGAGTATCAGCGCTGGGGCGAGATAGCGGGAAGTTCTTCACTCATCGGAAACTGTATGACAGGCGGTAGAAAGCGCGGAGAGATAAACTTTATCATCACGAACGACCTAAGTAACATGATAGACGAGAGTAACAAGATAAACGCGAAGTTACTACAGAATCTAACAGGGTATATTATAGGTTCTATCAAGTCTAGGAGTGTTAGAGAGAAGTTTTGCGACATGTATAATATTCCCGAGATGAAAGCGCCGCTTGAGAAGATATATAAAGCCTCGTCAAAGAAGAGGACTAAGGGAGATAACACATACAGTTTATATCGTCACTCATTTTGCGTGATAATGGATAGCGGAGAGAAGGCGATAGTAAAGGCGATGTTGCCAGACGAGCTGTTAAACAGTAAGTTGTTTAAGACAGGCGTAGATATAGAGGGAAATACAGGGTTTAAGCGATAAGAGGAGGGGAGTATGTATATACTGTTGTATTTGATAGCGTTGCCCGTCATTTACATAGCGACCTTCCGAAACGATTTTGATAAAGAGGTCATGAGTCGGGCATATCCGTTTATTTTTCTTTGTAGCGTGGTAATGCTCGTGATGTTGTTTGCGTAAGGGGGTGAGGGAGCTTGGGAGCGGAGCAGGACATATTAGAGGCTCGGAATCAAGGCGGCATGGCAGACGGGTTTTCGGATAGTGAGAGTTTAGATGATTTGTTCGGAGATTTCGGTGATTTAGGGGGAGATAGCGGAAACGGGTCGGGAGACGGGAACAGTAGCTTTGGGCTAGATGATTTAACGGGGCTTGATAGCTCTGGCGGTATTTTTACAGACCCGAATGGAAACGCAGGAAACGCGGGAGTGCCGCAGTATGGCGGGTTTAATAACGGACAGCCTGCGGCGAGTGCGGGGGGAGATAGGCTAGATAAAGTCCTAGACGCAACGATGGACGGAGCGGTAGGGACTTTTGAGGTCATAAAGGTCTTGGTCGGAAGCATTGGGAGCAGGAATGCAGACGATATAGGGAGTTACAGCCTAAATCTCCTAAAGACGGGCGGTGTATTTATCGTATTCTCATTGGTTGCTACGATAGGCGGCATAGTAAGTGGGTTAGGGATTCTTAGGTTTATGGGAATGCCGTTTAAGATGCTAACAAGTGGGATATTGCTAACAGGGACTTCGTTTCTCGGGTTAAGCGGAGCGGCGATAAAGCTAATGGGCGGGAAGGATTTGCCGACATTTGAAGAGGATGCCGCGAATCTGCCAGATATAGACAGTAATGTAGGGGAAGCAAGTAGCACGGGAAGTGCCGAGGAAGAGGCAGACGAGCTGTTTGGCGGTCTTGACTTTGGGGATGACGATGAGGAAGAGAACTCGGATAGCGGGTTTAGCTTTGGGGACGACAGAGAGGATACGGTAGCAAGCTCTAGCAGTGAGTCAGAGGGCAGTTTGTTTGACAGACTCATGCGTAGCGGAGACAGCAAAGAGAGTGCAGGGAGCTTGGAGAATGTACCAGAGAATGTGCCGATGATAACTAGAGAGTTTCTAGTAAAGACATTTAAGCCGTTCTTTAAGCCGAATAATCCAGATTTTACGAAGGTAAGGACATACGGTTCGGACGATGCAAAGTTTCGGGAAGCGGAGACAGCCATTGTATCGGCGTATGCGTCAGCGGCGGGCAGGGACATAGCAGAGATAGCGAGCAGTGTTTATCTAGGGTCATTTGAGGAGACTTTGTATTGCTACAAGTTTTCGGTAAAGCGTGTTCCGAAGGTTAGGGTAACAGAGAGTTCGTTGTCGGACGAGATAAGGGCATATTTTGTAAACTTTGATACGGCAGAGAAGCGAGATATATCGGAGATAACGACCTCGGTAACAAAGAACGCGGATATGTATGACATAACGGTATCTAGGTCAGCAAAGGCGGGGGTAGTAACTCTTGGAGACTGTTTAGAGGAGAGCGACATTTATGACTACTTCGTAGACGAGGGTCATAAGTTACCAATCATATCGGGTATAGACGAGTACGGAGTGCCTGTAAAGTCAGACGGAAAGATTTATGAGTCGTTTTTAATAGCTGGTAAGCCGCGTTCTGGTAAGTCGTGGACAGTAAACAGCTTGGTTATGCAGTTACAGGTCTTTAATTTGCCAGAGGATGTGCAGTTTTTGTATATCGACCCGAAGGACTCATATCTTTTCAAGTGTTTATCGTATATGCCGCACTGTTGTGGGTTGCATAATCACAAGAGAGCGATGGAGATATTGGATGACATAGTAAACAAGGAGTCTCCGAGGCGAGCTAGGATATTGCAGGACAACCAGTGTGACACGATATGGGATTTGAGGTCGAAGGGAATCAAGATACCAATACTTTACATCGTGATAGACGAGTTTATGACAGTGGTTGACTACTATTCTGACAGGATTGGCGAGTTTAACGGCTTGGTTAAGCAGATATTAACAAGGCTTCCGTCACAGGGTATTCGTTTAATCTTCGTGCCGCATAGAGCGCAGGGCGTGGTAGATAAAACGATAAGGTCAAATTTAAGCTATGTAGCGGCGGTAAAGGCAGACGATGAGGTAGTTAAGGAGACGCTTGACATAAAGAAGTGGAGCAGGCGGCTTGTGTCGGCGGGTGACACAGCGTTAAAGCTGTCAGACAAGACCTTGTATGTAAAAGGCATTGCGATAGCTACGGATGACAACGAGAATACAAAGTTAATCAAAGAGATAAGCAAGGCATTTTACAAGATGCGGGTAGAAGTGCCAGATATGTCAACAATAGGAATTGGGTATAACAGGGACGAGGGCGAGATACAGGAGGCTTTGCGGGTAGATAGCGGAACTTCGACCTCGGTGCAGTACGATGTGAACAGGGTATTGCGAGATTTAAGCAACTTATGAGAAAAGTAGAGAGGGAATAGAAAATGATGAGAAGAGATGACGAGATTAGGCTTGGCGGTCGTTTTGGGCTAGGGCATGGTAAGCGAGAGGATAGGCGTTTATCGTTGCGGGAGCGGGAAGCGTTGCGGCGAAAGGCGCGGGAAGCGGAGTACGAGGACGAAGAAGAAGAGGACGAGGATTTAGACGAGGACGAAGAAGAAGAGGACGAGGATTTAGGCGAGGATGAAGAAGATGAAGAAGATGAAGAAGATTATGACGGGGACGAAGATGAAGATGAGGATGACGATGAGGACGATGACGAGGAGGATGAAGATGAAGAGGACGAAGATGAATTAGACGATGACGAGGAGGATGATGACGATTTAGACGAGGAGGAAGATGAAGAAGATGAGTACGATGACGAGGAGGATGAAGATGAAGAGGACGAAGATGAACTAGACGATGACGAGGAGGATGATGACGATTTAGACGAGGAGGAAGATGAAGAAGATGAGGACGATGATGACGGGGATTCAGACGAACCCTCGCCCGCACCGAGTAAGCCCGTAAGCGGTTCTGACGATAGAGATGCGTTTATTGCCGCATATTTAGCGGAGAAAGAGCGGGAGCTTGCCTTAGAGCGTGAAGCGTCAGAGAGAGCCGAGAAAGAGGAGCGAGAGAGGCAGGAGAGGGAAGAGAGAGCGCGGAGAGAAGAGCAGGCTAGAGAAGCTGAGGACAGGGCTAGTCGAGCGGAAGATAGGCTAGGACGCACGAGAGAGCCGTTTAACGGCACGGAAGGCTATCGAGGCATAGAGGATAGCCTAGATAGGGTAAGCCCTGTTTCTGGGCGTTCTGGTGGCTCACAGAGGGAAAGCTACGCGGGAAGAGAGCCTGTCCTTTCGGAGTCTGATAGAGCGCTACGGGAGAGGGAGTTAGCCCTAAAGGAGCGCGAGATAGCATTAAAGGAGCGGGAGCTTGCCTTAAGGGAGAGAGAGCAACAGCTAAAGTCTGCTGGGAGTCATAGCGGAAAAAGCAGTAGCGTATCCCCTGCGAGCTACACGACACGGGTAATAAACGGGAAAACGGTAAAGGTAAAAGATACCGGCAAAAAGGTTTCAAAACCTGTCGAAGAACCCGTAGCATTATCACAGGATAATCGTTCTAAGCGGTATGAAGGTCTTTCAGACGAAAGCCTTATGAAAGAGGTGACTGCGTTTATGCTCCGATACGGTGTTAAGAAGCACGGGATTCCTTACGAGCTAATGGCGGAGGAGTTTGGAGCTGGGCTAATTGCGAAGCTCATCATACGGGGTCATTTAGTTAGGCTTGGCGATTCTACGCTAACATGTGGAAATAACTGAAAAGAGAGGGAAAGTAATGCAGAAGCGTAAGTACAGGAGACTGGCTGGCGTGCTTGGCGTTGGTTTATCGGTGACATTCGTGTTTACGGGTTGCGGAAAAAAGTATGATTACTCAAAAATTCCGTATGCGAAGATGCTGACAAGGCAGGAAGTGATAGATGACTATGCAAAGTCTTTAAGCTATAAGTCAATCGCGGAGAAGGGTGTCAGTAAGACAAAAATCCAGTGGAACGAAGTCCCGTCCAGTATTACGGAGAAGCTGTGGACAAAGACCCAGCAGATTATCGAGACAAATCAGCTAAATGCGGGCTATGAGGACGATATGTCGGTTGCTGTGCATGACTATGTGAAGTTACTGTTAGACGATTTGGTTTTAACGAAGCCAGACGGCGGTAATTACACTTACACAGAGGCAGAGAATAACGGCTACTACTTTGTAACGGTTAATTTCGGCACGAAGCTAAACGGGCAGGGTACTTTTAAGGATGCGGCGAATTATCTCGGCATAGACGGGTTTATCATTTCTGACGCAAACGGAAATCCCGTGCTGAATAAGGAGTTTGTAGACGGCGCTTATGGTATGTCGAAGGTAAACGCGGCTAGAAGTGCGGCGAGATTAACGCCGTATACGATATTTGCAGATGCGAATTTAACCTATGCGCCGCAGACGCAGACGGTAGTCGCGCAGGATACGCCTACAACGGATGCAGAGGGTAATGCAATAGTCAGTACGGATATAGGCGGCGGTAGCGAGGCGACAACGGGTAGTGCGGAGGGTGAGAGCGCGGCAACGGATAATAGCGGTAACGGCGTAGGTTTATCGGACGATAGCTCAGATGATAACTCGGGTTACAGCTATAGCGGTGGCACAGAGACAGCGGGCTATAATAATCTGTTTGCGAACACGATAAGACAGGTCGAATACGACAATAAGTATATCAACAGCGTGATAGGCTCTTCGACTACAGGAATACCAGTCGTCCCGCCAGTCGGAATGGTTTATAACCCTGTGGAGACGAACGGAGAGCTTTCGGGTTACGGAATCTTTAACGAGGGAAGTTACGGTTTAAGGGATTTCGGGTATGCGAGAGAGAATTACGGCACGGGGAAGATTAGTTTAACTTTCGTGTTTAAGCAGAACGCAGACGATAGAGACAAGTTTGACTACAAGTATTGCTATATTAACAACTACGAAACGAATATCGAAATGAAGGATAGCGGAGTTACGCTGTCGGATGATATTAATACGCAGTTAGACCAGACGATTGAGCGTATAGATAGAGCGTTTTGTAACGAGGATATAGCAGGGCTTATGAATAAGTCAAACATCGAGCCGTCAGACCTAGGCATCCGTTTAGCAGAGCTTAGGACTTCTAGCAATATTTTGACTTTTTCAACGCATAGAGTAAAGACGCTTGCGCGTAAGGGAAAGCAGTATTTGGTAGAGCTTGAGCGGACGACAGAGGAGAGCGCGAAGGGCTTTGGAAATACGGCGAAGTATAAGGACAAGTATTACGCGGTGATACGGCAGAACGGCACAGATTTCGTGTTAAACGACATTGTGTGGGTAAGTAGGGAGCTATTAAGAATCCCAGAGCCAGAGGCAGATGACGCAATCACGAGGCGTTTAACTTCACTAAACCTTGCGGGAGCGGTAGATGAGAGCGTAAAGCCAGCAATCAATCAGCTTCTAAACAGAGTTTATAACGCGACAAACAATGTCGGTTACTACACGCAGTACGATAAGAGCGGAAATGTTGTGGTAGACAACGGAATCCCGATGTACGGCTTAGACGACCAGTTTGACAGTAACAAGGAACTGCTTAAGTCGGCTAGAAAAGAGTATTTAGAGTCGCAGATAGTGAATCGTGCGCAGTCGCATATGAATTCTTCGGAGTGCGTGCTAAAGGGTAAGGTAGTGAGCTGGATAGACGGTTACAGCGACCAGGTTGAGCTTACGACCGAGGAGTTTTACGACTTTAGCAAGATTAAGAAGGGTATCTATGTAAAGAACTACTATCTTGTTAGCCATTACGGTAATCGGTGGGTGATTGATGACATTGTTCCTATCGAGGAGAAAGAGGTAGAGGGCAACGAGTACGAGGAGAAGGTGAGCTTGTTCAGTAATGTGGATAACAAGGTTGAGGTAATTGCTACAGATAAGGCGGTAGAAGAGGACACGAGTAATAAGGGCGAGTCTAGCACCGAGAAATCTGGTAAGAAGGGTGGCAAGGACGCGACCGAGGCAGAGAGTAAGAAGGCTACGACCGATGGGAAGAGCAGAGTCGAGACTTCGGTAACGGGCGCGGACAGCGAGACAAGTGATAGCTTAAAGCGGGATGCCAGAGAGGTGACTGCGGGAGAGAGTAGTTTATCTGGAAGCGAAGCGGAGAGCGAGACAAACTAAGTAAATGCGCGGTACAAGTTGCAATCTTAGCAGTAAAAAGATTGCAACTTGTATTATTTTGCGGTATAATACAGCTTAAATGGGGCTTGTAGGATTAGCTATGGGAGGTGTAAAGCGATGTCAGTCAGAAGTCCGATAATACGAGACGGAATGTATCGCGGGACGATAACGGACGCGCACGCCTCGGGTATCTTAAGGGTTCGGGAGAGTAAAGAGATAGCGGGGATGAAGCATATGGTGTTTGATTTCCCGTTAGAGCTTGTGGAGCGGTCGATACGGGAAGAGAAGAGCATACGGAAGATAGTGCGGGAAGAGGGAATCGACTATCGGAAGTATTTAGGAACATTGCGGTCGTATCAGACGGTAGGTGCGGCGTTTATGTATATGTCGCCTCGGAGTATGATAGCGGACGGCGTAGGGCTTGGAAAGACGATAGAGATAGCGGCAGTGCTAAACTACCTGCGTGGGAAAGGGCAGATGAGGCGGTTTTTAATGGCGGTCGAGAACTCTGCTATCAGTCAGACGCAGTACGAGCTAACGCGGTTTACGGGGATGCGAATAGTGGCGCTGTCTGGCGAGTCCAAGCATATGCAGAAAGAGATAGACACAATAGACTGGAACGATGTGCAGGGGATAATCATAAAGCACAGTTCGTTAAAGTCAGACAGTTTGTATCGGTGGCTTGCGAAGTATGCAAAAGACGATATGACGAATGGCATGTATGATGTGTTTATTTTGGACGAGAGTTCGGTTATAAAGAACGACAAGACAAAGACATATCAGTATACGAAGAACTTGTGCGCGTATGCGGATAGAGTGCATTTTATGAATGCTACTGCATTTGACAAGAATATCATGGATATTTACTATCAGATAGACATGATGGACGAGAACTTATTGCCGAAGCGGTGGAGGATAGAGCAGGATTTTTGTAATCATAGCTCAAAGCTTTACTGGGCTAAGGGAGTTAGAGAGGACGGAAAGTGGGGCGGGATACAGAAAACGGCTCGGAGTATAAGTTCATATAAGAATCAAGAGACATTTAGGCGGCTACTGCAACTGGTGTATTTCGGGCGTTGCAAGAAGGATGTAGGACTAGACAGACCGAATATCTACAAGGTTTACGAGGTAGAGCCTACAGCGGCGCAGTTAAACGCTATAAAGGCGGGGTATCGGTATAACGAGGTTCTAAACAGCCCTTCGTATATCGAGGAGCTTACGATAAAAGAGAGTGCAAGCACGGTACCAAAGATAGCGCGAGTATGTAGTTTATTAGAGAACGACTTTGCGGACAGTAGTGTTATGATTTATTGCTTTCACATTGCGGCGCAGAAAGCCTTAAAGCGGGAGCTTGACGCTCGGGGCAGGAGATGTGTAATCCTAAACGGAGAGGATAGCAGTAAAGATAAGGACACTAATCGGGCAAAGATTATAAGCGACTTTAATAACGGGGTTTATGACACGATAATCACGAATATCAAGAAATCGTTAAACTTGCATGGCGGTGATGTTTGCATTTTCTACAGCATGAGTACAACAGTTTCGTCTATGGAGCAGATACGGGGCAGGATAGACAGGAATGTAGACGACAGGGTAAAGACCTTTATCCTGCTTTTATATGCGGGTACGGATGAGTACAGGTTTTTCACAGATACGGTAAAGAATCGAGCTAAGTCAGCTAGAGAGCTTACGGTAGATGCAGAGACAGCGATAGATTATTTCATTGAGTCAATGAAGGGAGACAGAAATGAAGCGGAGTAGGGTAGTAGTGCTTTTAGCGGCAGTGGTTGCGGGAGTTTCGTTAGCGGCTTGTGGCGGTAAGAAAGACAAGAAAGACTATCGACAGCTATACATGGAGAATGAGAGTAAGCTAACGGACGCAGACAGCACAATAAAGGGCTTGAGGCTTGCGTTAGCGTCATTTGACAAGAAGTATGCGGATGACGCAGAGGTTTCGCAGTATTCGATACTTGACACAGGAGCGAAGGTCTTTAACTCGTTTAACGGTAAGATATATTTGGACAGTGATGTAAAGTTTGACAGTACGGATAAGTTGTCTAACACATCTACGGTGCAGTTATCCCCGAATATGTCTCTTGCGCCTACGGATAACTGGTCTTTGAATACGACAACCGCATATACGGAGCTGTATAACAGCAACGGAATCTACGGGAACATTGAGATGTACAAGGTCTATAACACGATAGACAGCTCGTTTATCAGTGAACAGCTAATCACGCCGTTCTTAAAGGCGAATAATCTTGATAGTTTGCAGGAGAGGACGCTGTTTGCGGGGAATGTGAATGTAGGAGCAGAGGTAAGGAGTAAGTTACAGGTAAAGAGTACGGTAGACGCAGACGAAGAGAAGAAGGTAAAGAAGAAGGCGGTTTTATCGAGTGAGGAGCTTGAGTCCGAGCAGGCAGAAGCGGATAAGGCAGTGCAGGAGAGTGAAGCGGCGCGTATGTCGGAGTATCAGTCAACGCTAGAGAGCGGAAAGACAGAGACGAACGAGAGCGGGGAGACTATTGAGGCGACCTTGCCAGAGACAAGTGCGGCGGCAGAGGATGTCGGAAACGAAGAGGTAACGGTGCTTTTGCCAAAGAGTAAGGACGAGACAGACGATTATATCTTTAGAGTCGGCGTTATGATGTATAATGGGCAGGCTATGGTTTATAAGTTTGCATATAAGGACGATGACAAGGCTTCTGCGAACGGAGAAATCCTAGATAGTTTAATTAACTCGATTAAATGCGGGGAAGATATGGTTAGGTTCGGTCAGTAATGCTTAGGGTTTTACAGTCTAACGGGATATACTTATAGTATATCCCGTTTTTAGTTTAAGTTACAGGATACCTATAATTAAACCTAGTCATGTTTCTGCGCTTAGTTTAAGGGAGAAGGAGGTAAGGCAGAGCTAATGGAAAAGCGGTTTTTAGCAGTAGCCGTTTGTCGAGGCGAGGACGGTAAATATCTTGGCTTCCGAGTCGTAGACACGAAAGACAGAGTAGCACGAGCAGTAGACGCGAATATCCAGAGTATTCTAACAGTCTTAAAGGGCGGGGATGCTTTTTATAATTTGAGGCTCGGAGAGGACGGTAAGGTAAAGGTCACGGGGATGACTCCCGCGCGAATGCCCGTTATCGACTTAACGAAGAAGCCGACCGAAGAGGGGTATTGTAGCGATAGACAGGCAAAGATAGTGTTTGAGGATACGGGACAGTATAACTTCGTCTGCTACGAGTGGTCGGGTAAGCGAGTAGTGCTTACGGGTTCTACTCTTGAGGCGTATAAGCCGCATTTAGTAAACGATAAGGTTTATGTAACGGCTACGCCGTCCAACGCGCCAAAGGTGGCAGTAAGCCTTAAAGGTAACGGCGATAAGGTACAGGCGAAGTCCTCACATAGAACGCCAGAGGAGAAGGAGAAGCTAATCAAGGAGGCAGAGGAACTTCGGAAAGCGGAGAAAGAGAAGCGCGGCGAAGATGAATCTGGAAGTCTCGGTGTTTTTCGTGTGATAGACAGCCCGAATACGATACGGAGCGGGGGAGATTTTCGGACGACCGATAATCTTTACACATCGCAGATAATTGGTGTAGACGGAGATATGACGCTCGCGCAGAAGTATAAGACAGTCTACGATGACGGAAGCGAGATAACGGTAGACTTAAAGTTTATGAAGGTCGCAAACGCGATTAGCGAGTATTGCGGATATTACGGCTCGCTGTATAGAGCGATTGAGCATAAGTTTACCGATAAAGACGAGATAGTTCCGACTGCGGGAGCTTGCCCAGAGTATATTATTTTCAATGTAAAGTATTGCAATAGCCTTACTACGCCAGAGTTAGTGTTTATCCTGCTACATGAGTTATCTCATATCGCTCTACAACACGCTCTGCGTGGCAGAGGAAAGAATCATGATGTTTTTAACATTGCGGCAGACTTGATTATCAATAAGCAGATTTGCGAAGAGTATAAGGTTTCGCCTACAGGTGGAGTTTCAAAGCTAAGTGGGGAAGGTCAGTCAGAAGATAAGTGCGGAATCGCATTCCCAGACGGCGGTTTGTATAGTGCGGCAGTAGATTTAACGAAAGACACGGCAGAAAGTATCTACGAAGAGCTTATAAAAACCGCAAAGAAGAAGCCGAGCGGAGGAAACGGGAGTAAGGGGGAATCGACAGGGAACAATAGTGGAGGTAGCGGAGGTGGTGGAAGCACAGATGGAGATACGAGCAGCGGCAGTGGAAGCGGAGAGGGTGAAATTACAGAGGTAGATTTTAGGGGGCAGAAGATAAGTTTACCTGCGTCTTTGCGAGATATTGCGGAGTCAGCGCGAGATGCGTCACTGGACAATTCGAGCCTAAAGGACAAGTTAGATGAAGTAGCGCGGCGTGCTATGGTGCATTATAAGCAGTTTGGGCAGGGGCATAGCAACTTAACGCGGGATATAGAGAAGGTGCTTGCGCCGCGTATCCACTGGAAGAAGTATTTGCAGAAATACTTAATCGAAGCGTCACAGACTTTCGACACATTTTCGTCTCCAGAGCGAAGATATTTAAGTAGGGGAATGACATTGCCTGGACCTCGACATACCGACCCAGATACCATCAAAGGCTTAAAGGTGTGTATCGACACTTCTGGAAGTATAAGCCAAGAGGATTTAGGTATTGCACTCGGACAGGTAGCACAGCTTCTAAAGAAGTATAAAGCAGACGCAGAGGTAGTTTATTGGGACACCGAGGTAGCGTCTACGGGAAAGTTTTCGGATATAGCGAGCCTTTATAAGCACGAAGCGAAAGGCGGGGGTGGAACGGATGTAAATTGTATCTTTGAGTATTTCAACTCGAAGGAGTGCAAAGATAAGCCGAAGTTAATCCTAATCTTCACGGATGGCTATTTCGGTAAGGTGGATATGCATTTGGTGAATCGACTGCACTGCAAGAAGAACATCATTTGGGTAATCAATGACGATAACCTAGTAGATTTCAAGAGGCACATTGATTTCGGCAAGGTTGCCGTTTATAAGAACTGATTAAGAGGAGAGAAGCTATGGCAAATTACAATATGATAACTGTGAAGTTAAGACAGTTTAGGGAGATGGTGCGTAAACAGCTTGAGGCGAAGCTGTATACGCCTATACTTGCACTCGGAAAGCCGGGAGTAGGTAAGACGGAAACGCTGTCGGCGCTTGCGAAGGAGCTTGGAATCGGGTATTGCGAGTTCCGAGTAGCGAGTATGACACTGGTGGATGTGCTGGGTATTCCGCATGAGATTGAGCAGGAGAAGGGCGGGATGGTAACGCTGTGGTCGCCAAACGGCTTATTGCCGAACGAGGAGAGGGACGGCGAGGTAGGTATTCTGGCGTTAGACGAGATAACTGCGGCGAAGCCAGAGATGAGAACGACACTTTTGCAGTTGCTTGATTCTAGGCGACAGGTCGCGTCCTATAAGTTTCCAGAGCATTGGGTTTGTATTGCGATAGGTAACGATGACGAGTCGGGAGCAGATTATCAAGGTATTGAGTCTCCGTTTATCGGACGATGCGGCTTAAAGATGCTTCTTGACCCAGACTTTGACGACTGGAAGCCTTGGGCGTTACAGCACGATATAAATACGACCATTCTTGCGTTTATCGAGAGTGATAAGAGTAAGTTAAACACTTTTGACCCGAGTGCGGATGTCGAGGTTTATGCGTCACAGCGAGATTGGGCTAACTTTAGCAAGTTTCTGAATCACTTAGAGTCTTGTAACGGTGGCGCACCGCTTGATGGAATGACGGTATCGCTGTTTGCGAAGGCTTCTGTGGGAGAGAAAGTTGGACCAGAATTCGCAATGTATTATAGATATAATACGCAGATAGTATCTGCGGAGGCTCTGTTAAACGGAACGGCAGAGGTAAACTTTGCAAAGCTGGATAATGCGAAGTTTTATCTGTTACAGAAGCATGTCAACCAGATTATCATAGATGACTTAAAGGGAACTTACGATGCAAACCTGTCTTACAGATTTGACGAGAAGATAAAGCTTAGTGAGGAAGTTAAGCGTCATCTAACGAATCTGATTAAGTTTATCGTTGAATTACCTTCTTCCGAGTGGCGAGCAGTTACGATAACCGACTTAACGCATACTGTTTCTGCATCCATCGGAATATTCTATGATGTAGATAATAACCAGACAGGCGTGTTTAACGACAGGGCATTACGGGATAAGTTTAAGAAGGCGTTTGACGATATTGCGCTCTACATGAGTCAGCAAGAGGACGCGCTGACGCTTGCAAAGAGCCAGAAGAAGTAAGGGAGGGGGATAGGACATGGAAGCAGTATTTATTGTAATCAATAAGCGAGACAGCGAGCAGGGTGCAGTTTATGCGTTTGCGGCGCTTGCGAATGACGGGGTAGGATGTGACTACAAGTCTTTGTGGAAAGGTGAGTGCCAAGAGAGTGACTTAACGCCGCTTGTAAAGTATGCGCGTAGCATAGGAAACACGCATCAAGTGAAGTTTCTAAACTTCAAGCTAAAGGACAAGAAGGTTTTGCCAGTCGGATATAGCTTTGAGGTGTTTAAGAGGGAGAAAGCGAAGCCGAATGTTTTGCTTAACGAGGTTAGGTCAGAGGAGACAGGAGCGTTACTCGGTTATACGATATATGTAACGGATTCCTGTAAGGTAGCAAATGTAGACTTAGCTCGGCTTATGCCTGCGGTTAAGAAGTATCAAGCGAGCGGCTTAAAGCTGATTCACAACGCAATGTATATCGGCGCTACAGAGGGAAAGAAAGAGTATCTAAAGCAGTTTATCGAGGGCAGTATTCCGAGTAGGTCTGTAAAGACGGGACAGAATACGAAGGTAGACGCAGAGAAAGCGGAGATGTCTAAGGAGAAGCTGGACAGTAACGCTAAGAAAGGGAGCGCGGCGAGTAAGTTTACAGCAGAGCAGATGGCGGTATTACGGAAAGCGCATAACGAGGGCGTAAACTATAAGAAGTTTGCGAAGCCAGAGCTGTCACCCGCGCAGATGGAGATGCTTTACGAGATAGAGAAGCTTGGACGGCTTGACAGCAGATACTTAGCATTTCCTCGGTATAGTAGAGAGGTGCTTGAGTTTTACTATTCGGAGCTTAAATTAAAGGACGATTTAAGTTGCTTTGTAGAGACTAGAAACGGTAAGAGAGTGATGGCGAGCGAGTATAACATCGCGCAGATGTATCAGATTCGTCTTGGAAGCCTTATGGGAATCGACTATCACAGGTATATGAATCCGAAGCTTAGTGTTCGAGAGATGTCGAACATAAGAGAGGCATTGGAGTCGAATCTGTGGGTCGGCGCAAGTGAGTTTATTTCTGGAAGTGAGCAGTCGGGTGTTCTGATAAAGACGCTTAATTTCGGGAAGAAGCATAAGAAGCGCGGAAGCAAAGAGTAAGAGTTTATGCGGGGCGGGGAACCGCCCCTTTCATTTTAGGGGATTTTGGGAGGAGAGTATGCGTTATATATTTTTAATCACGGGACTACGGACAGCGGGTGTAGACACGGTTTATAGGCTTGCAATAATCCGTAACTTGAGTTCTGCGGGAGACCTAAAGTATGAAATAATGTCAAACAGCAAGACCTTACGAGCAACCAATGGGATTTTAACGGGTGAAAGTTATAACACGCTAAGTAATATGTTAGCGTCTATCGTAAAAGCAAAGGAGTCGTTCACTCTTGCAAACTTCGAGTTAGATGAAAAGACGCGGACAATAGTGCCTTATGGTAACGGGTTTGCGAGCGGCGGGGTCTTGGTAGCTTTAGACGATTTGCGGGTAACAGAGCAGGGGGCGAAGGTAGGTTATACAGTGTATAACCTAGAGAGCGGGACGATAGAGTTTATACGGGTAGAAGATTTGCTTTCTGTGGCGATAGCGTATGACGCGCGGGGGATGTGTCTCGTGCAGAATTTACGGTTTCATAAGTCAAAAGAGGGCGAGATAAAGAAGTTAGCGTGCTTTTGGCACAGTAGGGAGCATTACGGAGTAGCTGTTATACCGAGGAAGGCGCATGGGGTGCTTGGTTTTGAGCGAAGTTCCCGTATGATAACAGAGGGACTAATGCGTAGGTTAGAGATGTAAGCGGAGGAGTTTATATGAGACAGGCAGAGTTTGTGATTACAGGGCTTAAGGCGCTTGATAGAGAGTATTACTACTCGGCGAAGGTAGGGGTATTTGAGCATGAGGCAGGGGAGATAGAGAGGAAGCTCATACGGGAGTTTGAGACTCGGATAGCTTCTAGCGATAATCGAGAGTATTTTGAGATAAAGGACGAGAACGGGGTTTATCGCCTCGCGTCAGCGACAGAGGAGTTTAAGCGGACGCATGAAGTGGTGTGGGTAAACTTTAGTGATAGCTATTTGCCGCATGATGGGAAAGCGCCGTATGGGTTTGGCAACGGGATATACTGTAATGTGCGGGACTTTGCGAGATTAAGTCATCTCGGGGCGTATATTGTGTTGATGGGGAAGATAGAGTCCTCGGACGGGTATCTCTTGGGCTATACAGCGCTTTCTACGGTAACGGGAAAAGTCTTTAACTTGCCGTGTGTCGGGGTTTATCCGATAAAGGACATAACGACTCGGTATCGTCACTGGGAGTTCTGCTGTAACGGTAGGTACATGGACGGAGAAATCCCGTATTTAGAGTCGAGCGTAGACTATACGATAGGCGGTATGGGGATAGGGCTAGAGAGTAAGGCATTTTACTATTTAGACAAGGTTAAGCTCGCGGATAAGCCTGTGTATAGCGAGATGTTTTCAGAGTTTACTGGGGAGATAGAGGCTATATTAGAGGTGCTTCCAGATACAGACTATAAGCGTGGGGCAGAACTTAAGGTAGAGAGGTAAGGTAGAGAGGATGCGAGCTTCTTCGGAGGAGATAAGACTAATCATTACGGACTGCAAGGATTCTTCGAGAAAGCGGTTTAGAGTAAAAGGGTTTACAGGGAGTCCTTTTACGGGCGGGTATCGGTTAGCGGATGAGTTTAGTTGTACGGGGAGCGTCCTAAAGGAGCAGATAGAGGGTTTACGCGCTACGGGAGCGAAGGTGGTTTGTGTGAACTTTAGGGTTCGTGAGCAGTATCGAGAAATAGAAGTTACGCCTGTCGGGAGAGGGTTTACAGGGGTAGGCATCGCGGTAAACCTAATCCTGCCTTTAACGGGGAGTAGTCGGGACTGGGCGGGTGTTGCGTTATATGTGGTGAAGCGCGGGGAAATCGTTTATGTGAGGCGGGAAGAGGTAACAGAGATAGAGAAAGCCTATCGGGACGCGGGGAGCGCGTTCACACAAAATCTCTGTCTACGGAAGAAGCGAGACGACACAGAAACGCTCTGTCGGGCGCAGGGCGCGTCTCGGCGGGTGATTCCCTTAAAGCCGCCAAAGGATTTTGAGCTAGATAAAATTTGGAATGCGAGCAGTAAAGACTTTACAAACTTTCTGGAATGTGGTAAATAAGAAGGGAATCCCCCTTCTTTTTTATTTATTTGCCTAGAGGAGTTGGAAAAGCACTGCGGGGTTAGAGGTCGGAGGTTAGAAAAATGCTTGTTCTTTGTCGTATCAGTGAAAGCGGTCTAAATGTAGTGCTTAAGGACGGGGAGGTAGAGTTTATTCCCGATGAGGAGCTTGGTGAGTCGGGAAATACGCCTGTTACGGTAGCGGATGGTATGCGGGTTGTATTTTCGGTAGATGAGAAGTTCTATATCGTAGCCGTAAGAGGAAATGAAGCGCGGGTGTACTTATCGGACGCTCGGTATATTAACGACTCCCGCGTAAAGGAAGTATACGCATATGACGGGGAGAAGTTTAAGTGTGTTGAGCGAGCGGTAGTAGAGTCCCCGTTTCGGTATAAGTTTAAGCCGCTTGAGATTAAGACAAGCGACTATCGGGACGGGGAAACCGTTTATAAGGTCGGAGTGTACAAGATAGCGGTCGAGCGTGAAGAGGTTAAGGGGACAGGAAGTAGAGGTAGCCTGTTTGATGACGAAACGGAAGATAGAAGCGAAGCGCTAGTAGATATTCCGAGAAAGTATAGCGAGTATAAGAGCGACTGCAAGCTGTGTCACGGGACAGGGAAGGTAATAAACAGGCTTGGGTATGTAGAAGAGTGTAGTTGCGGTAGAGCGCTCTTTGAGGAGCGGGAGCGGCTTAAGGAGTTGCAGGATAAGAAGCCCGTATTCAGCATTCCGAAGTCGGTAAGTGAGATAGCGGTATTAAAAGGTCTTGTGCCGAGCGAGCATCAAGACATTGTGTATGATTCAGAGTATGTTTATCGCCGTATCACGGGGTCTATCGGCGGGGACAGGGTAGTAGGGTTTGAGAACTACGATAAGGCGGTGTGTTCGATAATAAATGCTTGCAGGACAGGGACGAAGGTGCGTCATAGCTACTTATTGGCGGCAGACACAGGGTTTGGTAAAAAGAGTTTCGTGTATACTTGCCTAAAGTATTTGCTTGGCAGGGATGTGAGAGTTCCTAAGTATTTGTCTTTGTCGGAGATAGGGTTTCTTTCAGAGAAGCGGGTGAAGCAAGCAAAGGCGTTAAATGTGCCGACCTACTATTTTCGGTATAACGAGAGCGACAAGTTTCGGTTTATCTGGTCGGAGGTCAGTAAGAAAGCGGAGAAGCGGCTGTTAGAGATATTAGCGGAGCGTTCGGCGGGGGTCGGAATCAGTTTATCGGAGAAAGAGTTCAGTGACTTAAAGCACGAGGTAGATTACGCGGTGCTTGAAGAGGTCACAGGGCTATATAACGAGGCGATAAAGGGGTATGATAGGAACGACACCGAGGGGATAGCGGCGAAGGTGAACGAGGTATTAGCGAAGCAGTTAGATACTTACGAGGATATATTGAATGCGCAGATATTGTTTACATATTTCGCAGAGTATACGAACATTCAGTACGAGGTAGAGGTTTTGCACACTTTATTAACGGTCAGAGGAAACAAGTGTTTGCCGACTATCGTGCTAATGGAAGATAGTGTGCGTAAGTTCGGAAACATAGTCGGCTACAGTAACGGGGCAGAGGGAGACATAGAGGTAGATGCGATTAGAGCCTTGTCAGACCACTGGGGAAGTATGCTAAGTGAGAACAGCACTTTCTTTATGGAGAACTTGAATGCGAAGAAAGTAGCGGAAGATATGGCAGGGGAATCAGATTATAAGCGGATGATATATGTAAACTGCTATAAGACGCGAGATTACTTAAAGGCTCTTGTAGGAAGCCGCAAGAAGCGCAGAGGAAAGGAGTAAAGCGACTGTGGTAGTTTATCCGTAGCATAGCGGTATAGAGCAAAACGAGCAAGTACGCGCCTAAAAACAACGGTCATACCAGTCAGCTAGACCTATAAAGAAATTTGGCGTACATAAGGGCTTTTATAAACTGTAATTAAAATAAATTTTCAAGCCTAGGTTTTTCCCTCTGCCCTTTTGTTTTCCTTGACAGTGAGAAAGTCTAAGCGTATAATAACTAGTGACAGTTAGTGTGTCGGTCTGTAAGGAGACAGAGGATGAGAGAGTTGGTTTTGCTTCGCGGGTTGCCTGCGAGCGGGAAGTCGAGCTTCGTAGAGGAGCATGGTCTGGGGGCGTATACCTTAAGCCTTGATGACTTTCGGATTAAGGTAAACAGTGTAGAGCTGACAAGGGACGGCGGCTATACGATTTCACAGGTAACGAATACGCTTGTTTATAAGCAGTTTATGTCTGTTTTAGCGGCTCGCATGGGGCTTGGAGAGTTTACTGTTGTAGACGCTTGTCATGTAAACAGGAAGAGCGTAAAGAGCGTGTTAGAGTTAGCCGAGAAGTATAACTATCATGTAAGCACGGTAAACTTGAATATCTCGGTAGAGGAGAGTAAGCGTAGGAACAGCGTTCGAGAAGAGTATAAGCGAGTTCCCGATGCTGTAGTCGAAAGAATGGCGAGTCGGTGGGAAGATGACTTACTTTTGCCAGAGATTAAGAAAGAGGATTTTGCCGACTTTCTTAAGATTAGTGTAGACGAGTTAAAGGGAAAGTATCGGGGCGTAGTCGTAATCGGAGACATTCATAGCAGTGTTTATCCGCTTAGAAAGGTCATTAAGCAGTTTGATGACAGATTTCTCTATGTGTTTGTCGGAGACTACTTTGACAGGGGCGATTCGCCAGTAGAGACTTTTAATCTTGTGGAAGAGTTATCTACGAAAGAGAATGTCGTGATGCTTCTTGGGAACCACGAGCATCATATGCGGGATTATCTTCTTGGGGAGTTTGACTCGCTTCCGAGACAGGCGAGAGAGACTTATAAAGCGTTTAAGGAAGCAGGGATTTCGGAGACTCGGATTCGCGCTTTTTACGATAGGCTTAGAGACTATTACGCCTTTAAGGTATTCGGGAAAAAGTATTTCGTGTGCCATGCGGGAGTCCCGTTTATTCCAGAGCGTGCAAAGTTAATCAGTACGAGACAGCTTACGGGCGGTTTAGAGGACGGAGCTGGAGAGATTGATACGATTTACATGGCGAATGTGCTTAAGCGTGGCTTGGTACAGGATGACGGAGAGTATTTAGGGTTTATCCAGATTCACGGTCACTTGAATACGCCGTCAACTATCTTTAGCTACAGCCTTGAGGATAGCGTAGAGTTCGGTGGAAACTTAAAGTATGCGGTAATCAATCCGAACAGGCTTATGCCGTCTATTTGCAAGGTAAGTAACAAGTTTGCTGGGGTAGGTGAGAGAGCTACAGGTATTACAGTAGCAGACGCGCGTGTAAACGCGCTTTTGCAGAAGGTAGGAATCAGAGTCAAAGATTTAGGCGACTATTACAGCGTAAACTTTTCTCCGACAGTGTTTTATAACAGGTATTGGAACGAGTATACGGTAAAGGCACGGGGCTTGTTTATCGAGAAGGGTACGGGAAGGGTCGTTGCGCGGAGTTATGATAAGTTTTTTAATGTCGGCGAGATGGATAGCGAAGAAGGGATTTCGGAGAAGCTTCGGTTTCCTGTAGTATTCCGTGAGAAGGCGAACGGATTTTTAGGGCTTGCTTCTATGTATCGTAAGACTGGGGAAGAAAAGAGAGAGTTACGGCTGTTTTCCAAGTCGATGGACAAGGGTAAGTTTGTCGATATGCTTCGTGAGGCGTGGGATAGATTAAAGCCCGAGACAAGGTATCTCTTAAAGAGAATCATGGTAGAGCGTCATGTTTCGGCGGTATTTGAGGTAATTCACCCGAACGACAGGCATATCGTAGATTACAAGGACGATATTCGGCTGTATCTCTTAAACTTCGTTGAGAACGAGTTAAGCACGAAGGTTTATACGCCAGAGGAACTGCTTGGAGAGGAAGGTCTTTCTGTTATTTTAAGTGACAGCGGGATTCGTTTGCCTAGAGTGCTTGGGATTGCGCATGGTAGGGACGAGTGGCGTAGGGCTGTGACGGAGCTTTCGCTTAGAAAAGACATAGAGGGTGCGGTATCGGTAGATAAGCGTGGTTACATGGTAAAGGTAAAGACAAACTGGTATCGTGACCTTAAGGCGAGTAGGAAGGCTCTCTGGTATGGTAGAGATATAAACGCTTTTACGCATTATGCGATTAAGCATGGGCTTGAAAAGGAAAGTGTTGTGGTTATTAAGCGGCATATGGACAAGGAGGAGAAGTGATATGTTTATTTACATGCTTGAGCATTCGAGTTTGCTTGCGTGGTTCTGGTTTATGCTGTTTCTGGCGTTTGGAATGGCGATTTACTGGTTCATTCGGGCAAAGGGTAGCTTTGCGGAGCGGGTTTCAGTGGTAAAGGAAAAGTATTTTGCGAGAAACTTTGAGGGGCTTTCGGTTTCCGTAATCTTTCTAATTTTGGCAGGGGTGTATCTGTTCTGCTTCTTTTTCACAGAGTATACGGGAATTGCAACCAAGTATCGTGTGTATAAGGCAGAGAAAGCGGTGATGGAATCGTCAAATTTAGCGGTTAAGCCTTTGGAAGCCGAGTTTACTGCGCCGTTAGATGCAGTTGTTTATTCGAGGGATGAGCAGAACGGAGATAAGGTATCGGAGTTTACGCCGCTTGATGAGAAGAAGTCTATCGCTACGGTAACATTTGGTGGCGGCGAGGTAACTAAAGGAAGCGCTACGAGTTTCATGGTAAATCGTGCGGATAAGCTAAAGATTCGGACGAATGAGAAGTATCAGATTAACTATGAAGAGCTTTCCAAGGGAAGTTTAAGTATTTACCCCGACAGTGAGCAGAATCTTCGGAGCGTAAGATACAAAGTTACAGGGTTTAACAAGGATTATAAGTATTACCTTGACGGAGTGACGCGGATTCCAGAGCCAGAGGTAGAGCGTGGGGATACGATGATTACGCTATTTGCAACCTTTTCACATAAGGAGAAGGACGATGACGAAGAGGGTAGCCTTCCCCCGTATAGGGTGGTGAAGGAGCATAGTATTATCGGGTATGATAACGACTGGAACATTAAGGACTGCTATTTGATTCGGCAGTAATAGGGTAATAGCGATGTATTTAGTTGTGGCTATGCTTTTCTGGTTCTTTATCGCCTTTATAGGTGTTTCATATGTGGCACTAATTATATTTGGTGTGCGCTATTTCGACTGGCTGGAGGATGCGTTAGAGTGCTGTCGGGAGAAGGTTATTCCGTTCAAGAGGAATTTGGATTTTATAGTCGAGTCGCTAAAGGTGAATCGCCTGTTGCCCCGTTCTGGATATAAGTCTTGCCTAGAAGTCGGAGCAATCACAGGTGTACTTGACCTGCCCCGTGAGGAGGAAATCTTTGATATAGTCGGGGCAGAGGTGACAGCGGAGAATCGCTTACGGTTTAATGACGGTGCTACAGAGGTAAGCTATAAGGTCAGTATGCCAAACGGTGCTTCTGTTCGTAGGACAAAGCGAGGTCGTATTTCGCTTAAGAAGCACGGTGCAGTTTATACGCTAAAGCGTAGCGGGTATAAGTGTAGTAGCATGTTTAGCTTTGTCGTTTACTCGCTGGACAGTAGTTTGCGGTGGTATCTGGACGGTGCAGAGATTGAGTTCCCGAAAGGCGGGAATGTTTCGCTAGTCACCGCGCCAGTTGGGTACATGATTAGATTGTTTGGCTATGACAGTGAAAATAGGCTCTGTGACGGAATCATAGTAAGAGTTGTATAAGGGGTTTGTGGTGGATTCTGAAAACAAGGAAGCCAGATGCAGTGGATTTATTTTTGGCATTGGATTATTTCTTATTATTTTCGTATTAAGCTACCTCCTGGTGCAATACCCAGATATGGTAGCTGATAGTCAAGCAAAGAAGATAGCTAAGTCGCTATCTTCAATCCAGTCCCGCATCAATGTGCAACCTACAACTATTTCTTTAAGTTTACCAACAGACTCGTTTGTTTATGACGCGCAAGGCGGCGGGGTAATCGGGGATTCTCTCATGTCATTTAATGAAGGAAGTCACGATTTAAGTTTTCATGTGAGTTATCCGAATGGAAGTGAGCAGAAGTCGTTAGAGGTTCGGTTATCTGGTGCGCGTGTCGGTGCTACATATACGCTCATGAAGGAAACGAAGGATGACACTGTTCGTTCTGTGCAATTTCGAGTTTTTGGTTTAGACACTGCGTTAGTGTGGTATGTGGACGGAAAGCGTGTTATGCCATCAGAGGATGGAAGCGTGGAGGTTTCGCTTCCGAAGTATGTTGACCCTTCTAGGAGTAGCGCCCATGAATCACTCTACTTTACTTGTTTGGTTGGCTACAGCGCGGTTGATAACTCGGTACGAGATGGGGTCATAATACGCTATGACCGCAAATGAGCGTCCAGAAGCCCTTCTAGGGGCTTCTGGCATTTAGACGGTAAAAGTATCAAGGGAAGCCCTATCGTGTCTCTACGGGGCGCGTGGTGCGTCACAGAGCATTTTAGGTTTATACGGGAGGACAGAGATGGCAGAGGTCAGTCAAAATTTTTACACATCGGATTCGATTAAATCCTTAAAGGGAGCAGAGCCGTATCGTTTGCGTCCCGAGACAGTGCTTGGGACGAAGGATGAGAACGGTGTGCTTCATGCGGAGTTTGAGGTGTTGTCGAACGCAACCGATGAGGTGCGAGAGGGTCATTCGGACAAGGTGATTGTTCGGACATTTAAGGACGGAGCGATTGAGATACAGGATTTCGGTCGAGGCGTGCCTATGGGGTGGAACGAGGCAGAGGGGAAGTATGCATATGAGTTAATCTTCTGTACGATGTACGCTTCGGGTAAGTATGACGCTTCAAACTACAGTCGTTCAGCGGGCTTAAACGGTATCGGAGACACAGCGGCGCAGTTCACTTCGGAGTATATGGATGTGGAGTCGGTGCGTGATGAGCATAAGAATGTCGTGTTTAACAGTGACGGAAGTGTAAAGTCGTTTGATACAGTGAGAACGCGCTATACGATGCGCTTTGAGAAAGGCTATCCAGTCGGGGAGTTACAGGTAGAAGAGGGCGTTGAACAGCATACGGGGACTAAGATTAAGTTTAAGCCCGACTTGGAAGAGGTCTTTAAGGACGCGCAGACGATTCATTTTGACATAAGCACATATCTCACGAGGCTTAGACGGGATTCTATGCTAAGTGGTGCGCTTATGGAGCTTCAATACGAGGATATGAAGCCGATAGAGGTGTATTATCCAGACGGAGTGAAGAGTTGGCTTGACGAGACTGTTCCAGTGGAGAGCCGATATACAAAGGATTTGCTTTCGTTTAGCGGTTCTGGGACAGGTAAAGACAGTGAGACAGCCTCGGCAGAGGAGTATACGGCGAATTACGATATAAATTTCGGGTTTAAGAAGTACTCCGCGAAAGTAGAGGTGGATGACGAGAGCGAGCAGAGTTCCGTTTACGAGGTTTATCATAACGGCGGTCTGTTGTCAGAGGGCGGTGCGCCGTCAGAGGGCTTTTATGACGCAGTTATAAATGTGTTAAACGGATATGCGAGGTCTGTAGGGGTGTTATCCCGCAAAGACAGGTTTAAGCGTGAGGATTTAAGCGGTGTTTTATTCGCGGTAGTTTCTACAGAATGCCCAGGTTATCTTACAAACTACATGAACCAGACGAAAGTCGCAATTACTAACAGATTTATTCGTAGGTTAGTAAGTGAGCAGACGAAGAAGTATTTTGAGAACTGGGTGCTTTCGCATAAGGCAGAGTTAGATGAGGTTGTGCAAGCGGCGATTACGGCTAAGTCCGCGCGTGAGAAAGCGGATGCTGTGCGTCAAGCGGACTTAAAGCAGTTGTCTAAGGGAGTAGATAGCTTTAGGAGTGCGCCAGAGAAGCTAACCAGATGCACTAGCAGGAAAGCCAGCGAGTGCGAACTTTACATCGTAGAGGGGGATTCTGCAAAAGGACCAATAGTCCTAGCGCGAGATTCTAAGACGCAAGCGGTATTGCCCGTTCGAGGAAAGATAATTAACTGTATTACGGCTAGTTTAGCGGAGATATTAAAGTCGGATGTAGTGCTTGCGCTTGTGCAGAGTATCGGATGCGGAGTAGAGGCAAAGAGTAAGTTGTTAAAGGATTTGCCGCAGTTTGACATTACGAAGTTAAACTACGACAAGATTATCATTTGTACGGACGCAGATGATGACGGGTATCACATTCGGTGCTTGGTTTTAACAGTGCTGTATAGGCTTATGCCGACTCTCATTCGGGAGGGCAAGGTTTATATTGCGGAGACACCCTTGTTTCTTATCGACACGCACGGCGGTAAGGGTAAGAAAGCAACGAAGTATGCGTATACGACAGCGGAGAAGGATAAGCTGGTTACGCGGCTTATATTGGACGGGGTAAAGGAGTCCGACATACTGGTAAAGCGGTTAAAGGGACTTGGCGAGACAAGCGCGGCGGTGATGCACACGACAACGATGGACAAGAGGAATCGTCATTTGATACGGGTTACGATGGAGAATGTGCAGGAGTTTGCGTCACTTGCGGAAAGCCTAATGGGTACAGATGTTCCGAGTCGGAGAAGTCTGGTGGAAGCCTATTATGAGACAGATTTTGAGGAGATAGCATACGACACGGAAGAGGTTTTACCTAAGGTAGTCGATGCCGACCTTTTGTAAGTCCGTTTGATTTGTAATCCTTAGATATACGGTGGTACCATTTGGCGTATCACCGTATATTTTAAGCGGAGGTATAGGTATGCAAATAGAGTTGCGGGAAATCCCGAAGCGTATGCTTTACGAGGTCACGCGGGTAAGACAGGTAGTTCGGTTTCGGATGCTGACAGATGCAGAGCAGATAGCATATAAGTGCGATGTTTATACGGATATAGCGATTTTAGATGTGTCGGGAAGGCACATTCTAAAGTTTATAAGCCGAAAAGAGCTTGTGCGGGATTATAGGACAGCGCTTGGGAAGAAGATTAGGCTTATAGGCTTGCACTATCGAAAGACATATTTGGCAGTGCAGGAGGATAATCGGACGCTGTATGCTACAAAGGTAAAGGGGAATCATACGCTGACGGTACGGGGACGGGCTGTGCCGAGAGATACGCTTATCGTGTTTTCCTTGGTGGGAGACGCGATAGACTATAATAGCCTTGAGTTTTATACGGGTCGTACGGGGGAGATGCTGTTTAAGAAGCAGTATCATGTCGTGGGTCGAGTAAGGGGAGTAGAGGCTATGCGCTCTGGAAAGCCCGTAAAGTCTACGCCGTCCGTTACGCCTACGGTAGCGCCTGTGATAAGCGTATATACGGGTGAGCGTGGGGAGCTTGACGAGATTCGGGCATTGCAGGAAGAGAGAAGTCGGGTTGAGAGTGCAAAGGTATGGAGTCCGACTGACAGCCGAGAAGAGGACGAGTTAAAGACAGCGCCGTATGTAGTGGTGTATAAGCTACTTCGGGGTGGTAAGAGTCTTGTCGGGTTTATTGTGCGTGACACGCGGTTAAATCCAGATGAGAGTAGTCTTACGCTTGGAAAAGGCGATAAGCCTGTAAATCTTAGCATGGCAAAGGAACTCTGTATCAGTAAGCAGATACGGAATATGACGATAGGCGTTCGGAAAGAGAACAATAAGGTGTTCTTTAGAGGAGTCGGGATAAGACTTGAGAATGTTCCGCAGTTTCCAGTCGAGAGGTTAAGCGGAAGGAAGTAAGTACTTACAGCCTCAAATTGGTTTTAGCTTAAATCGTCATACTTTACAAAAAGTAAAACAGTACACAGGATTTCTTACGATTAGAAATTTTATTTAAGGATTTTCAGAAGGGTGCGTGAAGAGAGATGATTGTCAACAAAGACATCGGGGAGCTGTTTATTCGGAATTATGTGCAGTATGCAAAGATGACGATACAGGCGAGAGCGATTCCAGACGCGCGTGACGGCATGAAGCCTGTCCAGCGGCGCATCTTGTATTCTATGCATGATAACGGCATGTATGCGTTTGACAAGAACGGGAAGGCGGGGAAAGCGTATAAGTCAACCCGAATCGTGGGTGATGTCATGGGTAAATATCATCCGCACGGAGATATGTCTATTTACGGGTCGCTTGTGGATTTAACAGACGATAAAGGGGTGACTTTAGCGCCGTATGTGCATGGAGACGGCACTTTCGGTCGTGTATGGTCGGATAAGATAGTCGCGGCGAGTTCGAGATATACAGAGGCTAATTTACTTCCGATTGCGAGGGAGCTGTTTGACGGGTTAAACGAGGATGCGGTGGATATGTCGCCTAACTTTGATAACAGCGAGGAAGAGCCGACTTTGTTGCCTGTAACTTTCCCGACTATTCTGGTAGGGTCTACAGATGGTATTGCGGTCGGGTTTAGTTCAAGTGTTCCGAGGTTTAGTCTTAAAAGTGTTTGTAATACGGCGATAGGGATGCTTAATGGGAAGTATACTAAGGCAGAGGACATTTTAGCTGTACTTGGGCTTCCAGATTTCAGCACAGGCGGGTTTATTCACCGTAATGATGCAGAGCTTCTTCGGCTATTAAAGACGGGTAGGGGTTCGTTTACGGTAAGTGGGACGGTAACTGTTCTTCGGGACAAGATTATTGTAACGGAAGTGCCAGTCGGGACGACAGTCGAGAAGATAGACGACAAGATTCGAGAGTTGATTGCGGAGGGTCGTGTGCTAAAGGGAGTCCGAGATGTGATTAACTCATCGGGCTTTGATACGGTCAAGAACGAGGCGAAGTTAGGGCTTACGATAGAGCTAAAGAACGGAGCGGATGCAGATAGGACGCTTGCGGAGCTTTGTCGGTATACGCCGATTCGGACACGGGTAAGCTTTACGACACGGGTTTTAATGGGGGATGGCTGTAAAGAGGGTCGTCCGACCGAGCTAGGCGTTTATGAGTTACTTTGTAAGTGGCTTGAGTGGCGACAGGGGACGGTAATTCGTCAGTATAGCTATAAGCTTGAGAAAGAGAAGCGGAACGAGTATTTGTTATCGTCTTGGGAGAAGATAAGCAGTCGTTGTAGCGAGTTTGTGCAGGATGTAGCTACGAATGACGAGGATAAGCTGTTTATTCTTTGTGAGGAGAAGTATGGACTTACGAAAGAGCAGACAGAGTATCTAATCGAGAAGAAGATACGGAGTATCACGCAGGACAAGGTAGCGAGTGCTTTAGCCCAACTCAAGAAGTCCAGAGAGGATATGTCGTATTACGAGCGGGTTGTGACGGATGAGGGCGAGAGAACTAAGTTAATCGTGTCACAGCTTGAGCGGGTAAGAGACACTTATGGTATCGAGAGAAAGTGCGCTGTAGCAGACGCGGTGGTTGAGTCCGAGATAGACGAGCGTTTAGCGGAGGTCGTGCAGGATTGTGATGTAAGCGTAGTAGTCACGAGGAGCGGTCTTGCGAAGCGGTTTATGAATCCTTCGGACAGCGAGGGAGCGGATAGCCTGCTTGTAAGTAAGGATGACGAAGTAAGGTGGAAGATAGACTGTAATAACCGAGATACGCTACTGGTATTTACGACAACAGGCGTTTGCTATAAAGTAGCCGTGCATGATATAGACAATTCAAGCAGGACTAGAATCAAGAACAGCCTTTGGAATATCGCAACAAAGACAGAGGACGGTGGAATCCTGTATGTAACGAATGCAGGCGACTATTCTGGTGGCTTTACGGTCATTTACGGTGACGGAAAGGCTATGTATGTACCTCTCTGCACGGTAAACGGAAAGCGCAGTAAGTATATCAATGTGTTTATGGACATTACGGCGCATAGTGGCGGGATTGTGACAGAGCATGGGAAGTTTTTTGTCACGACAAAGCGGAATTACGCGAAGCTCGTAGACTTAACAGGGTTGTCTAGCCTTGACAGGCGTTCAAAGTTTAGGGTTGCGAGTTTAACAAAGGGGGATAACATTGTTAAGCTAGTTCCGTCCGATAAGGTAGCGAATTTCGATAGTATGGATTGGAGTCCGTATTGTAAGCCTTATGCGGTAAAGATTAAGTCATATCTGCCGATTTTATAATCGGGAAATAAGGGGTAGGTTCTGTTAAGGAGAGGCGATGGCGAAGAAGCAAGTAATAGACTTCGATGCTGGTACGCTTGAGTCGCTAGAGATAATCTTTTCAGCGCTCACGGTCGGTAGCAGTCTAGTGAAGAATCCAGATATGCTTGCGCGGAAACGGGAGACATATCAAGAGGCTATGCGGGAGTTTATAAGCCAGTTTACGGTAAATGTATTCTATAACGAATATTATTTCCTATACCAGCTAATTCGCGTAGCGAAGATAACAAATTTTGGAGAGGCACAGATAAGTTCCGAGATAGAGGCAAACAGTGCGGATATTCTGTCCTCCCCGTTTATTGAGGTCGTTACAGAGTATGTAGCGGGTAACGGAAATGTAATATCGGATGACGAGAAGGTAGAGTATTTCCGAGAGGTAGTGATTGAGCGGGTTACAAAGCTTGCAAATCGGGAAGTAACGATGAGCGAGTTTTTATCAGCCTGTGAGCAGTATAAGAGAGCCTATAAGAATCAAGTGATGTTGCAGACTGCGAATGCGATGTCTATGATAATGCAGAGTACTGGTTATGACGAGCCAAGGAAGCGTGGCGGCGTAAAGCATTTGCAGGGTTATCTTGACGCTTCGGACTTTTACAGTCGGCAGTCGGCGCGTATACGGGAGTTAGATAACGAGAGTGGGAGTAGGGCTATTGTAATTGATAACGACTGGGTGATGAATGAGAACGAGAGAGATAAGTCGCCAGAGGATACGATAGTCCTAGACTACGGGATAGAGGAGCTGGATAAAGTTTGTCGAGGGATACGGCGAACGAACATGCTAAACATTATTGGACCAACGAAGGGTGGTAAAACGACCTTCACTTGTTACATGGTACATAGAGCCTTGAAGCGCGGGTTAAATGTAGCGATTTGGGCGCTAGAGGGAACATATAGCGAGTGGATGGCGCAGTTAATCGCCTTGACAGCCTTGGATATGCGAAAAGAGGGCGATGTTTCGGTAATCCAGAAGTCAGATATACTGCATCAGAGTTACAAGACGGATGAGGTTCGGGTAGCGGTCGGAGCGGCGAGACAGCACTTGGTATCTGGGGCAGGAATGGGGAAGCTTTCGTTTATCGGAGGTGCGGCGTATATTGAGGATTATATCGACACGATAGATAATCACAGGAGAAACGAGAATAAGTTTGATGTGATAGTCGTAGACTCGCCCGTGCTTGTGGTAAGTAGGACGGGTAGAACGAAGGTCGATAGAGCGGGAGAGGCGTTCACTTCGCTAAAGAATTATGTCGCAAATCAAGTTCCAGAGGGTGCGGTAGCTATCGTTACGGCGCAGTTAAAGCAGGATGTAGTAAACAGCATGAGAGCGAACAAAGACCAGACTTTGGATGTGACGGTAGGTGCAGAGACTTCGGAGACTATCAAAACGCCAGACGAGGTAATTGGTCTGTTTAGTTCAAAAGAAGAGCGTTTAACGGGAAAGATGAAGATATATAATATCGCGGCTCGGCATCACGAGACATTTAGGGATTGCTATATCGGGTGTGACATGAGTTGCGGGACATTCTTTAGTCAGCCCGAGTTAAACGAGGGATAAGTAAAAGTTTTTGGAGGGTAGAGGAATGGGACGAGTAAATTTGTCGGATGACGCAGTAGGAAAGCTCGCGGAGGTCATTTGCACGGATATTCATACGAATATCGTAAAGGGCGTGACTTATATTCTGTTAGAGGAGAAGCCGAATACGAAGGTAAGGCTTGATATGTATATGGGGCTTCGCAGGGAGATAGACAGCGAGGGGTTTAAGCCAGACGAGGTATTTCGGGTTTATAAGGTATCAAACGGGTATGTGTTTGATATGGAGCAGGAGATAGCGGTTTCGATTACGAAGGCGATAATGCAGAAGTCGGGGTCGCTTGACGATAAGAATATGCGGGCAGTGCTAAACAGTGTAACGGAGCGGAGCAAGGTGCGTAGGGAGAAAGAGCTAAAGCGGCTTGCGGCGCTTTGTTATAAGGCGTACAAGGTGGGAAAGACATCTCTTGAGGTATTGCTGTTTGGTAAGAACGAGGTTGGGAAAGTTATCATCACGGTAAAAGACGGGAAAGACGACTATGTAATCACATATCCTTCGTTTATGCTCCGTCCGAGTGATATGCAGAGTGTAAACGAAGAGTATTTGATTAAGGGCGGGATACGGATAAAGAGTATCGAGACAGGTGAGATAGTGGGGTCGAATCGAGGTTTACGGGTAGTAGTAAACCTAGGTGCGAATGTAAAGAAGGTGCTTTAACTTGAAAGCGAGTATACGGGGGATAACGCTAGGTACGGACGGGGCAAGACAAGCGTATTGTATGCAGGAGACAAGCCTTGAGGTTTTATCAAAGACTTGCGCTGGTATGGAGGTCTTGCTCGGTATAGACGGGTCGTCTACATGTACGGGAATCTCGGTGTTTAACTTAGGGAACAGTGGATTACTCGGGACGATAGCGTTAAAGCGTAGTAGTAAAGAGGACGCGGTTCACTATAAGGTGGAGCTAAAGCGGTTTCTGGTAGAGTTACTGGGGGCGGTGGATGCGCGTGAGGCAGTTTATGAAGAGCCGTTCTTCGGGGTAAACGCTTTAACGAATAAGGTGCTGTTTATGCTTCGCTCATCTGTCGAAGAGGTCATAGCCGAGAACGAGCCAAGGTTTAATCAGCTTAATTTTCACGAGATAAGTAACGCTAGGTGGAAGAAGCTGTTTTTAGAGAAAGTCCCGAAGGGCGGGAAAGAAGTGCAGAAGGTGGCGATACGGGAGAAAGTGCTTTCGCTGTATCCGTTTATGTGTGTATGTACGCAGGATGAGTGTGACGCGACAGGTATAGGGTATGCAGCTTGTAGAGCAGATAGTATAAAGGGGCTTGAGAATCAGCGTAAGCCGCGCCCGTTCCAGTATTGTATTGAGTTTTTCGGTGGAGACAGTGACGAAGAGTTTGTAGAGTGGTTTGACGGGAACTGGGAGAGGCTAACAGTTCCAGAGGCGTTGGTTTGCGGTGGGTATTGGATTGTGCCGATAAAGGGGACAGGGAGTTTTGAGAACTATATCTACCGTGAGATGGGGGACGAGGATAATCTGTTGGTATTGCGGTTTAGCAGTCAGCATCATGCGAATGTGGTGATGCAGTATCGGATAGCGGATTTGACGGTACGGAATAAGTTTATTTACGCAGTCGTCTGGAGGAAGCACAGGAAGAAAGCATAGGGGGAGCATGGGGGTCTTTTAGTCGAAATAGTTTGACAAAAGACAGATAGGTGCATTACGGTAACAGCAGTGCGCGTGATATAAGGGCTTGGGCGGGTAGTAAATATTGCCTGTTCAAGTCCTTTTGTAGTAATTAGTCGTACCGCTCCTAGTACTTTAGCAGTTTGGGCTTGCAAATAAAAGATTTTTGCCGAAAGGAGATTTTGGGTCATGGGAGTTTGTAAGTTGTGCGGAGCGGATACCGAGCTGATTGATGGCAAGTGCTACAGGTGCTTATCACTGTCCGTTTACGAGGAAGCAAAGATAGAGCCTGCGAGTGCAGAGGAAGAGGCTAAGTTTGCGGAGTCGTTAAAGGGTATGGCGGCTATGCTAGTCACGAAAACGCCGCTTGAGCTAATGAAAGAGCGGATAGCTGGCATTACTGACTCGGAGGCAGAGGAGTTTAAGCCAGACTATCAGATTATGTATCACAGGTATCGGGAGGCTATCGACAGCGGAGCGTACTGTATGGTTTTGGCGTGGAACAGTGCAGGGAAAGAGGTAGTAGACGCTTCTAGGGCGATAGCTGTTTGTAAGGCGTAAGGTAGTAGAAATGGACGGGAGCGATAGCGCGACTAAGTTACTGCTAGGGGCAGGGTTTAATAGCGTTGAGGGTCTTGAGCGGTATATACGGGGCTTACAGGATGCGGAACGGATAGGAGAGCCAGAGGTAAGCGACTCTGTGTATGACAATCTCATGCGGGTCTTACGGTCGGTAAAGCCAGAGAGCAAGGTGCTAAATCGGAGTTTACCAGAGAGATGCTATCGTGGCGCAGGGCTAACAGTTATACGGGATTTATCGGAGTTAAGCTATCTAAGACATTTGTTTTTCGAGAGAGGGATAGATACAAGTCTCTTATCGAGCGCAAAGATAGTCGGGCATAGCGTAACGATTAGGTATCTTGACGGTAGGTATGCGAGTGGGGAATTTCGGTGCGGTATAGACATAACCGAGGTTTTGCGTAGCCTAGTTCCCGCGTATCTTCCAGAGCTAGGGTTTTACAGAATGGTAACGATAGGCGGTGTAGTCACGATAAGCCGAAAGAACTTTGATAAGGTCAGTCGGGTTTATAAAACGCCGTTAAGTGCGGTAACTTCGTTTATGCGGGAGACATCGAGCGTGGAAGAGAGGGGGCTACTAAGTCTAGTGTGTGACTCTATAGCGAGTGAGGAAGAGGATAGCTTTCATAGCCTGCTTAGTGAGTATCAGACGCTATCTGCTCTCGGGTTTTTGATTCCTACCTTTCGGGTAACGGATGGAGTGGGGGCGCATAACTTTGACGCTCGGGTAGAAGAGATATTAAGCGAGTTTACGGGGCTTACGCTTCCCTTTGACGCAGACGGAGTGGTGGTAAGAGTAAACGATAACGCTTTGTTTCGAGAGTTAGGGGAGAACGGTAATACTTATCTCGGCGGGTTTATCCTAAAGACAGGGGAGCGGTTTGGAGCGAAGGTCTATAGCGGGTTAATTCACGAGATAGCGTGGGAGTACGGGAGTGATAAGCTAAGTCCTAGGGCGGTAATAAGTCCCGTTACGGTGTATGACGGCAACACGATAAACACTGTGCCGCTTTATAGCGTGGGGGTTATGCGGGATAACAGCTTTACGGTAGGTTCTAAGATATATTTTCTATACGACAACGAGACAGGCGCGATGCTTTGTGACGAGGATGGAAAGGTCGTGAGCGCCTAGAGAGGGGGCAAAGAGAGATGGATGGATTTAATAGCTTTGACGATGACGAGATAGAGCTTCCAGAGGACGGTAAAGACCTTTCGGATAGCGAAGAGCTTAAAGACCTTGAGGGTAACGAAGAGAGGGAAAGCCGCGAGGATACCTTTGATGACGATATAGACGGTCTTTTGGGTAGCTATCACGGGGAAGCGGATGAAACAGATGACAGTCATGCGGGTGAGGAAGTGCTGTATGACGATAACGGAGAGCCATATTACGCGAGTGACCTGGTAGATGACGAGACAGATAGTGCAGAGTCGGGTCACGAGAGTTTATCAGAGGACGAAGAGGATAGCGTGGTAGGTTCAGATGAAGATGAAGAGGACGGTTTAGGCGCTATAAGCGAGGACAGAGACGATAGCCTAGACGATGACGAGGACACCGCAGAAGCCGAGGGCGATACGAGTGATGGTACGGGTGAGGCGGCTACAGTTCGGAGCGATAGTTTCCTAGACGAGAACGGAAAAGTTCGGGTCATGGATACGGAGGCTTCTGGAGAGACTTTTGAGTTAATCAAACTAAAGTACGAGAATCTAGGCTATAGTAAGAGAATCCGCACGAGTAAGAATGTGGACGACTTGGTTAGTAGCATACGGAGTACGGGTTTACTCAATCCTATCGTAGTTGCGCCGTCCGTCACAGAGGGCGTTTATGCGATAATTGACGGGTATCGAAGGATTCTTGCTTGTTCAAAGGTCGGAATCAAAGAGATTCCCGCAATCGTAAACAGAAAGATAACTACGAAAGAGATAGCTGTAGTAGAAGCTCTTTATAATCACAAGAAGCCCTACACGATGCAGGAGATAGTAGATTATATCGAGTATCTTGAAAAGGAGAAAGGAATCACCGACCCGCCGACAGTTGAGTATTTATTAGACTTAAATAACGGTGACTACAGTAAGCTAAAAGACATTCTGTCGGATAATGACGAAGAGATAGTGAGTAAGCTCCTTGAGGGTCAGCTTACTATCGGGGAAGCGTTTAAGAGGCTTGAGAAGCGCCGTTCAAAGGAGACTCGCGAAGAGAAAGACATTAAAAAAGCGGGGAAGGTATATAACGAGGGTGGCGGCACAGAGGAGAGCGCGTTAAATAACTCTGGCGAGATGGCAGACAGCGGAGAGGAGTCGGAAGAGGACAAGGGGTCGCGTTTAACAGCCGACCAGATAGCGGCGCTAGCTGTTGACCCGAGTAAGATAGACTCCGAGATAGAGGACAAGTCGCTTGACGAGATGATAGCGGAGAGCGATAAGACAGAGGGCTTTGAGCCGCATCAGCAGAAGGTAGGGGAGAGGGAGTATTTAGACCCTGCAATCAAGAAAGCGGTTTTGGCGAGAGATAAGTTTACTTGCCAGTGCTGTGGAATCGGAAAAGACGATAGCGAGAGTTATGTAAGCGTAATGGACGCGCATCACATCATACCAGTCTTTTTAGGCGGTAAGGACACCTCGGAGAGCGGGGTAACGAATATAGATAATATCGTTACGCTCTGCATTATCTGTCATAAGATGGTTCATGAGTTTTCTACGGGAGATTTGCATTTGCCGAGAGAGCGTAAGGCAGAGGAAGTCGAGGAGATGAGCGTAGAAGAGCGTGAGCAGTATAAGAAAGAGCAGACGCGCTTTAAGAAGGTCGTTTATTTCGGAGATTTAATCAGAAAGGCGATGGCACAGCGCGGCATCAATCGCAAGGAGTTCAAGAAACAGCATCCTTCTAACGCTATAGGACGAAGGAAGCCGGGAAAGAACACGCCACAGGTCGATATATAAGCGTTAAAGAGGGGGTAAAGTCCTTTGAGGGTAGGTAAGATAAGGTTAAGTCTGCATGGAGTAGCATTAGCTTGTTACTGCGCAGTATTTTTAGCGTTAGCGGTCTTATCGGCTATGTTTTACGATATGCAGACTTTGGTTTACGGGTTTCTCGGAATATCAATGCTTGAAATCGGGTACTTAGCCATACAGCAGGCGAGGGGCAAGACAGCCACTAGAAGTCCTAATGTGCGGCTCGGGTTAGTGGTGGTGTTAGTGATTTCGATAGCAAGTCAATTTGTAAGTTATAGCGCCGTGACTGCGGCGGCGGTAATAGCGCTGGTAGGGCTTATTGTTATCTTAGTGAGTCTTAGGGAGACAGGTGCAAAAGAGGTCGTGCTTGCATTTTGCTTAATGGTCGGTATGTCCGCATTAACGCTGGTTTATCCGATGGGCTTATCAAGGTTTACGGATGAGCGGGATTTGCGGAGCATGAAAGCGATAGACAAGTATAGCGAGTATCTTAGTAATAGCGAGAAGCTATTAAGGCTTTCGCTTGACTATGATTTTTCGGTCGGGGGTAGTGACATAGACACAGATACGCTAACGGTGCTATCTTCGATTACGGGGAAAGAGGCTACGGTAGCGGAAGTTACGGATAGCGAGCTTGTAGATAGGGCGATAAGTGACTATAAGAAAAGCAGGGAGTAGGCTATGGGAGGCGAGATAATCACGCGAGAAGAGGTTATGAAGCGGAGTCTTATTTTGCCAGAGGTTTTAGCAAATATACCAGAGAGGTGCGAGTGCGGGGGCGAAGTAGGGTTTAACAGTGACCTTAGAGAAGCGGTTTGTCTAAATCCGAAGTGCTTTTATAAGACAGCGGAGCGGCTAGGTAGCATGGCAGAGGCTATGGGAGTAACGGGGTTTGATAAGTGGAATTGCATCCGTATTTGCAAAGAGTTTAAGTTAGAAAGCCCGTTTAATGCGTTTCTGGTAGAGAGTAAGGATAAGGGGCTTAACGATAAGATTATTGCCTTAAAAGAGAGCCGTAGCCGAGAGTGCAGTTTAGTTGAAATGGCAGAATACAGTGGTATTTCCGTGATAGCCGATAATGCAGAGACGCTGTTTCGTAAGGTAGAGAGCATAGAACAGTTTTACGGCGGTATCATCGGGGAGCGAGTAAGAGAGTGCTGTAGAGGCGGTGTAAGGCTTTCGGAAATCAGCGTAGCGCTTCAAGAGAGCAAAGAAGAGTTAATGCTTGGTGAGCGGGTATTCTGGATAAGGGGTAGGCATGGCAGATAAATACCGAGTGACTGGAAAAGTTTATTCTGGAGTAGAGATAGCGGGGTTTTCGATAGAGGACAGTGCAGGAGCGGTTAAGCATATCTCAAAGAAGAAGCTAATTGATATGATAAAGGCAGGGCTTATTGAGAACATGGGTCTTGTCGAGAGGGACGGAGAGACAATCATAACTGGTGCTTTTGACAAGATACCTTCGGTAGCAACGGTCGGGAAGCTCGGCTATAAGAGCAGAGTTACAGACGATAGCGGTCATGTTACGGGATATATGTTATCGGTCGAGGGCAAAGAGGACGAGATAGAGGTAAGCATAGACAAGGCGTGGGAGTTGTGTTTTAGTGTCGGGGTAGCCGATATGAAAGCGTATCTTTCGCCTAGTAACGAGAAATATATCATTGTGAGTTGATAGAGAGGTAACAAAATGAGAGGTGCAGTGACAGCGGGTATTTTAATCGCGAATCTCCTGTTTATCTGGTGGTTTCGGAGATATAGCGAGGATAGAGGAATGGTAGCCGCGAATCCGTTCAAGTTTATTTACACATTTTACTGTGTGACGCTGTTTGGCGGGTTGTATGCGGCTAGGTTAAGCGATGTTTCGATAGCTTCTAGGTTTACGAAAGCCTTTATGGAGTTACAGGTAATGCTTTTACTGTATAGTTTAGCAGTTCCGTTTGTAATCGGGGTAAAGAGCATATTACATAAGATTGCCACGGTGATTCTGGTATACAGTGCGAGCTTGCTCGTAATAAGGATTCTTGTTAGGTAAGCGACATGAAGTAAAAATAATAGGATTAGGGGAGTAACATATACATGCAGAGTAGTGACATAATGAGAAGAAACGCGGCGAAGAGGCTATTTGAGTATATAGCGACCGCAGAGAGTCCGAGTACTAATGACTATCTAAGGAGAGTGGTTAAGCAGTTTAAGGACGAGGATATAGACGCAGTAAGCATAGTTTTTAGCGCAAACTGCAAAAACCTTACTACGATTCAGAACTATATCGAGTATGTAGTAGCAGAGCATCATAAGGCAGAGATTTTAGAGAGGTATTCTTCGTATAAGCTGGGTTTATCTACGGCGACTGATTTAAGTGAGCAGTTAGCGGAGTGGGTAGCTACGCCGTGCTTTGAGTCGGTAGAGATAAACGAGGGTTTGCTAGGTACTAGCATAGAGACACTTAAGAGCCTAGGCGTTTCAGCGATATATGTTAGGTATTTAACGAGTTATTACGGAACGACTTACGGAGAGGTAGTAAAAACGAATGCTTTTAGGGTTTTAGAGCCTAGGTTTCATTTGTCTAAGACGCTCTCTAAGCCTTTGGTAGAGGTAATAGACGAGATACTAAAGGAAGGATGCGCTAGGTTTAAGACAAATGTCTATGAGTTTATAGAACTCTACTTAGACCAGTCAACGCGGATAACTTGTGCAGAGTTTGCGCGTAAGGTCGGTATTACGAAGCAGTTTATAAGTTTCAGTCTCGGTAGGGCGCTTGACGAGGTAAGGGATATAGCCAAGGTTTATGCGTTTGGAGCGGATTTTTCAAAGCGTATACGGGTTTTAACCGAGAGCAGGGAAGATACGCTCATAAGTCTCATATTAGCGCCGAGCCAGAGCCGTTATCCCCGTGTAGTAGGAATAGACGAGGGTGAGGTGGCAGAGCTAATCGGTGCAGTAGAGGAGCTAGGCGTAAGGGTTACTAGGCTAGGCGAAGCATATAGAGAGCTACACAACGAGTTTAATATAAATCGTGACGAGTTTAATATGCTAATAGGTATGCTGGATAAGAAGCGGTATACGATTACGGAGAGCAGTATAACGAGAAAGAAGCAGGAGATTTTCGACACGCTAAATAGCCTAGTTTCGGAGATGTACGGAAGCAAGGGTATAGACATAAACGACAACGAGGCGGTCGAATACTTAAATGCTAAGATTAACACCTTAAAGGGCTACAATAGAACGGTAGACGGACTAAAGGTAGCGATAAGGCGGGACTTAATGGATTTAGGCAACGGCAGATACGCAAGCTTTGATGATGTAGAGTACAAAGCGGCGGTAGTTCCGAGGCTAATGACTTATATCGTTTCAAACGGCGGTAAGGTAAACTACGCGGAGATGTTTGACGATTTAGAGTTCGTGCTAAAGAAGTACGGTATTACGAGTGCGGCATATCTAAAGACAGTGCTTATCGTAGCGCTTTCGCATAAGGTTAAGTGCAGTCGGTGGTCTTGCGAGGTAAGGGAGGGAGTAGAGTGAAGAGGCGTAAGGTAGTTTATGCGGCACTTTTAGTGTCAGCGGTTTTGGGGATTACGGCTTGCGGAAAGACAGTGGTCTATGACGAGTCGAATCTGCCGACCGAGACAGTAAAGGGTGCAGAGACAGAGGAAGCTGTGACGGATGGGGCGAGTACGGAGAGTTCGGAAAGCACGGAGAGCGGAAAGCCAGAGAATGACGGTGCGAGGTCAGCGGGGATAGATAAAGTCCATGAGGTCGTAGACAATAAGGCGACCAATATGAAGATAGAGGACGAAGCGAAGCAACAGGAAGTGATAGCGGCGATACGGGGGAAGCTAAACGAGGCGCACAGCAGTTTATCCTCGGTAGGTACGGTAAACTTCGAGATGATACAGCTTGATAAAGCGTCCTACGCGCCGAAGCGGTATATCGCGAATATCAATCGGACAGTCAAAAAGACGGGCAAGGTGTATTCGGTAGAGTCCTTGTCGGATGAGACATATAAGGGAGTCGAGTCGCTTACGAACAGAAAGACTTATCTAATCGACAGCGGGGACAGAACTCTAAGCTACTCAAAGAAGTACGATTCTACGCTAGAGGACGGAAGTAAGAAGCCGTGGCTTGCGGTAATCGTAGATAAGGACATAGAGAACGAGCCTATAAACTTATCCGAGGTAGACAAAGCGCTTGACTTGAGTTTATTTGAGGTAGGCGAGGAGACGAATGACAACATCGAGAGTTATACGCTGACTTGCTACATACCAATTTACAGCGAGCTTGAGTTAATGGGAATCAATCCCGACAGTGTGCTTGTAAGTAAGGATAACTCTGGCGAGTATAAGGGAACTATAAAGATTTACGCAGACAAGAGCGACTATACGATACACAAAATCGAGTTTTCTGGAAAGAAAGCGATGGATGTGTATTACAACAACACATATACAGCGAGTGGCGAGTCAAGTGAAGAGGTAAAGATACAGAAGTGCAGGGCATCGTTTAAGCTTGGCGACTATAGCGACCTTAAGATAGACATTCCGAAGGAGATAGAGGAGAAGCTACCAGAGGATGCGAAGGCGGCGGCAGAGTCGTTTGTAACGCCGACCGAGGATAAGGAGTCGATAAGCCTAGACGGAGACTTTAGTTTGGGGCTGGACGCGGGAAAGACGGACGAGAGTAGTAAGGCAGAGACAAGCGGAGCGGACACGGCGACAGAAGCAAGTAAGGATTCCCTTAAAAAGTAAGCGGAAATAAGGGAAAGTAAGAGAGAGAGTAAGGGAAACGGCTTTCGGGCGGGGTTTATAAGACCCCGCCTTTTTATTTTGGGAAGGGGGCAGGCTAGGGGGGTTTATCGGGTCTATAGGGGCGGTAGTCTTAATTTCGATTTTGAGTCGTTTTCGCCCGAGAGTTATTTAGGGATTTCAGAGGGAAAGGCTTTAGGGGTAGGGGAATAGGGGTAAGAGGGAGAGAGGTCTTAAAATGGCTTCTCGTGGGTCGTAGGGGCAAGGGGTTAATTTGGGGGTTTGGGTAGAGGGGGTAGGAAGGTGGGAGACAGGCATAGGCTTTGATTTTGAGTCGTTTTCGCTAGAGAGTTATTTAGGGATTTAGGCGGGAAAAGTCTTTGAGGTAGGGGAATAGGGGTTAGCTAGTTGTGCCGAGGAATAGGGGTTTTCTATGGGTCAGTAGAGGCACAGGGAGACAGGGGAAGGGGCTTTGTGGATGTTCCCGAAACAAATGTCGGGGACATAGGGTGGCAAGAGGGGAGAAGCCCTTGTCACGCACAGGAGAGGGGCAAATCGGGGCTTTGAGGTTTTCTAGGTAGGGCAAGTAGGGTAACGGCTAGACAGCGTTCTAGTGGGCTTCTCGTAGCTCTAACAGGGAATCGTTTATTTGCTAGGAGTTTATAAGAAAGTGGTTGCAATCTACAGGGCTTCGCGCTAAAAAAAATAGGTATAAACAGTATCACTAGTTGGAAAAGGAGGACAAGATGGCAGGAAATAGCAATCTTCACAGAGCTAAAGAGGCGAAGAATGATGAGTTCTACACACAGCTTTCGGATGTAGAGAACGAGCTTGTGCATTATCGGGAGCATTTTAGGGGTAAGACAGTGTTTTGCAACTGTGATGACCCGACATGGAGCGCATTCTGGAAGTATTTTCACTTAAATTTCGGATTTCTCGGTCTTAAGCGTCTTATCTCTACGCATTACGACAAAGAGCAAAGCACATATATGATGGAGTATCTTGGCGGGGATGACAATGATGTGAGCGTAGGTACGAAAACTCCGCTCAAGGGGAACGGAGATTTTCGGAACGAGGAGTGCTTAGAGTTACTTCGGCAGAGCGACATTGTGGTGACAAATCCGCCGTTTTCGCTCTTTAGAGAGTTTATCGGGACACTGATGGAGTATGGGAAGAAGTTTGTTGTTATTGGTAATAAAAATGCGGTGACTTACAAAGAAATGTTTCCGCTTTTGCGAAGCGATGAAGTTTGGCTTGGGTATTATAGTCCGTCAGAGTTTGGCACTCCGTCTGGTACGACAAAGAAGATAAATGGTTTGTCCCGCTGGTTTACCAACCTCGACATCAAGAAGCGTCATGAGAATCTTATTCTCTACAAGCATTATAGTCCCGAGGAATTTCCGAAGTACGATAACTACGATGCAATCAATGTAGACAAGGTAGCTGATATACCTATTGATTATGACGGTGTAATGGGAGTTCCTATCACATTTCTTGACAAGTATAATCCAGAGCAGTTTGAAATTATCGGTTTAGGTATTGCAAATCTCGGATTAGAGTGTGGAGTACAACCTTATAAGCCTCATCATAAGCAATACAGAAAAGAAGTACAACACAAAGGGCAAGTTGATGGAGATTTGTATATGGTAGATGCAAATGACCATCCTGTTGTTCCTTACGCTCGTATTCTTATCCGACAGCGATTACTTAGATGATAAAGAGAAACGAAGGAAAGATAAATGGGAGGATTACTTACGCGAGAATCACGATAAGGAGAAAATCGAGCCGATAGAATTGTTTTACCCTAGGTCAATGGCGATTTGCGGGTGTATGAACTCGCCAAAAGACACATTAGTATGTGGGGTAAAGAAGTATGCGCGGCTTCTGATTAGGTTTCGGCAGAAGTAGGCTTAGTGAAAGCGAGAGCTGGTTGACTAGTTTATCTGCGAAATTAGCGGGAAGGGGGTTTGTTTGGGCAACGATAATAAATCTTCGGAGTCAGAGATAGTCGGGATTCTATCTGTGATAGCTTTTGTAAGCGTGCTTGTTCTGTTGTCATGGTGGATTTCGTCTACTGCTTTGGAGGGGTTTCAATCTTCAAGGAATAGCGATTCAGATGCTACGCGGATATATGCTGTGTTTGACCGTGCAACCGTAAATTATTGGACGAAAGACCGTTTAGACGCACTGAAAGTAAAGTATGGAACAGAGATAGCAGAGCCTTTGATAGAGGAATGGACACGGGAGTATTTGGATGTTTCATATGTTAGGTATCGGCAGGGAGTTGCTGTCAATCCGTTAAGTGGGCAGGTATACATTTACAGTAGTTCTTCTACTAGGAAAGAGCGCGTGGAGACACCCGTAAAGTCTACGCGGTATGTGTATAGTTGGATAGTTCCTGTAAGTACCTATCGGGACGAATACAGCTCATTTGAAAATGGGAGAGCGGAGTGTGAGGTGATTCTGCCGTCTGGTGAAGTTAAGAAGTTTGTCTTTTCAGCCACTTACTCTGACTACGACAATACCTATAATATCTGCGCTTTTTCTGGCTATAGTGGCGTTCGTATTACGAGTGAGGGTATTGGCGTTTCAAAGATAGACTTTAAGTTGCATAACTTGGTGTCTGGTAAGCGGTATCTGCTCGGTAGCCAAGAGTTTATTGCGGATGACAGCGGGGAGAGGGATTGCAGTATAGACATACCAAACTACGGCTTGCGTTCATATTTGTTTAACGAAGATTCTTCATATCGTGTGCTGTTGCATAGTATAGACGATAGCGGTGCGCTTAAAGAGGAGCTAGCGTTTAATATTTCACTCGGGGATATAGACTGGAAGAGATGAAGAGAGAACTAACATCCGCAGACGAGTTTAGCATAGCTATGCTAGGTAGTATTGTAGTTGCGCTTGTGCTGAACTTTGTAATAGCTGGATTTGTCACGCATTGGGAGAAGAAAGAGGCTTCGGCAAACTTAAAAGGCGACCTTTCGAGGGTAAGGGGGTAGCGTTTGGGTTATTCTGATGAATCTAGGGATTCTGTAATTGGTTCTGTGCTTATTTTAATTCTGACAGGATTCGTTTTGGCTTGTGTTCATTTTAATACTAAAGAGACAGCGAGGCTAAACGCTGTAGCAGTAGAGGATGACGCAACTCGAGTGCAAGCTAAAGTGACTGCGGTGCAGACGGTTTAATGGACAAAGGATAAAGTAGATGATTTAACAGTCTGGTACGGAGATGAGTCCTATCGCCCAAAGTTGGCAAGCTTATCAAAGGACAAGGTGATAGTACATCGAGGTCGTCATAGGTCGGGTTACGGGTTTTATCGAAAGTCAGACGGGAGTCTTGGTACTGGGTGGGTATCGGGGACTGGATACGGAACATATGTTTCACCAGACTTGGAAATTGGAACTGGCTGGACAGTAAGTGGCGAGGGGAGGACGCCCGATAGAGAAGAGAAAGTGACTCTTACACGGTATTTTTACAGATGGAATGTCCCTGTAACGGCATATGCAAACGCTGGCGGGAGTCTGTTAAATCCAGACGGGCGTGCAGTATGTGGCATAACGCCATCTGCGGGTAACACGGGAAGAGTTACGGTGGAAGTCAAGTATGCTGTAAACAAGCGAGTTTACACGCTGGAGGCGGGCGCTTCCGAGATTGATTTATTTTCAGATTATCGCGAGTGCGGTATCTCAAAGTTTACGGTCAAACTATCGAATCTACAGGTCGGTACGACTTATATTTTTGCGGGTACTAAGTTTGTTGCAGACAGTTCCGAGAAGGAGTGTAGTCTTGCTGTGCCGAATTCTGGCTTGATTGGGGATGACGGACAGTCATATTATTCAGATTCGTTACAGAGCGTAGACGCGGCTGGAAATTTGACAACAGAGTTTATTTTCAAGGTAAAGGGAGCTTCGGTAGAATGGTAAGGGGCGACCCTCCTCTTTTGTACGAAATCTGTTGACAGCCTTATAAAAGACTGTTATTCTTATTCTGTAGCTAGAGTTTCTAATGGTTGTTGGGAGATAGAAAATGTACAAAAGAGAGATAGACGGTGTACTTGTTATTGGGGCTGGGCTTCTTCTGGCTCTGCTTGTATGTGTTGGTTTGCTTGTCCATGAGGAAATACAAGATAGAACAGGAGATTAGCCCGATAGGAGTTGAGTTTTTGTCGGCTTCGCCTTGTCTTTACGATATGACCCCGATAGGTGGGACACTGCTTTCTGCGAGCGGAGAGAATAGTGGACTAAAGGCTGTGGACACGATTTCGTATCAGTCCGAGCATGAGGGAAGCATTTATCAGAACGGCAAGTACGGAACTTATAAGTATTATTCAAACAGTATGCTGTTTTCGAGCTATGTAGAGATTGTTCCGACACAGGATGCGAAGGGTAACTGGCACGCAGGCTTTAATTTGCTTTCTCCGAGCGGAGATATAGTAAATGCAGGATTTGAGGCAAGTTCAAATCACAGAAAGACAGAATACAGCCTAATTAGTGGGGGTAATACTTCGCTTGACACGGGCATTTACGGTTTCACGCTAAAGTTTAGCGGTTTAACTGTAGGTGACAGATATGTATTTGCTGGGCAGGAGCTTAGTGTTTCCGATGACGGAAGCGCGATAGCGAGTGTTCTTACGCCTTGCGGGGGAGTCGGGTTTAACAGGGACGGCTCGCTTTCGAGGCATGGCTATCACTATCTTAGCCTTGTGCGGCTGTTGGATAGTGGCACGGTAGAGAAAGAGATTGAGTTTAGCATCGAGATGGCACATTAAGGGGGAGTGGGAGATGATTTTATCAATAATGCTCGGTATTGTGAGTGTTGGTATGCTCTTTACCGCGCTGAAGGAGAAGGAAGTTCCTGCCGAGCGGTTTGTCGGTTTCGGGATTCTGTTTATTTTGTGGGGTATTACCGTCTTGTTTCCGAGCTTCGGGGAAGCTCCTGTTGAGCTGGTGAGGTCGCTGTTTAGATGAGGGAAGTTAGACGGTTTATTCAGCGCATCAGAAGCGATATTTGCCGTTACAGGATTCGCCTTTATTTGTATGATACTGCGAAAATTCGCAGTATCATCGTGGTAACTATTTGTGCGGTTATAGCTTGTCTTTATATATACAGCGTTGGACAGGCGCGTTTAGAAGAAATTCGGTATATACGGGGAGTCACTGTAGTTGGGTTTTAAGATATAGCAGAGTTCTGATGGCATGTGATGAGGGGGATAGCGGTGTTTAAGAAGTGGTATCGGTATCATTCCGAACAGATTAGGGAAATCATTAGAATAATTTTAGCCATCTTTTCGACGCTTGCATTTGGTTGCTTCATGTTCTGGTTTTGTGGATTGTTTAAGCAACCCTGTAATCGGCATATCAAGCCAACAAGTTCCGTGAAGGTGAGCTTTGAATCGGTAACAATTTGCTATTATTCTTCATACCATCCAGTTAGTTGTAGTTGGATGTACGGAGATGCTGTAGCGAGTCCAGAGCCGATTGTTAAGACAGGTGGTACATTTTCCGACCATACGGTGTATTCCTATCCGTCATTTCCTTTAGCGGTAACGGACAGTAACAGCGGTTCTAAGATAGCTGGTTGCGCTCTTCTTGTGGACAATAAGCCAGCAGATTGTAGTGTTTATCTTGACAGTGATAATACGCTTTCTGCGGAAGCTCAATTCGAGTGTTCATCAGAGGAAGATTTAGGCATAGTGGGTGGGAGTGTTCGGTTTAGTGGCTTGACTTACGGGAAGAATTATGTATTTGACGGGAAGCGACTGGATGTGCAAGAGGACGGCACAGCGGTCGGAGAGTTTAATTCAACGGACGGTCGTGGAGAGATTTATTATATACCATTACTGGAAATTAACGCAGGAGAGCAGACTAGTTTATTAGAGATTGGTGTCAAAGGAGTCACTATTTGGGTTTAACGGTGGGTTAGTTAATGGATGTCTCTCTATTTATGGGTGATAAATTGATTGGAGATGGGCTATGAATTTTTTGCAATGCATCAAACGATTGCTTCTTTATCGCCACAGATGCGATTATAAAAGTCAGCACAGTTGTATTGGTGCTATCTTTTGGGTAACAGTCTTTGCTCTATTAGCTGTGAGCTATATATCTGGAATTCCAAAGGCTTATCTAGTCAGTCTTGGGGTCACAGAGAAAGTCTCAAAAGATATAAAGGTCGAGTTTGAAATCGTATCGCTCTCCAAATGCTCAATAGGCTCATCTGTTTCCTGTAGTTGGATATACGGGGATAGTGTTGAATCGTCTGCGCCGAAGTTGAACGATATTAAGCACGGTTTGTTTAGGCAGGATGTGTATGCTTATCCGTCTTTTCCTCTGGCGGTAGGAGAGATGCGGGACGGTAGAATAGGTAGAATAGTGAAGTGTGGTTTGCTTTATGACAATAAGCCTGCTGATTGTGGTGTGTATCTACGCTATGACTGGGGGCTACCTGTGCTTTATGCACAAGTTGACTCTGACAGAGACGAGGAGGCTTTAGGAATCGCAAGCTGTCGTGTTCGGTTTAGCGGTCTTAGGTCTGGAAAGGCTTATGTATTTGACGGAAGGCGCTTGGATGTGGGGGAAGATGGAACGGCAGTTGCAGAGTTTGATGTTCCGCATTACGGGTATCGAAAGGCTGGTGAAGATAAGGCGTATGTAATTCCGTTGTTAGAGGTTGCTGATGGGGAGCAGAAGGGCTTAATGGCGGTGTGCATTAAGCGTGCAGAAGTGAAGTAAGGGCGAGAGTTTGGGGGTGGAATTATGGTTATACATTTTCTTGCTTGTTGTTTAATCGGCAGTATATTTAGTTTGGCTATTTGTGTTCTTGTGGGTCGTAATGCAGTTAGTGCGGCTGTGCCTATTGGCGTAGTAATTTTAATATTGAGTGCGCTTTTAATTGTTGCGGCAGGGGTGGAGGTTTATTGCACTAAGCGTAATGTTCACGCAGTATGCGCGTTGAATTTACAGTCTGAACCATAGGATGTTTCGTTTGTTGATTATGATAAAGAAATGGAAAGGATGAATGATATGAAAGTATATCCAAATGACTTATGCCCATGTGGAAGCGGCATTAAGTATAAGCATTGTTGCATGAAGAAATCGTTAAATCAAACAGGTGTGATAGGTTCTTTACCTGTGTGCAAAACTGAGAAAGATGCTAAGTTCATTGTGAATTCAAGAGGGGCTGTGGTGTTTATGGACGAAGCAAAACAACCGGTTTTAGAAATACCCGAGGGGTCGATAACGAAAAGAGTATTATCAGTCGGTGTTAGTTCTAATAATACACCTATGGTTACCGTACAAGAAAGTGACGGTGTGATTTGTTATCTTCTTCCGAAGTGGTATGAGAGTTGGTGTAGAAATTGTGTTTCAATGGCTGTGGGTGGAATGAATTTGTTCCCATCTGATGTGGAGTTCTCATTAAATAACGGTAAATACGCGGCTGATATTTTATAATCTGTCCGCGAATTGCAATGTAAATCTTTCATCTCCTGCTACAGACGGTGGGAATAAGTATATTTTGAACGCAAAGCTGACTTTAGTAACGGAGTTTCGGAGTCGTTTGGAATTGCGGGCGGCACAGTGCGGTTTAGTGGTTTGCAGTATGGAAAGAGTTATGCCTTTGGGGATAAGAGCCTTGAGGTAGCAGAGGATGGAACGGCAGAGGTAGAGTTTACTGTCCCCGACTACGGGTATGTGGATAAGGAGTTTCCAGATTTGTATTCGGTTCGGCTTGTAAGAGCGGAGGGGAATTCCTTGGAGACAGAGTTAATCTTGTATGTGAAGCGTCCGATAAAGAGCGTTGTGGACGCGCGAGCGGGAAAGTGAGTCACGGGAAAAATTTTCTTGCAGAAACAGTTGACAGGTAGTAATCAATCTGCTAGACTATGGTTGTGGTTAAGAGAGAGGCGGGAGCAGCTGAATCGCCATGGGGCTTTTACAGGCTTCGCGCATCTCAAGACCACTTAGGAACGGGGATAAGTGTTATCCCCTAAGCAGAACAGGCGGTTCTGTGGGATGCACGGCGTTTAACCGAGCGTTAAGCGCCGTAGATAACGGGATGTGGCTCAAGTGGTAGAGCGCTTGCTTTGGGAGCAAGATGTTGCAGGTTCAAGTCCTGTCATTCCGATTTACCGTATGGGGATGTACGGTAAGCCACTTTGCCTCCTTACAATGTGGGATTTTCCAGACGGATAGACGGTGTGGCGGTAGTGTAGAGGGAGCATGACGCTAAGGCGTAGGAGCGGGTTCGAGCCTCGCCCGTCACATTAGCTGACTTCGGTCAGCGAACATTTTCCTCATCTCCAACAAACAGAGCGTTGAGTGCATACCACTCACCTCGGATACGCGATATACGGTCGCCGCTAGGTGCAAGCCCTAGGTATCCGATTCGCTAGAGCATTCGCGAACAGTGCTTTAGCGGAACCTTTCAATCAAACAAATTGTTGGAAGTCAGTAGTTTAACGGTAAAACGCTTTGAGACGCGGGTTCGACTCCCGTCTGGCTTCTTCCGTCCCTCGGAATTCCCCCCCGTTGGCTTGAGTAAGGCTCACCGACACACACAACTCCGAGGAGACGGTTTACGGGCGCGGTAAGGCGCGGTAGGGGGTTCAAATCCCCCGCCCGTCCTGTGCGGTCGTTGTCTTGCAAAATACCTGCCAAGCGAGACAGCGCTCCGCACTCCCCCAAGGAAAGGTGGCTCAATAGGTGAGAGCATTCGGCTCATAACCGAACGGTTGCGGGTTCGAGTCCCGCCCTTTCCACTAGAAGTTTTAGACGACAGTAGTTTACGGGAATGCGCTTAAAGCAGATAGAATACACTTTAATCGCGGAGAGAGGTTCGACTCCTTTCCTGTCGTATAGCCGTAGTTCCGTGATACTCCATATCTGCTACGGTGAATCCTTTCTGGTACCTGCTGGTGCTTGGTTGTGTAGTAGCTTAACGGCTAGAGCTAGGCGTAGCCCGATGCGGGTTCGACTCCCGCCTGCACAATTTGTCCGAAGGTCGGGCAAAATTTATTTATCGTTCGGTTACTTTTTACTGGTAAGGCGTTCGTTTAAGCGGAAAGACGGCATTTTGCCATGTAGGTTCGACTCCTACGCGCCTACTCGTAACTGTGAGGTTTGGTTGGGCTTCACAGTTACAGGATACAAGACTAGCGCTTGTATCCTACGCTTTGTTAGCCCAGTTGGGAGAGCCAGTCAATAATTACTGTGGTTGTAGGTTCGATTCCTACACAAAGCGCTAGACCTTACGGTCTAAAGAAGTTTATCTGCTGTCGTGGTGGAATAGGTAGACACGGCGGACTTAAAATCCGCTGGCTTCGAGCCATGTCGGTTCAAATCCGACCGTCAGCACTGCTTGTGCCATAGATGCCCTAAGTATTGTTCCGTGGAGCAGGATGCAGGCATCACAAGTAGAACTTCCGTCTAAGCGAGGCGAATGCTCCAGTCCTTGCGATGTCGGGGAGAGCCGAAGTTCAAATTATTAGATAGGCAGAGTTATAGGCTTTTAGTGTGGAGAGGTACTCAAGTGGCTTAAGAGAACGGTCTTGAAAATCGCTAGGTCGTGAAAGCGGCGCGAGGGTTCAAATCCCTCCTTCTCCGCTAGAGGTGTTTTTGCTGGTTTCACCTCTAACCTCCTTCTTTTTGGAAACAGCCTTTCGTTTATTTCGGGCAAGATAAACGATAAAGTAAGCCCTGTGGCTTGGGACGCAGGGTTTATCAGAGGGATGGCGACCCTCATATGGAGATTTACTCAAGTTGGTGAAGAGGACAGGTTGCTAACCTGTTAGGTCGCGAAAGCGGCGCAAGGGTTCGAGTCCCTTAGTCTCCGTTCTGCTGTTTATTTCCCTAAGTGTGTGCTTTGGGGAGTGAACTAGCAGTGCTAAACAGTCCTATATAGATGTATCAGCGCAATGCAGTTGGGCATCTCCCTGTAGGATAAAGTTTACTTGCCTCGTGTGAGCGCAAAGCGCTCATGGAAAAGTGTAGGCGTTGCACACGCGCCTAGACACCGCAGACAGCCGCGCTGTAAACGCGGAAGCCGAAAGGCGTAAAGAGTCTGTGTGGGACAGCGGAGAAGGCGGGCGCTGTCAGCTTTGAGGCTGTAGCTTATCTGGATAAAGCGACAGATTCCTAATCTGTAGACGGTAGGTTCGAGTCCTATCAGCCTCATTTGCGGGAATTGTGATAGTACCGCGTTAAGGTCTTTGCCGTGATAGCACAATGGCAGTGCATTTGATTTGTAATCAAAAGGTTATCGGTTCGAGTCCGATTTGCGGCTTATGCCCGCATGGTGGAATAGGCAGACACGCTGGATTTAGGTTCCAGTGGGAAACCGTGTAGGTTCAAATCCTACTGTGGGCAGTCGGCTACCGCAGTCGTTTACCCCTTATGACTGCGGTAGCCTCTTTTGTTTGTATAGGGGATAGAGGAGGCAGATATGAGCGAGAGACAGGGAGATATGAGTTATAAGGGTTATGTGGGAGAGGTAAAGCATTCGGAAGAGGACGGTAAGTTTATCGGTCGAGTGCTTGATATTGAGGACGCAGAGCTTGAGTTTGCGGGTAGTTCCGTGAGTGAGTTGCAGGAGGGCTTCCGAGCGGTGGTTGACCGTTATCTGGAGCTTAAAGGCGAGGATAGTGATGTAGAAATCACGGTTACGCTAAAGAAGAGCCTTCTGCGGGCGCTCGTAGAGTGCGCCGAAGAGCAGGAAGTAACGATTGACGAGTTTGTGAGCGCGGCGCTGTTTGACTATTGCAGTGCGAACTACGGGGACTAAGAGCGCAGTGATTACGAGTAGAGTATTTTCGGCAGTAAAACAGAGCCTTGACAAAGCGACCAGTGCAGAGGATGTACTGGTCGTTGCTGTATCTGGGGGTGCGGACAGCATGTGTTTATTGGACATTACGCGACAGATACGGAGAAGTGTCGGGAAGGTAGTCGTATGTCACTTGCATCATGGGGTGAGGACGGACGGTAGTGCGGAGCGGGATATGCTCTTGGTAAAGGGGTATTGTGACGGATGCGGGATACCCTTCTTTTATCGGCGGGTAGATGTGCCGAGTATTGTAGAGGAAACAGGGAAGTCGGCGGAGCTTGTCGGGAGAGAGCTTCGGTATCGGTTTTTTAACGAGGTAGGATTATGCTACGGGTCATATAAGATTTTGACAGGGGCGAATGCAAATGATTCCGTAGAGACAGTGCTTATGCACTTAATCCGTGGGGCTTCGGTAGACGGTTTATGTGGGATAAGAGAGGTAAACGGTCGGGTAGTTCGTCCTCTGGTTGGGATAAGTCGGAAAGAGATAGAAGCCTATGTTAAGGGGAACGAAGTGCCGTATAGCGTAGACCCGACAAACCTAGAGGTAGAGTATACGAGGAACAAAGTTAGGCTTGAGTTAATCCCGTATATCGAGAGGAATTTGAATCCGAATATCGTGAATACGCTTTTAAGTAGCATACAGTCGTTTTCGGAGGACAGTGAGACGCTTAATCGGCTTACGGATAGGGCGTATAAGAAGTATCTACTTAGGGATACGGGGAAGGAGCGCGTGTTTTCGCTTAGTCTTTTAAGTGAGGATAGGTCGATAGTGAAGCGGGTATTGTTTAGAGCTGTAAGAGAGGTGCTAAATACAGCGCAGTTTAGCTTTAAGACAGCGATGATAGATAAGCTACTGGATAGCCCGCTTACGGATGGCAGGACTCGGCAGATAAGTTTATCAAAGCGCCTAAAGGTGGTTGTATCAAAGGGAAAGATAGCGGTGGTTTTGGAGTGACGCGCGGGGGATTTTGGAGATGAGAAAAGTAGTAGCTCGGATTACCGAGGACAAAGTAGAGAGGTATGTGGTAGCAGACACGGAGACGCTTTCGGTAGACGAGGTTTATACGAACGAGTTAGCGGATTATGGGTTTAGCGAGGCAGACTGCTCGGACATTATGGCATTATATTGTGGCGGAAAGAGTGAATTTTGCGGGATTGCGGACTTTGTAGACACAGAGTATGCGTGGATTCTTGAGGTGTCTTATCGTGGAACGCTTAACTATCTTCGTAAGAAAGCAGAGCTTGATTACGGAGAGATGCACTCTATTCTGGATAAGAACCTTGAGAATCATTACTTTGCGCTTGAGATTCCTGCGACAGACAGAGTTTATGCAGAGCTTGCATCATTTAAGAATCGCATCCGAGGCGAGTTTATGCTTAGAGGGTCTGACGCGGTTAATCTCGACATTGTAAGAAAGACGATTAGCGTGTGTAACGGCAGTGGAACGGTGGTAATTCCGAAGATAGACGGGATTGAGACACTTGAGGGAAGTAGGGAGTTTAGGGGGCGGCGTGTCCTAGTCGGAGACGGGATAAAGCGGGTGCTGGGTGACGGGTTTACGGGTTTAACGGTAGTAGGAGAGAAACTTTGCATTCAAGAGATTGTAGGGGTTAATCACAGTGTTTCTTTCGAGGGTGCATGTTATTTTGAAAGCCCTGTTAAGATTACGGGTAATATTACGGTAGCCGACTTCTCGGAGTTGTCTATCAATGTAAAGAGGATTTGCACATACGGGATTACGCTCTCTGGAACAGATTCGCCCATAGAGTTGCGACTTTATTCGAGCGTTGATGGCGTGATTGAAAGAGATGGCATAAATTTTGGTATGTTTGATAACGCTCGGCTTACGCTTGGGGACGGTCTTAGCTTGTGCGGTCATAGCATATACGGAAGTTTAACAGAGCTTATCTTAGACGGCGAAATTGCGACTTTAGACGAAGAGTCTCCGTTTAGTGGTTCGATAGAGCGGGTAGTCATTACAGAGAAGTGTAAGGAGTTGCCTCCGTACTTGTTTTATGGATTGAGTATTGGGAGTATAGAGATTCTTCCGAGGGAAACGCCGTTATATATCGGAGCGCGTGCGCTTACGACAAAGGATTTGCTTCGGACGGACGGCTATTCTGGGTTTATTGGGTCGGTTTTTAGCAATGAGAGGGTTGTTTTACGGGAGGACGCGCTTAATGGAGCGCATATTTCTTTGGCAGTCGGGGTAGATATAGCGTGTAAAGCAGAGACAAGAGCGTTTAGGGGTGTAACATTTGCGGATACGACAGTTCGTGTTAATGCTGGTAGCGAAGATTCGTTTTTGTTCAGTGGGACAGAGTTTTTAAGCTGTAAGATAGAGCTTCCGTGCTATACGAATGGCATGTTTTATGACGCAAGGCTGATTTGGTGCAGGATAGCAGTAAAAGGAAAGAAGAAAGCGCTTGACTGGGGCTTGTTCTGTGGGGCTACTGTTGATGTAGAGAATATATTAGATACCTTTAACTTAGACTCTGGAGAACTCACGCTTATGCCTTTTAGTATAGACAATGCTCGGTTTATTCGTTTCGGGAGTGAACATTTTAGCGGGGTTAGTCTTGTGACAGACAAAGCTACGACAGCCGAGAAAGAGATTACGCGGGCAGAAATCGTGTGTGACAGAGGGTTTACTGTTTACGTTAGCCTCTCGTCTGGGGTAAAGATTTTTTAAGCCTTGACTAACCTATGGTAAAAATTTAATTTGTAGTAAAATGCTTGATTTTCTACCAAATTATGCTATATTAGTTGGCAAGGGGGTATATCAGTAGTTTCCAACAATGTAGAAGAAGTATGAGTTGCTTCTCGATTTTCTATCTTTTGATTAGTGAAGCAGTCCTGTATAGATGTATCAACGCAAGACGGTCTGGAGACAGAGGAGTTGAAATGCAGAGTAGAAAATTCACAGTAGTGACGCAACTACACGAGAAGAATAACAGAGGTTTAATTGAATACATTGAATCTTCTCGTAGAGATTACGGGAAAGCATTGCGGGAAACTTTTTACGCAATCAAGCGCGGCGGGTTTAACAAATCAAAGTATAATACCCATCTTCAATATAAGTACGAAATTGTTAGTAGAACTGCAAATTCTATCATTTATGACGCTCAAGGACGCTTTAATGCTTTCAGGGAGCTGAAAGAGTATGAGAGGAAGCAGTTGAAACGAAAGATTAAGCATCTTGAGGAGTCAGTTATCCCCAAATTGGTCAAGCAACGGAATAAGAATTCAACTAAGTTTCAAGAAGGAGCATCTGTTTCGTTGGTTCAACAACGGAATCTAAGGTTAAGAGTAGTCGCGAAGAGGTCAAGATTAAATCGGCTAAAACAGAAACTAAAAGCGCTGGAGTACCAATTAAAATCTGGAAGGTTAAAGCTTTGTTTCGGTACGAAGAAGTTGCTTAGACAAGGCTATGAGAAGTTTATTGAACAGCGAGACAGTCAAATGACTTTCATAGGAGCTAAAGAGAAAACAGCGTGTAATCAAGTTTTGCAGTTGACCTACAATCGAAGGAGTAATCAGTTTTTGGTTCGATTGCGCAAGGATTTTGGTGGCTATAAGTCAGCTAAAGGTGAAGATAGATATGTCTACGGTAAAGTTTATTTCAATCATCACAAGACACAAATAGTATCAATTTTGAGGTATAAGACTAGTCCTCTATCCTATAGGATAGTAAAGAAGGATGGTAGATATTATCTTTACTGCACTTTTGAGTTTCAAGTGGGGAATGGCGATATAGTTACTCGTTCTTCTTACGGAACGATAGGTTTAGATTTTAATAAAGGTTTTGTGACCTTATCAGAGACAAATCAATACGGTCATTTAGTTCAGACAGAGTTTATGCAGTATCGTTTCAAGTCTGGGAACAAGACCAAGACTGACTTACAGCGCATAGCGAGTCGTGTAGCTTGGCTAGCATTGAGAAGAGGTAAGGATGTTTGTATAGAGAATCTTGACTTTAGAGAAAAGAAAGCTAAAACAGAAGCAAAGCAAGGCAAGAAATACAACGATATGCTTCATTCATTAGCTTATCGAGAGCTTAGTGAGGTGATGGAGAGTGTAGCATACAGAAATAGAGTTGAATTACACAAAGTCAATCCAGCATGGACATCATGGTTGGCAGAGAGGATTTATTGTAAGCCTATGAAGTTAAACACCCATGTAGGCGCTTCATATGTAATAGCAAGGCGTGGACAGGGGTATAAAGACGCTGTATAAAGCTTTTAATAGTCCTATACAGATGTATTCAACGCAAGATAGTTGGGCATCTCCCTTTAGGGCTAAGTTTATCAGAAGCTCTGGCAACAATTTTCATTGTGTGGCTTACAGTCGAAATGGAATGAGTCAGAGTGGAATAGGTTAGCCGTAAGACCTTGAGTTGGAAAACTCTAAAATTGAGCTAGAGATATGGATTTCAGAAATTTTGTATTTTCTAGTTACGGTGAAAGGTTTATATGAGCGACTGAGGAAAGAGAGCCTTGACCTTTCGGTAGACTTTTCAAGCGGGGAATCTGGCATTTCGGAGATAGTTCTTCACGAGCATAACGCCTACCAGTTAAAGAGCATTGGGTATGCTGTTTACTGCTACGGAGATAAGCGAGTTAAGGTTTATGTGCTTTTGGACAGTGAGGGCTTGGGGGCTTGCAAGATAAGTGAGGATGAGGCATTTTCGCGTATTGAGCAGGCGTTGATTAAGCATTACGAGGCGCTTAATAGCGGGATAGAGGTTGTAAAGCTGTAAGGGGGATAGCGGTGAGTTTACTGGATTATGCGGGGCTTTTACGGAGAGGAAGCGGAGCGAAAAGCCTTGGCGAGAGCGGTTTAAGTAGAGGCACGCATAAGGTGCTTACAGAAGAAGAGAAGGCAGAGATTTTCGCGCGGGTAGACGACGAGTTTCGGGGTCGGGAGTGCAGACGGGTTAAGTTAATCGGTTTAAGCGCGGTAGTGCTTTCGGTTGTCATAGCGATAGGCGGGATAAGGTATCTGAACTCGCATAGTGTAGCTATCGGTGCACGGTTTATGGGAGTTACGGTAAGTCGCGTGGTGGATACAGCGCCTACTGGGGAGACAGGGAACAAGGACATAGCGCTTCTTCCGAGTAACTAGCTGTCTGACGGTAGGGTAGTAGAGAGCTATCGGTTAAGCGGGATACTGCATGAGATAGACGAAAACAATGCAGTTAAGAATAACGGCGACCGTTTTCTAAAGGAGTCGTTTAGCGTTGGCGGGGCATTACGGCAGATAGACTTAAAAATAGCCTATGATGCTAATTCTGCGACATATACCTTAAAGAAAGCCGCGATTTCTGGGGAGTTTGGAGTAGCGGATTTAGGCATTTCGGAGATTACGCTGTCGCTTGGCAGTCTTAAAACAGATAGTAAGTATCTGTTAAACGATAGTCCTATAGATGTTTTGTCAGACGGCACAGCTATGGTTGAATTAAAGCTAGATAACTATGGATTAGGTAGGGGACAGAAGTTTATCTTGTATCGCGTAGATGGCGATAAAAAGACGCGGACATTAAGGTTTATCGTTCCCGCGACTGGGACAAGGGGGTAAAGGGGTGCTTGAAAATGTAGCGGTAGCGATTGTTGCGTTGTTGATAATTGCTCTTGTTGTGACTGGCATTAATAAAGCGTTCGAGTATAAGAGTCGAGTAGAGGAAGCCTATTTAGCCGCGTTAGAGAGTGGTGAGATAGTAGCACCGAAAGTTACCTTGACAGGAATCTCAATTGTAACAAGAACAAAGGGAGTGATTAGGCTTTTCCGGATGACGGAAAGCGGTCTAAAGGAGCTAAAGCAAGTAAATCATTGCTTTGAGTGCGAAGGGATGTATTCGGCTTGGTGGGAAGCTATAAGTTTATCTGACAGTCCCTTTAAGGGGAGCGAGAAGTATCGGTTTGTAGGAGTCTTAACTAATGGAAAGCGAATGCAGTTTTGTCTGCATGAAAGATACCTAGACAGTGGAAAGTCTTATATGATTTCTTCTTCCGAAGGTCTTGGTGCAGACAGGATAGACTTAAAGTTGACAAATTTAACGCCGAATGCAACTTATTTACTAGGGCAACTAACTTACACGGCAGACGAGAACGGTTGTATTGCTTACTATTACTATCGTAAAGATAGTTATGCGTGGCTTCGTGAAACTTCATATCATCTTTCAAGAGTTGATAGCTACGATTTTACAGACATAATGGACATAAAGCTTTCGTTATGGAATCCATACAAATAACCGTCAGAAAAACCAAAGCAGTTTTTGTGCTAAATAAAGAAAAGGAGAGTCATGCAGAAGAGTTATCGTGAGTTACAGCATTTGCGGGAGGAGCTTGAGAAAGTGCTTTCTGACTGTGCGGAGTCCGAGAGGAAGAAACTTTCGGATAAGTTACGGGGTGTGATGAAGCAGTTGCGACAGTATGAGGAAGAGCGGTTGATTTAAGACAATAGAAAGCGAGGTAGACGGGATGGTAACGATACGGTTACGGACGCTTGCGGATTGCAAGGATTTTGTGGATTTAGTAGGGTCTGGAAAGTACGAGGAATGCACAGTAGATGTTTACCTCGGTGAACAGCGGTCTAAGGTTACGGTAGATGGAAAGTCCTTGCTCGGGATAATGAGTTTAGAGCCGAACAAGGTGCTTAATGTTACGATTTCGAGCTTTGATAGCGAATTAGCTACAGAGTTAGAACATAAAATAGGTGAGAAATTCGGAGGATAAGAGAATGGATGCGATTAACAGGTTTAACCACGGCGACAAGGACGGAAAGAACGAGGCAGACGGGCTGGACAGCTTGAATCTCGACTTAGACATCGAGGATGGTGAAGAGGTCGAGGGTCTTGACGATGACGACAGTCTGTTTGCGAATCCCGAGGAGGAGTGAGAATGGGTAAAAAGAAGCGGACAGGCGGGTTTGAGGAGAACGACCGTGACCTTTTTGGGGATGTAGGTAGTTTATCGGGTAAGGATTTTGAGACTTCGGACGATTCGGAAGATTTGTTCTTTGGCTCGGATGATGGAGAGGACGCGGAATCCGAGGACAAAGCGGCTGATAAAGGCAACAAAGGCATGAGTGACGAGGACGCGGCAAAGCACATTGCAGAGCTTCTATCGGGTCTTTTTGAAGCGGCGGGTCATGCGGGCGCAAAGCAGAAAGCCGAGGTTTCTAAGGCTAGCGACAGTGACGCAGAGATTGATGCTATGGTGTCAAAGGCGGCGGCGAAAGTCGGAAAGGCGTTAAAGACAGCAAAGCGCGGTGCAGAGGTCGGCAAGAAAGGTCTTGAGACAGCGGCAGAGGGCGTTACGGAGTCGGAGGCATTTAAGAAGCTTATAGACAGCGTTTATCGCGCGATGGAAGTCGCGAAGGTCGGCGCTGATAAGGTGAAGGATGCCGTAAAGCGAGAAGATAAGGGCGCGGAGTTTGATTTTGAGGATTTTGACACGGTTCGTACGGAGTCAGAGCCTTTGGATTCTGACAATCCGCTTGCTACGCTGGGTTTCTACGAGCTGTCAAAAGAGGGTGGCGCGTCCGAGGTACTGAACGAGGCGCTTACGGCGCTTAATGAAAAGTATCGCGGGCTTTCTGGGACAGTGATTGAGGAAGCGCTTCTTGCGGCGTTGTCGGCAGACACAGAGAGCCGCTTAAACGGTAAGGTAGTTGAGACAGAGAATCGGCTTCTTAGCTATCGTGTCCGTAGTTTAGAGCGTATTAGCACAGAGCTTCGTGAGGCAGTGAGCGGTTGTGCGCTTACGCCGAACGAGTATGTTGAGTTAAAAGAGAAGGTTGATAATCTGGACAAGCAGATTGAGGGGCTTCGGGAGATTAACGCCGAGTTTACGCGCCTTGGTAAGAAGTCCAGATAAGGCTTGGAGGTGCTGATATGCGGAGAGAGCGTTTAACGCTTGCTGTGCTTGTCGGTGCGATGGTGCTAGGCTTGTCTGGTTGCAGAGATACAGGGTATCGTAAACAGAACAATGATTATGTGGTAGGGTACATAGATAAAAATATGTACCCTATTTATAATTTGCGACCAGATGCCAAGTTCACTTATCGTGCAAACGAGACATTAGAAGTAGAGTGCTTCACAGACAGTAGTTTATCCGAGGATTCAAAGGTAGAAATCATTGTAACGCCAGACGGAGCAGAGTCTAAGAATCGGGACGGTGTGCTTTATACGGTACAGCCCGTAAGGGAGTGGGAGCGGGATAAAGCATATTACCTTAGGGTCGGCAAAACGGTAATCCCGTTTCGGACGGCTTCGATTGCGGAGAAGCCCGTGCTTGGCTACAGTATTGATAACGGGGAGTTAAGCCTAATCTGGAGTGAGGTAGCAGGGGCTACAGGGTATAAGATATATAAGTCGGGTCGGGAGTTATGTACCGTTCCGAGTAGTCCGCTGGAATTTCGGGATTTTTCTCTAAACGGGTCGCACGGAATCGGGAAAGTGAGTAACGAGGTTACGCTGTATCAGAACTACGGGTTAGCGCGGGACGATGTTTATTCGGTTTCGGCGGTAGTCGGGGATAGGGAGAGTGCAGAGAGTAATCGGTTAGTGATAGCGGATATTGCAGGGATGTTGCCTGTTAAGATAAGCGGGGACACGCTAAAGGTAGGTTCAGAGGTTTCAAAGACAAAGGATTTGCCGCGTTCAGTCGGGGTAGAGATGTTAGACGGCGGGGTAGTGCGGCAGAGCATTGAGTATGAGATAGACGATTCGACAAGGTATAACAGCAATGTGTATTACGGCTATCATGTGCTTGGGACAGAGCTTCGGGGGTATATTGAGATAGCGGTCGGAGACAGAGGCGCGTTGCAGGGTAGGATTGAGAACGGAATCGAGACTTATGCGGATGCGATGTCGCCGCTTGCGGTGAAGCAGGACGGGGGCAGAGAACTTGGTGGAGCGGTGCGGTCAGTTTATCTAAACGCCTATGTAGGTAAGGGCGAGGGAGAGAGTGAGAGTTCTGGCTTTGAGGAATATTTGATAAGCGCTTTGAAAGCGCACGAGACAGAGATAAGCCTTAAGGGGTATCCTGCGTTTACGGACACAGATAGCTTACAGGGGGCTTTGACGCGGGTGCTATCACAGAATCTAATCTACGGAGTGGAGCGGGTAGCGTTAAACGCGGACAGGACAGGTTTAACGGTAGAGTATTCGGATAAGGCGTTTGAGCGACAGATAGAGATATACAAGGCGATTTCTGGGGTGAAGATAGACGGAATAGCGGATATGGACGCAGAAGCCAAAGAGGACGCGATTTATAGGTATATAAACGACAACTTCCAGTATGAAGAGGGGTCAGACATATACGCGATGGTAACAGAGGGAAGAGGTAATGCGGTCGCGTATGCGCAGTATTTCAAGGATTTGTGTCGATATAACGGAGTGGATGCAGACATTGTAACGGGGTGCATGTACGGTAGGCGGCACACTTGGAATAGCGTGAAGATAGGGGAGTCTATCGTCTATGTAGACGCGGTAAACTGCTTTAAGAATACAGGTGTTACGCGGATTTGTTACAACATGAGTCCAGAGTATGCGAAGAGTGTCGGGTATGTAAGCGACAGGTTTATAGAGGGAAGTGACAACAGTCACGAGTATTACAGCCAGAACGGGCTTGTAGCTACGAATTTAGAGGAGTATAAGAGTTTAGTTCGTGGGGAGCTTGAAAAAGGCAAGAAGGTAATCACGATTCGGTATACGGGAGATGAGATTCCGTCTGGTGAGATAACGAGTAATGTAGCGGAGGTATATAAGGCGGCTGGGAAAGAGAGTTTATTAAAGACGCTTCGGTTTGGGGACGGGTTAGGCTATTATGTCCTCTGGAACGAAGAATAACGAAAAGGGTAACAAGGGAACAAAGCATACACTCTAAAATACCTACCTAGATTTTTGGTGTTGTAATGAAAATCTGGGAGGTGCATAGGGTGTATGCTTTATTTTGTTGGTTATGCAAGGAAGGAGTCCGAGACTAAGGCGAGGGTTTATTCCTGTGCGGACGGATGTGTTTCAGACTTAAGCCTAGATAAGCTCTACGAGTATACTAGGCTAAATCGCGTGCGAAATGCGAAGATGAGTGAGGGCGGCGTATTTGAGGTAAGTGGGTGCGAGGAGAAGTATCCGAGTATCGACTATGACAGCGGGTATGTGTGGTATGGCGGGGTGGTAGTGGACGATAGTGTAGAGGATGGGGAGTCTGTCTATCATGTCGTAGACATAACAGGCGGGGAATCGGATATGCGAGCCTATGAGCTTCGGGATTTTACGAAGAGCGGTCTATTAGGCAACGCAACGGTAGAGGGCGATACGGTAACGGTTGCCTCGTTTAATCCCGACCGAGTGCGCGAGGTATACGATATGCGGGACAAGGTGTTAGACATATACTTGTCTCGGCTTCGTGCGGTGAAAACATTCTTTGAGGCGTGTGATGCGCTTAAGGCAGAGCAGTATGAGTTAGATGACGAAGAGATTGAGCGATATTCCGAGGAGTTAAAGCGGCGAGCAGAGTATTTTATAGACGAGAGTTTAGGTAGCTCTGTAGTGCGCCGAGGGATAGGTGCGTCTCAAGGAAACAATTTACTTAGACAGGAGGATTGCGATGCATGAGGGTAGTTAGGCACATTGCGGTAGCCTCGACTGTAGTAGCGTTTGTAGCGTTTAGTAGCGTGACAGCGTATGCGGCGGGGAATATCGCAGAGAACAGTACGATAGACTTTAACGAGGCTTCCAAGTACGGGGAGAAGGCAACGCCTGTGATTACGGACGGGAAGCTGGTGGTAAAGTCATCGCCCGACAGTAATGCGGGGGCGGTAGGAACGATGGCGGTCGGTTCGGCGGTAGATGTAATGCGGTCGGACGACAGCGGGGACGGGTGGATAAAGATAAGCTCGAATGGCATTGAGGGGTGGGTAAAAGCCTCGGATGTAGTAACGGGCTACAACATGGAGGCGTATGTCATAGACAACAGCGCGGTATATCCGAGGGAAGCAACGATAATTGCGGATGGCGGGGCAACCCTAACGAAAGATGGGGGAGACAGTGCGATAGCGGTCTTAAAAGAGAACGACACAGTAAAGATAGTTCGGGAGTCAGAGGATTATCTGTATGTAAAGGCAGATAGGGGGCTGACGGGGTATATCGAGAAGAGTAAGGCGCGGGTAGACGAGCCAGAGTTTAAGGGAGCGGACAAGATAGAAGTTCCGAAGCCCGTAGTCCCGCAAGTCACGAATCCGAATTACAGCGAGTATTACACTTTGCCAGACGACCCCGACACATGTAACGGGTATACGCCAAACAGTGAGACAGAGCTTCGGAAGGAGATGTCGAACTATGGCTTGCAGTGGTTAGGTCGTCCGTATGTGTTTGGCGGAACAAGCTTCGACACAGGAATTGACTGTTCGGCATTTACGCAGAACATCTATCGGCAGTTTGGGATAAGTTTGCCGAGGACAGCGGCAGAGCAGGCTACGGTAGGCAGGGAGATAGCGCAGAGTGAACTACGGGCAGGAGACTTGTTATTTTACTGGGACAGCGGACGAGGCTGTATCGGTCATGTAACGATGTATATCGGCAACAACAAGGTAGTTCATGCGTCAAATCCGAGGAATGGCGTAATTGTATCGAATGCGTTTTACAGAGCGCCAACAACGATACGGCGGTATATCGAGGATTAAGAGAGAGGGGAGCGTCCTAGCGGGCGCTCTTTTTGTTTTAGGGGAAGCCGAGAGGGGCGGGGGAGGACAAGGGGGATTTAGGGGCGGGGCGGTAACAGTGGGGGTAAGGGGTTTTGAGGAATGGGGGTAGCAGGGCGGGGCTGGAGTTTAGGTGTGGGGTGCTTGGGCTATAAGATACGGGTTTAGGGCGGCAGGGTTTATCTTGCTAAGGGGTAGCCTAGGATTTCGCTTCTGGCGCGTTTTCGCCCGAGAGTTATTTATGGATTTTAGAGGGAAAGGTCGTTAAGCTATCGGTGTAGGGGTAGGCGGCAGGGCGAGAGATTCCTAGGTAGAATTAAGGCGAAAACAGGCAAGAGAACCTTTGTTCTATCCTGTACGGGCGGGGATAGGGTTTCCGTTGTGGAAAAGTGGATAAGATTGTTAGTAAGTTCGGGTAGGACACTCTGGTTTATGGGGTAACAATGGGGCGGTTACTCGCATTTCGATTCTGGAGCGTTCCTGCCCGATAGTTCTTTAGGAATTTAGGCGGGAAAGGTATTTAGGCTATAAGTGTAGCCTAAAAAGTTTCCGTGCGTTCTAGGGGGCTTCTCGTGGCTCGTAGAGGGTCACAGCGCAGGGCAGGAGTTTATTAGATTTCAGTTGTTTTAGGGAGGCATTTGTGGTAAAATAACTTAAATAGATAGCTAGACAGGAGGCTTGGGATGGGACGGAATAGCGAGCTAAATCGGGCGCGAGTCGGGAAGAACGATGAGTTCTATACAGATATGTCGGATGTCTCAAAGGAGATGGTGTGTCACAGAGAGCGGTTTCGAGGAAAGACTGTGTTCTTAAACTGTGACGACCCAGTTACAAGCGCCTTTTGGGAGTATTTCCACTTAAATTTCGGTTTTCTCGGGCTTAAGCGGCTGATTGCTACGCATTATGACAAAGATAAGCCGACCTATAAGCTTGAGTATTGCGGTGGGGATGATAACGAGGTTCTTGTAGGATATAAGACAGCCCTTATCGGGAACGGAGATTTTAGAAATGAGGAGTGCCTTGCGCTATTAAAAGAGAGCGACATCGTAGTTACAAACCCGCCGTTTTCTTTGTTTCGGGAGTTTATCGGGACGCTTATAGAGCATGAGAAAAAGTTTATTATCCTCGGGAATATGAACGCGGTAACAGCGAAAGAGGTGTTTGACTTATTTCGTGAGAATAAGGTCTGGTATGGCGATTCAATTCATTCTGGGGATAGGCGGTTTTATGTGCCAGAGAGTTATCCACTTAATGCGGCAGGATGCGGCGTAGACGAGGACGGTAGGCGGTTTATACGGGTCAAGGGGGTTCGGTGGTTTACGAATCTTCCCGTCAAATGTAGGTCTGAAAAGATTATTCTGTATAAGCAGTACAGCGAGGAAGAATATCCTAAGTTTAATAAATTTGATGTGATAAATGTAGACAAGACAGCGGAGATACCTATTGACTACACGGGCGTTATGGCAGTCCCGATTTCGTTTCTTGATAAGTATAATCCAGAGCAGTTTGAGATAGTTACGCTAAGAAAGCTGTCAGACGGGAGTATACAAGCGTTTAGCGGGAACGAGGGAAGTGAGTTTCCAGTTGCTACGAGGATAGCGGGGATGCTAAGGGGAAGCGAAGGGGAAGCGAAGGAGAAATCGGAGATAGGACAACTTATGCACGGATAACTATTCGGAGGAAAGCGGTCGGTGACAGAGAATGAAAAGGTAAATGAGAGGCTTAAGCGTGCAAAGGATAGGCAGGATGACGAGTTTTATACGCAGTATTCGGACATAGAGCGGGAGCTAAAATATTACGAGTCTAAGTTTGTAGGGAAGCGTATTTATTGTAACTGCGATAATCCGCTTGAGAGTGCATTCTTTCGATATTTTCACTTAAATTTTAATAGGCTCGGGCTTCGGAGTTTAACGGCAACGCTGATAACAGAGGAAAAGTTATTTTTAATTGTCGGAGCTTTGCCTTGGCTTGGTTATAGCCAGATATTTCCGCTTATACGGGATAATAAAGTTTGGACAGGGGTGAATGATATAACAGAGTTTATCCGTCCAGACGGGACTTTTCGGCACATAGGTTTTGGGCTTTGGGTAACAAATCTGGATAATTCTAGGCGGCATAAGCGCTTAGAGTTGCGGGCGCAGTTTTCTAGTGAAGCGTATACGAAATATGATAATTTTGACGCTATGAATGTGGATAAGGTAGCAGACATACCAAAAGATTATTTCGGTGTGATGGGGCTTCCTCTGCCGTTTCTGAAACAGTATAATCCCGAGCAGTTTGAGATAGTGGGGTTTCGGAAGGGAGACGATGGGAAAGACTTGCGAATAGGCGAGCGAGAGCTTTTTAGCCGAGTTTTGATTCGGAGAAAGGAGTAAGGTATGTGGCTTAGAGATATTATCTTAGCACATCAAATGAAGCTGTCAGACGCAGTAGAGAGGGGAGATAATGACGCACAGTTTAGCTGTTTAATGTTTGCATTGCAGTTGCCGAGTATGTGTGCGCGGCTTGATTTTCCGAGGGATAAATACGAGCAGTTTTATTCGGGCGGGAAGCCACATGATAGAGAGCTTTATATCAAGTGGCTTGAGAAGAATCACGCCTTGCTGGTGGAAGGGAGTAGCGGGTTTTTGACTTTTAATGATTTCTGTTCAGCAGTTTATGAGCTTCGGTGTAGTCTGGTACACGAGGGGATTTTAGAGTCAAATAAGAGATTACAGAACATTAGGTTTTTATCGGGAAATGGCGCGGGTTTGTGCCTAGGAGATAAGCAGTATATTCCGCTTTATTATCTGTGTGACGCGCTCTTTACGGGGGCATTAGACTCGGTTAGCGTTAAGGAGTTTTCGACTAATCAGAGTGGTGGTTTCTCCCTTAGTTATAACAGTAAGGTAGCCGTAATGGATGCGGATAGTCTGGTAGTAGATATTTCGGAGCTATCAGATGAGGCAGTTAATATGCGGAAACGAGCGGAGGAGTTCTGGGGAAAGAAAACCAAAAGAGAGTCAGCATTGTTTGCCCTGTATGACTATCTGGCGCATTGGCAGTTGTCGGTATTTGACGAAATGGAGTCTCATTTTGCAAAGGATAGCATAAGGCGGCGAGACACACTTAGCCTAGAGATTGCCTATTATGGCGGGCTAGATGGGGACAGTTTAGAGGAACTGGGTAAGAATTGGGTCTTTCGGGCAAAGGACGGTAATCTTAATGTTTATCGGCTTTCGGTAGACGCAGGGGTTTATCGGGAGATGCAGAAGATTGTGCGAGAGTTTAAGCAGTTTATTCAGAGAGGAAAGGCTTTATGAAGATTTCAGAGCGTAAATTAAAGGTTTCGGAGCTTGTGGCGGGATACACCGATGATGGAGAGGACGGTGTTTTCGGATTTGGTGGGAAGCTTTCGATTCGTCCCGCATATCAGAGAGAGTTTGTTTATAAGGACGCGCAGAGGAATGCAGTGATTGATTCGGTGCTTTGTGGGTATCCTTTGAATGTGATGTATTGGTCGAAGGTAGGGGATGATAAGTACGAGGTGCTTGACGGACAGCAGAGAACGATTTCGATTTGTCAGTTCATTAACAGCAGTTTCTCTATGAAGATAGACGGTAATGCAAAGTTTTATCACAACTTAACCGAGGATGAGAAGCAGATAATCCTAAACTACGAGTTATCCGTTTATGTGTGCGAAGGTAGTGAATCAGAGAAACTTGCATGGTTTAAGAGAATAAACATCCCAGGCGCTATACTTACAGAGCAGGAGCTTCTTAACGCGACTTATACAGGCACTTGGCTTTCAGACGCAAAGAATTACTTTTCTCGGCGTAACTGCGTAGCAGGAAAGGTAGGAGAAGGTTTTATCAAGGGAAATCCGATACGGCAGGATTATCTTGAGAAAGCTTTAGCTTGGATAGCGCTCCGTGACGGGTTGGGGAGTGGAGAGCAGTATATGGCTTTGCATCAGCATGACGCGGATGCAAGCGAGCTGTGGCTTTATTTCCAAGAGGTGATTGCTTGGGCGAAGCGGTATTTCCCCGATATGGACAAGAAGCTCACGGAGGCGCAGGATTGGGGCGCTTTGTATAATAAGCATAAGACATGGAAGTATAATCCGAGTGAGCTTAAGAAAGAGGTTTCAAAGCTGTTAGAGGACGATGATGTAACGAAGCAGACAGGAATCATTCCGTATGTTTTATCCGAGAAAACGCGGCATGACGAGAGATACTTGTCAATTCGTGCCTTTTCGGAGCAGATGAAGCGGAGAGTTTATCAGCGGCAGACAGAGGAAGCCGAGAAGAAGCATTTGTCTAACTGCCCGTATTGTGCGCAGGAAGGTCTTACAAAGATTTACGAGTATAGTGAGATGCAGGGCGACCACATAGTAGCGTGGCGAAACGGTGGAAAGACGGTAGAGAGTAATTTGCAGATGCTCTGTGCGGCTTGTAATAACGCAAAGAGCGGGAAGTAAGAGGGTATAGGTATGGCTAGAGAGAAGAGAGATGGCGAGTTTAGGAGTTTGAATGTGCGTTTACCAGAGGAAGTTCTTGGTAAACTTGATGAGTACGCAAAGGAGTCGAGGATTCCGAAGAACGCGATAACGGAGCTTGCTTTGAGTGAGTATCTGGACGCGCGGCTTAAGAGGAGCAAAGGTAAGTAACAGGGCATGAGAGGGGAGGAGTCGTTTTAGGGGGAAAGATAGCCTAGCGGCTATTCCTTTGGCTTACAGGGCTTTTGGTAGGTAAGGGGGATAGGGAGATGAGAGATAAGTTTCTTGTGTGTTCATATGTTGAGGGCAAAGGATTTTTGGTTGTGTCAGAACTGTCCGCAGAGGGAGCGGTTAAGACACAGGAAGAGATAGAGCGGGAGATGGCAGGGGATGATAGCGCCGAGTATCTGTTTGTGCGGGATAAGGCAGGAGAGCTTGACTTTAGTATTGGGGCAAACGGCTTGTCTGTATATCGCGAGGGGGAAGATGGGAAGCTTACACTTGTGTCCGAGGGAAGGAATCGCATTATAGGCGTGATTGATGCGGTAATTGGAAGTAAACTTCTGTATAAGGTGATTGACGCATACGGGAAAGCCTCTGGAAAAGAGTTATCATTTGACGAAATTGCACGGGATAACTATATTGTGACCCCGTTTGTCGGGGATAGCAGTAAGTATCGTGCCTTGTTAGAAAAAATAGCGGAGCGTAAGCGTGTAATTACAGAGAATCCGAACTATTTTGAGGGGGAGGCTCGCAGTCGGTTTACGGGTCAAGATTGTGCCGTATATTCAGACGAGTGTTATTGTACAGAGTATTTCACAGTAGTTCGCTCATTTAATCATTGTGCTAGCGGAGTCTGCACGCTTTCAAATCGGGTAAATCATGCTTTCATAGGATTAGACAAGCTTAATTCAGCGGGTATTCGGGTGCTGGATTTAAGCGCGTGTTCTTGTCTAACACGGGTCAGTATAACAAAGCTTAGTGGTGCTATAAGCGAATCTCCGATAACGATAATCTTTAACGAGAAGTATCATAGTAAATTAACCGCACGAATAGATGTTGAATGGTCGAATATTAGGTTTATCGGGTTATCCTCGGTAACAGTGATGGACATTGTGAATAGTCATATAGAGGGAATTTCTGCTTTGCGGGTAACACTTGGTTCACAAGTTCACGGCAGGGTAAGTATTAGGGATAGCACAGGGTTTAATAGCCTTAAGATTGAACTAAGCGAAGCTAAAGAGGCTCGTGTAGAGATTAGTAGGATAGATGCACAGGAGATAGAGATTATTGGAAGTGGACAGGGAATTGAGGAAGATTTTAATAACACCGCGTTTTCGGTATCAAATTGTAGAGAGCTAACACGCCTCACAGTGCGCGGTGTAGGCGTTTGTACATTAAAGGGGCTAACGAAGTCGTTTTTCGACCTTCCAAAAATGGTTTGCTTTTCAGTCTACGCGCATATGTTGCAGTTTATGGTTGGTTATGACGAGAGGATGAATGTATTTAGTTTAACTTTAGGTTCAACTTCTCTTAGGGAGTTTGTTTTATCAGCAGAGTATACAACCCGTGGTGCTAAGTGGCTAAAGGTCGGATACGATAAGAGAGTAAATTTAAGTATTCCTACTGCGCTTAAGGATTTTGTAGTCCCGATGACATTAACAGATGACTGCCTTGATTTGTTAGCACTTACGAGTTCATATAGTGGGCTGTTTATGGCGGGTGATAAGCTTATGCTTGATTTAGAGCATGTATGTAATCCAGATATTTACCCTATACTTGTGACTTCTGACAGCAAGCTTAATTTTCGAGTGCCATCCTGTGTAGATAAGATAGTAGATTCGATAGGCTATTGGCGAAGTGTAGGGTTCAGACTGATTTTACATAGCAGGACAGAGGTAGATAAGTCTGTGCATGAAGAGGTGGTGAGATGCGATTAGAGGGAAGCATATCCGAGTTTCAGAATGGGATGTTCTATGCCTGTTTAGCCTATGTAAAGGGTTATAACGGGGAGGACGGATATATAGTCGCGTCTATAATTCGGAGTAATTTTCGTGAAGAAGGCTTCTCGATTGATAGCGGTTGGTTTTCTTCGGGAGAAGCTATCTTCAAGTCTGTAGATAAGCGGTTTTTGCTGTCTGGTGAAAGCGACCAGCTTCCTGTTTATCGGGTTAAGCGTAACGGGGAGCTTTCGCTAAAGTCTCAAGGTATTCGCAGAGTTTTTACGATAGGTAACAACTTAGAGTCTATGCTTGTAACCGTGATAGATGCTGTTGGAGTGCTTACGGTGGAGTGTGTAAATTTAGCGAAACTTTCAGAGGGAGATGATAGAGTTGCGTTTTTCGGTGGGGATACGCCAAATTCGTGTGAGCTTGCAGGCGCACTAAAAAATAAGCTAGGAGAGGTAAGAAGAGTTTACGGGGACAAGGAGTGGGAGTTAGCGCTAGCTAGAAACGCGGTAACGAAAGAGGATTGCGGAATGTTAGCGCCTCTTGGTCTTGATACCTGTTTAGTTGGGTTTAACAGGTGTGTAACAGGGGTTTGCCGAGTTATTGATAGGGTAGATTATATTACAACTAGTGTGGATTCTATGGTTGCCGCAGGGGTTCGTGTTTTAGATTTATCGAGATGTACGCTGTTAAAAGGCTTTAGGCTGACAGGTAGGGGAAAGAACAACGAATCTGTTACGATTATCTTTAATGAGAAGCTTAATGCTAGGGTTAGCAGTGTGATAAAAGTCACTGATGCGAACATTAGGTTTGTCGGACTAAACTATGTGTGTGATTTAGAGGCTAGCGATAGCTGTATAGAGGGGCTTTCAGAGATAACTTTCAATGACCCGAGGAATTTTGACTCGGATTTTTGTTGTTTGTCTCTCTGTGACTGCACAGGCTTTGAATCGTTACGGGTTAATGTCGGAGATTCAGCATTTAACTTGGAATCTTCTATTACAATCGTTGGTATAGACGCTAAAGAGATTGCAATTAAGATGTACGAGAAAAAGACAGAGGCAGAGTATTTTAAGATAGTGCGGTGTGCCGAGCTAGAGAGTCTTACGATAGACGGCGCAGGGGAGTGGTATCTTTCCGATTTAATAACAAATATTAGACTTTTACCGAAGCTAAAGAGGGCAAGCTTTGATTTCAAACTGTTTAATATAAACCTGCCTAATAACGAGCGTGACGCAGTGCTTAACTTAAGTTTAGGTTCTACTGTATTAGAGAGTCTTAGGATTTGTGCAGATTATTCAATGGACGAATACAGCATGAGTCCAGAGATATGGTGTGACAGCCGAGTTAAGCTGGATTTGCCGAGTGAGCTTTTGGACTGTATAACAGTAAAAGAGTTTACGGAGGAAGAGAAATTTTTACTTGCGTTTACTTGTAGGACGGTAGCACTAAAAAGAAAAGGTGACAGGATTAAGCTAAATTTATTGAATCTTAGAGACTGGGATAGTCATGATTATGACGGTTGGGAACCTGTAAAGAGGAGCTTTTCACTGTATCCAGAGTATACACGGGTGAACGGAGAGTTGGAAATTCATATTCCAAAGGGAATAGTAAGCCTTGTAGAAGGTGATTCTGTTTGGGGTTGGAAGCACGGAACAGGTTGTAGAGTTTATCTGGGGGATGAGAGACTTGATAAGGAATGATAAGCTGACAGGTAGAAGTAGAGCAAGTAGCACGGTATATGCGAAAGAGGTTACAGGGGAAGCTAGGAGTAAAAACTTCGTTTATCTGATTCGAGGCTTGGTCTGTGAGGCAGACGGGGAAAATTCAAGAATAGTAGGCTTTTTAGCCTATCTAAACGAGGCTGGATGGATTAAGCATGAGGATTTTTGCTTTCCAGAAATAAACCTGCGAGGTATGGTAGGCGGTGACGACAGCTGGTATTATATTCCGCTTGCCGTTTATGCTGAACTACTTCACGGAGGTTTTGTGGAGCATTTTAGTCTTAATGAAAAAGAGCATGGGGAGTTTAGTCCTTATTTGTTTCCGATATTCAAGCGCAGGAACGAGGGTGAATTTGTAGTGGTCGAGGCAGGGAAGGCGATACGAGTCTATGGTTCTGATAAGACAGGTTTATTTGGGGCATTTGATAGGCTTGGAAATAATATATCTGGAAGTGATGTGCCTTTTAGCTGGTACAGGGAGCATCTGGGGGAGTTTGAGCTGTCTACAAGCGCCTCGATGCGGCTAATGGACAAGTATGGTATGGGATGGGCTAGATTTTACTGGTGCTTGTCTCGTTCAATAGAGAAAGAGAATTTAAGGAGGAGAAATAAGTGAGTGTGTCGAATATAGAGCGCGAGACAGTGATTCTGTTTAACGAAGCAGAGGATACGGTGAGTGTCTACACATTTAACCCGACTCTAAAGCGGAAGTTAGGAGATTTTAGCGAGAAGTATCCTGCACTTTGTAAAAAGACGGCAGAGGATAGCCTAGGAAGCGTGACCTATTCAGTCGCAAAGGACAGGCTTTCGATAAGTTTACGCGCTCCGATTAGTGAGGAGAAGAAAGAGGCGCTTCGTGAGCGAGGTAAGAAGCTGTTTGAGAGGCTAAAGGAGAAGCAGAGCAGAGAGGAGAGGTAAAGTCTAGTGGATTACTCTTATGCTGAAAGGAAGAAAGCAGCTGTTTATGCAGTCTACGGTAAGATAGAGAGTTCCGATGAGTATTTGCTAGCGGTAGCGGACACTCATCGGAACGGGTTTCGTTTTTCAGCCTGTAATGTATGTAGTAGTAATGATTTGCGGGAGTTAGCGGAGAATGGTAGACTGCTGTTTTTCCATAATTGCGGCGATAGGCTTACATCAAGTGTTCCGAACAGTATGTTTGCCTCATTTGTTGTGGGAGAAAATGGGAAGCCCGTGCTTAAGAAGCGTGGCGTTCCGATGCTTTTATCTGTAGAGAGTGTAGTGGAAAGCACAGCTACGGTAAATCTTATCCTAGCGGACGGCACGCTGTTTCATGGAGATATTGGGGCATGGGAGTTAAGCCGCAGGATAGTTTATCGGGGTGAAGATGCAGTCGAGGGGTCTATTCTTTCGGATGCCTACTACGAAGATACAAGCGAGGTTTTAGGGGATAGTCTAGAGCGTTTTATGATTCGCCGTTTTGAGATTGTTGCAAAGAACGCGGAGTATAGTAAAGAGGCTTCGAGGTCTGCACTGGTCGGCGGGGCTTTTGCAGAGTACAATGGAAATGTGAAGGATGAGTTTTTTGAAGAAAACGGTTTATTCTGGGTTGTAACAAGTTTTTATCCGTGTTCAAATCATGTATGTAGGCTACCTTCCTATGTAGACGGGCTAGAGTTTAATATAGACCGTTGCATAGAGGCTGGGGTAAAGGTGGTAGACGCATCCTGTTGCAAGAAGTTGCGTTACATTAACATATTCTCCGAAAGCGGGAGGAGTTATCAAGATAAAGTTACTGTAATTCTGCCGCGTAAGTTTAGGTCGATTAAGGATAAGTTAAGCCTATGTGGTGTAAGGATAGACTTTTTAGGGGCTAATATATTTGTCAAAGAGTTTACGGTAACGGATAGCGAAGTTAAAAACATCGGTAGGGTTAAGACGAATGAGATAGGAATAAGAGGCACTAAGTTTTTGCAGGATGAATTAAAGTTATCGCTTGTCGGAGGATACAGAAGGAATAGAGAAATTCTCCTAGAGGTACCGTCTCTTGCGCTAAACATTTATTCAAAGTATTACGGATGTATTATAGAGAGTGATAGTTTAGAGCATTTGTCAGTGTCCTGTAAGAGCATCTGCTTAGAGAGTTTTTCCGAGAGTGTGACGGCGCGGAATCTAAAAGAGGTTAGTCTGGTTGCGGGGGAAGTGAGTCCTTTGCTCGGTGGTAGGGCAGAGGATAGGCTTCATGCGATGCATTTCGGGTCAGAGCGACTATCGAGCGTAAGTATCATGGCAGATAGTATAAAGGGGAATAAAGCTACGCTGTTTTGTAGGGACAGTGTGAGAGTTAGTATACAGACAAAGGACGGGAGCGAGGGGAAGATTAGCCTGTCTCCTCGGCAGTTTAGTGACAGGTTTATTGGGATACTTAGGGTGCTTGGTAGCGGCTGTATTCGGTATCATAACGGGGTATTTGCATTGGCTTTTGACTACGACTATTCGTTTGATAAGATGGCGCGGGTATTTAGGACAGAGGGAGACAAAATAATACTGGATATACCGGAAGAAATCAAAGAGTTTAGAGGGTTTTCTAGGGATTATGAATTTGATTTCGAGACGGTTCTGCGCTTTAACGGGGATATAGCAATAACTGGGCAGATGGACGGGCTTAAGCCTGTTCGTATTGAGAACAGTGAGTTTATTACGAGCCTTTGTAACTATGCGTTTGCGGATTGTGAGGTAAAGGAGTTTCGGGTCGGGGATAAGTTAAAGAGGCTACCAGATAACTGTTTTCGGAGTTCGGGGATAAGCAGGATATATGGTATAGAGAAGCTAGAGAGCGTATCTCCGACTGTGGCAGAGAATTGTGTGCTAGACAGTGTGACAGAGAGGGAGTTAAAGGCTAAGATTAAGCGGAAGGTTTAAGATAATGATAGCGGGAGAATGTGGAGTGGTATCAGAATGGACGGGAGCTTATACTTTGACTGCGAAAGTGGGTGTAAATTTAACGAGGCGCTAAGTGCATTTACAATGAGTTATGGGGTTACGAATTTGCTTACTAGTGTCCCGCCGTGTGACAGCGGGGTTTGTGTGCTACCTTCAATTACGGACGGGATTGACTTAGACTCTGGCGACTTAGCTGACATGGGAATTAAGGTTTTAGACGCTTCTAAGTGTGAGAGATTAAAATTTGTTAGTTTATCGGCAGTGCAGATTGAGAATAACATTAGACTCATATTGCCAAGAGATTTGGCAAATTTAAGGGTCTTGATGCTGTGCGGAGTGACAGTTGACTTTAATTCAGCCGAGTTGTGGCTTGATAATCTGGTATTAGACTGGCATAGCGAGGTATTTGGTTTAGGGACAGTGCATTTTGCTGATGTTCATATTGACGATACAACTCGTCTTAAGCAAGACATCCTAGTGCTTAATAATGATGTAGTGGCTTATGATAACATACCTTTCGTTAGCGAGGTATATAGCAGTCCTATTAGGCTTAAACTAGTAGGATTAGATAGGATTTTACAGCAGGAGATAGAGATTAAGAGCGATAAGGTAGAGGAGCTAAGTTTATCTGGTAGCATAGTTGCAGTGACCCCGCTTAACGAGGTGCTAAAAGCCAAAAATCTTCGAGTTCTAAATTTAGAGGCACAAGAGGTAAGGTCATATATGCGCGGCTATGGTAGAGAAGTTTGCGTTGGCGCGTTTGGAAATCGCCTGTTGTTCGGTTCTGACAAGCTGGAAGAGATAAATATACGCGCAGAGAAGATAGACAGCGCAGATGAGAAAAATCTTCGCGAGTATTACAGTGAGTTCGGGGTTAGGTTAAGCGTAAATAGAGTTTAATAGCAAGGTAAGCGGGGAATAAGAACAAAACTTGAATTAGTGACGGGAGCGTATCAGTACACGCTCCCGTTTTAGCAGTATAGATTTAAGTAAAGGTTTGGGTTCTAGGAGCTTATTCTGCTTTTATCCCTACGAGGGACGAGAGTGCCATTTAGGGGGCGTTTATTTCTTGGTGGTAGAGGAAAGCCGAGTAAACGGTTTAAGTGGCGTAGCGGGGCGCGTGGTGCGTCACAGGGGAGTAGAGGAGAGAGGGATGGAACAGAAGATTTACAGAGAGCGGAATCGGGCATGGAATCGGGTATGGAAGAAACGCTTTGGGGACGGTTCGGTTATCGAGGCAGACGAGGTAGCTTTTGGGCAGGGGAAAACGCTTACAGAGGAGCTGTTAAAGGCACAGGTTTCGTTTGAGGTCATCCCGCGCGGGCTTGTGCTTAGAGAGGGCAAGCTTGTAGGGGTTTTGGCTTGGCTCATAAAGGGGAAGGATGTAAATTTGCCCAGTGCTATTAAAGAGGCGAATTCGTCTATGTTGTTTGTCAGTAAGGAGGATTTTGTACAGATTTATGTAGCTTCTCTTGCTTATAATGGGAGTATAGTAGAGTTATACAGATATAATCCTAGAGTATATCCTATTTATTACAGGAAGAAACAGATTCATTACGAGAATACGAGTTTTGAGGATGCTCTACAGTTTAAGGTAGAGGATTTTCCAGTATATGTTCGTGACGGTGCAGTATTTCGTAGAGTCAAAGAGGGAAAGTATCTGGCAGATTTATGGAAGGATGGCTTTATTGATGGGGGGTTTTCCACTTTTATCTTTGTTTATCCAGATGGGACGGTGCATAAGGAGAAACATTCCTTAGATACTCTTTACGATAGGTTTCTTTCTGGGCAGTTGTCCTGTTGTCTTACTGGGAGGTCAGTTGTTGCATTTCATAGGTTTGAGTATCGGAAGTTTATAGAGTCAAAGGAGTATCAGCTTATTTCTGGTAGAAACCGTATAACTGGAGCAGACTGTGGAGTAAAAGTTGTAGAAAATAATGGTATACATGCTGGTGCTGTTACCCTGCATGATTTCTTTCAAAATAACGGGGTATGCGAGGCAATGGATGATATAGACTTTGTAGACATATCGGAGTTTAGTAATGAGGTAAGAGTGCTTGATTTGTACGCGTGCAAGCATCTTAGAGGTGTTAATGTAAACCTTTATAAGCTTGATGGCTTTTCTCTCATTTATCCGAATAGTGAAAACTACAGAGATGAGAATTTTAGACTGGATGACTGCAATCAAGTGTCTATAACTGGCGAGGTTCGAGCAACAGATGTGGTAGTTTATGCTAGTGGGTTTAGAAGTGAGGAACTGGCTGTACAGATGTTTCTGCGAGAGTTACAATCAGTTGTTACTGATACACTGTGATTGTTTACCAGAGTGACAGGGCTTAAACGGCTGATTATCCGTAGCACCGAAGAACCTGTATATGATTACAGCTATAGAGTTACCATAAATTTAATTAACATGAGCCTAGAAGAGCTTTTCATAGATTTTAAGCAGATGCAATGCGTTCCTACGCTTTATATTAGCGCCTGTAACTCGTTAAAGAAGGTTTTAATTTGTTGCGAGGGAACTGTAAGTCTTAAAAATATTTTTGGTGTTTTATCAAACAAAGGCTTGAAAGAAATAAAGGTAGCCTGCGGTCAACTTGAAGTGTGTAGCCGTGACATTATTAAATTTGAGCGTGGTGAAGTGAAGATTGAGGAAGATGTCAGCGTGAAAATAGAAGTAGATAGAGTTGTCTGGCTGGCATATAGTACAGAAAGTCCGCGTAATAGAGATGTAGCCGCAGGATTGAGTGCATTACCAGAGAGTTTAAGAGGAATCATTGTGAGGAGGAAGAGATGAGCGACAATAGGTTTATTCTAAAGGCGAAAGTTTGCACCGACTTAGCGTGTCTTACGAGTAACTGGCAGATAGCGGCTATTGTTTTAGACTCTTTAGATATGCCAGAATCGTCTGGTTCAGTTTTCAAAGAGGGTGTAAGCGGGTTTAGAGGTGCGATTATAACGACAAGCAATGGTTACTGGGAGGATTTTGAATACTTGTATATTAGCGAGCAAGAACTGGTAAAACTATACAATGAGTCTACACATGGAACGAGGTTTATTTATTATAGTGAATCAAGCGGTGACTTATTTCCAGAAAAGCTATCTAGCTACAGCGTAGTGGCTACTGACGGGTGGTCTGCTCTTTGGTATCCAGTTGAGTCCTATCCGACCTATATTTTTCGTGGTAACGGAGAATATGCGCTTATAAAAGAGGGAAAAACGCGCGTACTAGTAGATAGTTTATACTATTGCATACAATATAGCTCTGTTGAGAACTATTTTATTTATTTTGACTCAAAAGGAGTCATTCAGTCAGAGAAAAGGTCTAGTGCAGACCTCAAGTGGTTTCAGCAGAAGTATCTCGTAGAGGGTTCGTTGTGCTTTAGTTTAGACTCTGAACAATCGGAATATGCGAAGTATTCTCTTCTAAAGAATGCGCGGCTTTCTGCCGATAAGCAATACGAGTTGGCTATCGCAAGGAACAGAATAACACAGGCTGACTGCGGTGTGGTAAGCGAAAACTACTCCGAAGATGGGGGAAGTTGTTTAACAGAATTTAAGTCCTGCGAGTCTGGTGTTTGTAAAATAGTAAGCGCCATTGACTCTGCGAGTCTTTTACTCCCCCTTCCTTTGGACATTCAAGTTCTTGATTTTTCTGACTGTAAGTATCTGTCAAATATTGCACTTGCGGCTGTTGATGTTGACGGGAAGATTCCAAAGGTTACTATCATTCTACCTAAAGGCGATGGCGGGATTCTTTGGGTTAGTGAGATGGATGTAGATATTTCAGATTATGGGCTTCCGTCCTACGGAGGGAATACGATTGCATTTATCGGGAGAGAGTGGATAAAAGTAAAGTCATTATTTTTTCTGGATGCTGTGCTTGAGGGTATATCCAAGATACAAGTTATAGGGTACTAGGAGACCTCTGCGCCCTATGAGGAAGTTTACTGGGCGCGTCATCCAGATTCGATATGTTTTGATTCCGTGCGCGGTATTAAGAATCTGGACATATGGTGCGACTATACAAAGATTCTTTGTGGGAGAGGAGTAGCGGAAGCTTCGGAGATATTCTGTGCAATAAAACTATGTAATACTGATACAGAGGTTTTGAATATTACAGGGAATGCGCCAAGCCTTAAACTGGTGGTTAGTGACTGTAAGATGTTACGCGAGGTGAGTATTGAGACTGCGGGTAATGTTTTACTTGCTGACATTCTAAACATGGTAAATGAAAATCCATCTTTGGAGAGGGTTAGCATAAAGGCGGGTAAGCTTATTGGCAAGGGGGAAATCCCGTTAATTAAGAGCGCGGTGATTAAGAGAGGTGTATCGGTAATGATAGAGGCTGATTCTATAGAGATAGCTGGTAAAGCCTTTCTTTCGTTTGATACTGTGAAGTCAAACGCTTGCAAACTTAGTTGGGGAGGAAAGAAATGAATAGTGTAGAGAGTTTTCGTGAACTTTTATGCGAGAAAGAGGGCGGGGTTTTAACGGTAGACGGGGAATCAAAGCACTGGAATATGCTGTATCTCGTGGGGCTTGTAGGGTACTCGGGTAAGCGTGTAATGGGAAAACTTGTTACTGCGAAGTCTCCGAGTAGAGGAAAGGGAGAGGTCTTTTATATCACTGGCAAAGCGTTTAATCGGTGGTGTGTAAATCCAAGAGGTACAAAGCCAGAAAACAAGCATAGGTGGGACTGCACCGTTAGAGGAAAGTCAGACAGTAGTAATGATGATAGATTTAGCTTTAATGTATCGGATTTTCCGTTTTACGAAAAGAAGGGAGCTGTGTTTACGCGGTTTTCATTGGGAAAGTATCGCCTTTTCGGAGGTTTTGAAGATTTTAAGGATGGAAATCCCTTTGTAGGGTTTAACGGAGAGGGAGAGCCTTTATGTTTTACTCCGAGTTATGAGTGGTTGAAACGCGAGTATGAGAATGTAGTTTTCTGTAGTGAGACAGACTATTATGCTGATGCTTGTAAGCGTCTAATTTTTCGGCATCTTCGCCTTGTAGATGATAAAGAGTATCAGTTAGAGGAGGCTCGGAGTAAGCTAACGGGAAGTGACTGTGCAGTTAAGACTGTGGGAAATGACGGAGTAAATGTATTCGTGTTTAACCCTACAAATAACGGAGTTTGTAAGCTATTAAATGATATAGACTGGCTTTATATCAGCGATTCTTACCGTCTTAATGGGGTTAAAGTTATTGATGCATCTGGATGTAAAGACCTTCGTAGGATTAACCTAGAAGGGTCTGGGGATTGCACTTTTATCGCGCCGTCCGTGACTAACGGCTTTAGGAGATTAAGCCTTATACAGTGTAATGTTGTTGGATTATCAAAAGTTATGTTTAGACATGAGATAGGGGACATTGAAAAATTTTCACTAGAGCTAAAGTCGTGTACAGGGCTAGATACGCTTAGTGTAGAGGCTACTGGATATTCAGGGTATGATGATAGGAACGCTATTAGAATTGAAGATAAGACACTTAGAGTGCTAGCGGTAAATGCTCCGACATTAGTGTTATGCGCGCGGTCATTTCACCTTACGACACCGAGGTTACAGAGTTTAATAGTAGATGCAGGCGCGTTAAAGATAAGTGAGTTTTACGGAATGATTTTAGAGATGCCAGAGGTAGAGAGTATAAGCTTTAAGGTTAGTAAGATGGAGGTATCTAAAGATGACAGCGGGTCTATCTGGCTTAATTTTGACGCATTTAAGCGGTTAAAGCGCCTGTATATAGAGGTAGCAGAGCCATGTAAAGAGGATATTAAGCTTGTATTGCCAGACGGGTGCGTTGCAACTGCCAAAGGTGTCGTGTGTTCAGTTTATAAGAAAGTAGGTGAAATCGGTGGATGACACAGCGATAGAGATTTTAGAGACAAGTTTAGATGAAATGCTTAATAAGGGCGAGTGCGCAGTTTGTTTTCCAGATGGTCGGGAGGAGACGGTTAAACTAACTTTTGCCTTTGTGCAGGAGAATTACGAGCGTATAATATTTCCGCAGATTAACCAAAAGCAACAGGAAGTTTATAAGGAGTGTCTTTATCGCCGTCTTAAGCTAACGGATAATGAAGAGTATAGGTTAGCGGTTGCTAGGAACGCGCTTACACATGAGGATTGCGGGGTTAGGGAGTGTAAAGATGGGATTGTAAAGCTTAGTGGTTTGAGTGAGAGTCATAACGGGGTTTGTAAGCCAATAAATGACATTGACAAGCTATTTCTTAGTGAGAAAGACTTTCAAAATAGCGGTGTCAAGGTTTTAGATTTAAGTGCGTGTAAGGATTTATTAGGCTTACGGGTAGTGGCAGAAAACCGTAAGTCCGATAATGTGGTAATAATTCCGTCCGATTCAAATGGTTATGAGCAGTTAATGCTTGTTGACTGCATAGTAAAAGGTACGGAAGAGATTAGAGTTCTGCCAAGCAAGATTACTCTTGACGGTGAGCGTAGTCGGGATACGAGAATAGAAGGTTTCATAGGTCTTAATAATCTTAGTATACGGTTGGTGGGTAGTGACTATGGTGATGTTAAGAGTCATTATATAAGTGTATATAGAACTGACCTAGCGAGCCTAGATATAGACTATGTGCTAGGGGATTATTATATGAGTCTTGATTTGCGCGTAAAGAATAACGACAACTTAAGGAAATTATCTGTTAAGACTCTTACATTTAAGCAGGATACTGCTGTTGCGTTTGATTATCTTCCGAATCTTGAAGAGCTTAATCTTTCTGTACTTTCATTATATGGAATTTCAGCGTTTGATTTAAGTAATCTGGAAAGTCTTAAGCGGTTTTCGTTTACAGCAAGGGACGGAGAATATAACCGTATCAGTGTGCTTGCTACTAAAGGATGCGAAGTTATGGTACGCGGAACGAGTGCGAAAGTTTTTAGGTATGACGGATATATTTCGGGGGTTTCGGGAGTAAAGCATGAATAATAAAATCGTAGCAAAGGAGCTAAATATTTGTACTGCGGTCAAGGGCAGAGATGATTGACAGAGAGGGTTTATTTAGTCCTAATGGGGCTAGTAGAGGAGAGCCAGATAATGACAAGCTAGCCTATTTGTCTCTTAGGATAAATGGTCTGGCGGGTGATGTTGACATAAGAACACTTGAAAAAATATCGTTTTATGCCGCATTAGCCTACGACCCGATTCGGACAAGAGTCCAAGAATCAGTTCAATGTAAATTTGCGACTGCTGGTTTTGGGATTACAAAAGAGGGTTTACCATTTGCTTTGGTAGTACCAATGAGCAGTTTTTTGTCTCGTAATGTCGGACGGGATTGGTCGGTACGCGCCGTTACGATGTCCGAGTATTGGGAGCATGTATCATTGAATGTGGTAGTCGAGTTTAGCGCGGGAATCCCTTTGTCAGATGAATGGAAAGCCGAATTTCCTTTGATGGACGAGGAAGGCAATTTACTAGAGAGTGGTAGGCTTCGGGTTTATGCTTTTGGGGATGTACTTGTAGCTAACGGGTTTGACGGGGAGATACCGTGCGGCTTTGTTTCTGTGGATGGTGAGCTTTGGAATGGAAGTGAGTTAAATGACAGTTATTTTGTAGATAACGAAGAAGTTAAGGTTTATTCAGATAAGCAGGAATATAAGGATAGCATTACGAACGGTATAGCTCGGTTGTCTAGCTATTTAAGTAGCAGTGTAGCGGCGCGTAATCGTTTAACAGGTGCAGACTGTTGTGTTTATAAACTTGTGTCAAGTAAGACAGCTCCGATTGTAGTGACAGGGTTTAACTCAAGTAATAACGGAGTTTGTACGGTAAGTGACTGTGCAGACTGGATTAACTCAAGTGAGAATAGTTTATACAAAGCAAATATCAAAGTGCTTGATATGCAAAAGAGCGCGGTTAAGTTTGTTCAGATATATGAGAGCCGAGGGGATAGCCTGTCTTTATGCCTTCCAGAGAGTAAGTATTTCGGGTCGCTCGTATTTTCAGACATAGAGGTAACGCTGGTAGGTCAAGTTTGTGTCCGAGGTTTTAAGGCAACATCCTGTAAGGTTTCTGGTTTAAGCTATGTAAGATATGTGGATTATGACGCTTTTGGACTTACGCCGATAAAGGAGGGGGTGGATGACGAGTTCGATAGAGGGCTTATCTTTGAGTTAATACGAGTAGTGGGGCTTGGCTCAATCGTAATAGAGGGAAGTAGCTGTTTAGCAGAGACAACGCATTCAGAGCTGTTAATAAGCAATACAGATATAAAGAGTCTAACAGTTAAGTTGTATGGGACTGTTATAAAGATGCTTCGTGTTTCGGATTGTCTCTATATTGAGTCGATAGATATTGACTGTGACGAGGTAAGCCTTAGAGAAATAATAGGATTTGTGGAGAACTGTCCTAGGCTAAAGGAGATTAAGATACATGTAAAGAGGATGCCATTTGTAACATACGATACGAAGGGAAAGTGGGTCGGAGAAGAGTTTTTAGAAAAGGTATATGGAGAGATTACGGCAGATGCTATGTTGTTACTGACGAACGAGGGGCTTACAAAGTTTACGCTAACAGTAGACAGCTTGGTAGAGTTTCCGAGTATAAGAGTTAAGATGCCGATTCTTGGGCAGACGGAGTTATGTTTATCCGAGAATCTGAAAGAGTTTGTAGAGGTCATAAGGCGTTAAAGTAATACTACTAGGCGGGTGAGCGGTTAATCCGAAAAGACCCGCCTATGTTTATGTTAAAAATAATTTACAGGAGGCTTGTCAAATGGCGGGTAAAACTAAGATTGTAACGGGGGTGCTTTGTAAACGCAAAGCAGACGGAAGCCCCGTAGTAACACATGTAATCGTTCGGGAGTTCCAGTGGGAGTCTAGCAAGAAGGCTCGGCTTGGGGTTTATCAGTATATTGGGATAAAGGCTTGGAAGAATAGCGCGAGTAAGGCTAGGTTTATCGGGTTTAAGTGGGTATATAAGGCGGGTACTAAGGAGAGCGAGTATATACAGCAGTATTCTGATAGCGATTTACCAGTCTTTATCGGGGATAAAGAGAAGAATACGCTTTATAAGAAGGGTAAGCTTCGTGTGATTTACGCAGATAAGACAGGCGTAGAGGCGCGTGGTGTAGGGGTTTTGTATCTTGATGAAGAAGGGCTTCTTCGGGAGTATTCTGGTTTCAGCGCCTTTGTAGAGAGGCATCGCGGGGAGTATGTGCTTTTGCAGGGGGTAAGCGGTTCAGCAAAGCTTAGTAGCTTAGAGGAACAGGCAGTTACGCTTTTAGAGGATAATGAGTATAAGTTAAATCGCGCAAGGAATCGTATGACGGGAGAGGATTGTACGATAAGCGAGGTAGCAGAGGGTGGAGTTCATGTAACGGGGCTTAATAGGTGTGAGACTGGGATATGTAAGGTAAATCCTAGGGCGAGTGAGATTGATTTAGAGATTTCAAGCGGGAGCGGGGTTCGAGTGCTTGACTTAAGCGGGTGTAACGAGCTTAAGAAGTGTAAGGTATCAGTTAAGGGGGTTGAGTCATTTGTTTATGTAGCGCCGCCTGTGGGTGCTAAGAATGTGCGCCTAACTGTTACGGATTGTAGTGATTTAACGCTCATGGGGGATAAGCCAGAGTTTTTTTCGTTGTCGGTGAGTCATAGTAAGATTCAAGGGTTTAAGAAAGTCACAGTGGATTATAGCTTAGTGCTTAACGGTTGCACAGGTATACCAGAACTTTTTGTGAGTTCTTATTCTAGGAGATTTGAGAAGTTAGAGATAAGTAATTGTGATTTAGAGAGACTAAAGGTTGCTGTGGCTGTTAATGTAGCTATCCGAAACTGTAGTCTACTTAAAGAGCTGTCTATAGATATGGATACGCTTTTTATTGACAAGCTATCTAGGCTTGTTAGCAACTGTAGAGCGCTTGAGAAGGTAGTAGTAAACGCAAGACGGGTTAGCTATAGTGTAGACTCAAATAGAGACGGAAATCCGATAGTTACTGCAACATTCGGGTCTATGTCGTTAAAGCGAATAGAAATTAATGTGGAGGATAAGCTTAGTGTAGGGATACTTCCAGTTCCGAATGACTTTGCAATCGGGTATGAGGATAGAGTAAGAGTTGTGTGTAACAACGATAAGCTAAGGGCATATTTTAAGCCAGTGAAGTTTAGTGAGGATATTAAAAACCTGCTGTGTGCGTCAGTGTTTGCGCCACTCTTCTATGTAAAGGAGCGGGTTACGGTGCAGTTTAACTCGCTATTGTTTAAGGGCGCAATGGTGGGGAATCCTTTGTTTAGCGGGGGAGAGCTTCGGATTCCAAAAGAGGTGGAGGCACTGCAAGGTAGTCTAGCAAGTGCATTTCCGATTACGCGCCTGCATTTAAGCGGTAAGGTATCTGTAGGAGATTCTGTATTTAAGAATACAGGTCTTTCGGAGGTCGTAGGGAGTGAGTATTTAGCTTCTGTTGGGGCGCTATCGTTTGCGGGGACAAAGCTTGAGCGTATATCACTCGGGAAAGAGGCAAAGCTTGGGGAGTTTTCGTTTGGAGGATGCAAGAGTTTAACAAGTGTAAGTGGTCTTTGGGACATAAAGAGTGCAAAGAGGACAGCCTTTGCTCTTTGTAATAACCTAGATAGCGATACTCTGATGACACTTTATAAGAAGCAGTGGTATATGTCAACGGAGGAGCTATTAAGCGAGTATCCAGAGAGGGCGTACGAAAAGTATGTGCATAGAGAAATAGACGGGGTGGTTACTAAGGACGACTGCAAATATACACAGCGTTTAATCGCGCTTCGGATAGAGGAAGCAGATATAAAGCGGTTTATGCGGGAGCGAGGCGTAAGCAAAGAGGAGAAAGCGGGGCTAAGTGAGCTAAGTCGTATTATTGACAGTATATACTATACTTACGGGGTAAAGCATAGTTCAATTTCGGCAACTTATTTTGTTGATTTAGGTACTACGGAGCGACTTATTTATAGACTAAGGCGGGTATTAGAGCTTTGAGGGGGCAAGAATGAGCTACAGAAGCACAGGAAAAGTAAAATTTAGTTATGTTGCAGGATTTCTTTGCAATAGAGATGCAGACGGAGATGTTAAGCGTGAATCCGTAGTCACGGTAGACGCAGTTGTTGAGCGAAATAATTACCGAGATGGCAACATGGCTATTCTAAAGGCTAGAAAGAATGTTATTCCGCTTAAAGACTGGGAACGCTTTAAGCGGACAGAGACGAAAGGTTTTGCGGGGTTTAGTTTATCGGAGAGAAGAGGCGAATTTGAACAGGAGTTTTTAGACGCTGTTTTGCCTTTGCTTATCGGAACAAAGAGAGCTTATACGGTCTATCAAGAGGGTAAGATACGGATATTTGCCTATTGTGCGCTTTTTCGCAAAAAGGCAGTGATTGTTTACGCTGATAGTGACGGTGAGCTTAAGTTATCGCACGGAGTTTCAGCCAGTCAATTTATAGCAGAGCATAGCGGGAAGTATATCTTAAATCAAGTTCATGAGTTTGGTGGAGAGAACTTAGCTATGCTCGAAGAGGAAGCGGTTAAGATAGAGAGTGATACAGAGTATAAGTTAAAGGTGTCGCGTGACAGGATGGTGGCGGCAGACTGCACTGTAACGGATGTAAGAGCCGAGGGTTTAACGGTGACAAAGGTCTTAAGGAGTGAGTCTGGGGTTTGTAGTGTAACTCCGAATGTCAATGTATTTCGTCCGAGCGAGCGGATAAATGGGACACTCTTAAAGGTTTTGGATTTAAGTGCGTGTAAAGAGCTACGGATAGCGGATGTTCACCTTGAGAACGCTGATAGGATAGCGGTGTTGTTTCCGACAGAGAAGCCAAACTGGTTAGCTATTAGATTACAAGATGTGAAGCAGGCTAATCTTGTAAACCTTAGCGATGTTTCAGATATGGTGGCAATGGACAGCGGGATGACTGGTTTTCCGAGTAGGTTATCCTGTAAGAGAATAGAACTAGTTAGATGTACAGGTGCCAGCGTGATTAACATATCCAACAAAGAAGGTTGGATGGAGAAAATTCAAATTATTGAGTGTGACACAGAGCGTCTAAGTTTAACAGCGAGTAGCCTTCGGAAAGTTACGATTGCTGACTGTGAGAGACTGGAAGAAGTGAATATTACGGTAGAGCATCTTAGTCTGTTTGATTTAGACAAGTTTATATGTAATTGCAGGAAGTTAAAGAAGGTGCATATTGCGGCAAAGGAGCTTAAATTTAGAGAACCTATTGCGACACTGGATATTAAAGGCGACGCAGAAAGATTAAACGACATTATGACAGCGAGTTTCGGGTCAACTTGTCTTAGAGAGTTTAGATTAACTGTAGAGACAGTAGATAGCGAGCTAGACAGTAAGTTAAATCAAGGTTTTATCATAGCCGTGCCGTCCGAGGTAGACTTTCAGTGCAGTGAGAATGTACGGAAGTATTTTATCGGGGTTCGGTTTAGCAGTGAGATGCGAGAATTGCTGTGTGCCTTGCCCTCTGTCAGTTTAACTTATGTTAATGACAAGATTACACTTGGGTTTGACAGGGATGTTTGTTCGGTATCCCATGTAAACGGGTTTCATAACAGTTTGCTATTTAAGGACGGAGTATTAAAGATACCTAGTGAAATCGAGTGTATAAGAGATAGTAAAACAGGGTTTGACTCCTATTTTAAGATTAAGAGGCTTGTTATTAAGAGTCCTCTTGAGGTCGGGAAGCTGGCGTTCCTCGGGGCAGAAATAGAAGAGATAGTGGGGAGTGAGAATCTAACCAAAGTTGGTGAGGCGGCATTTGCAAATAACAGTAGTCTTAAGAGTCTGGTAATTGGGGAAAAGGCACGGCTTTCAGAGCTTTCCTTTGATGGGTGTAGCGGTCTTACGAGTATAATAGGGGTAGAGAGAGCAAAGGCGATAAACATGTCAGCGTTTTCGGGCTGTTACAATATAAACGAGGGGGTAAGAAAAGCCTTGCGAGCGCGGGGAGTTTATACGGATAAGCTAACGCTTACACATCGCCTGTCGGATTCTGCTTATAAGAAGTTTAGGTCGTTTTGTTCTGGTGTAAGCTTAACCCCGTCAGAGTGCGTGTATCTCAACGAGTTTATACAGAAGGGGGTATCAAAAGAGGAAGTTTCTCGGGTAAGAGATGCATTGAGAGGGAAGCCAGCAGATTTTAAGCAGTTAAATGAGTTGTATATTTACTATGATGGGCTTGTAGATGTGTATACAAAGGGTATTTTATCTGGAATTGCAGAATTCGGAGACCATGAGCGCACGGTTTACAAGTTCCGCAAGGAGTTTGGGATAGAGGTGCAGGGATACGAGTAAGTTTAGCATAGTAAAGGGAGGAGTGTAGGGATGGGTCAATTTTCTAGGTTTTTGCAGGGCGTTATTGTAGCAAAGGATAAGAGCGGAGCATATGTTCCGAAGAAGTATATTGTAAAGCGGCATGGTAGCGGGTATCTAAACGGGTCTGTGGAGTGGTTGAATGACGCGCTGGATGGCGACTATCAGAGGCTTGTTACAGAAAACGGACTTGCTGAATTAAGCGAAGGAAAGTCTGTGCATAAGGATTTCACAGCAAAGTCAATCTCGGATGCATTTCATTTGGACGCGCTCCCGAAGTTTATTCTTGAGAAAGACGGTAGTCTTAGGCTTTTAGAGCGCGGGAAGTATAGGATTATGGAGTGCAATCCTTATAGTCGTGACAGTGTGCATATTACTTATCAAGACGATAGCGGAAATTTTAAGCGGGAGTCGATTAGTAAGGAAGCATGGGGGTCGTGGCTTTTGGCGAGAGACTATGTTCCGACTTTTGAATCAAATAGGGAGCAGAGCAAGTTTATTGAGAGCATTCCGATAGAGGTTTTGATGCATGGGAATGACAAGTTTAATCTTGAAGCTTCTCGTATGAAGCTAACGAACGGAGATTGCGCTAAGATTAAGGTGGACACAAGTGACGGTTTAGAGCCAAGGCTTGCAGTAATTGGATTTAATAAGAGCGAGAACGGTGTTTGTAAGGTAAATAGTCAAGTAGAAGTAGTGAGTGTGACTGTAAAATCAGCTTTAAGTAATGGGGTTGCTGTGTTAGATTTAAGTTCTTGCGAGAAGCTTTCAAAGGTTAGTCTTAGTGGCAATTTTAGCGAGAAGTTTAGTGTGATATTTCCGAGTAGTCATGCTAAGTCACTAGAGATAAGTCTTGACCTATCTGGAAGTGAGCTTAATCTGGTAAACTTTGCAGAGTTTGCTAAGGGAAGTGAATTTAAGCAGCTTTGTTTAGAGTGTGTTCAACTAACAGGGGATTTTCCGAAAAAGATTAAGAGCCGTGGCTTGGTTAGGCTAACTAATATATTAGGGCTACCTAGCAGTTTATCTGTTGAAGGGTGTGCGGCTGATAGTTGGTTTTGCGATTTATTTGATGTAACTAAGATTAGTGTAACTTGTCCTTATACGATTCCGTTTTTTGGAAGCCTTAACAGTCTTACAGAGCTTTCGATTGAGGCGACTGACACCTTTTCACCTTATTGGTTTTCCAGTAAGTTTAGCAAATTGAGAAACTTGAAGGTGGTGAAAATAAAGTGTAGGGATTTTCTGGGGGTTTCACACTATGGCAACAGCTATGAGGTTTTAAGTGCTAATTTTTCGTCCGCTAAGTTAGAGAGGCTTGAGGTTTATGCAGATAGAGAGTCTGCTAGAGACTTAGTAATAGGGTATCTAAGCGGAGTAAAGATTAGGTGTAGTGTTAGCCTAAAGAATGTCTTTGTTCCAGTGAATTATAGCGAATATGTTCGTGAGCTACTAAAGTTTAACGGGTTTATTGAGCTATCGTATTTGCGTGACAAGCATAATATTTGCCTTAGCATGGGACAGATTAAGATACCTTTTAGGTCAAGTGACAGATTAAAGACCTGTTTGGAACTCGCATTTCATTCTCTGCTATTAGAGAGTAAACTGTTTACAAAAGACTGTTTAACAGTCCCTCCAGAGGTAGAGGTGTTTTCAAGTTCAGATAAAAGAGTAGTGTTTGAGGAGTTAAATTGGAACCCTTCAATGATTAAGATTCTTTCAGAGCTTTCAATCAATAAGGGTGTTTTTAGGGGGATAAAGAGTCTAAAAGAGATAGTAGGTAGTGAGTATCTGGTATCTGTAGGGGAAGAAGCCTTTGCTGGGACAGGATTATCCAAGGTAATGTTTGGTGATAAGCTACGGGAGATTAAAGATAGAGCGTTTTGCCTTTGTGATAAGCTAGCAGATGTTTCTATACCAACTGATTGTCCTGCGGTTAAAAATCGAGGTATAGAAGAGAGTGCGTTTGGAGCTTGCGCTGGGCTAAGTAAAGATACGATAGAGAGGCTTGGGGCTCTTGGAATCAATGTTTATAGGGGGAGTAGCTATATAATTTGGGAATCCATGCGGAGTAGGGAGTTCTCGGTGTCTAAGGATGAGATAATGAAGTGCATTAATCCAGATAACCTATACTATTTAAGCAAGGTATACAGTCTTATAGACAAGTACGGAGAAGTTCCGTTACGGACAAGAAGAGTTTCTGACGCGTTTAGGCGCGATATAAATAATGTGAAGGCATATCGCGAGCAGTATAACAAAGAGGTGTCAGAGTATAGGAGAACTGGTGCATTGTTATCGGAGGAAGCTCTAAGGCAAGAGTATTATGCCATGCGTTTGTTTGAGCAGTTTGACTATATAGCGGAGGATAAGCTATGAAAACGAAATATTTGATAGGGAAGCTTGTGTCGTCCGAGGGGAATTCTCCCCTCGGCTATTTGGTAGGTGAGATTTCTTTTAAGGACGGTGGTATTCCGTCTATTGTGGGTAGCTTTGGAGTAGCACAGCTTATCAGTGAGAGCGAGATTGGAGCAGAGGGAGAAGAGTCTGTAAGGTGGCTTAGAGGTTCTTTTGAGTATAATGAGTTTAACTTAGAGAGGCTTCCTGTCTATAAGGGTAGCGATTGGGAGTCGTGCTTATCTGGGATAAAGCTAGTTAAGGCTGGTGATATTAGGCTAGTAATGCTGCGTGACAGAACGGTTTACTACTTAAACGAGCGTGGCAGGCTTGCATGTAAGATTTTTTCAACGGATGAGGGGATAAGAGACTGGGTAAACAGTCATAGGGTGCTGTTTGCGTGTGATTCGAGCAGAGAATTAAGCAGGCTTTCTAAGTATGTAACAGTAGAAGGTAAGATGTTCGGGGATGAAGCGTATAAGAAGAGGGAGGCTCGGAATAGGCTTACGCACGAGGATTGCGGGTTATACAGTGTAGAAAGCACTAGTGGTCTGATTAGTTTGTATGGGTTTTCGCAGTGTTATAACACCGTTTGTAAGCTAGGTAGCTTCTTAGAGGATGCTAGAATTATTGGAAGAGAGGTTCGTGAGAGTGGAATAGAAGTTCTTGATATGAGTGAGTGTAGACAACTAAGGAATTTAGAAATATACTCTGTCGATGCAAAGGTAATACTTCCAGAATCAGTGGATAATCCTTGCAAAGTAGCTATTGAGATAGGAAGCACTGTTCCAGACGGCTTCTCTAAGTTTGTCAGTAACAGGAATGTAAATCTAACAATTAGTGCAATCAAGGCAAAGCTTGGTAACATAGGTAACGCGGATAGTTTAGAGTTTAACTGCACTAGTGCGAAGCTATCAGATGTAAACGGGCTTCCGAAGAAGGTTTCAATTAACTGTAGTGACAGAATATTGGTTACTGGGTGCAAAGACATCGAGGAACTAACAATAAACCTTAAAGATTGCGGAGAAGCCAGAGTTTATAACTGCGCAATTTTACGAAGAGCAACGATTTTTGGGTTTAAGAGTTTAAGTGTGGTTGATTTAGAGGGCTTATTCTTAAATTGTCCGAAGCTAGAGGAGATAGAGCTTTCTTGTGAGGAGTTTAGTCCGAGCGGGTCAATCAATCGTAGCGAGCTGAAATTTAAGAGGAGATTGCTAACGATAAACGGGATAACAGGTGGGAATGTAAAGAGGTTTTCGCTAAATGCAGAGAGATGCACAAAGTACGCTGAATATCATTATCATGAGCCTGTAATATACTCTTTGGGAGATACCAAGCATATCGTAAGTGAAAATATACAGCCATTTTTCGCAGATTACAAAGCGAGTGCGGAGTTAGCAGAGCTTCTTCGGTTCAGTAGGCTGTTTGCTGTGCTTGAAAAAGATAGCGGGGAGCTATTTTTGGCAGGAACTCAACTGTATATTGATTCAAGAGTATGTGTTGACATGTTTAACAGGCTATCAAGAAACAGTTCATTGTTTAGCGGGGATGTGTTTAATATTCCGAAGGAGATTCGTTATTTAGAACAGTTTAACTGTGATGATTTTTACAATATAAGGCGCGTTTCGGTTAGGTCTGCACTAGCGCTTAGGGAGAAAGCATTTTACTCGTCTAAGGTAGAGGAGATAGTAGGTAGCGAGTATATAGACGAGATTTCTCGTTATTCGTTTTCTGGTAGTAGCCTAAAGAGAATTGTGATTAGTGATAAGATAGCGGGCATTCCAGACTATGCGTTTAGTGGTTGCGGAGAGTTACGGGAAGTAGAGTTTCTAGGAGAAACTAGAGTAGGCACTATGGCATTTCTTGGTTGTAGTGCATTAAGTGAAGAGTCTCTTAAAGAGATTTGGAAGCGTGGAGCGGGAAAAGATAGCGAGTTTATCTTTGAAGTGATGCTTTCTGGGGATTATGAAAGCCTAGCAGGAACAACGATGCTGATGCCTCCAGAGAGTTTGCGGTACACATACGCAATTTATAAGCTAGTTAGTATTTATGGCAAAGAGCGCCTTGCTTCTACGATGACAAATGCTAGAGAAGATTTGTTTGACCGTGATTTGTCTAAGTTTTTGGTACAACACAGCGACATAGAAGCCGACATAAGAGAGGCGTTTAATTACGGAGGTTCAGTTTCAGAGAATACGCTTGTTTACGAGAAGGAGGCACGGGAATTTTTTCAAGATTACGGGAAGTTCATACAGGAGGCAGTCGGGGATAGTGAGGTGATTCCGACAGGCTATGAGAAGAAAGAGGAGTGGGAGAAGCTGTGCGGTTTTGGCATGGGAGTCTAAGGAGTTTATGTTTATAAGGGGCTGTGGCGCACGAGACGGCTTTCTGCGGGGCTTAAGGGGAGCAGACGGTAAAAGTATCGGGTAGAGGCTAGAATCCCTTCTAGGGGGCTTCTAGTAGCTCATAATGGCAAATAGGTCTATGACGCACCAGAATGCGTTTTAAGGCGGGGTAAGGTAGTTAGGCTATAAGGGTAGCCTAGAGCGGGGACAGCGGCTTCTAGGTGGCTTCCCGTAGGTCACAGAGGCAAAGAAAGGGGACAGACATGGGTTGGTACGAGACGGGTGAGGTAGAAATTCCTTTGTATCGGTTTATTCTAGTTGGGTATATGGTTTCAGAGCAGGGGACGGTAATTGCGTATCGTTTTGGGCTATTGCATGTAGTTCGGAATAAGTCAAACTCAACGGGCATCGGGACAGGGGACTGGGTTAGTCAATACAGCCTTGATGCGTTTCTTCGGGAGTACGATAGCTTAGTCCTAAAGGGAACAAAGGAGATGCTTTCTGATGGTAGTTTCCGTTGGCGTATGCCTGCGTTTAATCGAGACATGGAGTTAGTGACAGAGGGAAGAAAGGCGCTGGTGGTTACTGGCGGAAGTAGCACGCTAGAGTACTTTTACTCGCTTGACGAGAAGGGCAAGTTTTCCTACTCGGGGTTTGCTGGCGATGATGCTCAAAAGCTTAGGGAGAGGCTTTTTAACGGTGAGCTTCTGCTTGTAGATGAGGAGTTTGTTTCGGACAAGTACAAGAGGATTGTTATGCTTGGGGAAGAATATAGAAGGAACTACGCGGCAGAGATAGCGAGAGACGCGCTAACCAAGCGAAATATTTCAGAGATATATCTTTCAGAAGAGGGGGAATTATGTGCGCGAGGATTAAAGGGGGTAAGTAACGGGGTAAACAGCTACCCTAGCTTTGTGCGTGGGATAACAGTATCTGCGCGGACGCTATATGACAGTAAGACGGAAGTTCTTGATATGTCTAAGTGTGCAGGGCTAAAGTCATTTGAGATATATGTATCCGCACAAGCATACCGTAAAAGCTTCCAAGTTTGTCGCTTGTATTCCCTACGGAGTTGCGTGAAGAGGTAGACGCTGATTACTGCCATATACAACTTAGTGCAGATACAGAGGAGCTAAAGTTTATAAATTTCCCAAAGGTAGCAATTTTTAATAAACTTATTGTAGACGGTGCTAAGATAGCAGGAATAGACGGGGCTATTAAGATAGAGGAGTGTGAGATTTGTAACTGTACGGGTTTATCGGAGCTTTCCATCGAGGCTGGCGAAGAGTGTGGTGACATTAGGCAAAAGGTTAGGCTTGTTAGCCTTGATACCGTTAAACTTTCTGTAGCTGTTGATTCTATTAAACACTGCGGTATAGGCTTCTTTGACTTAAAGTATCTAAAGGAGCTTATATTTACAGTTAATAAAGAGGAGACTAACATAAGCAGTTTTACTAAGCGTTACATGGATTTTAACATGGACGCTGACGGTCTTGAAACTCTTGTGCTTGAGGGCAAGAAAGGACTAATATTCGGTGGTTGTGCCGACTTTGCGAGCGTGTATTCCTCTCTTAAACGCCTAGAGATTAAAGGAGATATAGCTTTTTGGAGCAATGTAGAGGATGAGGTAGTATTTGTTCCTAGGGGTTGCAAAGTAGTTTGCAATAATGCCGAGTTTATAAAGCATGTGAGGGAGCGATGAATGGATAAGCCTAAGAGACCCGAAGAAATCTACGCGATTTCTGGCTATGTGCTTACGGATAACAGTGATGCAGCATTGTATCGCTTCATTAAGCTCAAGCTAGACAAGTTTGGTAGTTATAAAGAGATTGATTCAGTGTATATTCCTATGAGTGGAGTAGACGAGTTTTTGAGTGACGGTAAGGAGTTTGCTTATAGGGAGATGCCAAGTGTAGAGTTTATCCGTAACCTTCCTCGGTTTAGTATAGCGGGTAGGGTCTTAAAGTCTGGAATTAGTCAGATATTAGATATTCAGTCAAGCGGGAGTGAAGGTAAGTATATCAGTAGCTTGCTTTTGATAGACGAGAAAGGTGTATTACAGGAGGCATACAGAAACGGTAACGCAAGAGAGCGGACGGTATCTAGCGTATTAAGCCAAGTGTTTACTGGGGAAGCAGTCTTTGTAGAGGGCGTGCTTCTTGGGGATAAGTTTCTTAGTGAGAGAAAGCGTTTAGAGGAGATTTCCCTTGGAGCAAAGTTAAGTGTAGGCAGGGATAGGCTTACGAAGAGAGATTTGTCGAAGAAGATAGTAAGTGTTCGGGATGGCAAGCATATTGCGGTCTGTGCAAACGGTTTATCTGGTGTCGGTAACGGTGTAAACAGTTATCCAGAGTATGTGGAAGCGGTATCGGTAAGTGTCACAGAGTTACGGAATAGTGGAACAAGTGTCTTAGATATGTCAAGTTGTAACGGGTTATGTGAGTTTAATTTAAGCGACAGTCGTATACAAGCGTGTAAGTTAGAGAGTCTAAGCCTTTATTTTCCGCCTGTGCTTTCGGTAGAGGGAAACGAGGGGGATGAGTGCCATTTCTACTCGGAAATTTTTACATATCTAGGAAGGCATATACGGTTTATCAATTTTCCTAAGATGAATCAGTTTAAGTCGGTTACGCTTGCTGGGTGCGCAGTAGAGGGATTAGATGCTACGCTTGGGACGCATACATGCTGGATAGAGCGTTGCACTGGGCTAAAGGAGCTTAGTATCGGGGTAAAATATCAGAAATACATAGAGACGAGTCATTATAAAATTGAGGAGCGTCCGAATGCGAGTCGCATTGAGATAGGAAACATAGACGCAGAGTCGATAGATTTAATCTCGGTGCGGCTTGGGCATTCTGACACAGGGGATATGGAGGCTACTATTCATATTGGGGAATGCAAGAAGCTAAAGTCGATTCGGATTAAGTTTATCGGTGAAGTATTTAACTTAGGGTGGCTTACGATGAGAACGCTTCGTTTTTATATTGGTGGATGTGAGGCTGTGGAGGAGATAACGATTGATTTAACGGCGGTAAGACTTTTACGCGAGGTATCGCTTGAAGATGGGATTTGCTTTGGGGATGGTAATTTTCAAAAGTTGCGAGAGGTTAAGATTCTTGGCGTGGAAAGCAAAGCGCTTAATGGGATTTCGTTTCCGAGTGGTTGCGCGTGTAAGATAGGAGGATAAGGTGGTGGTTGATAAAAGTATTCCGTGGGTAAGATTTCTGTTTACAGGTTACATAGAGGATACTGGCGGGTATATAAGTCAGTATCGCTTTACGACTATAAATTATAATCCAGAGGGGTGTAATAAAAGGAATCTTGAAAGGATTTCGGAAGGGCACTCTATAACAGTGCCGCGAGAGAAAATAAGGGAGTTTCTTTCTGCGAATCGCGGTGCAATATTAGGGGATTTAGACCTTGATGGCGCGGAGTTTAGTCAATTTAAGGGCGCTAGGCAGAGAAGGAATCGCCTAGGAAGGTACTTAGAAATAGCATTTTATCTTGACGAAGATGCTAATAATAGACTTTGGTATGTGAGTGGTAGTGACGGCAATGTTTATTTCACTAGAGACTTTGATGAAGTCTATAAAAAGTATATAAGTATTTTAACTGGGGATGCAGTCTTGCTTGAGAGCGAGTTCTTTAGCCAAAATTTTAAGACAGTAATTGCGGCTAGAGAGGATATGTTGGAGCGTCTTAAGTTGATAGATGGCAGGAGCAGAATTACAGGGCAAAACTTGTCTAAGCTTAGTGTTTCTGGGTATGACCATGAGGAAGGTGAGGCGCTTGTACACGCCGAGGGGCTAACTGGTGAGAGTAAGACTGGAGTAAATGTTTATCCAGATGTTGTTAGTGAGGTAACAGTGTCGTGGGAGGATTTAATAACCTCTCGGGTAAAGGTTTTTGATTTTTCTAGGTGCTGCTTGTTAAGGAGTTTTGAGATAGGGAGTGTAAGGTATGCTCGTTACGATTCTAACGAGTCTATATCGCTTATATTCTCTGGGTCGGCACAGCGTATGGCATACGGTAGTTTTTATCCAAATGCCAAGGAAGTTCGGGTAATCGGGACGAAAGGTGCATTATTTAAGGAGTTTATCTCGGTAGACGGTCATGTAACGGTTGACGGGGAGATTTTTGCAGAGAACCTATCGCTGAAAGATTGCACAGGTTTATCTACGCTTAAAGTCCGCGCTTGTCATGGAGAGGATGCCTATGGTTGCCCTAGAAAAGAGGAAGGCTATAGTAAGAGTAAGATAGAGTTAGTCAACTTAGATACCGAGCATCTTGAGGTTAATAGCTTGCAATGTAGTCTTGGTGACGAGCTGGAGATTTCGGGGTGTAAAGATTTAAAGTATCTGAAACTTTCGTTTATCGGGCTTCCAGAGGAAGATTTTCCGTTTGATTTAACCGATTTTGTAGTGTGTTATGACGGAATAAGGGGAATGGATATGAAAAGTCTTGAGCGCCTTACGATAGACGCAAGGTACTCTGGCTATTGTCTTTCGGATGATTTAATAACGCACTTTGATACTGCATTTCCGAATCTGGTTGAGCTTAATCTTATCGGCAGATTAACGAACAAGCTGAATGAGAGGTTAGAGTATGAATGTAGATTAAAAGTCACGAAGGGTTGTAAGGTAAATTGTGGAGATGAGGAGTTAGCGAGAGAGTTTGTTTTTCATGATTGAGGTAAAGTATGAATATAGAGATGCCAGCGGTAAGGCTCTTGTTTAGCGGCAGGGACGATAGCGGTAACTATATCTTTACAGTTCTTTCATATCGTCTAGACAATTACGACCTTTTTAGATTTAGCGGGGATAACGCGCTTAGTGTAACAGAAGATACACTAGATGAGTTTTTATCAGAGCATAGGGGGATAATTCTTGGAGATATAGGGCTTAACATAACGGAGGGAGACGCGATTGCGTTTGCTTATATAGAGGATGTCTTGTTCTACTTAGAGAACGGTACCATATCAAGGGCATTCGAGAGTAGATTAACAAATCTTCTCAAGTGTATTTGCCGAGGCGAGGTATATCTTTTTGACAGTGAGTGGGTTGACAAGGGTGTTTATCAGAAATTAGACATTATTAAGAGGGCAGAGGAAACACTTGTTAAGACAACTGCGAGGAATAGCCTAGCTAGGGCTGATTTATCGTATATAGAAATAGACGATATTGTAGACGGAGAAGTTATCTTTTCCGCTAGGGGTTTACGCGGGACAAATAACGGAGTTAATGTTTATTCCGAGCTTGTAAGTGCTGTTAAAGTAGGTGTTCGTGATATAAAAGATTCTGGAATCAAGGTTCTTGACATGTCTAGGTGTAGTCGGCTTAGGAAATTTAATATAGGGAGAGAACATAGTCATCAACCATTATATGCTATATTAGACTATATTTCAGTTGTATTCCCGAATATAGCAGGAGATAAACCAGTCGGGTCTGTGTGTTTGTCTGCAAACGAGTTAAGGCTTGTGGGAGTAGACAGAGTTATTTTTAGCAAGGTTTCTGCTGAAAAGTGTCTAATTTCCATAGATGGGGAGCTATCGGTAAGAAGTTGTAATCTTTCCGAGTGCGCATGTGGTAGAGAGCTTCATTTAAGGTTGACTAGCGTCGGAAGTGGAGATGGCTGTCGAATTCAACTTTATAAGTTGGATATAGAGGAGCTGTATATCCGCGCAGAGAGCTTTATAGCTTGGAAAGGTAAAATCTATAGGTTTAGTGGTCTTAACTCTCTTAGGTTAATTGATATAGAAGTTTCTATAGAGGATTGGTCGGTTGTGTTCGGGGAGTTTATTGATTACATATTTGATACAGATGCACAAGTTCAGTTTCCTAAAGTTTCAGAGATTCGTGTTAGGTTGCTTGGCGGGGACTATTTTATAGGGGATAAAGAGTATCTAATGGGAGAACTCTTCCCTAGTCTTAAGAGGCTAACGATTTGCGGAAACAGAGAAGGTGGTAATGAGAGTAACTTGGTTGTACCTGATGGTTGCGAGGTAGTTTATACGGAGTGAGCATATGAGCAGGGTATTTAAGCTACGGATTGTGCTTTCGGGAGTGTTGGATTCATAGGAGACAGTCTATAGGTTTTCTGTTTTGCAGGGGATGGGGGTGTTAGACAGTGAGATTTCGGAAGTTTATGTAAAGGAAGCAGAGCTTGAGGAATTTTGCGGAGTTTACGATGAGAGGGGAACGAGCCTTTCTGTAATCGGTCTTGAGCGGTCGGTAACAGGAGTTTATGTGCTTCCGAGCGCCGTGACGGGAGTTTTTCTTAACAGGGAGGCTATAGCGAAGAGTGGTATTAAGGTGCTGTCGCTTGAGAATTGTAGTAATCTTCGTAAGTTTGAGATACAAAGCCCAACAAATCCTATGGTAGAGAGTCCGCTTTGGGAGCTGACGCTTGTTTTACCAAAGGAAGCGCCATTTCTAAGTAAGGTGGCAGTTAACTTAATATGTCATAAGTTCCGTTTAATTGGGGAATGCAATGGGATTGATTTGTCGCTCTATTTGTGCAGTGAGTTAGAAATAAACAAGTCTGTTATGGACAATGCAAAGTCTCTATATTTCTCAAGTTGTAGCGGCATCGCGCGTATTTGTTTACCTGAAACTAACATAGCTGATTCGGTTTATCTTGTAAACACTACTACCGAGCATCTTTCCTGTCATTTACACAGTAATGGGCTAGGGATTACAAACTGTTGTAAGCTAAAGGTTATGTCCGTGTGGTTTGAGCGACTTGACGCACACTTGTTTTCGGGCTATATGCGCCGTAGAATTATTAGCTTAGAGGAGATTCATATAAAGGTTTCGAGGTTGTTCTTTTCAGAGATATGCCTTAGTCATGAGCGAGTAATAGATTTCTCATATGTCTCAAGAGTTCTTAAAACGATTAGTTTTACGACAGCGGATGGGTTTCGGGCAAGCAACTTCGATTCTGATAAGAGGTATAAGCTAATCGTGCCTAGTAAAGCGGAGTTTACAATGAGCAATGAGCTAGAGCCTTATTTTGAGGTGGTTAGAAAGTAGGGGACATGAAGGCACATGAGTTTATCGCGTGTCCGCGTGAGCGATATAAGCAAGGAAGTACGGAAAGGGACGGCTTTAGTTATATAAAGGGGGTCGTGGTTAGCGAGGCTAAAGAGCCTCGGTACTGGGTTCTTGAGTGCTTTCGTGGTGGGCTACGAAACGGGAGTGTAGCGCCTATCTCGTACATGTTTAGTGTAGATGAGCTTTCAGCGTATGTGATAGAGGTTGGTTCGCGGATGGTTGACTATAGTTTTTGTGCGAATTTCGAGCCTTCTAGGGACGGGTATTATCTTCGTGGTTATACTGATATTAAATGTAGGATTCCTGTTTATGAGGAGCGCGGTGGTGAGTTTATATTAAAGAAAGCTGGTAGCCCGCGTAGAGTAACTTATGGCGATAGAAAGACATTTCTTTGCATTGACTCATTAGGTGAGCTTAAGGAAGTGTCGAAAGTGGAGTTGCATACCATTGGTAGCGAGTTTAACTCTTGTAAATTGAAATTAGCAAGTCAATATGACATATTGTGGGAGTTAGATTTACTTGCTTTTCGTGACAGCGATGAGTTTAAGCTTGCAGAGGCTAGAAATAAACTAACTGGGGCAGACTGCGCAGTGTATCATGATGCGCAATCTGATATTGCTGGTGGTCTTTCTGTGGTTGGCTTTAACAGGAATGACACAGGAGTTTGCCGTGTATCTGGAGCTACAACTAGTGTTAATTGTGACGATGAAGATTTTAGCAAGAGTGGCATTGAGGTATTGTCACTGGAGGATTGCAAGTATATTAACTATTTTAGCATTAAGCATAAGAATGGGATTACGCTGAAACGGCTTTCAGTGATATTTCCAAACAATCCCATCAAAGTTCCTTATTTTTCAATAATTAAATTTGATTATATTGAGGAAGTGCAGTTATTTGGCGAGATACCTAACCTTAGCCTAGATATGTCAAATAATAGGCTTAACATCAGTGACTATATTATGCAGAATGCGCATAGTTTAAGATTTAACGGTTGCAGTGGAATCACTAAGGTAATCTGTAATCCGTTTGTTCTTAATCTTTGTGATACGGATACGGAGTATGTGTCTTGTTCTTTACGCCCTACTAACGGAAGCCCGTTTAGCTATGTTATTATAAAAGGTTGTCATTCGTTAAGGTATGTAAGGATTGATTACGGTAGGTTTTCACCTAAGAAGTTTATCGGCTCTATACAAGATTGTCCCTGCTTAGAGGAGTTGTATGTCACAATGCAAGAGATTTATCTGTTTTATTATGAAGCAGATAATCGTGTGATTGACTTGGCGGGTTCATTTCCGAAGCTTAAGAAGGTAATTTTTTCAGCACTTTGGGGTGTTAATGTGATAGATAAGCGTTACGGTCTGGGTACATGGAAGTTAATTGTGCCAGCCGAGGCAGAGGTTATGCTTAGTGATGTGCTAGAGCGGTATTTTGAGGTAGTTAGAGAGGATGGGCTGTGTTAAAGTTTATTGAGGGGAAAGCGCCGCTGGTAGTTAAGAAGCGAGGAATCGGAAAAGAGGCGGCTGGCGCGTATTTTGTGATAAAGGGTCTTATAGTAGACAGCGAGGGAGCTATAGTAGAGTATCTTGTTACTAGAATTTTGATACCGAATACGAATAAGCCAATGGATGTAAAGAGTGATACTACTGCCTATAGAGAGGAAATGTTTATAGCATTGGTATCAGAGTTTGGCAATTTGTTTGCAGATTATAAGAAATGCGGTGAAGAGTATCGACTTCGGTATACAGAGTTTCCCGTTTATTGCAGGAGTGAGGGGGTAATAAGAAATCCGAAGTTAATAGCTTGCGGTAAAGAGCGGTTTTTAGCTTTGATGGCAGGGGATGACATACTGTTTGCAGATAATACGGGCGAGATTATGTGCGGAAGTGTAGATACTCTTTTAAGGGCTGGTATTTCAGTTTCAGAGATGTTGGTCGGTAATCTTGGAAACAGGTCTGATAGCAGATATTTTGAATTTGTGCGTGACTATAGGGAAAGCGAAGAATATAAGCTTGAGTCTGCGCGGAGTAGGCTGGTTGGGGATAGTTGTTGTCATCTCGTTCCGAGCGCAGAAAAGTATTCAATTTCGTATACTGCGAGGATAGACGGGGTTAGTAATACAGGCGTTTGTAATGTTCCGTCTCTTGCGACTTTGTTCTACTGCTTTGCCGAGGATTTAGAGGATAGCGGGGTCAAAATAATTTCGTTTGAGAAATGCCTAGGGCTACGGGATATTGCGATGAGGGCTGATAGAGATAAGGACAGTCTAACCGTGGTTATGCCGAGAAAGAGTTTATTTGGCGCTCCGAAAGTATCTATCGAGGCTAAGTGTAAGGAGTTTAGGTTAGACGGAAATTGTAAGAGGATTGAGTTAACCCTAGTCAATTTAGAGCATTTAGATATAGACTCTAAGAGTTTATCTGACGCAAAGCAAGTGGATTTTGTATCGTGCAAAGGGTTAAAATCCTTGACATTTAATAGAGCAAGTAGAGTAGCGCTGTATGACACAGATACAGAAGAGCTTTTCTGTCATGTTCCGCTTGGAGTGAATGGAAATCAAAGGGGAGTTAAGATAGAAAGATGTAACGCATTAAAGACAGTGAAACTAAGTTCGGATAAGTTTAAGGCAAGTGCATTCGGAGAAGTTTTTAGGGAGTGTAACAACTTAGAGGAGCTTTCGATTGAGACTGATAGTTTAGTTCTTGACGGAAAGGTAACGCGCGAGGGTCGTTGCGGGTGGCGTATTGACCTGTGTGAAATTTCAAAGAAGTTGAAGAGGTTTAGCCTAACGCTTACTTCTAGGTTTAGCATTGAGAAAGCTATTCTAGGTGGAGAAATGGGTGTAGTTGGCTGTGATATTATTGCGCCTAGTGGAGCAGAGGTTAAGTTAGAGGGGAGCGGAGTAGCTTTAAGCAAGTATTTCACGGTCAAATACCAGTAAAATTTAGTCAGTAAAATTATGACAGGAGGGGAAGTATGTATAACATCGAGGTTCGGCACAGGTTTCGGGTATATGACAGGTTGCTTGATAGCTATTCCCCGTATTTTAGTAAGCGGGAGGATGCATTAAACTTTGCCGCAGAGTTGATACGGTTAGACCCGAGGTATCGTCATCGGGTAAATCCCGCAGATTTAATCTTTGACGGTTCTGGTGTGTCAAAGTATCGGTTTAAGCGGTATGAGATTACGAGTAAGGGTTTATCGCTTGAGGAGCATTGTTACGAAAAGCGTTGTCATATCGAGCGTGACGGTGTTATAATGTCAGTAGAGTCGCTACTGAAAGGTTTCCGCTACGACTGGTATCATCATGAGTTTATTCCGCACAAGGATAGGCGGCATAGCCTTCCCTACGGAGCGGCAGTTCCGAAGTTATTGCGGCGAAGAGGTCATTACGGTCGGCGCATACGGTATAAGGGAACTCTGGTAGCACTTGACTGTGATGTGTGCCGTGAGTATGGGGTAAAGACGCGGGTACGGACTCGGCGGGATGCATGGGATTTAGAGTCGGTAGCGGATATGTCGCGGAGCTGGAAGGATAACGCGCGTTGTAAGAAGAGTTATCTAAAGCATAAGGGTTATAAAGACGGTGTAGTGAAGTTAGGTAAGCACGATAGGGTAGTGACGATACGGCGCTATGGTGCGTTTAACTTGACCTTCCCAGATATTTGGGAAGCATATGTACTGTTCGACGAAAGCCCCATGCGAAATAGCTATATGAAGAGGTTTCGCAAGAAAGAAAAACAGAGACAGACGTTGCGGAGACAAGAGAGGCTGGAAGAGTAATGTCGGGTAAACTGTTTATTTTAACTGGAAAATCATCTACGGGAAAAGATACGCTGTTAAATCAGCTTGTGACGAGCGGTATTTCTATCGCTCGTCTTGTTCCGTATACGACTCGTCCGAAGCGTGAGGGCGAGGAAGAAGGTAGGGAGTATCACTTTGTTGAGAGCATAAAAGGTATTCATGGCGCGATAGATGTGCGGACTTATCACACGATGGACGGGGATTGGAGCTACGCGGTAGCGGTGAGTGCGAGTGACTTAGAGGACGGTCACAAGATAGTGATAGGGACTTTAGAGACGGTGGTTCGTGCGAGAGAGGTCTTAGAGAATGCGCGGGTTGTTCCGATTTATCTGGAGGTATCTGATAGGGTGCGTTTAAGCCGTGCAATTTCTAGGGAAGAGTTATCGAGTAAGCCGAATTACTATGAGATTTGCAGGAGATTTCTTGACGAAAAGGACGCATATTCGGACGATAAGCTGATTATGAGTGGGATAATGCGAAAGCACAGGTTCTATAACGATAATCTAGCGAGTACGCTACACGAGGTAGAGAGGTTTATAAAAGAAAATGAGTAAGGTAGAGGAGTTAGAGACCTTTGTAGAACTCACATCCGACCAAGAGAGCTGTTTAACGGCGTTAAAGAGCGGGGTAAATGCGCTTGTAACGGGAAGTGCGGGGACGGGTAAGAGCTTTGTCATCAGCGAGTTTATACGGTGGTGCGGAAGTACGGGTAAGAATGTAATGGTGACAGCGCCGACAGGGATAGCGGCGTTAAATATCGGTGGAACTACCTTACACCGTGCATTTCGCGTGCCGCTTGAGGTGCTGAATCTTGACTATCAGACTCTTAGCGCTGTTTTTAACGGGTGTGATGAGATAGTGCGAAGCCTTCCGAGGAATGGCGGGGAGAGTGCGCTTCTTCATACAGATGTGCTTATCATTGACGAGGTAAGCATGTGCCGTATAGATTTGTTTGACTACATTGCGGTACGGGTGCTTGCGCTTAACTATTATCGGCAGAGAGTTGGGAAGAAGGCGGTACAAGTCGTTTTAGTCGGGGATTTCTTGCAGTTGCCGCCAGTAATTATTCCGAAAGATAAAGAGGTGCTGTATCATATTTACGGTGGAGACTGTGGTAGAGGCTATGCGTTTCAGTCTAGGTTTTACGGGGAGTTTGGGTTTAAGTGCTTAAATCTCCGAGAGGTTGTGCGGCAAAAGGACGCAGAGTTTAGTAGAAAGCTACGGGATGCCCGTGTCGGGTTTACGGCTTCTTTATCGTATTTTATGGGAAAGCAGTCACAGAGCGTAATAAAGGGCGGTATTACGCTTACAGGAAAGAATAAGACAGCGTTTGAGCATAATAGCCGAGAGCTTGCGAAGATAAAGGGCAAAGAGGTCGTTTATACGGCGCGAGAGACGGGAACGGTAAAGAATAGCGACAAGGCTAATACGGATTTAGTTTCGCTAAAGGTCGGGGCGCGAGTTATGTCGCTTGTAAACGGGGAGAATTACAGTAACGGCTCGCTCGGAACGGTAGTCGGAATCAAGGATAATACGAATCGAACGGTAGTAGTAGAGTTTGATAACGGGACGAGCGCAAATATAGAGCCGTATGACTGGGAAGTTTATTCCTACGAGTACGACAAAGAGGAGAAATCATTTAAGAAAGTCGTTATCGGGACATTTACGCAGATACCGTTAAAGCTAGGGTATGCGATTACGATTCATAAGAGCCAAGGGCAGACATATGACAGTGTAAACATCGACCCTGTGTGCTGGGAGTATGGACAGCTTTATACAGCGTTATCTAGGTGTAAGAGTGTAGATAAGATGCACTTTTTATCCCCGTTAAAGAATTATTACTTAAAAGCCGCGCCCGAGGTTGTGAAGTATTACCTAAGCGTTCGAGAAAAGGGGTAGAGAATGTGGGTAATTGCGATAATACTTGTGATAGCCCTGCTTGTCGGTGGTTCAGCTTACGCTTATAAAGCCTATATAGATAAGAGTGACAGAGAGCTTTTAGCGGAGAGTAGGGAGGGGCATTGGCTTTGGTACGGTCGAGAGGTCGGGATGCTCGGGCTAGTGCCGCATTGCAGAGTGTTTATTTTAACAGGCGACCGCTTGCTTTTGCAGGAGGCAAGTCCGATTAGGACGAGTGAGACAGAATATCGGCTGTTTAATGCGAGAGAGGTATCGGTTTCGGTCGGGTTTATGCAATCGGTGATGTCGGTCGGGACGCTACGGATTCGGTTTAACCAGCAGGGGACGGTAAGTATGACGGTTTGCGGTGGAAGTAAGTCACTTCTTCGAGTGAAGAATTTAATATCAGAGCAAGTGTCAAAGAATATCGAAAGATACCGTAGCGGAATAGGAGTAGTTTTGCAGGATTCCGACTGTAGCAATCAGACAACAAGGGAGACTAGATAATGCTAAAGATATATGGAATCAGTGGTGATAACCGAGAGGATTACGCGCTTGCTTTGTCGGACGGCACAAGTTTATTAGAGTCAAAGCTTTATGCGGCGTTATCTAAGGGTAATGCAGAGGATTCGGACGGAACGGTAGGTCTTTTGTCGTATACGAAAGAGCTTTCTCTTAACGGGAGAAGTCCCGCATTGTTTCGGGATTTAATATTAGATAGTGTTAGAATGTATGTAGATTCTGGGAAGATGCCAGAGTTTTCGGTTAGCTTTCCGATAGACAGGGAGTGTTTTATGGGGGAGCGTGACGGTAAGGGAGTTATCGTCTTTACGGCATATAGTTCTCGTCTTAGCGAAGTCGAGTTTATTGCGCTAATGGAGTCTGTACTTAAGTGGTCGTTAGAGCAGTAAATTGCAAGATACCAGCCCATGAACCCTAGGCTGTTTGGGTCATAAATAAATTTACGGAGGAATCTCACTATGATGTATGTGGTTGCAGTAGTTAAGAATGAGGCTGATGAGGCGGTCGCGTATCGTGTTCTTGACATTGAGAAGCGTGCTTGTAAGGCGGTGTCTAAGGAGGCGGTGCTTCGTGCTTCGATGCAGAATCCGAAGGCGTTTATGAATGTGGCGGCAGAGGGCAAAGAGCTTGTCGGCACAAACGGTTCGCTTTCGAGGTATGCGGTAGTGTCGATGAAGAATGAGCTTGTCAGTAAGAGTGCGCCTGTCGTGGTGCTTGCGCGTTTAGGCAACGAGGGCTTTGTGCTTTCGGATTATGCGGGCAACATGACAAAGATTAAGAGTGACGAGGCGGTTGGTTACGCGACAAAGTTCGGCATTGCAAACGGCAAGATTGTGGAGCGTGACGGTAAGAAGCTGATTTCGGCTATTAACGGCGAGTATCCGTTAATCGAGAAGAAGAAGGTCGAGACAGCGGCGAAGGCTAAGTTTATCGCGGTGAATGACGATGACTCGGTAGCAACGCTGGTTCAGAAGGTAAAGGATTATATTGCACATCCAGACGAGAAGCTTATCGGTAAGCTCGGGGATGAGAAGAGCGATAAGCTGTTTACAAAGCTGATTGTGGATTTAGGCATTCCTGCGGCGGCGAATGAGCCAGCGAAGGCGCTTCCGCTCTTAAAGGAGTTCTCAACGAAGTATTTTGAGCCGTTAAAGATGATTTGCAGTAAGGACAAGATTATCTATCACTCTAAGGGCTTAAAGGAGCTTTATAAGGACTTAAAGGGCGGTGCAACCGATTTGCTTGATAGAGCGATAAGGGAGCTTGCCGAGGAGCGGGTAGATATTAGAGAGACGCTTTGAGGTCTGGGGAAGTGAAAAGCAGGGGTTAGCGCCCCTGCTTTTTTTCTAGCCAATCTGTAGGTTTATGCGGGCGTTGTAAAAGTAGCGGCGAGCGGTCAAGATAATATAGTCAAATGCTTTTGGCTGTGTTATAATAAATCCCAAAGGATTTCGGCGTTAAAAGATACCTGTTCTAAGGTATGAGTACACAGCGCTTCGGTTAAGTAGTTTATCATAAAGGAGTTTTCTGTTTATGCGAAAGTTATTTGAGGTTTACGGGCTTTATATAGCCGTGGGTTTAATCTGCGGGGTGATTTCTGGGGCAATCATCGGGGTTTCTGTCAGTGAGAGGCTTCGGGTTAAGGATAGTTCCTGCGCGGTAACGGAGAGCGGGGGCTGTGGATGCGGTTGTGGAAACGGGAACGCTTGTCACTGTGGTAATGCAGAGAGCTGTGAGGTAATTGAGGGGAAATAAGTATGGGAAATGAAGAGGTTACGCTGTCTAGGCAGTCGGTAAAGGGAATATATAGCGCAATGTCCGAGTCATTAAAGACGCTTGACACGGTAGGCGTTACGGTAAGGACAGATAACGGCGAGTATACAGACAAAGATGTATATGTAGAGGGAAGTGAGCGATATACGCTTGCAGACTTTAGCAAAGACTGCTTTGGAGTAACTTTTGAGCGTCTTGACATCAATATGGACAACGCGCATCAGTTTATTTTAGTAGGAGTCCCGGGAACAGGTAAGACTACCGTAGCATTGGCGTATGTTAGAGCAAAGACTGGGTTTGTGCGGTCGAAGTATTACGAGCTTATCACATTCGGTAAAGACTGGGGTCGTTCGGACTTTACGGGTGGAACGATAAATGTAGACGGAATCTGGCGTAAACAGCGTGGAATACTCATGAAGATGTGCGACAGAGCGTTAAGTGATAAGGGGCATAACTACTATCTAATCATAGACGAGATAAACCGAGGCGACACAGCGGCGATTATGGCAGATGCGTTTACGGGTTTATCGCAGAGAGGAGTAGAGTATAGGACGCAGTTAGGGGATTACATACAACTTCCAGATAACCTATACATTATCGGGACGATGAATGCGTTTGATAAGAGTATTGCAGACTTAGACATGGCTATGAAGAACAGATTCCCGATTATAGAGTTACAGCCCGTGTGGAGTGACAAATCGTTTGTGCGGTCTTTGCCGCGTATTATCGGGGCGGAGGAGTTTGGATGGTCGGACAGCTGGCTAAGTAAGATATTAGACAGGATGTCTGGGGCGGTAGCAGAGTTAAACGAGGTGATAGTGTCGCAGGGAGACATAGGAAACGCCTCGGTAGTCGGAGTTCGTTCGATTTGCAAGAAGTTTAAGAGCCTAGCGCATTTCAGAGAGGCATATAATAACGAGTTATTGTATACGATTCGGGATAATGTCGAGTTTATCAAGGATGTGCCAGAGGTAGCGGAGCAGTTAGAGGAGTTTTCTAGGATTTTGACCGATATAGACAGGCGAATTGAGCGGGATAGCTAAAGGGGGTGGGGTGTGCCTAGAGGAATAGACCTAAATAGCTATGTTTATCGGCTTATATCGGTAGTAAATCGAATAGACCTGCCATATAGCAAGATAAATGACGGGGATATACATAATCTAACCGACATTTTAGCCTCGCTTTTGCTTATCGGGATGCAGGATGTGACGAAGTACGGGTTAAAGCGGGCGTATGACATTGAGACAGTGACGGTGAATAAGGTTCGCGGGAAGATTTTGTTTGGGAAGTCGGTAAGCACGGGGGCTTTAGCGAGAGGGGAGTTGGTTTGTGAGGTAAATCAGCTTAGAGACGATAATGTGTTTAACCAAACGCTAAAGTATGCGATAACGCTTTTGCTTAGACCGAGTAAGCGAGACAGGGAGAGTTGCAGGCTTTCTAGCGTGAAGGCGGGGAAGCTATCGTATTATCGGCAGAGCTTGCACGAGGTACGGGATAGTTCGCGGGTAAGCGGGAGAGAGTTTATTCTTCGTAAAGCGCCGTTTTACTATCAGTTTGCGCTTCGGGTATCGTTTTTAATTATCGACCTGTATACGGGGTTTTCAAAGGACGGACGGGCTAGACTCTCGTCACTCGGGGAGTATGAGCGTTGCACAGCGGTCTTTGAGAAGTATATTAGATATATGTTAGGTTTACCTACAGGTGCAAAGAGGGCGCATTTAAGCTATGAGGATGAGGACGGAATAGAGTGTTTTTATCCCGACATGGTAGTGTATCGTCATGAAGAGAACAAGGCGATAGCGTTAGATGTGAGTTGGGTAGATAAGAGCCGCAGGGTAAACATACGGCGAGGGCATCAGTATAACACGCTACACTACGAGGAGCTTGTGAACCGGGAGTATCCAGACTACAAGGTAGCGAGGGCGATAGTATTTGCGGACTTGTTTGGCGAGAGCGAGTATAGCGAGTATAGTTCCGACCATAAGTATAATAGCTTAACAGGGACGCACGAGTTTTATCTGTACCTAAACAATCGTGACGAGACGATACAGAAAACGCTTGCTAGGATGATAGACGGGCTATTCGATGACATGAATCGGCGCGGTTATTAAGTATTAAGGGGGTTTTATGGGCTTACTGGACGAGCATTTTTTAGGGATAGTGGGTCAGTATCGAGCGAGGCTTGAGAAGTTGATTGAGGAGTGTTTATCAAAGAGTAAAACAACGGCAGAGGCTTATGAGCGGATGACAAAAGGTTTAGAGGCTTCTGGCTTTCGTTATGAAGAGACGACTGGCGGTAGGATGGCGCGGGATAAGCGGAAGTTCTTTAACGGGGAAATCTCATTTATGGTTTCGTTAGTCTCAATGAGCAAGAATTCCGAGTATATCTCTTTAGATAAGCATATCAGCCTAAATCTAAGGGTAACGCAGGAGATGAAAGAGATGCGGAAAGCGATAGAGAAGTTTCCGTATCGGTTTGAGTTCATAAGACGCGAGGATAGCGGGGATTTAATTTACTGGATGCCGATGTTTGACTGGTCTAAGGTTTTGTCTGGGAACATCGTATCAAAAGACGGGATAAAGGGACGAGATGGACGGAAAGTAGATATGTATGCGAATCCTTCAATGCGGCGGCGAGTTGACAGAAGCTAAGAATTTATAGGGGGAGCATATGGGTAAGAACCTCGTAGACATTATGTCGAAAGAGGACAGGGAGCGGTATGGAGACTTAATCATGCCCGTAGATACGGACATTAGCATAGATAAGGTCATATTGAGTGACGAGAATAAGGCGAAGCTTGACGAGTTTCTTAAAGAGTATAAGTTTCGAGAGAAGCTAATGAAGTATAATCTTCGCCCGATGAACAGGCTTCTGTTTTACGGGGCTTCTGGTACGGGAAAGACTTTTCTAACGAAGGCTCTAAGCAACCATATGGGAATGTATATGCTGTATGTAGACATTGCGAAGAGTTTATCGGAGGATACGGTCGCGGATAACATCTCTAACATCTTTGCGGTCGCAGATAAGTATAAGAACTGCATTATTTTCTTTGATGAGTGCGATAGTATTGCGTGGAACAGAGACAGTAAAGACAACGAGAGCGGAACTAGGAGGCGAGCAACGAACAGTATCTTTCAGCAGTTAGACCAAATGAGTTTCGATAATATCTTTGTCTCTTGCACGAATATGATACGGCGACTAGACCCTGCTTTTGAGCGTAGATTTGACATGAAGTTTGAGTTTAGGAGACCTGACAAAGACATAAAGGAAATCATTTATAAGTTTCTGTTTGACGACTTTTTGTTGGATGAGGATGTAAGTGAGCGGGATTATCAAGCGGTGCAGAAGCGGTCTACGCTGTCATATTACGAGTATCAGATAATTGTAGAGAGGAATATGAAGAAAGCTGTGATAAGTGATAACTTTGCAATAAAGCTATCAGACATATTAAATGATATATCTATTACGATAGGCAGTAAGCGGAGATTTGGTACGGATGTAGATGACGAGGCTACATTCAAGTCGGGAGGGGAGTTATGATTACGATAGAGCAGTTTATTGACACGCCGAGTAACTGGGCTAGGGCTAAGAGAAAGCCGTGCGTGGTAAAGTTTTATATACCAACGCTCGGAACAGTGGTATATAACAAGTTTGACGAGGCATATTACAAGACTTCGGAGGATAAGGTCGGGGTTTTGCTTGATTCTATGGGTGGCGAGCGGACGATAAGTGTGAAAGAGGTCTGTAAGGATTATCGGTTTATTGACGGGTGTGTAATTTCCGCGCCAGAGCTTTCAAGGATGACGGTAAACGGGAAGTTATCACCGATAAACATTGTCCCGAAGGGGGAGATGGAGTTGTTTGGCGCAATTCGGATTCCAGTGCAGGAGTTTCGGGATATGCACTATGACGCGATAACAGGGGAGCGGTATTCGATAAATCATAGCGGGATTGAGCATGGCATGGGTGATGTTGTGATGTGTAGGCTTAATCTTCGAGGCTTGCCAGATTTAAGTGACCTGTGGGTTGTGAACGGGATGGTATTTGACGCAGAGTATGCGCTTGTATAAGAGATAGCGAAGAGCTAAGACAGGGGACAAGATGAGAGTATTACTGGCTGTTAGACGGGCAGTAGGCAAGGTAATTAAGTTTATTTTCGGGTTTATACGGGGGGTTTTAACCCTGCTGACGGTGTTGCTGATTCTTTGCGGGGTAGTAGGGTACGGAGCGTATCTAAAGTTTGGTGGACAGCTTAAGGACGCAAGAGAGGAAGTTTATGACAAGATGTCAAAGATGGACGAGAACACTTTCTCGATGCTGTCCGACACAGAGGTTTACGACAAGGATGGAAACAAGATAGGTACTATAAACGCGGGTCACTATGAGTATACGCCGATAACGGAGATAAGTTCGTATATCCAGAACGGGTATATTGCGGTAGAGGATAAGCGGTTTAAGAGTCACTTTGGAGTAGACATAAAGGGTACTCTTAGGGCGGCGGTATCGCTGGTTAAGCATCGGGGTGCAATTCATCAAGGCGGGTCAACGATAGCGCAACAGGTCGTAAAGAATACGATGCTCGGGCAGAAGCGGACATTCAGCAGAAAGGTAGAGGAGATGCTGATTGCGCCGTATGTGGATGCTAGGTACGGTAAGGACAAGGTAATGGAGTTCTACTGTAACACGAATTTCTACGGGCATCGGTGCTACGGAGTCGGGTCAGCGAGTAAGTATTATTTCGGGAAGTCGGCAAAGGATTTGAGTTTATCCGAGGCGGCGCTGTTAGTCCGAATCAGTAACAGTCCGAGTAAGTATGACCCTGTAAAGAATCCCGATAAGGCGTTAGAGGGTAGGAATTTCGTTTTGCATGAGATGCTTGCGTCTGGGTTTATCACAGATGAGGAGTGTAATGCGGCGATAGCCGAGCCGTTAGCGGTGATACAGAACACAACGGAGTCAACGAACGAGAATTATCAGACTTCCTATGCGATACACTGTGCGGCGCTTGAGCTTATGAAGATGGATGGCTTTAAGTTTAAGTATACTTTTAGCGACAAGGCAGATTATGACAGCTATATGTCAGAGTATACGAGCGTTTATTCCGACAAGTCCGAGTCGATACGAGCTGGCGGGTATGTGATAAACACTAGCCTAGACAGTGCGATGCAGGGAATTGTGCAGAATAGGCTAGACAGTAATCTTGCAAAGTTTAAGGATATAGACCAAGAGACAGGGAAATACGAGTTGCAGGGAGCGGCGGTTGTCGTAAATAATGAGACAAACTATGTAGTAGCGATAGTAGGCGGCAGAGGGACAGACGACCAGTTTAACAGAGGTTATTTATCCTATAGACAGCCAGGCTCTACTATAAAGCCGTTGCTAGATTACGCGCCAGCGTTTGATACCGGAGAGTTCAGCCCGTCTACTTATGTAGACGACCACAAGTTTGAGGGTTCGCCCGATAATTCGGGTGGTCGGTATTACGGCATGATAACGGTTCGGGAAGCGCTGAATCGCTCCTTAAATACGGTTGCGTGGCAGTTGTTGCAGGCGGTCGGAGTAAATAAGGGTCTATCGTATCTCGGTAACATGCGGTTTATGGGAATATCTTATATAGATAACGGGGTAATGGCGACTAGCATAGGCGGCTTTACGAACGGACTACGGGTAGTGGACATGGCGAAAGGCTATTCTACGCTTGCGAACGGCGGTATTTATAGCGATAAGACTTGTATCACAGGGATTAAGTTTAAGGGAGAGGACATCTTCACAGATAACAGTAAGAGTGTACGGGTATATCAAGCGGATTCGGCATATATGGTAACGGATGTGCTAAAGGGGACTTTGGATAAGCCGTATGGCACAGGCTATGGACTGGGGATTGAGGGTCAGATAGCGGCTGGCAAGACGGGAACAACGAATAGCTCAAAGGATGCTTGGTTTTGCGGGTATACGAAGTATTACACGACAGCGGTGTTTATGGGCTATGACAATCCGAAGCCGATGGAAGGGGTTTATGGTGCGACCTATTCGGGCAAGATATGGCATGACATTATGACAGACATCCATAACGGGCTTCCGATGGTAGATTTTGACCGTCCAGATACGATATATGAGGCGAGCTATGACGGAAACGGCAGAGAGGTATCGGGAGACACGGGGAATCGTGACTTGTTTAGTGCTACAGCAAAGGAGAGAGCGGCGATAGCGCGGGACGAAGCGATAAGCCGAAAGCGTTACGAGGCGGTAAAGACAGAGGTAGACACATACGAGAGTTGGTTTATAAACAGTGCCGAGGATGCAGAGAGCGTAGAGAATCGGTATCGCGAGATTCTAGGTAAGATAAGCAGAATTTCTGACGAAGAGCTTAGAAATGAGCTACTTACCCGAGCGGCGAGACATAACGATGCACTGGTCGAGAAGTTACCAGAGTGGGCAGACACGGTAGCGGAGTATGAAAAGACTAAGGCAGAGGAGCAGGAGAAGATAAAGATAGCAGAGAGCGAAAAGGCAGAGGAGAGTCGGAAGAGTGCCGAGAAAGCGAGAGATATACGGGAGTTTAATCGGGCATTGGCGGTCTTAACGGGGATGCAGTATAAGGACGATAACGCATACGGGAAGGCGGTCGCAGATATAGACAGCGGTCTTAAGCGTTTAACAGAGTATCCAGAGTATAACGACTTTGCAAAGCAGTATAGTGCGGCGATAGAGGCATACGGGAAGCTCCCGACATATGCAGAGTGGCAGGAAGCAGAGAGAAAGAAAGCCGAGGCGAGCAGTATTGCAGAGAGTGAGCGTGAGAGCGTTGCCGAGAGTTTATCAGCGAAAGCGAGAGAGGCTACTAGGGCTACAGTAGCTCCAAGTGAGACCTTAGCACCGAGTAGTACGGACATAAGCAATGCGGCGGTTCACAGTAACAGTGGGCGGGTTATCGTGAGATGAGAAAGGAGAGGGCTTGAGAAAGATAGCGGGGTTTCTTTTAGGATTAGTGCTATCGGTGGGTACAGGGGCGTTAATGAACGCTCCTGTCTACGGAAAGACGCTGAATGTAGACAGCATAGCGTTTATTCGGGATAGCGGGGAAGTGGTAGCGGATGAGAACGCTTACGCGGGGACTAACACATTTTACGGGACAGCGATAAAGGCTTGCGGGTTAGAGGCAGAGTATAAGCGGAATAAGACAGGGCTATATCACTCACCGAGGCTTGTGCTGGTAGACGGAGAGATAAAGCTGATTTCGGAGTTTAGCAACGAGTATTTAACAAAGACATGGTTTATGGACACGGATGGTCGGTGGTATGCGTTTGACAAGCAGGGGAACATGCTACACGGGCTAATCGTGGACAGCACGCGGAATAACACGACCTATATCCTAAGTCCAGAGCGAGCGGATTACGGGGCGCTGTGTCACACGAACGGGGTTTATAAGCTAAACGGGAAGCTTGTGTATCTGATGTTCAATAATGTGCATGACGGTAGCTTTGGGGCGGTAGTGACGGATTTAAGGGATAAGCTCTAAGGCAGGACAATTAGCGGGAGTAGTCCTAGGGGGTTTCGGGGCAACCCGAGGGGTCATTTTGGGGGCGGTGCAAAGCCCTCTTGCGAAAATTTCTTGAAGTTTTCAAAATTACTTGTAAAAATTTATGTCTTACCATAGTCGTTTTTCGACAGTACTTAACAACCGAAAAATCGCCCATGAAGAGGTGTAGGCGGGGATTGGCTAATTTTTCTACTCTTATAAAAATAGGCGTAAACAAGCCTCGCTAGAGAGATAGACTAAGATTTCGGAGGATAAAATTTATGAAGAAGAAAGCATTTGTTTTGGCGGTTTCGGCTTGCGCTGTGCTTAGTATTTCGGCGTGCGGCAGTAAGGCACGCAGGGCAACAGAGACCACAAAGGCTACGGCGAAAGTAACAGCGAGTAGCGAGGTATCAAGCGAAGCAGAGTCGAGTAACAGCAGTTTATCGGAGAGTGAGAGCGCAAGTAGCACGGAGAACGCGGTCGAGCAGGAAACGGTAGCAGAGACGCAGGGTGCAATCACGAATATGAGTTCGTTAGAGATGGCGGTCGGGTTTACGGTAAACGATGTGGAGTTTGACGATTTAACCCGTAGGTATCTTAAGACGGAGAATGGAAATTTGGCAGAGATATATCACACAGGGGAAGGCTATGCTGACGGAGAGGGCATCTATATCCGAAAGGCGAAGGTTTCTGGGGCAGACATATCGGGTGACAGAGAAGAGTATTCGTTCTCTTCGGAGGATAAGTTCGGTAAGAGCGGGGTAGTTTTAAGGGAGTATGGAGATGCCGAGGACCAGTATAGCAAAGTGATTTGGCATATCGGGGGTTATAGCTATTCAATTACATTAAAGGGCTTGTCGTTTAGCAATAGTTTGCTACATTCGTATTTGGACGATTATATTGACCGAGAGGTAGAGGCGGTAAAGACGGATACGGAGCGGGATGAAGAGAAGAGAACGGCAGGGGAGTCGAGTAGTGAAGAGGCGGCACGCGGCGAAGAGGGTTTATCTGGGAATCCGATTATCACTACAATAGGTGGTGAGATTTCCGAGGAAAGTAAAGACACGACCTCTGGGACAGAAAATTAAAGAGTAAAGTTTGGGACGCTTGCTAACAGTAAAATATCTGTTGACAGGCGTCCTATTAAATGCTAATATTTAGATAGTCCGTTGGATATTCTAACAACAATTAAAGGAGATTCGGAGATGAAGGGAACGAAGATGTATACGAAGCGGGAGCGACAGGAGTTTTCGGAGTTTCTTAAGATGCCGAGCGTTGCGGTTTCAAAGCGAGTAGAGAAGTACTCAGAGAGTGTCGAAGATGCAGAGGGCTTTGTCAAGTTTAGCAGAGAGCTTTACAGTGAGCTGTACGGGAAGTACGGAGAGTTTGTAAGCTGTGATGTAAAGGAACTCGTGACTCGGTGTTTCTCGGTAGTTCCGAATGATATTGCGCTGGACATTGGTGCTTTGCGGTTTATTTCGAGCGCAGTTAGTGATTTTAGCTATATGTGCTATGACCGTTCGATTGCGTGTCGTAATGCAAAGGACGAGGATGGAATGAAGGCTTATGCTATCGTGAGTGCGAAGGCGACCGAGCTTGCCTATGACTTGCGTTCGCTTCTTTCGGATGTGAGAGAAATCTATGCCCGTGTAAAGCGCCTGTATGTGTTAAAGGCAGGGTTAAACTTGCGTAGCGGATTAGAGGGCTAAGTGTATGGGGGGGTTACTTATGAGCGAGCAGGATATAAAGCAGATTAAGCAGTTTTTACTGTATCGGGAGTATTTGTCACAGGTCGGTCGGACAGAGGCAGAGGAGATTCTTCGGCGCAGTAGTAACTTGCTTAGACTTGTGGAAAACGCTTATACGCAAGTGGAGTCCTATAGTAAGATGGGTCGTCCTGTGCAAATGGGGGTCATCTTGACTGCACTAAAGGAGTGTAAGCGGGTGATACACCGCGACAGGGTGATAGCATATCGAAATGAGATGATACGGACTGAATTTATGCGAGGTGCCAGTCCGAAAAGTCTTGCGATTAAGTATGGTATCACTTCGATGACAGTTAAAACAGCGCTCGGGGGCTAAGTTTATGGTGCGTTTTGACGAGAGGCGGGAGCGGGTAAGGAGTATTCCGATTCCCGACTATGTGGAGAAGGTAATAGTCCCCGAGATGCCGTGGTATTTTTCGGATTATACGGTGGACTTTGAGGTGCGACCTGTCATTAAATGCCCGCTTCACGGAGAGGATACGCCGTCATTTCGGTGGTATTCCGACACGAACACTTTTTACTGCTTCGGTTGCGGTAAAGGTGGTGACATAGTAAGCCTAGATATAGAGTTTCGCGGTCAGTCTGGTGACAAGATAACGCTGTCTGATTCGCTTGATTTCTTAGAGTCTGTCTTTTCGATAGACGGAGTGGTGGCTAAGAGTCCTGTCAAGAATACGGCAAAGATAGCGAGTAAGAGTAAGGTAGATAGATTAAACGAGCAAAGCAATATAGAGCTTCTAAAGTTTAGCCGAGCCTATGGGGAGATAGATAAGGCGGTAATAAAGAGTGACTTGCCGTTTGAGGTTAGGACGACTCTATATAAGTGTCTGGATGACGCAGGGAGACTGGTAAAGGATAATCTGGTAAGTGCTACTGACGCATTAGAGTATATCCGAGAGGTTTATCGGGAGTTAAGTGATGGCAGAGGTGAGTAGTTGCATAAGGTATGCGGGGAGTAAGAGCAGGGTTGCCGATTTAATCATGGACAGGCTTCCAGACGGTATAGAGGACTGGAGAGAGCCGTTTTTTGGGAGCGGTGCTGTTACGATTCGGTTTTTGCAGGATGCAAGAAAGTCGGCAAAGTGTAAGAGAATCGTGGTAAACGACCTGTATTATGAAGTGTATGCGCTTTGGAAGTGTGTACAGGAGAATCCGAGTAAGCTGGTAGAGACAGTAGTCGGGATTATGGATAAGTTTTGTCCGAAGCAGAGGGAGCTTACGGAGAGACTGCTTTCGGGCGCGGAAGAGGAATCCGCTATCGAGGACGGTCGGACACTCTGGGCATGGGCTAGAGAGCGGGAGACGATAGAGAGTCTTTCTTTTTATGAGAGAGCGGCAAGGTTTTATATCGTAAATCACATTTCGTTTAGTGCTTTAGGGGACAGCGCGTCTTTTAGTGCGCCAATGTTAAAGAAATTTAATCTTGGTTTGACACAGCAGATATTTGATGTGAGCAAATTATTGCAGAGAGCCGAGATATATAACGAGAGTTTCGAGAATGTCCTAAAGGATACGAACGATAACAGCTTTACTTTCCTAGACCCGCCTTATTTTTCGCAGGAAACAGTAGCTCCGATGTACGGTTTTCGCGGTAGTATGCACGCTGGGTTTAATCATGAAGAGTTTCTTCGTATGTGCAAGAAAATAAAGGGAAAGTTTCTAATCACATATGACGATAGTCTACAGGTTAGGCGATTATTTAAGGATTCTGGTTTTTATATCGAGCCTTACAGTATGACTTATACGATTGCGGTTAAGAGCGTAGAGACAGCGCTTGCGGGGGAGGAATTGTTTATTTCAAACTACAAGGCGAAGTCTACGGTTCTTTTGGATGACGATATTCTTTGAAGGAGAAGATAAGAAATGCTTGCTATTAGAGAAGTAATTTTAGATGAGAGCTTAAACGAGGTTGCCTATGTAGTAAGTGGCACAATGCAGGAGTTTGGGGAAGGCGAGTCTACCAAAGAGACACGGAGAGTGCTTAATGTTGAGGAACTGGCTAAGAATTACAAAGATGTGATTCCGTCTGTCTCTTATGCGTCTGGAAAGCTTGAGTTTCCGCTTGTAGCAGGTTCTCGCTATACGAGAGTGGTTGAGCATGTTTATATGACAACTCCCGAGGGTATCAGAGAGATTAAAGCGGAGATTAAGGTTATCGGGCGGCTGAAAAAGAGAATAGGCACATTTAGTAATCCGAGGCTGTCTAATAATTTAGGCTACAGAATTGAGATTGACGGGAAGGTGACTGATGTCGATGCCGCAGAACTTTTCCGTCTTAGCCGTTGGATGCCGCTTGCTAATGGTTTGAAAGTGATTCGTGGACATAGAGGCTGGGGATTTTATTATGCCTTGAATAGCGAGGTAGATAATATTGTCATAGGGGATGACGACGCAATTCCAGCCTATGACTCTAATACAGTTAGTTTTATAGAGGATACAGGTAGTATCGGGGAGTTTATTAAGTTTATCGCGGAGCAGAACGGAAAGATTGCGGTAAAGCGTCCGTTTAACAAGGGGTTATTATCAGATAGCCTTGTTGTAGAGGGAATTTTCGAATATGAGTATGCAGAGCCGAAGCTTGTTTGCGCTCTTGACAGAATGACTTTATCGTTAAGGACGAAGCGTTCTGTTAATGTGCGGTTTTCTGATAGTCACAAAGTTTATCCGTTAAATATCAGCGGTGAGCTTATGCTGGTTAAGAATGGCGAGCTGGTAGCAAAGAATCTGCTTGTGATTTTACCGAATAAGAAGTCAATTCGTGCGCTTACAGAAAAATACGGAAAGTATTTGTTGATTCAGTCTATTAATGACAAGGGCAGTAAGCTGGTAGGTGGTGATGTTTATAGCATCGGAATTTTCGGCATTGCAGTGACAAATGGTCTGACTAGTTACGGTAAGCTTAGAGCGGTTACGGTTGCGAAGCTTTGTGCAGAGAAGCATAGAGTTTTCACGCAGATGACAGCCGTTAAGTTGGAGATGTGCAAGGCAAATCCTACAGCAAAGCCTGTGATTCCGTATACAAGGGATAACGACACAGAGTTATCGCGCCTTAGAGGTGTAGGTGTCGATACGATGTCGGGCAATATCAAGGTAAGCGTGGATGTCGAGAGGAGTCGTGTCGGGGTTCGGTTTGACTGTAAGACAGAGAATGTGCCTGTCCCCGAAGCAGTAAAAAGCGGAAGTCTTAAAGAGCTTGAGGCTCGGTATGAAGAGCTTTCAAAGAGATATTCGGAGATTGAGCTTACGCTTTGGTTGATTGCGCACAGTCGTTTTGCGTCTGGATGCACGGATAAATACGACAGTTTTTATGCACCGTCATGGGGCTTACAGTATGTGGGGGAAGAGCGCAATATGCACGCCTACAAGACGAAAGAGGACGGATTTAAGCTGTTGATTAACGGAGAGGTTGTGATAGAGGATAGAGCGGTGTTGATGGCTCGTAAGGGGAAAGGCAGAAAGCGTGGTAGACCGAGAAAGGATGCGGTAGGAGAGACGGAACAGAAAACCCCGTTTAAGAACCTATACGCAAATATGCCAGAATCTATGAAAGAGTTTATTGAAAAATCAACCAAGAAGTAAGTCAATGAGGGGCAAGTGATGTTTGCCCCTCAAAACGCCCGTTTAAGGTGGGGTCAGAGTCTTAAGTTTCCCGAGGCAGACGCTTTCCTGTACCAAAGCCCGTTTATCAGATATAAATTTCGGCACAGGTTTAGAAGTACGGAGGTGTGAGAGATGTCAGATAAAGTTAGGCTGTCGGCAACAGGGGTTGTTGTCAATGGGACAGGAAATCTTCTCGGGTTTATGGTGACGGATGGGAAGGCTACACAGGCTGTACCACTCGACTCGCTTAGAAGAAACGGGGTCGTTTTAGCGGGTCAGATAGACTTTAGAGGCGGTAAGTTTAGGCTTATGACAGGGTTTAGCCTGCGGGATTTGCCTATGCTTCGGCTTGGAAAAGACGGCACGACACAGTTTGTGGATAATACGATGCGTGTTGTGGCTCGTATTACGGAGAACGGAGAGTTAAAGGGGTATCGTGTATCGTATCTGGATGTAACGCTTAATTTAGCTATGTCGGATTTGCGTAGGCTTGCGAGTTGGTTTAGGCTTGACGGGTATGCGGTTCGTAAGGGCGATGAGGGGTATCATCTGGTAGGTTTAAGTGGAAACTCGGTGCTTAAGCTTAGAGAGATAGCGCTTAATGCAAAGAAAGACGCGCGGGAGAACGCTCCTGTAAAGGGTAGCGCGGTAAGTATCGTAGAAATTCTCCGAAAGGTAAATGATTTTGGTGGTAAAGTTGTGCTGTTTAACAGTGACGAGAAGCCTACGATTGGAGAGATACGGGAGACTACGGCGAGCGGGTTTACTTCGTTAAAGCTTGGTGAGGTAGGTTCTTCTTCCTTGCAGTATTCGGAGCATAAGCTAAATGCGTCTATCATGTTTCGGGAGTATGGTGTCGTAACGGTAGAGGTTACGGACGAGGGAAGGGTGTTGCAAGTTCCCGCATACAAGCTTAGAAGCAGAGTAATCCTAAAAGACGGTAAGATAAATATACCAAAGTTTTCTGTGGCGTTTCCGAAAGAGAGCGGAGCAAAGTTTGCGGAGTATTATAAGGGAGTGCTTACGCTAACGCCCGTCAAGTCAACGCCTATGGAGAGTGCGTTAGGTAGCGAGTTTAGCTGTATGTATCAGATAGACACAGGGGAGCTTACGCTTGTCACGCAGGAGAAGATTAAGCGGGAAATTCTAAGTGTGTCGGATGTAGCAAACATAGCGAAGGCTTTAATTTGCACAAAGGCGGCGATTTCGTATCTGAACGCAAGGGTTTATGAGGTAGCAGGCGAGCAGGAAGAGGGGCTTTACGCGCCGTATCGGAAGTATTCCGAGGTAGAGAGGAACTATATCGGAGCGGCAGGGGTGAATTTAAGCACAGGCGCATATACGGCAACGGAGGCTTTAACTACGGTAATTCCCGCGAAGGAGAGCATTTCGGTCGAGTATTCGGTAGCAGGGTTTAAGAGTGCGCCGAGCGCGTCACAGATAGCGAACGGGAAAGCGGAGAAGTTTATTACGCCAGAGTTTAGGGAAGTGATAAACGAGTATGAGCGCCTAAAGGGAAGCCCATTTGAAGAGCCTAGACCGGAGGTATTAGAGTATCTAAAGAAGAAGCTAGCTTTCTTTAAGAAGAGAAAAGAGGGGTATATCAAGTATCTCTGGGGTCATAACACGGCGATGTTTGCGAACGGAGATTATAAACTGCTACGCGGGGACGGCTTTTCTGGCTTAAAGGCGGTAAAGACTGGGGAGACGAAAGCGGGAAAGTATACCGAGTATAGCGAGACAGGTTTAAGCGTAAAGGTATTTAATACAGTCCTAGGCTAAGAGGAGCAACGAACAAAGGCATAACAAACATATGTGCAATAAACATAGGCGCGACAAACGGGTGGCTGTCTGGCTTTAATTGAGTCAGACAGCTATTTAAGACGGAGTAGACGAAGATGGTCTATAGATTTAGCGAGATACTTGGCGATGAGGTTTATAAGAATCGGGTGATATTCCTGTTAGGGGAGCATTCGTTCTTTAATAACATAGTCATTGACAGAGTTAGGGACATTGCGATTCCGAGGGAAGAGGTAAATGCAGAGCAAGTTCTGGATTTAATGTCGGAGTTCGGTGTAACCTCGGATAAAGAGGTTTCTCGTGGAAACAGTGTAGGGTTTGACGAGTTTCTGGACAGTACGAGTAGCTATCCGATGCGAGGTTTCTGGTATTGTAGCGTAGAGTATTCAGAGCTAACGGATAAGCAGAGGGAGCGGCTTGGTGTTTATATGAAGTCACCGCAGGAGACTGGGTATCTGGTTATAACGGTAAAGGACTTTAGGAAGTATAGGGAGATTCTTCGTAATAATCTGGTAAGTAGGGGTTCGAGCGTTTGCGCGGTGCGACTTAGCTTTCCAGATAGAGCGTCATTAACAGAGATAGTAAAGAGGAAACTAAGTGACGGCGGGGTTAAAGTAGACGAGAGAGGCATACAGCTATTTATTTTGCGGTTAAGTAACGCTTATAACGAGTATAGTGACTGCCTATCATCTATTATCACAATGTATTCTGGGAAGAGCATCGGGTATGAAGAGGTGCTTGAAGCATTGCAGGGGACAGAGAATTACGCAGTAGATGACTTTGTTTATGCTTTGTTAAATCCGATGGGAAGCGGAAAGGTTATAAAGCGCAGGAAGATATATCGGATTTACGGGAGCTTGATACAGAGTATGAGCGCGGAGAGGCTTCTAAATACGCTGTTAAACAAGATAGACATCTTTATTTCGTTTCGTAGACTTATCAATAACGGAGATTTGCCCGTGTCGGTAGCGTATAGCGCAACGGAAGTGCAGGATAAGCTTCCAGAGGATAGCCGATTAAAGACATATAGCGCGTATGTGTTTAAGCGTATGGCGCGGATAGCGTCTATGGCATCGCTTGAGGATTGGCTTAATATGCGGTTACTGCTTAGTGAGGCTAAGAGACAGGGGAAGATAGGGCTAGAGGATAGGTGTGAGAAGGCGCTGTTTTCTATGATGCATCGTAGTGTGCTTGGGGACGAGAGGTTTTTTAACGACTCTGGGTTTATAAGCACGATAGGGGATAGCGAGCTTTATAGCCTAAATACGGTATTCTTTCGGGTTTAAGAAAGGGGGAGATAGAATACATGCGAAGAATGTCTTTAATTCTGGTGCATTGCGGGATTGTGCTTTTGGTGAGTGATAAGCGAGACAGAACAATAGAGATGTACGCGGTGCGGGGGTTAAAAGGTTTAGGGGAAAGGGAGCGCGAGCGACTTATAGAGAGTGGGCTTGTTTGTGACAAGGCGTTTGAGATGGCAGAGCTTCCCGTAGATGTAGTTGTTTATCGGGATGGAGTTCGTGTGGACGATAAAGTGCTTACGATTCAGTAAGGGGAGGAAAGATGACGCGGGTAGTTGCGAATTTAGTTTTGACTGGGATTTTCACGGTAGATACGAAAAAGAAGAAGGTAGTTGTTGGGGGATATGAGGTCTTTCTTACGGACATTCCGTTTATACGGTATCGGTTCAAGCGGTTTGACGAGGGGTGTGACGAGTATATTCTTTCGATGTGCGAGAAGTTTAAGACAGCGACCCCGCTAATCGAGGTAACGCTATATGAGAAGTGCTATGAAGATATAGCGAGGCTAAGTAGCAAGATACCAAACCTAGCGGTAATGCTTTATATTCCGATAGAGGACGGGGATGTAGAGAAATCCGACATAAGCGAAGAGAGTAAGGCGTTATTACAGGAAGTCGTAAATAGCGGTGTAGCATATGACAGGATTATGATAAAGGACAACAGCAATACGCTGTTTACAGTCTCGTTTAACAGTATGAGAGCGAGTATTCAGCGTATTACTGGGTGCGAAGTTGGGAAAGTAGGAGTTTGCAAGAGTCCTTTGTCGGCATATAACAATAATGCTTGCATTCCCGCAATCGTAGCGCGGGAGATTTTAGTAAATCACGACAGTAAGAGTAATACGACTCCGACTGCAAGGATGGAGTGCAGGAACGGTGGGAAGTGCTGTTGTATTCGGAATATCGTGATAGATAGAGACATTTTGCTTAATCGTCCCTATGTAGAGAAGCCGTCTAGCGAGAATTTATTTACGGGGATGCCGAAGCCAAGTCCTGTAAAGCGAGAGCGGAGAGAGAGAAAGGTAAAACAGCACTTGATAGGGAACATGGTAGATGGGAAACTCAAGTGGTGAAGAAGTATAATCGGGTTTACCTATATACTTTCGAGAAAATCAAATCTTAAGAAAAGGTTGACTAAAAAGTATTTATGCTAGGCTTATTCCTGTGCAATTAGCCTATGGTTGTGGGTTGACAAAGGGAGCAGAAACAGCTAATATATCTAAAGAAAATATTACGAAGTCCTAAAGGTTTCAGTTGGGATGGCTGTTTGTCTGCTTCTACAGCAGTGGAGGAAATCGGGATGGCGACTTTTCGCAGATGGTGTATGTCGGCAAAGCTGTTTGAGCCAGAGAGTACGCATGAGGCGAGTGAGTATATCGCGCGAAATTACAAGCAGTTGGTGAGCTACGCGAGGGGTCAAGGGATAGACCCTGCGAAGGCAGAGGATTTGATTGTAGATGTAACGATTTCGGTGTGCCGTGCGGAGTGGCTGGGCGAGTGGGTAACTGCGGTAGAGTGCGGGTATATGCAGATAGAGCAGTATATCTACGGGAAAATCAAGAAGTATGCAATGTTTCCAGCGTATAGGCGGGCAAGCACGGGGGCATGGGTTCGTAAGAAAGCAGACGGCAAAGAGGTTTATATGCAAGTCGAGATACCTTCCTGCGGGGCAGAGGATGCCGAGGAAAAGGGTATGCCAGACTATCAGCTAGCATATATGAATCTATCGACATACGATAATCTGGAGGCAGTCGAGTCAGAGGAGTCGTTTGAAGAGGAGTTAGCCTATGTTTTAAGCTTTGACGAGATGAGTAACGGCTTAATCAGCAGGATTTTACGGAATCTGGACTACTACAAAGCGAACGCAAGTTTTCTGGTGAGTAGCGGGGTTTCGGAGATGTTTAACAGTTTTGGGGAAGCGTTTGCGGAAGCGTTTGAGGATATAGTTAAGACGACCGCTAGGGATGACAGCAAATTGATACGAGCGCTTAAAAAGGCGTAGGGGAGCTTATTATAAGGGGATAATACGGGGCAGGGCTTTACTTCGGAGGTATCGTATATATGAGTATGTTACTTAGTAAGCTTGACGAGTTAGACGCAGAAATATCAGAGATAGAGCAAAAGAAGCGCGGGTATTTGTACGATTGTAGACTCTATGACGAAGATAATATTCTTTGTGGGAGTAGCCAACTTGATTTTGAGAAAGCCGCCGTGACGGAGTTTATGAGAGAGGAAGAGCGAGCGCGGAAGAAAGCCCTTGAGCAGTCAGACCGTATAGTAGGCGCTTGTGGGGAGTATGGTCGGTATCTCTGTAGTCGTCTTAGGATTCGCCCCGATAGTTCAGAGTATCAAGAAGTTTGCGATGAAGCGATAGAGTATTTTGCGAGAGCGCGTGACATAAGCGAATACCAAGTGTGTAACTTTGAGAATCCGTTAAAGTCCTTTGTTTATAACGGCTTAAAGAATGTGATACGGCGGCACGCTACGAAGAAGAAGCGTGAAGCGGAGCGGTTTGTTTCCTCCGAGTTAATAAACGAGTCTGGGGAGACAACAAACATTTTCGATTTGATTCCCGACAGTAGGTCAGAGCAGGCATTAAGCCTAGTAGAAGATAATGAGCTGGTTTCTGCGGTAGAGATGCTTGCGTCCGATAGATATAGTGAGAGCGGGGTAGATTTGCTTTGTTTTTGCTATGTAGCGGTAAAGACGGGGTATCAGATAAGTGACGCACAGTTTGCGGTTGAGTGCAGCTTGCTCGGGATAGATAGCCCGAGAGAGCTTGAGGAGGAGCTTAGGAGTAAGCCCGAGGCAAGAGAGGTGCTTCGTAACATTTCGATTTGCGGAGAAAGTTATCAAGACGCGAGCGAGTGTATTGCAGAGGTTTTGCGGAGGTACCTGTATTGCGGCGAGGAGATAGACAAGATGCTCTGCAAGTGACTAAGTTTATGAGGTAGAGCGCACCTGCGGGTGCGCTTTTATTTTAGGGAATAATAGGCACATAGTTAGAAAACGAGCTGGTACACAGGACTTCCGTGTTGTATAATTTTCTTATAGAAATTTTCTGCGGAGGGTCGAGCATGATTGAGATAAAGCATACGCGGGGCGAGGTCACGGATAGGCTTGTGACTAGGCTAAAGCAACGGAAGTTTGAGACGCGGGTGGACAGTGACGCGATAGACAGTGAGGTAGTTCGGATAACGGAGAAGCCGTCAAGGGTAGCGGGGGAGGCGGCAGAGAGGCGGCACGAGCAGAACGCGAAGGCGCTCTGTGACTATCTTTGTGAGATAGAGGCGGTTTATCAGAAGCTAAAGAATAAGCAGGGTTTAATCCGTATCGAGTATAACGCGGTCGATTCCCTTGTAGTATCGCGTCCGATAAGTCTAAGAAAAGTAGATATGTTTAGCTTTGAGACAACGGATGTGTTAGATATGTCGGGGTATAAGATGATACGGGTCGATTATACGCATCTCATAAAGTGTATGCTGTTTAGCCTAGCGCATAAGGATTTAGGCTACTCGCATGACTTTATGGAGGAGTTTCTTTGTGGGAAGTCGAGTATGGCGTATAGTACGGACATATCGCTACTGGACAGGGTTTTAGAAGAGGTATCGTTTAATAAAATCCGAAAGACAGCAGTAGGGGACAGTTTGTATCATAGAGTGCATGGCGGGGTCATTGTCGGGTATTACGGGGATAAGATAGCGGCAAAGACTTATGACGAAGTGGCGGTGCATGATGGTAATAAGACGATGCAGAGGATATTGAACGAGGTTCTGGAAAGGTTTATAGACATATGCAAGGACTTATCGCTTGCAGGGCTTTATAACAGGGGATTTACGCTGATTTGCAAAGAGGAATCGACAAAGAAAGAAGTGTTAGAGGTTTTGTCGGAGGGTGTATGCGTAGAGCTGTTTGGACGGAAGTTTGAGGCGCATCCGTTAATCACTTGTATAGACGCGAAAGGTTAAGAGGGGATGAAGTATGGAAGGCAACAAAGTAGTTTATTGTCACTTTTCTTTTAGGCGACCGAGGGGAGAGGGGTACGGAATCTTCTCGTGTGCTTTGTATAACGACTATGACGGGACAGAGCCAGTAATAAAGCGGGTATGTATGGAGGAGTTATGGAAAGACCATCAGCATATCACGGCGATTCAAGCCTACAGGTTTGCGTTAGACAGTATATATAAGTGGCAGGCACATTTACTTAGGTTTGGTGTAGTTGCGGTTTTGCTGGTTACGGACAATCAGAATTTAGCGGGATGGATATTAAACCCGAAGAAGGGCAGTTTTAAGGAGTATATGCGGAAAGCGTATCGTCCATATCAGATAGGCACGAAGCGGCTCACAATCACGGTAGGGCTGTGCATTCCGAGGGACTACGAGAAGTCGCACAAATTCTGTAAGTTAGAGTTTGTAGAGAACTATGACGAGTTTATGCAGAAGGGAAAGCAGACGAAGCTAGAGCTTGGCGGTATGCGGCTAATGTCGGATGTGATAGCGGAGGATATACCCGAGGGTGTTTCGGAGTTTAAGGCAATAAGTTCAGAAGAGGCTTTGAAGATGCAGGACACAGCGGAGCAGTAAGCGGCACATCGGGTTTAAGAAACAAGGCTTAAATTAATCCTAGAGGGAAGATATGCTTTGGACAACGGGGACATATACGGATAATCAGACTTATAGCGTTATAGCGTGCATAGATAAGAAGTATTCCGAGGTCATAGTCGGGTTTAGCGGGAAGGTAATTTCCGCATATAAGCTGGAGGGTCTTAGGGATGAGTATTTAGCGGGAAGTCCGATGGCGAAAGAGATTTATAAGACTTTGAAGCGCGGGATAGGCGGTTGTAAGTCAAGTAACGGAGTCCCCGTGCCGTTTCAGCTAGGGGCGTGTGTGGAGCATAGTTTTCAGAGGGCTGGGGTAGATTTTTCGATACGGCGGTTTAACAGTGGTTTATGTGGGGCGTATATAGCGTCCCGCAACTTTACGCTTGACTTAAGTTTGGCGAGTTCCGCGCCGAGTGGTCTTAATTTGCCGTATGTGAAGTTAGCGAAAGAGACGAGTGATGCAAGTTTTGACGCGAGTAGTATATATGTGCGTCCGCTTGAGGAGATAGGCTTATTTAAGGACATAAGTTGGCTAAAGGATAAGCGGTATAAGGTTGTAACGGACGAGCAGGAAGCGGAGGAGCTGTTTCGTAAAATCGAGGAGAAGATACGGACAAACCCGAACACGCCGATAGCGTTTGATACGGAGACAACGGGCTTAAAGATAAATATGTTTGGGAAGATAGGCTCGGAGAAGGCGGAGGAGCTTAAGCGGTATAACGAGAGCGTAGGTAAGTCGAAGCAGAAAGGGGTGGATAAGCTAGTCGGGTTTATTTACTGCCTAGAGCCGAATGTGAGTTATTATTTTCCCGCAGGGAATAGGAAGTTTCATAACTTGTATTCGGACATAAACGACCCTTTGACGAAACAGACAGCGGAGAAGATAAAGGCAGACTATACGGTAGGACGGTTTCGTAGTCGGGATGACGACATGGCGCGGTATATCCGAAGGACTAGGGTAGAGGATTTCGGGTGCGATGTCATTTTGATGGAGCGAAACAGGGATATACTGGAGAAAGGGTATTTAGTCGGACATAACGGCACATTCGATGCGAAGGTAGCTTATTTATACAGTATAGACATAAACTTCCGCGAAGATAGCATGATATTGCATCAGCTTGTTTACAAGTTCCGTTCTACGACTAGCAATCGAGGGGAGAGTTCTGCATTAAAATACTTGGTAAAGCGTGAGTTTGGCGTAGACCAGCTAGAGCTTACAGACTTTTTCGACCCGAATGCGTATAGTACGACAAAGACTAAGAAGAAGGACTTAGGGATTGACTTCTCTTATATGGATTTAGCAGGGTCAACAGCGTATGCGCCAGCAGACGGAGATTTTACGCTACAGTTGTTTATCAGATATAAGAGTGCGCTTCTTAGTAAGTTTAAGTCGCTTGAGTATATTTACTATGTCGAGGTGCTTGTAAGTCTTGCTATCGCGTATATGGAGTTTTACGGCTATCGTATCAACGAAGAGAAGATAGATGCAACGCGGGACAAGTATTTAGTGCAGAAAGCGGAGCTTGAGCATAAGATACGACAGATGATAGGGTATTCGACCGAGAAAGAGGAAGCGGTGTTTGCGTCTTTAGCGGGAGCGGCAGATAGAGAGGCGAAGATTTCGATACTGCCAGAGGCGATAGCTGTTATGGCAGAGGGCGATAACGCCTTAAACTTGACTTCGCCTATAAAGGTAGCAGAGCTGTTTTACGATGTGCTTAAAATGCCGATGGGGGAAAAGAAGTCGGTGAGTAAGACAGCGCTTGCGGGGTTAAGTAAGCAAGCGGGAAAGAACGGGGAGATAGTTCGGGTTTATCAAGAGTGGAAAGGCGTGGATACGCTTCTAACTAAGTTTTTCGGGCGGTTACAGGAGTTTATGTATCCGAGCGGATTTATTTTCTCGCATTTCGGACAGATAAGTACGGCGACAGGTCGAATGAGTTGTAGTAGTCCAAATGCACAGCAGTTTCCAAAGTCGATTACGGCGATAATCGAGCCGAGAAAAGATTGTGTCATGTTTGACGCAGACTTTTCGCAGATAGAGTATCGGACGCTAGTCGCTTTAGCGGGGGAGGAAGCGTTAAAGGAGAAGTTTAGAGACCCCGACATGGATTATCACACGACTATGGCGAGTTTAATGTACGGGGTAGACTACGCTTCTGTTACGCCGAAGCAGAGAGGCGAGGCGAAGGGATTCAACTTCGGTATACCGTATGGCATGGGCATCACTTCTCTAACGATAAGGCTTTTTGGAACGGCTACGAAAGAGAATATCGAAGCGGCAAAAGAGAAGTATGAGTTATATTTCAGAGACCAGCCGAATGTCAGAAAGTTTTTTACGAATGTCAAGGAGTCTGCGGAGGTTTATGGGTATACGGAGACAAAGTGGCACAGGAGGCGGTATTATTCGTTTAAGGATAAGGACGGGAATTTAAGCAGTAAAGCGAAGGCTTCCGCGCTAAGGCAGGCAGGAAACGCGGTAATACAGGGAACGGCGGCAGACATATTTAAGATTTCGGTCGCGCGGAATTTCAGCTATATTCGTAGGAATGGGCTTATGGGGAAGCTGTTTATCGTGAATATGATACATGATGAGCAGTTAATGGAGTGTAATGTAAAAGAGTTAAATCCGAAGCGTGTGTTAGCGGATGTAGTACAGAATATGGAGTTGAAGCTAGACGGATTCCCGCCGTTGTATGTAGGAGCGGGAGTAGGGTTATCTTGGAAAGACGCGAAGGGAAAGATGGCAGAGATACATCCAGACCTAGCGAACGAGTATATAGAGGAATCGAAAGATACGCCGATATTTAGGGGAGAAGATAGCGTATCAGAGAGTCCAGAGGAGGTGTTAAACTACTTTAACGAGCGGGTAGTAGACTTTAGAGTACGGAAGATAACTAAGTATGTCTTAGACAAGGGTAATTGGGGAAAGCCGATACATCCTGTCATCGGAAACTTGTTGTCTTTGCAGTTTGACTACGGGGTAAACGAAGAGGTAGCGGAGAAGTATACAGAGGCGAACGGGTATACGAAAGACGAGATAGCGGAAGCGAAGAAGAATATCCCGACCGAGCAGTTAAAGCGGTTTATGATAGACAAGGGAATAGCGGTAAATCCAGATAACTTTAGGTCGGCAGAGATAGAGCATGAGGTAGAGTCGGATAAGGTTTATGAGGACGATAGTGAAGAAGAGGGGTTTGAGGAAGCCGAGGCAGAGGAGTATAACGAGTTTAAGCTAATAGATGAGAGCAAGGCAGTGTTTGGAGTGGGTATTACGGAGTTAGTAGGACGGTTTAAGGTGTTTGTTTCAGAGAGCCGAGGGATTTGCGGGATAGACAGTGAGTTTCTACGCGGTCTTAAAGACAGAGAGGGTTTAATTGCCTATTTGAATGAGCATCTTTGCGAAAAGGGTGCAGATGGGAGCATGGAGCTTATGACACTGGTAGGCGGTGGAGCTTTGACGCATTCTGGGCAGTATGTTAGAGGTGTGACGCGGGATGAGATGCTAAGAGTGGCGAGAGGGACTGTGCGTACCGCTTAAAGGCTTAAGGTAGGATAAGTAGGAGAGAGATGGCAAAGACATGGAAATTCCTTAAGGGAAAACAAAGAGAGGAGAACTAAATGTCAGACATTTTAAGTCTCACCTCGGAGATAGACATAGCGGAAGAGGTGTCAAAGGAACGAGTCGAGACAGCGGTAGTGCAAACAGCGGACGGTATTGTTTATCCGTGCCTAGTGATACGGGCAGACAAGCCGAGTATGCGGGTAACAGAGGTAGCAATAGAGGGGTTGCTTGATTTAATCCATTCATGTTGGTATACGGACGAGGATAAAGAGAACGGTCTTAAGGACGACAGCCTAAATGTTTATATTGCGACTCCGAGCGGGGCAGGGAAGCTCGGGCGCGGGTCGTTTGCGAAGTTGTATCGGTATTTGAACAGTTTTACGCATAACTTAATCAGTGAGGCGGCGAGTGTTTATTATTTTGAGGCAGAGGGTAAGAAGGAGCGAATAGATAAGTTAAACGCGATGCGACCGAGAGTGTGGCTGGACTTGTGAGACAGGTTTACGGGGACGGGGTACGGCGATTGCCGCGCCCCGTTTTAGTTTGATTTTAGGTAGAATTAGCTTGACTAGTTGGTAGCGGTGGGCTAAGATGTAGTTAAAAGTAGCTTTACAAGGAGGCAGGGATGGGGAGAGTGCTAGATGAGAGGACAAGAGAGGTAACAGAGCTGATTGCGGGGATTTCGTCTTGTGAGAAAGCACTAGAGGACGCGGTAGCGCGAAGAGCGCCGTCAAATGAGGTAATACGGTGGTATAACGGGGCGATGACAGCTTCTAGGGCAAGGAAAGAGTACTTGCCAAGGAATAAGAAGCAGTTGTCTGGGAGTGCTGTCGAGTTTATGGGGGAATTGGTAGAAGAGGTATCAGAGAAAGTAGAACTAAGTAAAGTCTTTACGGAGTATGAGAGAGCAAAGGTTACGGGAAATGCCTTGGGAGCTATTTGTGGTACGCTGACAGCGTTTATTAAGCGGAATCGCAAATATTACTTAGGCATTTTAGGGTTTTCTTCATTGATGTTGTTATACGGAGTATCTAGCAAGAGCTTCCTACTACCGCTATCCGTCACTTATTTGGCGAGCCTTTTGCTTATAGCGCATTTTGTTTTAAATACGCTATTTCGATATACGAAAGAGAAAAGCCGTGTAGATAAGACCTTGTACTTGCAGGATAGAATCGGGAGTGCAGTGTTTAACAGTTTAAGCGAGGCGCAGATAGGCATAGTAAGGTATCTGTATTCCGAGCGGGTTTTAGCAGAGCAGAGTCTAACCGAAAGTATAATTGCAGTAACTAGACTTGAGGAATATGGGTATAGAAACGGAGACAGCATAGGCGGGTTTTCCGAGGAGTTTGACAAGGAGATTGAGGAGGCGCTAGATGAGCTTGCAAGTAAGTTTATCTGGAACACAGTGTTAAGCGTGTCTACTGGTCGGTCAGCGGATTATCTTGATTGTATCCGAATTAAGAGATGGTTTGTAAAGGAGAGTGAGGAAAGTGGAGAAAGTGCTGGAGCTTAAAAAAGAACAGAGTTATGGTCTTTTCGGGGATTTGTATGAAAAGAAAGCCGCAAAAGAGGATAGCGTTAAAGAGGACGCAGTAGAGCCTACGCTAGATAGCATAGCCGTATCCTGTAAAGAAGCGTTAGCGGAGTACTTAACTCTTTCAAGAGGTCTTAACTCTGTATTTGTGCTGGATAGAGAGGACTTTTTACATACAAAGTTAAATCCCGCGAAGAAACTGTTTAATGAGCGGAATAAAGAGTTCCAGAGAGCGCTTCTTAACGACAAAGAGATAGGGATGAGCTTATTTAGTGAGCCGAAGAGTGTGCAGAGCTACGAAGAAGTTGCGAGGGAGCTTTGTGCAAAGTCGGTAAGTCCGCTTCCTACGATTCTTCTCGCGGTTTCGGTTGTTGTGCTTGTAGGTATTGGGCTTTTATTTAGTCATCGTACAGTTGACGCATATATATTGCTAGAGAAGTGGATTAGTTTAACTATATTAGCGGGTATGCTATTTTCAGTCGGAATTTTTGGTTCTATTAGTGCGTTAAAGAGCATAAATAAGTATAGTGTGGTTGATACCACAGTAAGCCGTGCGTATGAAGAAAGATATAAAAAGCAAAGAGGGGAGGCGATAACGGAAAGTCTAAGGACTTGCATTTCAGCAGAGGTTCTGGAAACGATACAGCGTTTGTGTAGCGCAAGGGAGTTTAAGCTAAATAAGACATTAGATTATGATGTGCCTTACGAGGCGCAAGCAAGCTATCTGAAAGATAGAGAGCTGTGCAAGCGTTTATCTAGGGATAGCGGGTGTGTTTTTTTTTGACTGCATTGAGAGCTTAGAACCGTATAAGCTTATTTCTCCTAGGGAGCGGCTTACGGTATTACAGAATTACAGCACAGGAAATTGTGATTATAGCCGTATAGGAAATGGCGAAAGTTTATTTAGTCACATAGACCTTGTATCGGATGTAGTGGCAATGAGGGAGGTGCAGGTGTTATGAGTATATTGGAGCTTACAAAGGACGCGCCGACCGAGGTAGAGAGTTCGGAGCAGACAGGTCTTTTCAGCAGTTTGTTTAGCGGTGAATCACGGTGCGAGTTGGTAGTTACGAATGAGCGAGAGCGATTCGATACACTTGCAAAGGCGGCTGATGAGGAGTTAGGACGAAAGGGTAGCAGTGTAGCAGAGCGGCATAAAGCGGCGAAAGAGCTTACGGAAGCGCTGGTAACAAGTAAGGCGTTTAATCTAAAGTTAATCGAGGCGGCTTATGGAGTTTTACATGGAGTGGAAGTATTAGAGAAAGCAGAAGCCAAGACTAGTAAGCCGAGATTTGGGATTTTGCATGAAGCTATTAACTGGGTGCTGGCTTTTTCGACAATTCCGCTGTTTGTAACAGGGTTTTTAGTCACGGTAGCTGGGTCTTGGGTAACTTCTGGGTTGATGTGCCTAGTAATCCTTAACAATTCGCATAAGTTTAATAAGGTAAGAATGTTAAAGATTTTGACTCTTCCTATAATTTACAGTTTACTGGTTTCATTGGTTCTTAACAGGGTTATTTCTGGGATACCTGCAATAATTTTGGAGATAGTAATGACGGTTTTTATTTGTTATCTTCTGCCAGATATTCTTTTACCAGAAGATGATTCTGAATCGGTAGTAAAGGGAGAGCATGAGCCTTGTTTAATCGACAGTGTTGCATCTGAATATGCTTTGTCTGTAGTAAAGAAGTGCTTTGACGCTGGGGTGATTTCTGACAGTAGTTTTAGCGCAGAATCCGAAGATAACGCGAGCGGTGACGAGGTTTATAAGAGAGTTCCAGAGAGAGTGAGAGTAAGCGCGTTACTTGCGGTTTTGCACGGCGATAAAGAGAGTATTTCGCTTAAGGCACTTTTAAGAAAGACAGATAGAGGGGAAAGGGCGTAAGCCTTTTCCCTCTTTTTATGTGAATGGGTGAGGGAGCGTCCGTTTCCGTACGATTTATGTTGACGAATTAGCAAGGTGGTGATAATATAGAGACAAGTTAAGGGAGAGCAGGGGCTTTCCCGAAAGGGGGAAAAGTCATGGCAGGGAAGCGGAGTGCAAGTTTACTGGAAAGTGTCGGTAGAAGCGTTAAGGAGCAGGGATACCTTACAGTAAAAGGGGCGTTGTTCGAGATAGTTCGGGTGGTAGAGGCAGATTACATCAATGTTTTAAGAGCTACGGAGGTTGTAGCATCAATAATCCTGTCGCTTGCGGTTTGTTCTGTGGTGGGAGAATTAAACCCCGACAAAAGCATCTGGGTCTATAACTGTATGTTCGGTTTTGCATGGGTTTTGGCGGCTACATTAGCTATGCCATATGCTGTAATGGTAATTGGAAATCTGCTTCGGTTTATAGGAGCGATTTTGCGGGGAGTATTTTCATATATCAAGCGTTTATTTGTAGCAGAGCGCAGGGAATTTGATAGATATTAAGGCTAGACCGTACAGATTTCGGGGCGGGACGGGAGCGAAAGACCCGTCACGATTTTTAGTTGTACTTTGAGTATGCTCTGAACCCTAGAAAAATAATTTTGGCTCGTGTGAGAGAGTAGGCGAGGCTTTTCTATTTTATAAACTCTATAAAATCATAGAAATACCATAGTGGATTTTAGGGATAGACCTATAGGTAAAAACGGCTATACCAGCAACCAAAAATTTCGAGCCTAAAAAGCACAGGTTTTTTCGAGGGCGTTTTCTCGAACAGTCGTTTGGGTAGGGTTTCGGGACAGGTTTTTGAGGGAGTTTTGCAAGTGACTTGCAAGTTCATACGAGGCACAGAGTCAGAGTAATTTGAACAACTCCCTTCCAGACTAGGTAGCGCTGGTTTACCCGTCCGTGTTTATGGGAATAAAGTTTTAGGAGGTGTGAAATGATTTGGGCATTGGCGCGTTGCATTGAGAGAGGGAAGTTAGTCGGGTATTTGGTGTTTGATGATACAACTTCCGAGGCTCGTACAGCTTCTCTAGCGAGTGTAGAGGCGAATTTAGGTCTTATCGAAAACTTTGCCTACGGTATTCCGAATACAGACAAGTATCCTATCGTAACAGGCGGTAAGTTTTTCGAGAGTGCGGCGGTAGCGAAGCGGAATCAGTATAACCTTGGCAGAGAGCGGGTAGCGATGTTTTGCACGGGGGTAGTGGACGAGACATATCGTATTGTGTTTATGCCCTACGGTGGAAGCCTAGAGGATTTGAGTTATAAGGTGATAAGCCAGATAAATCTAAATAGGTGCATAAAGGAGTACGGGGAGCAAGCCATCTTTAACGCAGAGCGGGGCGAGGACGGAAGTTTAGTGTTTAAAGGGGCGATAAGTGAATCGGTTAAAGCACCGAGTAAGGTAAACGGGGCGAGGGCGGTATTTTTAGCGCGAGCGAGAGCTTTGGTCGGGGTAAGTTTAGGGGATGACGGTACGCTTAATCGTATACCTGCACATGAGACTCGTTCGTTTGAAGTTCCGCTCGGGACATATCATATCGGAGAGCGTTGTTTTGTAGGGGCGAGGGGAGCTATCATTGCTTTTCCGTCTACGGTTAGGAGTGTCGGGGAGTATGCGTTTAGCGGTTGTGGTTTAGTCGAAGTAAGGCTAAATGACGGGCTTCGAGAGATAAAGAGGTGTGCGTTTGAGGATAACAGCTTTGCAGAGGTAACGCTTCCAGAGAGCGTAGATATAGTGCGCGGGCAAGCGTTTCGAGGTTGTTCAAAGCTAAAGCGTGTAAAGCTGTTTAGGCGCACGAAGGTAGAGAATATGGCGTTTCCAAGGTCGGTCAAGTTTATTTATCTCGGATAAGTCGTGTATTTAGAGGCGAGGTAGCTATTAATTGGCTATCCTCGCCTTTTGAATTTGTCTCATGTGGTATACTTATCTATAAACCACTACTTGTTTTGCAAGTAGTTTTTAATGGAAATCATTTGCCGAGAGGCAGAGAGGGGAATAGAGATGGCAGATATAGTGATTAAGCGGACAGTGCCGCCAGAGGTGTATGCAATCGCGCTTGTCGCGGAGGGTAAGAAGGTAGTCGGGGTTCGGATGGTAGATGTGAGTCTAAAGCTCGGCACGAAGGGGAGTTTGTTTGACTTTCCGCTTGGGGTGGTAGAGAAAGCGGTTCGGACGGACGCAAATCTGATACAGAATCTTGCGTTTAACGGTAGTTTACGGCTCATAAACGGCGACATACGGAAGTTTCCCGTGGTAGATAAGGCAGGAAAGTTACTTACGCAAGAGCGTGTTCATGTGTTAAACACGATTACGCAGGACGGACGGATAGTCGGGTATCGTATTGTAAACTATAAGGGAAAGACCGTTCGTGAGCGAGCGGATAAGGTGCTTGCGGCGGTCGAGAAGTTTGGTTTATTAAACGGAATCATACAGGAGAATAGCTACACGAAGGTCATATCGGGGATAGAGCGTCCGATAGCGAATGTAGAGCTTTCAAAGACGGCAGTTGCGGAGACGAAGAGCGGCAGTCGGAGGATACGGGCGGCATCTTCGTTAGCAGAAAACGGGGTAGCTAGGAGAGAGGCTATTGATTTAGAGAACATTCTTGAGAAGAATGATGCCTTTAATTCATTAAACCACAACCAAAAGACGGCTTTGCAGAAGTATTATATGTGGTATACGGTTGAGAAGTTTAATGAGTTAGCGCATGGGACATCCTTAGAAGCAAACCCTGTGAAGCTTGCAAAACTAGCAGAGCTACGCGGTTATGACAGGTGGGTTTACGGTGGCTATATGGACTGTAGAGAAGTCGGTAAAGTTCATTGTGAGCTGGGTCATCCGTTGCGCCATGTGCATTACGCGAATGCGGTGGATAAGAACGGGAAGGTCTTAAGGACAATATGCTTTGGCGAGGATTGTTCGGCAGATTTTTTCAGCATTCCGAGGGAAAATATGGGGAAGCTTGCTAAGGTAAGACAGCAAGTATCATCCGAGATAGACGAATTACTTGAAATCATGAATAACCGTGATACCGCGAGCGAGGAAGATTTACATCCCGTGCCTTTGTTTGAGAAGATTGTATTTAGCCAGAAGGAAGCGGAGATAGTAAAGTTCTTCGGGCAGAAGCTAGGGACTAGTTTATTAGACTATAAAGCGACAGGGCTTCCGTTTCCGCAGAGCATGGTAGAGTTAGCTTGCCAGAAGATGCAGGACGAGGGACGAGAGGGACTAAACTATCTCGGAAATGTAGCCGCAGGGTATCGAGACACGATAGAGCGGGTTTACGAGTCTCCGTACTATTACGGGATAATGACTGCCTTTAAGGATTATCTGAAATTTACGATGCAGAATACGATTGAAGGCAAATACCGCTACAATCCTTCTAAGAAGAACGACTATAACAAGAAGAAAGGCAGTTTTAGTAAGCAAGCAGTATATGAGAGGCGGGTATTGCTATTTCGGTTCAAGGAGGGTTTAGGGGCGACCGAGTTTAGCTTTAAGGAGCTTTCGGGGCTATTAAACATATTCAAGATAAGTCTCTCAAGAGCAGACGAAATCGGGGATGAGTTTTCGAGGGTTTGCGATAATATTCTCAATGCAAAGCCGTCTGACGAGGTTAAGAAGAAGTTAGTGCCTGTGGTGCTGGCTTCAAGGCTTACAAGTAAGGTGTATAGAGCAAGGCTTTGTTCTTTGAAGCTTGACGGGGCTAGTCGGTATAGTTTTGGAATAGCTGACTTAAAGAGCGTCTTTGATTTAACTTCGATAGAGACGGTTGAGCGGTATACAAAGTATTTAGCCGAGTCCACGGGGGCGTATCGAGAGGGTTTAGCGGAGTATAAGCGTTTATCTGGGGGTAAGGTTGTAGAGAAGCCTAGTGAGAGTCTAGGTGTTGCAGAGGCGAAGCGGCAGGGGCTTGAGATAGTGAGTGGTTTAACGAGGATTCTGCCAGACTTAGATAAGCGTATCGGCGCGGTGGTGTTTGATAATCCAGAGGATATAAAGCTCCAAGGGATAGATTATGCGGCGGCAGAGAAAGAGGGCATGAAGATTACAACAGAGAAGATTGCCCTAGCCTATGCAACGACACCGAAGGGGAATAAGCTCTACTTAAATCTAATCGCGAAGCTAAAGTTTAGCACTGGGAAAGAGAGTGAGAGTGTTTATGCGGTGAGTGACGCGATGATGCGCGTAAATTCAAAGAGCGGAGAGGCAGAGCCGCTTGAATTGAAGGGTTTAGGTGCAATTATCCTAGAGATATACGATGCTTGCGGAATGTCGGAGCGTGCGAGAGAGATGTTCGGGGCAGAGTATGCTACAGAGGATTATTTTAAGGCATTAAAGTTGCTGTCAGATAATCTTATCGGCAGGAATCGCCTAGGGAACGCAAGCACAGAGAGTGTAAGGGCTTTCTATAGCGCATATACAAAGGATTCTCTTACGGATAAGCATTATGACGAGCTGTTTAATAGCGTTTCTTCTGGGGAATCAAGAGTGGAAGGCGATAAATCAGACCTAGAAGTTCTAAAGGAGTATTCAAAGTCGCTTATTAAGACGCTTCATGTGAAGAAGGGCAAGACGCAGGGCTACAGCGTTTATCGTGTAAAAGGGAACCCGATGATTGTGGCTTATAATCTGGATAAGGATAACCGTTTAAGCGTCTTTACGGCGTTTTATAACCGTAAAAGATGGACTAGTAACATTTGGGACAGGGCGAAGCGTTGCGGGGACGCAGATTTAATATTCGGAGCGATGTTAAGCGGTGCTGTAAACGGAAATGGCTTTGAGGATGCGATAAAGCTGTTAAACGGAAAGAGGGCAGAAACGCTTAAACCTGTAGTGCTTGGCATGGTAACGGGTATCGAGGCTTTGAACGGTGGAATAGAGCCTATTAAGAGTAAGTATATGAGCGCAGAGGGAGATGAGATATTCAGTAAGGGCGGAAATATCGACAACAAGGTTTATAAGGCGCTTTTAGAGTGAGTTTAAGGGAGTAGTGAGTTTGGGGGAGAGAGGTATTCTCTCCCCGTCTTTAGAGATAGAGAGGTGTAGCTTATGGATAGCAAGCTAATTTCCAAGATTTTAGCAAAAGGCGGGTTTAAGGAGTCGAGCATTGTACTGGATTCTGGAAGAAGCGGAGCGGAAAAGAACGGTGCTGTATCGGGAGTTAGGCATAAAGGTAGCCCTGTGCAGACTAGTAACGCTGTGGAATCTGTTCGGACAGATGTAGCGGAAATGAGTAGTGCTACAACAGCTACAGCTATGCAGTCTGACATTAAGAGCGCAAGTAAGGGGAGTTCTAAGGAATCTGGGGCAACTACTGGAGACCTAATCAAGTTTTCGCCAACGGATGACTTTTCTTCGCTTTATAGCAAGGTAAAACTCGGTGGTAACGAGACTTCCCTTTCAGAGATTGGAAAGCGTATCTTTCAGAATGCGATTCAGTGCTTAGTTTCGGTCTTTCGGATTAGGAGTGTGCAGGGTGGAACAGTACATTGCGGGCTTCTCGGAGAGGATATTGCGCTTGTTTATCATGTAAACCCAGACGGAGCATTTGTTGCGGAGCGTGTTTCGTTTATAGAGGGTTCTCGTGCGGGGCATATGCTTTTATTTAAGGGTTTAGAGGGCGACAAGTTAATTACGAGTGGTATTTCCGAGTATCTTACGAACGGTGATGTTGTGGAAACAGCAAAGAGGGTAAGTGAGGAATTTGCAAAGAATGCGTTTAAGAGGGCGAAGGCGATATTTGAGGATTACGCTGGGATTTCAACGGTTTTAAGGAGGATAGATGCAGAGCTTGTGCAGGAGTATCTAAGCGGAAAGCTATCAGACGAGAAGCAGTTGATAACAAAGAGCGATGTGGTGCATAAGCGGTTTGACGGCATAAAGACGCATAATCTAAACAGTAAGTCAAGAGATTTGGCGCTTGACTATGAGGATGCGGTGGTATTGCTTGCGCGTTTAGCGGGAGCTAGTTTAGACGGCTTAAAGTATGAGGACGAGGTGTTTATATGCCAAGCGACTTACGAGATTGATAACGGAATTGAGATGAGTAAGCGGTTTGGGCAGAAGGTTACGGTAGAGTTAGAGATAGACAAGAGAAGTTATCTATCGGATTTTCGGCTAAAGTTTGAGCCGAGCGGGAAAACGGTCAGCCTGTTTACCGCGCCGAGTGAAATCGGAAGTGTAGGAGGGGTAGGCGGTTGGGTTTTTCACATAAAGGAGGGACTAAGCGAGGCGGTAAGAAAGGTGCTGGGAGTTGCGGTATTTGAGCATCTTACGGGAGTTCGGGATTCAGAGCGAGTTGTGCAAGAGATAGCGGCTGTTCGTGGAGACGCGCTAAACAGTCATATGGCGGTAGCGAAGGTGCATGAAATGTGTTCGCTGGTATTTGCAATATTAGGGACACAAGTTCCGAAGGCTGTCACTAAGACGAGTGAAAAGGTGAAGAGAGCATGGGAAGCTTGGGCAAATGACGAGAAGAACAGAGATTTTGTTAAAGAGTATTGCCAGAGAGCGATTAAGTTTAGGGAGCGGCTATTAAGGTTTGCGGATAGGAACTTGGATAGTTCTGTTGCGTTGTTTACGATGGATGAAGGGCATATGGACGATGACGGAGTAGCATTTGCTATCGTTTATGATTTTCGGAAGTATTCCGCGACAAACGGTCTATATCTAATCGTAGACAAGGACGGAGACGGTGACATAGTAGAGGATTTGTATGATTATAGAGCTGGTGGAAGCGGAAGCGACCATGAGTTGCTAAACATAATTGCGCATTTTGACGAGACAGCGCCAGATGCATTGGTACGGTATTTAATGCGAGAGGGTAGGGACACGGTATCCTTGGCTTTTGACGCATTAGGGAAAGATATATACGGGACGACAAAGTTTATCGGGCAGATAGAGAGTAAGCTAGAGACGACAGACAGTATGCAAGACGCAGTAAGGGATTATTTGTATTGCAAGAAAGAAGGTATTGCAGTTCCAAAGAGGGTTCTTTGCGAGTTAGTGAGAGCATAATAGGGGCTAAAGGATAAAAGTTAGCGGGTAGGAAGAAATTCCTACCCGTATTTTTAATTTTTGAAGTACTATTAAAATACGAGCAGTACACAGGGGCTATATGCAGTATGATTTTTAAGTAAAATTTTGCGCAGTTACGGAAAGGGAGAGGAACGGATGCTCCGAAACGGTAGAGGACAGCAGGGGTCGGGCTATATTCTGATATTGCTTTCGGCTCTGCTTCTGGGAAGTTACGGCGTTAGGCTTGGGGTAAGAGATAAGGTTTCGCATATCGAGTCGCAGGAAGCAGAGCGAGAGCGGGTTTATGATAGTGCAAAGGCGAGAGGGAAGGCACTGGAGACAAGCACGGGCGAGACAGCGGAAGAGAGTAAGGCAGAGGAAAGCGCGTTTAGCGGGGTAGAGTTTATGAGTCTAATCGCGTATAATTCTAGCGTAACGCCAGAAGCGAATGTAAAGGGAAAGCGTAACGCGGGGGTAACATATCGCGAGGGCGAGAACGGAGAGGTAGTAGCCGAGGGAGAGACAGGAGCGAGCGAAGAGAGTGTAAGTAGTGAGCGAGAAGATAACACATATATCGGGGTATATGTTTCGGGGTATCTGGATAACGACTTGGTAACGGGGTTAGCCTACGAGGTCTACTATGACGGGGATTCTATCGGGACAACGAACACGAATCTCCGTTTAACAGCCCTAAAGGGGGATAGTAAGTACGACCATAGCAGGGTAGATTTAATCGAGATTAAGGGGACATACGACCCTAGTCGGTTAAGTTATAAGGCATATACGGATAAGAACGAGACAGCGGTCTTAGGGATTGCTTATAACGAGGTAAACGACACAAAGGATTACGCGATACGAAGTGTCGGCGGGGAGCGAGTCTTGGTAGTAAAAGAGCCGTCCATCAAGTATGCGGATAGGATAGAGGCGGTAAACGGGGGCGCGGCAGTGGAGAGTAGTGCGGTAGCAGAGAGCAGTACGGCTGTGGAAAGTTTATCGGAGAGTAGTGCAGATACAAGCGCGGAAAGCAGTACGATAGCCGAGCCTGTGGACGAGATGTATATCTTAAACTATCAGTATAGCTTTTTCGGGAGTGATAAAGCACTAAGCGCGTTGCAGGGTGGTGCGTTTACGGTGCGGGACAAGGCAAGTAACGCCGAGTTTAACGGTATATCGGACTTTCAGACAAAGTTTAGTCGGTATAGTGACGGGTCGATAGATATGTTAGGGGTCGCGTTAAATGTAAAGGTGCTACGGAGTGCGTTAAATAGTTTTACAGCGGATAACGGGCGCGAGGCAGTATCGACAAACAGTATTATGAGTATCAAAGCAGGGTTTAACGGGCTATTTTCGCTCCACTATGCGGGAGTAGCAGGAGAGTTCGACTTAGATTAAGGGGTAATGAGATGGCAAAGTTCTATGTAGCGCGTAAGGCAGACGGTAAAGAGTGGGAAGGTGCAAAGATTCCCGTTTATAGCACGAAGAAAGCGGCGGGAGCGGATTTCTTTGCGGTCGAGGATACGGTAATTCCATGTCGAGGAACGCAGTACGATGAGATATGCGCGGTAAAGAAGAGCGATGTGTTTGATGACTTAAGCGATTCGGATAAACAGCTTGTAGCCAATAAGTTTGCGCCGACACTTGTGCATACTGGGATAAAGGTGGAGTTAGCGGATAACGAGGCGCTGATGCTATTAAATCGTAGCGGAAGTCCGAGAAAAGGTTTGGTACTGGCAAACGGAGTCGGGCTTGTAGACGCAGATTATTACGGATGTAAGGCAAATGACGGAGAAGTGATGTTTGCGTTTTACAATGTCCTGCCTTATGATATTGTAATCAAGGCAGGAGACAGAATCGGACAGGGCGTTATTATAAACTATATAAGAGCCGATGGAAGTAGCATGGGCGGCGAGCGTACAGGCGGGTTTAATAGCACGGGAAACCGATAAGAGAGGGTAAAATGAGTAATCTTGACAGGATATTAAAGAGTAAACTAAGCAGTTCGCCAAGTAAGATGCATGTGCTGTTTCGGAAGGTGGTTCGGACAGCGGATTATGAGACAGAGACAGTGGAGTTGTCGAGTGATATAGAGCTTGACAGCGAGGTAAGTGAGATAGAGAGAGCTGTGATATTCAATCTGCTTACGGCTTCTACGGAGTATACGCTGTTATCGCACTTGTATGTCAAAGGGACACTTAGTAAAGAGGACTTTGTGTCTGGGAGAGAGGGTCTTGAGAAGTCCTCCGAGGCGATACTCCGTAAATACGAGGCGGTAACAGGGGAGAGCAGGGATAAAATTTTAGGAAGGCTATCAGATGGAGGCGAAGAAGCTAGCGAGTGATTGCATTAAGATATACGGAGACTGGGTGTTTGACTATGTAGCAGGTATTGGTTACGAGGTATCGGGGAATAATAGCGAGTTACAGTTTATTCCGAGGTTCTGGGTGTCAAAGTATGAGAGCGGAGAGAGTTTACCCGATGGCTGTATTGAGATAACGGGAGACGAGTACGGGTATAGTTGCAAAGGTAGCGTGCCGTTTGGTGTGATACGGAAGAGTATCGAGGTAATGCAAGCGAAAGGTAGATAGTTTATGAGCGGTGAGGCGTTAAGTGGTAGGGTAAAAGTCGAGAGTGTGCTAAGAGAGAGGCGTATTTTTCGACAGAGACTTACAGCTTATGTGCAGGAACTCATAAAGAACAGCGATACCTCTAAAATCGAAGAGTTTGCAAACTTTCGGAAGATGTACACAGGGGCTATCTACAGTGCAAATATTTTTTATATCAAGGATTATGTAGATTTGCTTTTGCCCGACTATCTGGACGATTTAGAGTCCTTCGGGGTCATTTCGGCTAACGGGAAGCCCATCTATCATGAGCGGTGGGTAATTCCGATATATGACAGCGAGGGGCTAGTGCAGGGGCTAGTAGGGTATAGTCCAGTATCAAACGAGCGATATGTTTACGCGGTAACAGAGTATTATATGCGCGGAGATACGCTTTGGGGCTTAGAGCGGTTAAATCGGGCATATGAGCTAGGGTATGCAATCTTAACGGAGGGTATAACGGATGCTCTGCACATACGGTCATTGGGTTACGAGCCAGTATTTGCGATGTGTGGGACTCGGAAGAGTGCCATAAGTATGTTTGAGTTAAATAGGTGTAGATACGGGATAGTACGGATTCCCGACAGGGACATAGCGGGGATGAAAGCCGTTAGGTCTTGGGAGACGAATCGGTATATAACGCTGACAACGCCTATTAACTATAAAGATGCAGATGAGACTTTGCGGGAAAGTGAGGACAACGGGGAATGCTTTAGAGGGTATTTAGACTTGTGTATCGGTTGGTTAAAGGAAAAAGAGCATAAAGGAGAGAAGAGCGAGAAAGAGAAGATTTGTATGATTTGAGAGAAGAATAGAAGATTGAGTAGAGAGAATAAGAGTTTAACAGAGAGATTGAATTAGATTAAAGGAGAATAAGATTATGAAGAACCCATTTCTTAAGGCAGTGTCCACGAGTAGCAACCTTCGTTCGTTCATTGACGACAATACTTACAACTCGCTCAAGTATTCTGGCGAGTCTGGTCTGGTGAATACGATTTATTTCCCGTATCACGAGGTAACTGACGCAGAGACAGGTGAGCCTAGGAAGGAGCTGATTGCATTATCTGCTAAGGCACATTCTTGGGAGAGCTATGATGCATTCGGGAAAAAGATTTTCGGTTCTACGGTTTGTACGGAGGGCGCACCGATTATCACGGATGCAGAGGGTCGCATCATGTCGGATGGTATCTGCCCGATTTGTGCCAGAGAGCGTGATAGCAGAGCTATTTTTGACTATCGCCGTGCAATTCTGGACGGACAGTATGGCGGTGTTCCTGCGGAGGGTACAAAAGAGCGTAAGAGTTATGACGAAGATGTGCGCAAACTTCGTGACGAGAGTAAGATAAAGACAGTTCCGCAGATGTATATACTGGTTGCGGTTGTCAAGATGAGTACAAACAGTGACGGTAGCGTTTCTCCTGCTACACTGGTGGATGGGATGCCCGCATATCAGCTAAAGATTTGGAAGGCTACTGTCAAGAAGGTAAAGGAACTGCGTGAGAAGCTTGCAAAGTCGCGTAAGACAGAGTTTGGTGCAGAGGTTTATTTCACGCATCCGACAGTTGTTGACCCGAAGAGTGCATACGGTCGCATGCAGTTAGTTTCTGGAATGACGATGGATGTTGTTGGAAGTGACATGAGTTTATCCAACGAATACCCGAAGCTTTTTGCAAAGATGCAGGCAGATGCGCTTGGAGTTATGGACACGATATTCGACACTGTTGAGAAGTCGTTCCCAGAGTTCAAGCCCGCGTATAAGGAGAATCTGGTGCTTGAGATGGACAAGCTGTTTAGCGCTTGGGACGAGTATCAGAAGGAGCTTCTTGAGAATCCGCAGGCTAAGTATCTGGAGTATGCGGCTACGGGTAAGGCGGTAACGAATCCTGCTGTGGCGGTAGGTAGTGCGCAGAGTGCGCCTATTGGTGGCATGGCAATGATTGGAGATGTGCCGCAGATGGAGGCTATGCCGAAGCTTGCGGTCGCGGAGAGTGAGCTTGTAAGCGGGGATGGCGTTGCAGAAATCTAAGTTTATCGGTTAAGGAGTAAGAGACGGGGATAGGACGGTAAACCGTCCTATCCTTTTTCTTAAAGGGGCATATGGATAGCATAAAAGAGAGTAGACAAGTTTATTCCCCGATAAAGCGTTGGGGTATTAAGAATTTTAGGAATCTAGGGGAAGTCGGGTTTTCGTTTGATACACCGATAGTGACACTGGTCGGGGATAACGAAGCGGGAAAGACTTCTGTTGTAAAGACTTTTGCGGTACTCGGTGCAAACGGGTATGCTACAGAGCAGAAAGACTATATACGGGATAACACAAAGGGGTTTTCGATAGAGTGTGAGTTATCGGACGGGACGACCGTAAAGCGTGTAAAGACAGCAAGTGAGAACGCCTTTGAGATTCTTGGTGCAGATGGGGAAGTTTACGCGGCAGACAAGATAGACAGGGGATATGGAACGCCTGTAGAGCTTGAGCGTGTCATGGGGATGATGGTAGAACCCGAGACAAAGGAGCTACTGCAAATACGGACTTATGAGGACAATTTGCTGTTTGTTTTAACGAAGAGCAGTGAGAATTATAAGGTTATGTATAACGCGCTAAAGGTCGGTAATTTAACGAGAGCGATTGCGGTCGGGAATCAGCAAGCGAACGGGTATCGGAACGCGATAGACGAGTATAGCGTAAAGGCAGAGACGCTTGAGAGCGAGTTAGAGAGCATAAAGGACATAGATATAGCGAGTGCGGTGCGGCTAAAGGGTGAGATAGAGCGTTTAAGTCGTATTGTAACGGGGCTAAGAGGCTTAATTGAGCGGCTTGATGCGGCAGATGAGAGTGAAGCACGGCTAAGAGTTTATGCGGGTATCGCAGGGCTTAAAGAAGAGAGTGAGAGCGTAGGTCGTTCGGTCAAGAGTTTAATTGAGCGTATCGGGGCGCAGGAGCGGGTAGCTACGCGGCTTAATGCGATAGCGAAGATAGATAATGTCTCTATGGAGCGAGATGTAGACGGGGTAGTGAAGCTACTGAACAGACTACGGGGCATTGAGCGTCTTGAGAGTGCCATAGAGAAGTTTAACGGGCTTGATACGGTAAAAGAGGAGCGAGAGAGTGTTTTAGCGGGTCTTTTATCGTTAAGGGAGCGCGTTAGAGCAGGGGAGCGCCTAGAAAGGGAAGTATTAGCATTTAAGGGGCTTCCAAAGAGTGAGGTAGACAGTTCTATGGTAAGCCGTCTTAGGGGTTTAATTGAGCGTTTAGAGAGCCTAAAGAACGAGGAAGCCGAGATAAGTCGTGTGCGGGAGAAGGTGCAGGAGAGTTATGAGGCGTTAAAGGCAACGGGAGCAGAAGTCATGGTATGCCCGAACTGCGGAGCGGATATAGTTATTACAGGGAGTACAAGGGAGCATTTGGAGGAGATATGAGTCGAGGTGAGAGAGGCAAGAGAGCGGTGAAGTCGCTTGGATTGCGGTTGATTGGGGTAATGGTGGGTTTTATCTTGGCGATGTGGCTACTTGACATTATGGAAGAGATTGACGAGTGAGAGGGTCTTAGGAGGAACAAGGGATGAAAACTAGGTCATTGAATGCTAATGTCACATACGGGTTCATATATGCTGTTGTTTGGTCTGCTCTTTATGCCATTATAAGTTTGACATGGATGCCGATGCACAGTTTGGAGAGCTTGCACGCGAGTGAGCAGAACTTAGTTCCTGTGAATCCGTTAGATTTGGGATTAGGGCTGTTTTGCATGGGTGTCGGGTTATTTATCTTCTTTGTATCGAACTACTATTTGGTGATTAAGCGGGAAGGCTCTGTACCAGATATTAAGCGCGCATTGGTAACAGGTGTTCTAAATGCTGTTGTTGCTTTGGCTGTGTTTATAGTGATTTATTTGATACACATTCACATCATGCAGGGAGTTAAGGCATCTGATTTTCTGAAAGTTTCGCAGGGAGCTAGCTATTTAAGATTTGGTTTATTAACATTAGCTACTTTTCTTATTATGACTGTGATTAACTTTGCGTTTAATTTTAGCTTCGGCGGTAGAAAGGAAGTATGAAGCTTTAGAGATTATACGCGACTTGATGTGAATAGCTTTACGACATAGGCGAAAGCTGCTAAACTGTAAGTCAGTAAAGTAACTGAATTACAGTTTAGCAGGATGAGTTTATGGGAACAAAGAGGGTCGCCATTTCGATGGTGGAGGGGCTTTTCTTATTTCTGGCGCTGGAGGCTATCGGAAAGTTAAGTGGTTTCTTGCCGAGCAACACACAGGAGATTAGCGCGGGGGTGCTTTTAATTGGTATCGCCTATAGCTTTACGGTGAACTTCTCGATTTTATTCCCCGTAACTTTATTTGCTATATGTATAGTTGGGAATTTTAAGTTTCTGGGAAAGACAGACGGCACAAAAGTTGTGGATGAAGCGCTTATAGCTTCTGGAACACTTTCCTTCCTGCTTGCGGTAGCAAATGGTGCGGGTATGACCGAGATGATACTGAACAGCGGTATTGCTTCAGCATTTATACAGTATGTAACTGCCCTTGTGATGCTCGTAAGTTTCTCTGCTCTGGCTTTACCTACTATGAAGCGGTGGGCTGTTGAGCCTGTTTATCAGAGGAAGGAGTAAGGGGATGGAGGAACTTAGAGTTTGTAAGCGTAGCAATATGAAAGACCTGTTTTGTGGAGTGATAGACGGACTGGTTGGTGTGCCGCGTGTCGCATGGCTTGCATTTCTGTATGTTTTTCTTGACAGGATAGTAGCAAAGTCAGCGGTTAAGATGGCTGGAGAGACGCTAGTTCCGTTTAACGCGCGGGAGGTTGGCATCCTAGGTTTAGCGGTATTTGGCGGGATGCTGTTTATGCTTAGTCTTTTTCAGAGACAGAAGCAAAGAGAAGGCAAGGTAGGATTTTTCGCTAGGCTTTCTGTTGAGTCCTTGCTGTTAGCCGTTAGTATTCTGGCTTATTTACAGGTGAGCGGTGGTTTATATGGTAACTTCCAGATAGCACTTGTAGGTGCGGTTTGTGTTATTTTAGCTTGTTTTGCAGTGATTGTGAGCGCAATAGCTGTATTAACCTTCTTTGGATTAGCATTGCTTATTACACTGAATGGATTTAAGCAGAGAGGTAAGCGGGCATGAAACAGCTAAAAGAGGATTTCTTGTTGGCAGTGCGTCTGGTCTACAAGAAGATTCTGTTTGTGTTTATTTATACGATTTTGGTTGCAGTTCTCTCTCCAGAATCTCCGAAGTTTGTAGAGACGGTATCCAATGTTACGCTTGCTGGTGTGATATTGTATTTGATTGTGTTTTATGCATGTGTAGCGATGCTCTTAGCGGTGTATTTTTACCCTGTAGTAAAGGAGAAGATAGGTGAAAGCCCGTCTTTTGTTAAGAGATTCGCATTTATAGTGGGTATACAGACAGTTCTTTTTTTCATTGAAAACCTGCTTTACGGTTGTGTTGCAGATTGTTTGTTACGCAGCCCAAGACAACATTACAATATTGTTTTTGACGGTAATGGAATTGGAATGGTTACGGAGAGTATAGGGACGGTTGCGATGGCACTAACTGTAGTTATGATTATCTTAATAGGTCGTAGAATAATGACATGTTTAGCAGCGATGCCTCGGAAGTAAGCCAGATAGAAGTGTAGCGGGCGGCGAGTAGTCGCCCGCTATTTGTTTGCCCTCGGGCGGCTTTTCTATAAATTTTCTATTTACTATTTTTATATAGCATGGTATTATAGTAGGGACGATGGCATTTGACAAAGTGTTTTGCAGGGAGGCAGAGGGGAAATGTCAACAGAGTTCTTCACAGCGGTTTGGCTTTTCAACTTGTATATGGCGTACAAGGTGTATCAAAGTAAGGCTTGGCACGTGTTTATAAGTGTACTGTTTTTGTTTTCGCTTGCGTGCCGCATAGCAAGTGCTTTAAGTGGAGAAGGAATCTTATGGAGATAGCGAGAATTGGGATAGACGGAGATTTGCACTTAAGTTCCAAGAATCGGGGTGCGCATAACGACTATCCGCAGGAGTCACTGATGTATCTAAACTACGCGACCGACATTTTTGAGAAGAATGGTTGTACGCATATCGTGAATCTGGGGGATATAGAGTACGGTCGGTTCGGGACTTTAGAGTATCGGGGTTTGGTGGAGCAAGCGTTTAAGCGTAGGAGAGAGCTTACGAAGGGGCATTTTTATATCGTCAAGGGAAATCACGACAGCGCGACTTATGGGATGACAGAGTATGAGTTCTACTTAGGAAAGGGTGTGTTTAAGGGGAGTAGCGACCTAGATATAGGCAGGACGAAGCTGTTTATGTGTGACTTTGGGGGAGAGGATAGGGAGTTTCCGATAGACAGCGGCAAGACGAACATCGTCTTAGGTCATAACTACTTTATGTTCAAGGATACGCTAATGCCGAACTTCGGAGACCCGATAGTTCTTGACGAGAGGGAGAACTTTTTCGGGGTAGACTATATATTTAGCGGGCATATTCATCAAGAGTATGTGTTTAGCGGGATAATTGCGCGAGGTGGAATCGGTCATAAGTGTATAGTGCATCAGTTGCCGTGTTTAGCGCGTCCCGAGTATTTAGGGGAGAGAACGCCAGAGAAGGGCGCGGTAATTGTGTTACGGGTATATGACGATAAAGAGCCAGAGGCGGTTAGGTTAGAGTTTCCTTTATTACCGATAGAGCAGTCGTTTAATCTTGCATTAAAGAGTAAGCAGGATGAGGACAATGTGCGTAAGCATGTAGATGTAAGTTCGGTTGTAAAGGGTTTAGCGGAGTTTGAGCGAGAGATAGGGGACACGGAGAGTTATATCAAGGGTTTAGTTGGTGTAAAGGCAGAGTATAAGGAGAAAGCCTTAGAGTTATTAAAGGCAGGAGAGGAGGAGTGAGATGGATAGAATTTGTTTACAGAGTAGCACTTGTGAATCAATACGATTTCTGGTATCACTTGATGTTAGAATAAGCAAAGAGAAGGTTGACGGTTTACAGCGAGTGGATATTGCGCTTTCAAAAAGCGAGGTAGGTGGTAAGCTAGAGGATAGCGTTTTAACCTACAAGACCCCTCTGTTATATGACGATGAGTGTGGAAAGTTGTTTATTAACGGGATTGAGATTGAAGTATACGAGAGGGATTCTTCGGATGCACATATGCGTGTTTCAGAGAAGCTTTGTTTTCAGAAAAAAAAGAACATGGCAGAGTTAGCAATTGGGATTCCGTATGTGCATAGTTTGTTGGTGCATAGCGAGAAGCCTTTGTATGCGTTGGTGACTTCTAAGCTATGTATGGAAACTGATAGAAAGCGTGTATATGTTCCGTTGGAGTTGTTTACGGTGAGTGACGAGAGCGAGGGAGTTTTTGACCTTAAGAAGGGGTAATAATGGTGAATAGTCGTCTTTACTTTAGCTACGGAGAGCGTTCCAAGAGTCCTGTTGTAGTTGGTCTATCGGTTGTGGTTCGTCCAGAGGTCGAAAAGAAGTTAAGCAGGGTAGACATTGCGCTGGTTATGCAGAGTGGTATAGAAGTGCCAGAGGGAGCAAAGGTTCTCAAGTTGGATGGTTGGTATAAAGATGCTGGCTTTAAGAATTCGTTTATTCCGCAAGAGATTTCGGTAGGAGTGTTTTCAGAGGATAAGCAGAGCGGGAACTACGCGCTTTTGCAGTCAGAGAGAGTTAAATTTAAGTCTCTTGCAGATATTGTAGCGAGTCTAAAAGACGGAGTTCCGTATATTTACAGTTTGTATGTTCCGTATCGAGAGAATTTGCATGTAAGTGCGGTGGCGCAGTTGCTTATCGTGGACGGATACGGGTTTTATAAGCCTGGTTGTCGTAAGGAAGGAATACCCGTGGTGCTTAGTTGCCTAGCGGATAGTGGGGAAGAGAGTGACTTTAACTACGAGGAGTGGAAGGATACGGACTGGGACTAAGTAGAGGGAGATGGTAGCGGTAGGTAATGAATTTGATTAAGTTTATCTAGGAAATCGTGAGGTTTATGTGATAGATTTTTGCAGAGACCTGTCTTACTGAAAATTTGGGTTTTGTGATTGGACTTTGGCAAATTTCCGTACTTCAGCAAGGATTTTTAGCCCATGTGAAACTGTAGGCGAGGCTTTCCAATTTTACAAACTCTTCAAAATAAGCCAAATACCATAGCCGATTTTCAGGCAAGACTTAGGGTAAAATCGGCTATACCTGACAGGCAACTTTTTCGAGGTGGTTTTGGGAAGTCATTATAACTTCTGGCATTACAACAGGGCAATATTTTAGGGGGCGAGGCGGGATTGGGCTTCGCCCTTCCCTCGGGTTTACGAGAGGGCGGCTTCGCCCCTTCTACGGTCGTTTAAGGGTAGTCAAAGCCCTAATTTTGTGGTAAAATAACAGTACAACTTTGAATCAGTGAGTTTTTCTGGAGGGAAAAAGATGCAAGAAATTGACATCGAGCGGGTAAGGGAGTTTAACAGAGCGTACAAGCAGTTTAAGCAGAGGGAAGTCGAGCTTACGGCAGAGCGAGACATGAATAACAAGGAGATAGACAGGCTTTGTAAGGAGTTGTCGGAGGAGCTTGGCATCGAGATTACTCGTGAGAACGCGAGAGAGGTCTGTGAGAAGTATGTTTCGGAGTTAAATGAGCGTTTAGGGGTTGGAGAAGCGATTTTCCAGCGTATCAACGCAGAACTTAGCGGTATGCAGGACTAAGAGGGGGGTATTTTCGGTGAAGATTCACTACGCAGAGTTTAAGAAGGTATTTGAGCAGACAGGTAAGTTTATGTCGAACTCGGAAATAGGTGTAATGTTTTCCCCGAAGGAGAACGGGTATGCGCTTGTGTATTCCGATAATAGACAGGCGATTTACGGGGTGTTTCCCGCAGAGTCTACAGAGGATGAGAAGTCGCTTGGCAACTTTGTGGTGGACTATCTTGGACTAAAGACCGCGATGGAGCAGTTTTCGTCAACGGGTTCTCTTTTGGTAAAGGAGATAGAGGCTGACTTGTCTGGTTTAGCGGAGTCGAATACGATTACGCTAAAGGTAGATAAGGTTCGACAGGAGGAAGAGGACGGGAAGCTTTATGAGACAGTCGTAAGTAGCCTTAGAAAGACGGTAAAGGCGTTCTTAGCCGATAAGGTAGACAATAGGTATAAGATTGTGGCTCGGTTTGACGCGGATGCATGTATGTTTAGCCGTGAGGAGTACGATACTTGGCAGACAAAGGAGTTGTCACAGTTACTCGGCAGTCTTGGAGCGGGAGACGACAGTAGGAATTGCTACATTTCGACAAAGAAGGGAGTAGGCTTTGTTGTAACGCAGAATTCCATGATATGTTTGTCGCTTCCAGACGGTATAAACTTCGGTTTTGCGATGACAGGTAAGGTAGCAAAGAGCCTAGGCGGTATCTTAGGCAAGATTTCGAGTGAGACAGTGCGTTTGTCGGTCACAGGGGAGTTAGGTGCTAAGTCCTGTGCGATTACGACCGAGGATGAGAGCTTTGGTGTGTGGTTTATGCTTGCAAGTCCGAGGATGCAGGACGCAGATACGCTTACGAGCTATCGGTTTAACGGGAACGAGGTTCGGGAGTATAATCGTTTTTGCTTTAAGCTAGCGACAGACGGCTTACGGGATATGGTTCGGGCGTGCCAGAGCGGAACAGTGCAGTCTCCGACTACGGTTATGATTCTTGACTTTAACAGCACGGACGGCATGTATACGACACGGCAGTTAGACAATAAGGGCAATATCGTAGCTGAACCGGAGTCCGAAAAGGCGGTTTTAAGGTTTGGCGAGAGTAAGTCTGGTTCAAATACGATGTATGCGTTTTATCGTGTGACGGGAGAAGTTCCGAAGGACGAGTTGAAGCTGGGAGTGTCGTTAAAGGCGCTTACAGAGGTGCTAAGTGTTTGCACGCATGATACGGTAATTCTCGGTATCGAGGAAGTAGACGCGACCCGTAGGTATTTAAGGGTGCAGGACGCGGATGCAGGCGACAATGTTTATGCGAACATGTATCTTCTGGCAACACTAAAGGGGTGAGCTAGGGGATGACAGCGAGCGAGTATATAGAGAAGGTCGAGAGGCTTGAGGCACTAAACGAGGCGAATGAGAGGAACAGGGAGCAGTTAAAGAAGTCAATCATTCGGTATAACGAGCTTCGGGACAAGGCGGCGACCGACCTAGACATAACGATAAATGCAATCAATATACTAACGGTTTTGTCGAATAACGCGGTCAATCAGTCGTATAAGTTTATCGAGGAGAGTGTAAACAGCGCTCTGGCTAAGATATTCGAGAATAGCGAGCGGAAGATAATCTTAAAAGAGAGTGTATTTCGCGGACAGTATAAGCAGTTAGAGATAGAGTTGCATGTAGAGGGCGGCAAGGTACGGAGTCTAAAGGCAGACAGCGGTCATGGGTTAATGCAGATAGTGAGTCTGCTTTGCGTGCTGTCGTTAATCGTGATAACGGGGAGTCGGCGTTTACTGGTGCTTGACGAGGTGTTGAGCGGACTTAGTGCAAGTAGTCGGCGTATTATATGCGATGTGCTTGAAGCGTTTACGGATATAGGGTTTCAGTTTGTGATAAACGAGCATGGTCTAATTCCGAAGGGGAGCAGAGTTGTAAAACTTGCTGTTGCGAACGGGGTAAGCAGTGTTTCGGAGACCTATATCGAAGATAGCGGAGTGTATCTTGACAGCACGGACAGTGTAGGCGAGTAATACTTTACGAAATCTAAAGGTTAATCAGCATGAAAAGGGTAGCGGGATAAAATCCGTTGCCCTATTTTTGTACCAAGAGGCGTTAGGCGAGCTAGTATAAAATAAGGCTAAGAGGGAAACTTAGGAGGTGGCTTTATGGGAAGTATAAATCTATATAATCGTATCAGAGCGTTTATTCATGTACCAAATTCGCTAGGTGAGCATGATTATCCGTTATATAAGCGTGCTGTAAAGAAGATGGACGGCAGTGATAACTATGTCGATACAGATGAGCATGACTGGGAGAGTGCGGCGGCTAAGGATAAGGAGTGGTCGAATCAGATAGGAGCGACATATAGTTCACCGAGGAATGTTAGGCGGTTGTTTATCGGGGTAAATACGGTAGTGGTGCATTTCTGGTCGCCTATCGTAAAGAATGGGGTGCAGGGTAGTAGCCTTGTGTTAAAGCAGAGGTATCGGGATAGGATAGAAGCGAGTGAGCTAGGGGCTATTGTGCTACACGGGGAGAGCGATAAACATAAGGTGACAGGGGGTCGATGCGGGCTAGAGTCCTTAAAGCAGTGGTCTTTGCGGAATTTAGAGGAGTTGTACTTCGACTGGACAGCGGTGTATCGGGCAGGAAGTGCAAAGAATGATTTCTTTAACATAGCGATAGCGAATGTTTATCGGTCGAAGAAGATAGGTAACTATGCTCCGTTTAAGGAAGCGGTAGCAAAGTTGATTTCGAGGAACGGTAATCTGGATAAGGACTATCCTAGGCTAAAGCGGGTAATGTTAATTGCGAATCTTGATAAGTATATCGATGACGGGGCGGCGTATACGGGTAGTGGAGTAGATAGCGTAGAGAAGCTTGCAGATGACTGGGGATATGACAGCGCGTTTGAGGGGTATATCGGGGCAGACGGCGTGAATCGTCACGGTTTATGCGAGACTTTTGGTTTGTCGCCTAACATATACGAGTTCGACCAGTTATATTTGCTAGATAAAGTTAGAGATATTATGCGTAGTATATCAAAGGCGAAGCAGGAAGCACGGTCTACAGCGGGTTTATCTGAAAGCGCGGGGGAAAGCGCTATCGGGGAGTTTGAGCAGGCGGTTTTAATGCTAAAGAATTATACGGATGATAAGACGATAGCGAAGATATTAAGCCATCTGGGGGATAATGACGCAGGGGAGCTTAGAAACGAGCTATTGACCGTCACAAAGGAAAATCAAGGCTGGTTTGAGAATCTTTTGAGGAGTGCGAAATGACAAACAGGAAGATATTAGCCTTATACGGGTATTTATTGCAGGATAGAGGGAAGTTAGAGGATTTGTGGAAAGCCCTAGATAGAGTTGACGAGTGCGATGACGATGATATTCTAAGGGTTTTACAGAATAAAGACCTGTGCCGCATAGTGAGCGTGCTTGCGGGGGATAAGTTTAGCGGTTCAGTGAGTGGTGACATAAGTTTAGCTGATTTAGAGCGGGTCATTTCGTATGTAAAGGATGAGTTAGACGAGGATTCAGACGATATAGACGAGGAGGACGAAGATACAGACGAGGGAGAAGAGGAAGATTACGAGGATTCGGACGAAGATTCAGACGAGGACGGGGAAACAGAGAGTGAGCCTGTAGCCGAGCCTTCCCGAACAGAACAGTCTCACGAAGTCCCGCACGACACGGCGAGTTTATCAGAGAGTGATAAGGACGAGTTAGCACAGTCGGTGGTAGAGGCTTGTAAGAGCAGTATAGATAACGCAGTTACGGAGATTTATAAGGTCTATACTTCTATGTTCAAGTCTGGATATGGAGTCATTCAGCCAGAGGGAATACTTGCTGGGCAAAAGAGCGGCAGTATGATTAAGTTTCAGCCGCTTGATTATGAGCATTTAATGCTTGTGCCTCGGAACTACTATTCCGACACATGGGAACTCTTAAAGCAGGAGCTTGGGTTAAAGGAGAGTACGAAGCGGACTATCACTTACGGAGAGATAAGGGACGGTTATAATTATTTCCCGTTTAAGATAATAGAGCTTGTATTCGGCAGATACTTGTCAAAAGAGTCGGATATAGCGGGTAAGCGCTACTGTAAATCGTCTGCGAGTGTGTCTTGGGAGTCGTATTGGGAGCAGGATGTAAAGCATAATATCGAGAGATATATCAGAAACATCGTAACGGAGTATATAAAGTCGTTAGCGGCGAACGAGAAGCTGGATATAAACAACTTGTCTAGTGTTTATGGGGCGGTTCGGCAGTTAGCGAACAAGACGATTCTGGCATATACGCCTGCGATAGTGATTTGCGAGGACTCTGGCGGTCGTTTTAAGATACGGTTTTCAGATTATGCGCACAGGATAGACGCAAATCGTCTAAAGCGCATTGAGAAGAAGATTTTAGGGTGGGTAGGAACAAAAGAGGTCGAGTTAGACAGAGCGTCCTTCTCACTGATGAGAGATAACGACAGTGTAAAAGAGATAGAGGTCGTAAGGGACAAGAGTTTATGCGGAACAGTCCCGTTATTTAGCTATATAGCGCTTAGAAAGTTACGGGAGCAGGGCAAGCGTCCGTCATATCAGAATTTGATATTAGGGCGTGCAGAGGACGATAGTATTTATATCGGCAACAGCAAAGATACGCCTTTTGGTGGCTTTAATACGGCTATAGGGTCGTTTGTCCTGCACTTGTCGGCGGGTTCTCGTTCTGGTAAAGGTGTTATGACGCTGAATATGATTGCGTCAGCGCTTGCTTCAAATGTAGCCGTGCCGTATTTAGACAGTAAGCCAGATATGTCGTCATTATTGCTGTATATTGCGAAGAAGCTCGGGGTAAAGACCTTTGCGTTAAACGGCGGTTCAGAGTATGACAGCAAAGCGGATATAGGCGGGGTAGTTCGGGATGTGATGTCCAGAGAGGTTTATCGGAAGCCCGCAGGACTTGAAGATTTAGCCGTTCCAGAGACAGCATGGAGTGCGCTTAAGTATATAAAGGCTTTGGATTTCTGGATTTGGCTTTCTCCGAAGATACAGTCTGGTGAGATAAAGACGAAGAGCGGGGATTTGTTAATCATAGCGGACGAAGTTTGGCGCATGATAACGGGCTGGGCGCCTTTGTATGCAGAGTTGTTTGCAAAGAAGAGTGAGAGAGTTCGGAAGGGCGAGGATGACACAGCGGTAGAGAGTGCGAAGTGGCTGTATAACTGGTATATGCGGGCGATGGGAAGCTGGCTTGCGGCGAAGGACGCTACGCTAAAGAACATAAAGCCAAAGTTAATGCTTATATATCAAGAGCATATCACGCCGTCATGGTCGTCTATGAGTAGTACAGAGTATAACGGAATCAACAAGGCGAATGCGTTTATCTTTAGGACGCTTGAGAATATGGGTAAGCGCGGGTTTATAGGATATGACGAAGCGTCTATAGCCTACGGCGGCGTTTTACCTACAGCCAAAATCCCGAATAAGTCAGACTTTATCCAGCCTGTTTTAACAACTACAAAGGGAAAGAAGTTTTGTAATGTGAATGACAGGTATTTTGCTTGGGTAGATGATGTAGATTCGCAGGGAGTGAACGGGGATAGCACGACAGCGCAGTTTATAAAGCCGTTTTTGATTTTGAATGACGCAGACGAGAACGGGACATTTGTTCAGCAGTTAAAGGGGCAGTTAAAGAACTCGGTCGGAACGGACGAGAAGGTAGAGGAAATCATGAAGCAGTTCCGTGATAAGAACGGAAAGCTGGAGGAGTCTATCGGATTTGAGGGGTATCTCCGTGAGATGACTGCCGACATGGAGGGATATAGCCTCGGGGAAGCGTTTAACGAGAGTTATCGTATTTTTGAAGAGGTGATAACGAAGTTTGGCTACATGGAGGCATCGGGAGCGAGCGACCCGATGGAGTATTTCAGCGACTTCCGTGCGGAGTTTATGCCGAACTGGAGTAGAATGGACAGAGCGCTTGCGGGTGAGAAGCTCGGAAAGGACGGAAGCGGAAGCGAGGACGGTATAGACAGTGAGTATTCTGGGGTAGAGTTTACGGGGGAAGAAAACGAGGAATTAGGAGACAGTGAGGGTTTAGAAGAGGGTGTAGGCTCTGGTGAGGGACTTGGAAGCGAAGTAAGCGAAGTAAGTGAGGATAAGGCTACGGAACCTGTAGGAAACAGTGGAAGAACTGCGAGAAGCGCGTTTGATAGCTTAATGCAGGGCAGGGAGAATAGTCTTTCGGATGAGTTTATCGGGTTTATGCCAGATGAGAGCAGGGGAAATAGCGGTTTATTGGCGGGGAGTGAAGATTTCTCGGAGGAGAGCGAGGAGTTTGACAGTGAGCCGCTTACAGAGAGCGGAGCGTTTAATCACGGAGACAGCGGTTATAGTGACTATTCTGGACGCTCGGAAGAAAAAGAGCCGATAAATGTTCGGGAGTATGAGTCCTCGGTCGGGTATAGTAATGCGATACCTGACGGGTCGAAGCTTGAGAACGCAAAAGGCGTTACGATGGTGCAGGGTATAGAGCGTATAAAGGCAGATGTTTCTAGGCTTTCGCCAGAGAACAGCGTGGATTGCACAAATCTTTCGCTAGGTGGCTTGCTTAGTCACGCTCCGCTGTTTACGAGTACGAAGTTTGGGGCAGACATGTATCGCAGGGAAGTCCTAAGTGGAGTTTTAGACAGGATAGACAGGAGCATAGGGCGAGGGAATGTAACGAAGATAATCCTTACGGCGAACGGAATGATAGTAAACAACAAGCTAGTGAACTTAAACGGAGTCATGGGCGGTAATACAGGTCGTTATCTATCGGATTTCATATCGTTTAAGGAGTTAGCGAAGCGGTATAGCAGTTTAGCGCGGCTTGGAATGGATACAGAGTATTTGAATGCATTTAGCCTAGAGTACTATATCGACCCTTCTGACACGGAGCGGCTACTTGGTAGTATTTTCGACACATTTAAGGTTTTAGGGGTCGTAAACATCAACAATCACGACATAAGGCGGCAGGAGTATCTTACGATGGCACAGAGACAGCGGATGTCGGCAGAGATGGAAGCGGTAAAGCGAAATGTCGCTATGTATCGTGCGACCGAAGAGATAGGGGCAGAGTTAAGCGCGAATGCGAGGATAAAGCCAGAGGATGAGGGCAGTCGGATGCGTAGGTTTACGAGGGCATTGCCGTTTATGAGTAAGGCAGAGAGAGGACAGCGAAGCGGTAGAGGCAGTGGAATCGGTGGACTCATCGGAGCGGCAGTGTTTGGTGCGGCGTTTGGAATCGGGAAGCTCGGACGAGCTATCATATCTGGGATACAGGAAGGTTCAGCGAAGAATCACTACGGAAAGTAAGAGTTTAGCGGGGTTAAGACGGGGTTAGGGGACGCGCCTAGCCCCGTTTTTAGTTTGGGGGAGAATAGGGAGCGTGGGGATTTGGAAGTAAATGCGTGGAATAGTGCAGAGTAGCTAGGAGATTATAAAGTAAAAGCTAGGCTATGCCCTGTGACGCACCAGAATGGCTTTTAAGGCGGGTCTAGGTTTAGGTGGGACACTTTTACGGGTTTTAAGTTTTGGTTTGGGATTAGGGGGTTTCTGTTGGCGCAGGACGGCTAAGAAAGGGGAATAGGGGGATTAGATGGGAGAGATAGAAACGGGCAGGGGGAGGGGCTTAAGTCGGCGGGACAGTACAGGGCGGGTAAGCTCTGGGTTTAGGGGGTTTATCGGGCAAGGGGAAGCCCCGTAACGGGAGGAGGCAGTCGCCTAGGCAGGAGAGGGGTTTTGTAAGTTTAACAGTGAAATTGACAAGTAAAAGATAGACTATGCCCTGTGACGCACCAGAATGGCTTTTAAGGGGCATAATCGTTTAGGCGTAAAAGTATAGAGGTAAGAGAATTCCCTTTGAAATCCCTAATGAGTCGGCGGTTCAAAACGAGTGAAAACGGACGATAGAGGTGAGCGGGGGCTTGAGGCGGGGCAAAGTGGTATGGGGCTGTAGAGCGTTTACGGGGTAAACGGGAGATGCGGGTTTAGTGAGGACAAGTGGGGGATTGGGTGGTAAGATAGTGGCTGGAGGGTTTTTATGAAGATTTTAGCAGGGTTAGTGGCACTAGTTGTCACGGCAGGGTGCATGATAGCGGTTGGGAAGGTGTCGGATAAAATATACCAAAGGAAGCACGCGCTAAAGATAAAGTTTATCGCGGGAGCGTTGCGTCTTTTAATCGTAGCGGTGTTTATCTGCGCAGAGATGTATATATTTGGTGGTTCGGACGGGTTAGGTGGAAAGATACTCGGTGGTTCGACTCTGATTGTGGCAGTTTTGACTTTTACAGCGCAACAGGCTTTAGGAAATATCATAAGCGGGTTTTCTATCAGTTTATCGAAGCCTATAGAGGTCGGACAGAAGGTAAAGATAGTGCAGGGGTCGAATATCATAGCAGAGGGGATAGTAAAGGATATGTCGGTTCGGCATATCATAATAACGACCTTTGACGGGCAGAGTTGTATTGTGCCAAACAGTATAGTAGACAACAGTGTGATATTGAATACGAACTACGAGAAGGATGTCGGTAATTTTGTAGAGTTTGAGGTAGGTTACGGGACAGATATAGAGTTTGCGAAGGCTTTAATCGTAGCAGAGTGTTCAAAAGAGCCTTTAATCATTCGTCCAGTCAAGGTATCGGTAAACAGGTATACGGCAAACGGGGTCGTGTTAAAGCTTACGATATGGACAGAGCATTTGGACGACAACTTTGCGATATGCGGGCGACTTAGGGAGAGTATGTTAAAGCTGTTTATAAGTTTCGGGATAGAGTTGCCTTATAATCATGTTACGATAGGCAGACTAGGAGATACAGAGTGTTAGAAGGTAAGTTTCTATAGGTACAAGGTCGGAAGAAAGCAAGTTTTAGTGCTAGGCGCGGGGGGAGATTAGTTTATCTGGGGTCTGCTAGGTTTTTGTATGGGGTGAGTAGGTCAGAGTTTAGGGGAAGTCTTACAGCGGTATTGGTTTTATAAAAGTAAGTTTGTTACAGTACAAGCCTTGTGAATCGGAAGTTTAGGCGTATGGGAGGCGTTAAAAGGGAAGTTGATGCTTTACGGAGTGTGTGGGCTTGCCCTTATTACGGTCCGCTTTCCCTTATTTTTGGCACAAGTTTAAGGGATGTAGTCGGCTTGAGACTGTGACACATGCTGGGAACAGGCGGTTTTAGGAGCAAGAAAGTAAAATTCATAGGAACCTCTGCTGGGAAAGGTTGATTTATCTGAATAAGAAAGCCTATGAAAGCAAGTTTATGGCTTACGGGAAATCCGTAAGCCCTTTTAATGTTGGGGATTTGGGCAGGAGTTTAGTCGGGTGACGGGATGAAAAGTAAGTTTCTTGCCGATTTCGGGGCTAAAAAGGAAGTTTATGGGGTTCGCGGGATGGTTGGTTTCCGTTGAGCTACACTTCTTAAAAGCAAGTTTCCCCGAAGAATTTGATTGTGGAAAGAAAGTTCCGCTAGGTGGATGGGTTTCGTTGAAAGTAAGTTTCCCCGTAAATTCTGGCAGGAGAAAGGAAGTTTCTTGTGATGGCGGGGCGCTGGGCGTTTATATGGTTATGTTAAAAGTTGGCAGAGAAACTAGGGTAATGTGCTGTAATAGTTATAAAATCACCTAGGTTTAAGGCAATTCTGGTGGGTGTGCGGGTTTGCGAGATTGTCTTGCGGTTGCGGTTGTTTATCTTGTGAGCTGTATATAAAATTAAGTTTCTTGAGAACTTGTTTGATAGAAAGCAAGTTTCAATAATACCTATCTGTAATTGAAGAAAAATCAGTAAGTGATATTTGAGTTAGAAAGCAAGTTTCTTGGTGTACTTTTGGTTCAAAAAGAAAGTTTCTAAGCGGACGAGTATCCGATAAGTTTTCGGTTTAGTTTTAGCGTGAAAATCTAGGGAATTGAGGCTTGGTTTATAGCCTAAACAAACGGACTCTTGTTCTTTCAGAGTTAGAAAGTAAGTTTCAGAGATACCTATAGACGCGAAAAGTAAGTTTCCAGTATTTAAGAATTGGCTAGTTGTTGCTGGAAAACTGCTTTGATACTTGAAAATTTCCTTGCATTATTGAAAATCGTTAGAAAGTAAGTTTCCAGTGATACTTGAGGAATCAAAAGGAAGTTTCAGTTTTTAGCTATGCAGAGCGGATTTGTTGTGTCGTTAAAACTTTCTTTCGTGGTTGATTTTGTGCTTGCGTTAGAAAGCAAGTTTCCCCTTAAAAATCAGTGCTAGAAAGTAAGTTTTAGATATACCAAACGACTTGAAAGAAATCGCAAAATATGGTATAGTTAGGGTGCAGTTAGAAGAAAGTAAGTTTCAGAGATACCTGTATACGAAGAAAGGAAGTTTCGGTGAATCAAATAAAAGTTGTCTAGTATCTTGAAAGTAAGTTTCGCATTTCCGAGCGTTTTCCTTTGGGAAGTTAAAGTGTGCTATACCTTGATGTTTCGAGAGCTTTCTTTTAATCAGAGTTAATTCCTTGTGTGCGTGCAAGTACACAGGTATTTCTTCTAATAAATTTTATTCCTAATTTTATGCTTATTTGGAGGTACGAGTTATGAAGCTAGTTAAGATTTTGTCTTTCGCTTGCGCTGTTTCGCTTTTAGCGGTCAGTGTTACGGCTTGCGGTAAAGGTAAGGTTTCCGTAAACGCGGAAAACAGCAAAGAAGCAGTGAAGCCCGCAAATGTCGAGATTAAGGAAGCTCTCAATAAGATGTATGAGAGCGGTGGAATGACTCTGACGCGGATAGACAAGAATACGACAATTACGACAATCTATGACAATTCTGGACAGGCATATGTGCAGTCTGGGTATACGGCGGGCGTTTATCTTTTAGGAGATAAGCTTTTGACCGTGAAAGAGGGCGTTGATGGGGGAAATCCTAAGTTTGTTTTGACAGATGATATTTCACCTGCGCGTATGGTAGAGGTAGCCTGTGATTTTGCAGATAAGGGCGGTGCAAGTTTAACAGAGACTACAGAAACGGGAAAAGAATCTAAGGATACTTCAGAAAGGTCGTTTGAAATAGCGATTTCTGGCAGTAATATCTACGAGCTTTATAAGTCCGTGAGTAAGAGCTACGCAGAGAATATTTTGCCTCTATACAATTACAAAAATTCGGACGAGTTTGTGGACGGTGATAAATTCGTTGTCGGAATTTCTACTACAGAGAATAATTTGAGCCTCGACATGTATGTAGTGTCGCATAACGCTCCGAATGAGCGGGTGCATATCGTAGGGTTTGACGGCTATGTGCCGCTTGGCGGCTGGTCGCTTGACAGCTCAATTAACAGCGAGATGGATTTAAGCGCCTATGATGGCATTAAGGAAAGATTACAGGCAATGCAGAATGACCTGTCGGAAAAGATACAAAAGTATGTCGCAGAGCATGAGGATGAGTTGCTTGCGAGTGAGGCTACAGCAGAAACGAATGTAGGTAAGGAGACGGTAGACGGTAGCGAGAGTGCGAATGAGAGTAGTGTAGAAAGCGAGTCGGATGAGAGCGTGGAGAGCAGTTTATCAGATGGCTTGGAAAGCACGGCAGAAAGCACAGAAATTTCCGATACGAGTGAGCAAAAGTCGGAAAAATAACGGATGAAGGCGCTAGGTAGCGCATGAGCGAGGATAGATATGGAGCTAGTGACCGCGCTTCAAATGTACGGGTATCAGTCCGTAGAAGATGTTAGGCTAGAGGTAACTACGAGAGTTTATAGGAGGCTTGTAAAAGAGAACCATCCAGACAATGTGGAGAATCCAAGATACTTAGTCGGAGATATTACGGACGCGCGGGAGCTATTAAACAGGGTAGCGAGCAGGGAGGCAGTTGTAGGCTCGGATAGTGGTTCTTGGGGTAGTCCTTCTGGGTATTCGTTTCATAGCCAAAAAAGTAGTGAATCTTACGCGAGAAGCTATAACAGTCAACCTTTTACGAGGGAGAGTGATTTTAGGAAGGGGAATTACGCTCGGTATGTAGCTCCGTATCATATAAAGCTTGAGCAACTTCAAGATTTATTTCACTCTGGTCGTGTCTACTACGGTGATGATAATTATTTCGTTCTTGATAACGGGAATCGGCGCACTGTTTATATCATTTTCAAGGTTATTGTAGAGCAGGGCGGTGAGCGCGTAGAATACAGTTTTCCGAAGAAGGTTTCTGAAACGAATAAGTATCAGTTGTCGCTGTCGCTTGAAAAAGAGAAGGGTTCGGCAGTTGTTGAGGTATACGGCAGTAGATTTGAGGTTTCGAGTAGTGTCCGTAGCCTTAAGGTGCAGTTTAGTGGAGTAACTATAACGCTTGATGTAATGTTTTAACGGAGGGATATATGGCTAAGAAAGTTGCAGAAAACGGTTCACCTGTAAGAAAGACGCTTCATGTTCTGGTGGGTAATTACGGTGAGTTTCATAGAATCTTGCAGGAGGGCGTAGTTTATACGCTTTCCCCGCGTGGTAGCTACGAGATAGATATGTCTGTGAACGGAGTGCTGTATAGCACTTTTGACGCAAGGAGTGTGAGCCTTGCAGAGATAGTGTCTACGATGCCCGTTCGGGATAGGCATGTAGCTGTTGAGTTCGTAGGTATCCTGTCAAAGCTTTGCACGGTTGAGGTTTTGTCAGAAATTATGGCAAAAAAGTATAGATTGGTTGTAACTGGCGGGGACGCGCTGGTTGGTATTTACGATTTGCTCTGTAAGACTTACGGTGAGTCGGGGTTTAGCTTGTCTATGGATGACTTAAAGACGGTGTGTAGGAGTAGAGCAGATTTTGTAGGGGCATATCGTGCATTCTCTGGTGTAAACGGAATTATGGGAAATCGCGGGATGCGGGATTGACTAATAGAGGGTTTGTGCGAAAAATAGGCTTAGGAGTTATAAGGAGTGCCTAGGTTTAAGGGTTTCTGTGTGGGTTTTTGAAGTAACTTGGAAAGTAAGATAACTCTGGATTGGTCTTAACAGTTTTCTTGGTTTATGTTGAGTTTAGCCGTTGCATTTGCGGTTTTGCCGCGTAAGCGACAAAGTAGCTAGACCTGTAAAATTTAAGGCGTTTCGGGAAGTGGGTAGAGAAAAATCCGCTTCCCGATTTTTATTTTAGTCTTTTATAGATAAGATTTATCGTCTTGGAAAAACAGTATAGACCCGCATAGAATTAAGCAGTACACACGGCTTTCTTGCTTATAAATTTAGACTAGCTGTATCCTGCCTTTCGAGGGTTATCCGCTTGTTTAATTTTGCGTGTTTTAGTGCAGGAATTGGCGTGCAATTTTGCGCGATTTCTGGGATTTTCTAGGGCTTTATTTTTCAAAATTCCGTGCGAGGGCGTGCAGAGGGGGTTTTCCTAGGGGCGCGGGAAAATTTTTGGCAGGGGCAAAGGCAAAATCCTGCCCAAAAGAAACAAGTACACTTAAGGAGTCGCAATTTGATAAAGTTCTCCGTTTATTCGAAAAAGGAGTTATTATGAAGCGCAGTACAATCAAAAAGATAGCAGTTATTTCTTTATCAATAATGGCAATACCTATGCTTTTGCTTGCAATAATTTTTAATCATTATTATAGCAAGCTACGGCGAGCGAGTAATAGCAATGCCTTGGCTACCTGTCAAAACGCGCTTGAGTCAACGAGCGTTGGCTTGGATTTTGACGGTTTATCGGAAGAGCTTGATAAAAGTATCCTAGACGCGCTTACTAGTGAGATTTTGCGTGAGCAATCCAGAGTAATCGCGGATGAGCAGGTAAAGGCGCTAGGGTCGGAGCTTGAGAAGCAGTCTATTTCAAATATCTTGCTTGTAGGTGTAGACAATCGAGAGGGTAAGTTTGACGGGAATAGCGATACTATAATAATCGTGTCTATAGATAGGGCTAGAAAGCGTATCACGCTAACAAGTGTTCTTAGAGATACGCTTGTTTATCTGGATGGCTACGGAAGCAGGAGGATTAACGCGGCGTATGCGCTTGGGGGAGCAGAGGGCTTGGAGGCAGTCCTAAAAGAGATATACGGAATAGATTTCTCTGGTTTTCTGGTAGTAAACTTTAATGCAGTTAGAAACGCGGTTGATAAGGTAGGCGGTATCGACTTAGCGCTAAGTAAAGACGAGATAAGACTAATGAATGCCTATGTAAATGAGCAGAACAGGCTCATAGGGGACGACCCAGAGAAGGATGTGATTCGTAGTTATAAAGGTGGGGTGATGCACTTAAACGGCAATCAAGCTCTAGGGTACGCTCGGAATCGGTATGTAGGCACAGATTTTCATAGGACAATGCGGCAAAGAGTTGTAATTGAGAAGTGTTTATCAAAGTTAAAGCGGTTAAATGTGCTTGAGCTTGGAAGTTTAGCGGATAGCGTTCTTCCAGAGGTCTACACAGATTTGACTGAAAAAGACATAGCTTCGCTACTACTAGTTGGCATCGACCTAAGTAACTACAAAATATCGAGTCTTACGCTTCCAGTGGACGGAAGTTTTGATTTTGTAAAAGTTGGCGGGCAGGATGTGATAAAGGTAAATTTTAGGAAGAATGCTGATACATGGTATCAAACAATCCTAGCGAGCGACAGTGACGCGCTCAAAATTGATAGAAAAGTAGTTGACGATTAACGCGCAATCTGCTAAACTGTCTTTAGCAGTTAGGTAGTTTGCAGGAGGCACGAGAGGTATGGTTCTGGTAGGCGTAGTTTTGTTAGCAGGAGTTATTTATCTTGTGCTGACAGCGAGTGAAAACGAATAAGGGGGATAAGGAAATGGCAGACAGAAAGTGGTACAGATTTCAGCGTGACGGTGGCTTGCAGTTGGAAGGCGATGCTTGTAAGGGAGATTTCGAGGAGCGCTATTATGTCGGTGCATACGGTTACGGGCTTCGCGTGACGGGAGATGAGCCTTATTTCTACGGTGGAATCGAGTATGCAGGTTTTCAGAATGTGTGTGAAGATGTAAATGAGCCAGCACTTAATGTTCTTGACCCGCTCCGTAGAGATGTTTCCGAGTTCGATGCGTTTAAGAAGTCAGAAGAGCTTAGTGTCATGGATTGGTTCGAGAACGGATTGTTGCCTATTGAGGTATCTGCTGGTCTTAAAGACGGTGAGCTTGTGATGAACGCAACGGGCAAGGTTTATGCGACAGACTGGTATGCGGAACAGGACAGTGGAACAGTTTATTTCGCGGAGTATCGGTCGGTGTGGAAGAAAGAGCATTCGGTGAATGAGGATAAAGAAGAGTTTCTTTATCTTCCGTTTGTTGATTAAGCATTTGGAGGTGTGTAGGTGGTTTATATCATTGTCCTAGCAGGCTTTGCCCTGCTAGTAAAGTTTAGTAGATAAGCTAGGAGAAGTTGGAAATGTGGGAATCTAATCGCCTTAAGCTTGCGAGTAAGCCAAAGCCCGAACAGTTTTTTACGATTTCTGGTCGTGATAAGTTGCTGGAATCTACAGGTTATGTGGTTTTTAGGGATGGATTAACTTTTGCAGAGTATCTGGACGAAGATGACGGTTCTATCTATTTAACGAGGTGCGAGTTGCGCTATGCGGTTAAATGAGTATTGGAGACGGCTTAATCGTAGCGGGCTTCTCTGCTATCGTTGGACAGGGTTTGCGGAGTTTGCGGCTTGGTCGGAAGCAAACGGCTATCGTCCTTGGAGACTGCTCCACCGTAAAGACAAGAGTGCGCTTTATAGCCCAGAAAATTGTTTCTGGGCTAGCTCTGTGCCGAGGGACGAACCTGTTGTAAGGTGCGCGAGTTACGATAAGACGGTTCGTATGCTTGGTCTTTATGATGCACTATTAGCAGAGATTACAGAGGATGCAAAGCGAGCAGAAGCCTGTTTAGAGGTTCTGTCCGAATCGGAATGGGTGGCTAGTAAAGATACTGTGCTTAAGCTTAAGAGAGAGGTGCAGTTGCTTACAAGGCGTGTTTCGGAAATTCGTTTAACAGCTCTTTACGACAAGGAGAAATAACGAAGAAAGTTTTTGGCTATAGTAGAGGTGAGTTAGAATGCGTGGCAGACCTACAAAGTATCTTACGAATGTTCTTGAGAATCTAAAGTCGGCTATCTATAACTATTACAACTTAAGCACGGGAGAGGTCAGAGAAGTAGGCTTAAACGAGGTACCACTTAGCAAGGAGCGCGGGGCTTTGCTTGGGGATTTAATTGATTTGTGCTTAAACACGAATTACTTGAGTCTTGAGGCAAGGGTTTATTTGCGGCATGGTCTTGTTCGCCTTCCGATGTTAAGTGAGGTCTTGCTAAAGGAAGAGGGGGTTCGGTCGAGTTATAATGACTGTAGGAGCAAGGCGAGGTACGCTTGTACGAAGTTACGAGAGGATTTCGGGGAGAAAGCGGTTGCTCTAATCTTAGACCAAAGAGAGCCAGATTTAAGCGAACTAGCGGACAAGGTTTGCAAGGTTCGGGAGAGGTATTGCAAAATTTCGGGTCTTAGCGACTACCTGTTAGATTTTGATACGATAACGGCTACGCCAGTTGCAAAAGGTAACGGAGAGGTTACGAGAGTAGTAGAGCTTATGGGGGCGTATCGGAAGGCAACGGTAGCAAAGTTTATCAGTATGAACGAAGATACACTTGGATTTATCAAGTATCTGATGAGCAGTGCTTATTATCACGAGAAGTATCGTGATATAGTGCGTTTAATCGAGGGGAGCGAGCCGTGATAGAGATAAAGATTAGGCAAGAATTAGGGATTACGCAGTTGTCCTCAAGAAGCGTTAGGAGTTTGCAGGCTATCATAAAGGCGGTAGAGGCGCATAAAGGGGAAACAGTAAACTTGAACTTCTATCAAGTCGTTGTGACAAATGTCTGGAAGTTGGTAGAGTTTGGAAATCTGCTTTGTAAGTATGATGTGCGGATGGAGTTTTTCAGTGCGCCAGACGCAGAGAAGAGTGCAAAGGTCTTGCTTAGACTTGCGGGTTTGCCAGAGGACAGGGTTGTAAATCATACGGTTTTCTCAAAGGCTGTAGAGGTTAAGAAGCCAGAGCTTCGTGACGCGCTAAAGGGCATGGCAGAGCAGATGACGGTTGTTAATGGGGAGCTTCGCCTTAAGCTAAGTGAGTGCGGGTTTCGGCAGATAGGGAATATGCGTACTCTTGAGTCGGTGGTAGAGGTTATAGACTATCGAAAGACACAGGAGGATTGTGTTGGAGTAAGCGAGTTTGTGCTTGATGTCACAGGCATTTCTATGGTGCAGGATGTATATACTCGTGTTGGTGAGTTTGATAAACAGGTCAGAGCGCTCGGGTTTACACCTCGGTATGACGCAGACGGAGAAAACGGGGTGGAATTGTTGAATGCGATTCATAATACGCTTGCGTATGCGAGTAGTCGTGATTTAAGCCCTAAAGACAGGATAGAGTTGTTAAACAGTAAGTTACCTATCAACTCGGCGGTGCTGTTTATGACTTTTTGTAACGGGCAGTCTAGGTCAAATTCGCAAAGTATTTGCATAGATAACCCACCGACTACAAGTAGACCCGCTATTTATCTCGGGAGTTCGGAAGAGAAGAACGGGTATTCCCTAAAGTTTATGGTGTTTCCGATAGAGGATAACTTTGTAGTGCGAGAGGATTACGCCTTAGATAACGAGGGTGAGTATCTTGGAAGCATAAAGTCGCATATAATGCCGATAGCCTTAGAGGACATAGGGTTTGGTGCAGACGATGTAGAGTTTTTCGGGAAGAAGTATTTTGTCGCCTTGCCGATAGCGGATTCAGCGGGAGAGCCAGACCTTTATAACTTGTATGTGACAGAGGGGGATAGGCTGACGACTCGGAAGGTATCGGTTGCGGAGTATATGAAAGCGGTGTTTGACGATAGAGGTGTCGTTTATGATGCGCCGCTATTGAATCGGTGCATCGAGGAGAGCAACAGGAATATCGAGATATGGAATAATCGGAAGGATAGAGGCGTGTGAAATCAAGTTTCTATGGTAGGGAAGTCTATAAACTCAAGTTTCTCTGCTAAGAAATCGTATGAACTCAAGTTTCGACTATACTTTGCTACAGTCTTGCTTCGGCGGTGCGAGAGGTCTTGTCCCGAAGGAAATCGGGAAAATGTGAAAGAAAGTTTCGGGGTATACCATGACGGATAAAAGTAAGTTGATTGCAGATATTGAGCGTGTAAAAGGAATTACGCACAGTGATGAGCAGTTGGCTGTTTTGAATAGCACGGGCGGTCTTGTAATTATTGCGGGTGCGGGTTCGGGAAAGACAAGCACGATTACGGAGTTAGCCTATATCAGAGCAAAGACAGGGGAATTAGAGCCGTCTAAGACTCTTTGTGCAACTTACAGTAAGAGCGGTGCGAGCGAGATGCAGAGGAAGTTTAAGCGTCTCTGTGCAGAGCTTGGGGATGACTTTGACTTGAGTTTTAAGACTTTGCATAGCTGTTACTATCAAATCCTTCGGTATCTGGGCTATCCGATTAACATCTGTAGTGAGGGGCGGGCGATGGGGTATCTACGGCAAGCCCTAAAGGATTGTGGTATTAAGAGTAAGGATAAGGAGCTAGTAGAGTATCTTAAAAACCTGTTTTCCTATCAGATAAACAAGGCGATGAACTTTGCAGACTTGAGTAGGCACTATCAGTTTGATGAGAAGCGGATTAGTTTAGAGGACTATAAGCGGGTAAACTTGCAGTATCAGCAGTTAAAGGTAAATGATAATGTCATGGAGTACGATGATATGCAGTATATGGTCTATTGCATGTTTTGCGGAGTCCGTGGGGAAGATGTAACGCAGAAGGTATTATCATTCTGTAGGAGTCAGTGGAAATACTTTATCTTGGACGAGTTCCAAGATACCAGCACAATCCAGTATAAGATTTTGCGGTGTATGTGTCCGTCAGAGAACAGTGAGAATCTAATCGTAATCGGGGACGATGAGCAGGCTATTTACACTTGGAGAGGAACAGACCCGAAGATTATCCTAGAGGATGTGCAAGTAGACTATCGCTTGAGTTTATATGTTTTGTCTACAAACTATCGTTGCAAGTCGAATATCGTAAAGTTTGCGTTTAACTCCGTAAAGAATCTAAGTTATCGGCAGAAGAAGGAATTGAATGCTAACACGAATGGCGGGAGTATCAAGATTCTTTCTGGGGATAACACGCTCTACGGGATAAGTGAAGCTGTATTAAATTATATCAAAGAGCGCATCGCGAGCGGGGAGAAAGCGGACAAAATAGCAGTACTAGTTAGAAATAACTACGAGGCTTGTATTTTGAACGCGATGCTTTACGAGAACGGAATCTTTACTGACACGACAAGCGATAGCATGCGGTTTACGAGGCAGAGTTTGTATGACGATGTAAGGAGTGCGTTTGAGCTTCTTAGTAACACCTATAACGGCGACAGGGTTTCTGCTGTGCTTTGGAAGTATGTCTTGTTTCTTGGGACGAACGGAGCGAAGGTAATCGGGAGTATCATGAACGATTTCGGTGTAAATCTTACAGATGCTCTGGGTATTCTGCTAAGTTTAACGCCTTACAGTAGCAAGGTCGGGAAAGTTACAGAGGAAATCCCGAGAGGTTACAGAGACACGCTATCTTCTAAGGTTTATGGAATGAGCAGAGACACGGTAGAGAGCCTTTATCAGTTGTATTCGCTTCTTTCGGCAAAGATTAGTAATGAGGACAAGTTTAGCGGTCTTATGGCTGTTCTTTACGAGGGGATTCGGTATATGTACGGAACGCCAGAGCGGGATAGGCTATTAAACGGGTATCTAGCATATGTCAAGCGTTTAACAAGAGGGTTTAACACGCTAGAAAAGCTCAAGGAGTATTTTTCAGCCTTGTATCAGTACGAGACAGCCGTAGATAAGGGTTCAGATTGCGTAAATATCTACACTTATCATGGTGCGAAAGGTCTTGAGTGGGATACGGTAGTTTTAATGTGCTGTGACAGTCTAGCCTTGCCCGAGAGTAGAAGTATTCGTGACATGGTAAACAGGGGTTACGAGTCGAAGGATATAACGGAGTATATCGACTGTGAGCGGCGTTTATACTATGTCGGATGCACGAGAGCGAAGGAGAGACTTGTTATAGCTTGCGATAACAGCGAGCCGTCACAGTTTCTTATAGAGTCTCTGGGCTTAAACGATTCGTACAAGGATAGTAACCTCGAACTCATTGAGGATGCAGATTTTAATTTAGTGGCGAAGAAGAGGTTGCCGAGGTATTTGGCAGTCGTTGAAAGTTGGAGGAAGTTGGATGAAGAGGCTAGCAAGTCTGTTTGACAGGTGGAGTTCTGGGCTACACGCCTTGGCGCTTGGGGTGTTTGTCATTCTGGTGCTTGTGCTTTTCGGGTCTATGACGGGGGCTTATAGTAAAGTGAATAAGCGCACGGTTAAGAAGATTATGTACGATATGTATACGCCGAAAAGCATGGAGTATTTTAACGGCAGGGCGCGGTATTATGTAAAGAAGCGAGTGCTTACGCAGGATGAAGCGAGCCAGTTGTTTATAAGCACGCGGGAGAAGGAGCTTACGGAGGATGATAAAGAGCGTAAGCTTGACATAGAGAGCGTGACCGAGAGTAAGGCTTCGGATAACACGACAGGTGATACTATGTATCGGGTGAAAGCGTCACTTCGGTATAAGGGCAAGACTACACGGTTTGAGATTATATTTTCTGTAGATAAGAGCGGAGCGATATATAAGCATGTAGCACAGGTGCTATAAGTAGAATAGGCGGTAGGGGGAACCTGCCGCCTTTAAGCGGTTAATCGGGGTTAGGTTTCGGTTTAACGGGTTTAATGGGTTTTGGAGGACGCTTTTATGCGGAAGGACGGAAAGAAAGACGAGAAGAAGCCGAAGGGGAAGCTATCGAAGATATTCCGTAAGTTTTTAATGGCACCCCTAGCGACTTCGGCGGTGGTAGCGGCTTTAACTTACGGTTTAGCGGTTTTGCCCGTAGCGGTTGCGGTGATAAGCTATAACGCTATCTCGGATGATGAAAAGAAGAAAGAGGTAGACGATGGCTTAACGATAAACAAGGTGAGCTGTGGTTGTACGATAATCGGTAGCGGGCAGGGAAGTGCGGGAACGCAGGAAGTAGATACGACAGCCTCGGCTTTCCCGACATATAACTTAACAGACGAGCAGTTAATAAGGCTTGCTAGGCTTTGTCACGCAGAGCAAGGTGTTGGAGGAGAAGGTGGCATAAAGGCAGAGGCGAGTTTAATCGCGAGTAAGTACGAGGATGCTGTAAGACAGCATGGGAAGTCAAAGGCGGGGGAGCTTTGGGAGACTAAATCACTGGACTATTACGCTGATTGGTCAAACTGGTGGCACGGCACAAAGGGATGGACAGCGGCTAAGGCGGGTCGTCCCGACTTAGATTTTATGGGAAAGGGGGAGTATACCGCGCAGGAAGTAGAGTGGGCGCGGGATGTGCTTGTAAAGGGGGAGAGGACGCTTCCGAACTATGTTATGGAGCATGATAATATAGACGAAATAACGCGGGCGGTAACGGACGGAGCTAACACGCCAAAACGGGCAGATGCATTTGTACAGGGGAAAACGAAGCTGTTTAATATCTATAATTCGCATTATACATTTTTTGCACAGCCGAGTCCGCGTTCCGACCCGTTTGGCTATATCGAGGAAGATAAAGCGCGTATTGAGCGTTTAGGTGCGGTAATCAATGTCGGAGACAAGAAGAAAGTTACGACAACGGTAGTAGCGGACGGAAGTAGCGGAAATAGTGGGGGAGCGGCGACAGGTTCAACGGGAGCGGTAGTAACGAACGGAGCTGGAATGGCTACGCGCGGTCGATTAGCGGAGGTGCATCAAAACATCTATCGTATAGCGATGTCGCATATTGGCACACCCTATGTTTGGGGAGGTGAGACATGGGCAGGCGCAGACTGCTCGCATGAAACCTGCATGATAATGGAGGAAGCAGGCGGGTATAACAGGGGATATAGACAGTCACAACAGTTCTTAAACCTAGGTCAGCTAGTGCCATTAGACTCCTTACAAGCTGGAGATTGTCTTGTTAGCGAGGGTCATGTGGCGTTGTATATAGGTAATAATAATGTATACAGTTCGGGTAGAGCAGGGACGGTAAGTTATGTAAAGCCAGCAAACGAGTATATCGGGTGGTTTACCAGTAGGGGCAAGCGTTTGCAGGCGGTTCGTTTAACAGAGATGCTTGCGATAGCGCAGGCAGACGCGGCGGCGGGGCAGGGAAACAGTCAGCCTTCCGCACAGGCTAGCTTAACGGACGGTTCGTTTAAGGTAGCGGTAGCGAACGAAGTAAGTTTACAGGGGCAAGCGCCGATAGACGGGACTTTGGTCGGTATCACGGATGGCGGTACGGTAAGCACGAATGCAGGCAGTGTAACGGGGTTAAGCTCTGGAAGTACGGGAGCGCCTATCGGAGCGTCAAGTACGAATAGCGGTAATTTAGGTAAGCGAATAGATAACGCAGAGCAGAACAAGTATGGTTTGCCACTATACGATAATTACACCTTTAATCCCGATGTTTATGAGCATTTCGACATAGATTATTCTAGGTTCTGGAACGGAAGCACGCCAGCGGGGGACATTGTATACGGTGGTGGAGACTGGAAAGATAACGCATCGAAGAATATTCTTGCGTGGGAGATGAGTGACGCATATCTTCGGAGGCATCCCGAAAAGCGAAAGTTTCAGAAGTTTATTCCAGACTCGGAAAGTGGAGCATTTGGTTTCCGAGACGGAAGGCTTGTTATGGCAGTCCCTTATAGGCTTTTGTGTGTAAACTCGGATGAGGCTACAAACTGGTTTGAGACAATACTGCCAACAAAGCAGGCAAACGGTAGAACAGGAACTAGCGGAGACAGCCCTGTTATAGAGCCGCCGAGCAAGATTAAGCGCATTGAAGGCACAGATGGAATGTATTTTGATGTTGTGTTTGATGACGGGACGGTTTTAGGCTGTATGGCTTGTGACGCTATGGGACTGCATACTGGTGTAAATCATTTTGATGACGGCTCATCAACGACATCTTTTGACAAATGGAGTAAGGGAGCGTTTCATACGAGTGTGGTAGGGAGCGTTCCGAATAATACAGAGGCAGAGAGGACGGCGGCAAATCCTAAGATGCGCCTAAATTTCTTTGAGATATTAGGGGCAAAGGATAATAACGCAATGATTTCGCAGTTGAAAGACTTTTTGAGGTCTGGACAGAAGCGAATCAAGTCAGTAAGGGTGTATCCTACGCTTTTACTAAAGAATGGAGAGCAGTTTGCCTCCGCAGGCACAAATAGTTCATTTGGTTTGACAGGTGGCACAGCGGGTCGTGCAGTAGCAGGAGAAGATACGACTGCACAGACAGGGAATAGTAGCGGTAGTTCGGGTTTGTACGCAAATTGCACTTGTAGTGAGTGCCATTGCCACGATAACGAGAGTAGTGGAGTGAGCGGCGGACCAGCGTCCTCAATCATAGCAAATACGGGTAAGTTAACGGAGACAGCGGGGATGCCGCAGGGTGTTTACTGGAATAAGGCAACGAATAAACAGTATACACCGCAGGAAGTGCTAGATATGTTTAGGACAAACTTCCCGAATATATCAAGTCAGTATATACCTTGCTTTGGTCTACGAGATTTCACAGATTTAGCCGTTCCAGCAGATAAGCTTCCAGAGAAGTTTAAGGATACGAGGGGAGTACTCGGGTATGCGCAGGGAAATCAGTCTTGGAAAGGGCTAAAGTGGATAGTCGCGGGGCTTCCGTATCGGGATAGCTTTGCGAATGACGCGACTTTTGCGCAGAGTTCGTGCGGAGTTCATGCGCAGAGTATTATCATAAGCAGTTTGTTGCATCGGTATATCACGCCACCAGAGGTCGTAATGGCGGCTATCATGAGTGATAAGCTCGGTGGGGACGAGCATGGAGCGTATAGCACAGGTCGAGTTTATGCGGCTATGGGATTTAGCCGTATTTATAACAGTTTCAAGTTTAACGGCGAGAATCTGTTTAATGTCGAATTTTCGGAGACATTATCTCGGGAGAAGCTAGACGCTACGCTAAACGCGGGCGGTATGGTCTCGGTGTGCGTGCATAGGTATTGGACGAGAGCGGGTCATTTCGTAGTAATCGCGACAAGAGACAACGATAACAAGTATTACATCGTAGATAGCAACGCGAGCCACTTAGTAAAAGACCAAGTTCCGTATGATAAGGGCTACACATTTGACGAGATAGCCCAGCTTGGCGGTGTAATCAACCAAGTAAACTATGTAACGCCTACAGAGGCGTATAATCAGTATTTGCAGAGCGGAAGTAACAGCACGGCGGTAAGTACGAGTGGTAGCGGAAGTGCGAGCGAGAGTACAAGCAGTAGTAAAAGCAGTTCTTCTACGAGTACGACTTCGGCAGAGGCAGAGGAGGATGAGTGATGAGGCTTAGAGGAATCGGGGTTCTTTTCCTAGGGGCAGTTCTAAGTTTATCGGCTTGCGGTGGAAAGGGTTTGGGCGCGAATAGCGTAAAGGGAGATTTAACGAGCCTAGTAAACTACGAGTTAAACGGCGGGTTAAAGGGGGCTTCGGAGGGAGATTTTGATAAGAAACTCACGGAGCGCCTAAAATCAGAGTATGCAGACAGGGACGCAGGGGATGAGGTATGCTTGAGCGATATACCCGCCTTTTCAGAGCTGTATACGAAAATGAAGCAGGATATGGCGCAGTATTATAACGATTGCCGTTACGGAAACGACTACGAGCAGGATACGCCAAGTGACGAGGCTTTGGCGGCGGGGTTAGCCTACGCCGCCGAGCAGTCGGAGAAGGTAAAGGCGGTAGTAGAGCGGATAAGGGGGCTTGAGAAGTTTAAGAGCGAGCATAGTGAGGAAGAGATTTCGGCAGAGATAGAGGCGATAAAGGGTTTGTATAACGAGTTGCCAGAGAACTATCGTGGTAGCGTTTATAACTACAGTGAAATCTCTGGAGAGGTTTCGGAAGCGCCAAAGAGTGAGAAAAAGACGGATATAATCATAGCGGATACGCCGACTGACAGTTGGACAGAGCTTGACGCGAACGGTTACGGGTATGCGCGGTGCATTTCGAGTGGGTGGTACGATAGCATTGTAGATAAGGGCGAGAATGCGGTGCTTGTGGACGACAGTAAGTTTATTTCGCATATCGTAGCGGCATCGGACGGCAAACTAACTCTTAAAGACGGGAAGCTGTATCTAAAGAAAGCTGATATTGACAAGAATTTCTCGGTTTGTGATAAGATTTCCGTTAGAGTAGTAAAGTCAACTCCGATACCAGAGGAGTTTTCCCTAAAAGACTTTATTTTATGGGACGATGGGACATTTAAGGCATCGTTTGAGAGTGAGACATACAAGTATACGCTACTCGGCTACACAAGAAAGGGAAAGATATATGTTTCTTCTGGGGCAGAGGGGTTAGTAAGAGCTGTAACTTACGATATACGGACTACGGTAGCAGAGTAAGTCGAGTACACAGCACAGTTTAACAGGTATAATAATATTTAAGGGGAGGTATGAGTATGGCATATCAGTCGAAGGACAAGCAGGAAGAGTTTGCAATGGTCGAGAAAGGCAGTCGGGGTGAGTTTATCCGTGTCACTCGGATAACGCCAGAGAACGGTGCAAAAGAAGCGAGCTTAGACATCCGCACGCTGTATACGGCGGTAAATCCCGATACGGGAGCGGAACTGCGTCCGACCCAGAAGGGTGTGAGAATGCCGATTTCGACAGCGGTAGGAGTTCTGATAGGGGCGTTAAAGGCTTTAACGCCTGCGGAGCGGGAAGAGGTCTTGAGGGGGCTTGAGTCGTAAAAGCCCCGTAGACGCACGAGACAGCGTTTTACGGGCGTTTAGGTGCTTAAGCCTAGAGGAATAGCCTAGGGGCAGTTTAGGTGGCTTAGAGAGGCGCGTGGTGCGTCAGAGAGGAAAATGAGGGACGATATGGGAGCGGACAGTAGAAATCCCTTAGAGGGGCTTTTAGAGGTTAGGCGTGAGGTAAGAAGGCTTTGTCCAGAGCTTGCGCCAAAGGAGGAGCGAGTAGCCTACGGGGTAGAGATAATGAACGAGACAGGAGAGCCATCAGCGGCGCTTCAAAAGTTTAATAAGCTAATGGCGGCACAGGCGGGCGGTAAGGCAGGAAAGAAGCGAAAGACAGCGGTAAAAGCCTCAGTAAAGCAAGGAAAGGTCGGAGACGGCGAATTCACGGGGACGAGTTTATTTGAGGCTATGAAACGAGGGGGAGTGCTATGAGTGTTAGACAGTACGCGAGAGCGGAAGTAATGATAGCAAATCCTTTTCGGGAGAGTGGAAGTGACCTGCTAATGGCTACGCTTAGTCTGGTTGTTTCTCCGATGGTATTTGTACATCGTGTAAGCACGAACAAAAGCGGTGAGTTGGTGGGTATTGAGTACATTGCTTCTCGTGAGGCTGGCTATCTTAAGATGAGTGTGGAAGATTTCCGAGCAAACAAACCTTTACCTAGCAATACTAAGTGTCTAAGGCTTAAGTTCATGGAGCATAGCAGTTTATCTAGCAGTTTATCAGGCGGTCTGTTTATAGTGTTTGTTAGCTTCCGAGTTGGTCGTGTAGAAATGCTAGGAAGATACAGAACAATAGTAGACCTAATCGACTGGATTAATGTTCCGTTTAGGGATTTTACATTTGTGCCAAGTTTAGGGTTAGGTTCACTCTGTATTGATTAGGGGGAGTGTTATGAGTAAGCGAGTTTACGCGAAAGCGGTGAAATTGATAGTACCAGACAGGTGTGACGAGGCGGTACACGCCACGCTTCAAATGGTTGCACCTTTGAGGGAAGTTTTAAGCCGCATAATGACAAAGCCAAACGGACGGTTAGTTCGCGCAGAGTATGTTGTTCGGAATGAACAGGGAGTAACAACTCTTAGAGCAAATTTGGGTGAGTTTTGCGCAGAATCACCTGTGCCTGAAGGAGCAGAGCGGATGAGGCTTAGATTTTTAGTCCGAGGTGGAGCAATATGCACCAAAATTTCTGTCAATATCAATCTTTTGACTGGCACTATAGACATATTTGGAAGATACGGGACAGTATCGGACTTGATTGGTTGGCTTCATGTGCCATCTAGCGATTTTAAGATTGTGAGAGCTTAACTGGGGGAAGTTTATGGGTTTTCGAGTTTATGCGAAAGCTGGTACGATGAGAGTCAATCCGTTTCGAGATGGTGACGCGGATACTGCGCAAGTTACACTTGAGCGGGTCATATATCCGAGGGCATTTCTAAGTCGGTTAAGAACATATCCGAAGGCGGAGTTTGTTAGCGCTGAATGCTTCATTCGTAAGAGAGATAATAGATTAGCGCTTGTTCCACTACGGTTAAAGGATTTAGTAGCTTTTCATTTCCCCGCAGGAACGATAGGTGTGAATGTAAGATTCAAGGTGCATGATAGCTTTGGAGACAGTTTACTCTCTATTAAGGTTCAGCTTATCACAGCCGAGACAGAGGATATAGAGATAGTAGGGATTCTGGAAGCGGTTGTAGACTTGTTAGACTGGCTACATGTGCCATTTAGCGATTTTAAGCTTGTGAGAGCTAAGTAAGAAAAGCTAATCTAGGATATTCTGTATTGTAGAGAGGAATTGAAATGACAGCTCGGAAATTTACTGTAGTGACTCAACTGCACGAGAGAAATAACAGATATTTAATTGATTACATTGAATCTTCCCGTATGGTTTATGGAAAAGCAGTGCGAGAGACTTTCTATGCAATCAAGCGAGGTGGTTTCAATAAGTCACGGTATAATACCTATCTTCAAAATGAATATGGAATTGTTAGTAGGACAGCCAATTCTATCATTTATGACGCACAGGGGCGTTTCAATGCTCTAAAGGAGCTAAAAGAGTATGAGCGGAAGGAAGCAGTTGGAGAGAAAAATTAAGCATTTGGAAGATGTGGTTATTCCTAAATTGGTTGAGCAACGGAAGCAGAATTCAGTTAAGCTTCAAGGCGAAGTATCTGTTTCACAGGTGCAACAACGGAATCTAAGGTTAAGAGTAGTTGCGAAGAGGTCAAGATTAAATAGGCTAAAACAGAAGCTAAAAACACTAGAGTACCAATTAAAATCTGGAAGGTTAAAGCTTTGTTTCGGCACACAACGATTACTTAGGCAAGACCATAGGAAGTTTGTTGAACAACGAGATAGTCAAATGACTTTCATAGGGGCTAAAGAGGAAACAGCATGTAATCACAACTTGCAGTTGACATACAATCGAAGAAGTAATCAGTTTTTGATTCGATTGCGTAAAGATTTTGGAGGATATAAGTCAGCTAAAGGTGAAGAAAGATATGTCTACGGTAAGGTTTATTTCAATCATCACAAGGCACAAATCGTCTCAATTTTGAGGTCTAAGAATAGTCCATTGTCTTATAGGATAGTCAAAAGAAACGGGAGATATTATTTCTACTGCACCTTTGAGTTTCAAGTAGTGAATGATGAAGTTGTTACTCGTTCTGGCTACGGAACGATAGGATTAGACTTTAACAAAGGGTTTGTGACCTTATCAGAGACGAATCGGTACGGTCATTTAGTTCAAACAGAGTTTATGTCTTATCGTTTCAAGTCTGGAAGTAAAACTAAAGCCGACTTACAAAAAATTGCAAATCATGTAGTTAAATTAGCTTTGCGAATAGGTAAAGATGTTTGCATCGAAAATCTTGATTTTAGGGCAACGAAATCTAAAACAGAAGCAAAGATAGGAAAGAAATACAATGATATGCTACATTCTCTAGCTTATCGAGAGTTTAGCACCGCGATGGAGAGTGCATGTTATAGAAACAAAGTTGAATTACACAAAGTCAATCCAGCAGGGACATCGTGGCTGGCAGAGAGGATTTATTGTGAGCCTATGAAGTTGAACATACATACTGGAGCTTCATATGTAATAGCGAGGCGTGGGCAAGGATATAAGGACGCTGTGTAAAGAGTGTTTAACAATAAGTCCTATAAAGATGTATCAACGCAAGATAGTTGAGCATCTCCCTGTAGGATGAAGTTTACCAGAAGCTCTGGCAACAATTTTCATTGTGTGGCTACGGTCGAAATGGGATGAGTTAGGGTGGAATAGGTTAACCGTAAGACCTTGAGTTGAAAAACTCTAAAATTAAGCTAGGAGTACGGATTTTTAACTTTCGTATTTTCTAGTTACGGTATTTAATGGGTATCCGCTTCCGAATATCGTGATTTGTCGTGCAAGATTGTACCCCTGTGAAGGCTTTAGCGAGGATATAGGTGATGATGTTTGGGTAACCTGTTTAGGTAAGTTAATATTAGGTACACTTTACGCCTATCGTGAGGGTTTAATAGATAAGCTGGATATGGACGCGGATGAAACTAGCTATTGGAGCAGAGAGGGCTATCAGATGACAGCATATAAGACTTCTATGGGGGACAAAGAGGCGAATGAGCACCTTGAGGCATTTCATAGCTGTGAGATTCCTGTTATCCGTATCCTTGAGATGGATAACAGGAACATGGACGATATTGGCGACATCAATGAAATACTGGATTGTTATGCAGACTAACGAGGCAGTATATGCAGACAAGCGGGATGGTAACGGTCGAGTGGCTTTACGACAAGTATGATAAGCTAGTGGGAGCGGGAGCGTTAAAGCCGTTAAGGTTTGGGGCGATTGTTTATGATAACGAGGGTCGCTATAAAGACATTTTGTCGGCTATCGTGCAGGGCTTGCCTATTCCGCAGATAGTGGTCGGGCGCGTAAAGGCGGGAGAAACAGAGCGCTATAGCATAGTATCTGGGGTGTTTATCCTTTGTAGTTTGTTAAACTTTCGAGCCGAGAGCGGTGGTATGAGCGCGGAGCGCGTGTCAAAGGTTTTAAGCTATTCCGTAAATTTAACGGTGCTTGATACGATGACACCCCAGCGTTTAGCAGAAGTAAGTAAGCTATTAGCGGAGGTATTGATTTGGTGAACTACGAAGTAACTGGGATGTCGGTAAAGGACTTGTATCGGAGAGTTAAGAACGGGCAGATTGTTTTAGAGTCTTGTTACTTTGAGAAAGTTACGACAAGTAGCAAGGAGTTAATGCTTCGTGGCGTGCTTTCTGGTGTCCCGTTTCCGACTATTGTATTAGTGCGCGAGGACAAGGTTTATCGGGTGATTCTCGGTGGGGAAGTTTTGAGGGTTCTTATAGCGTTGCTTGAAAGTAGCGTTTATGAGGAGCTTGACGATATTGACAAGTTTATGCTTATGCGTCACTGCTTTTATGTAAATGTCGTGACAGATAGCAGTAGTATAGATACGACTAAAGAGGTTTTTGAGAGGTTTAGGGGCTGATATGCGAGGAGTTAAGTGGTATAGCATAGACTTATCTTTGCTTGACATAGTTGATAAGATGTCTCGCGGAGAGCTGATATGTAAGTATGGCTCGTCTATTACAGGTAGCGACATTAAGGTGCTGTGTGAAGGTATAGAGCAAGGGTACCCTTTTCCGACAATGGTGCTTTTTCGGGAAGCTGATGGGAGATGCCGCGTGGTGGTTGGCGAAAAGTTGGTACGGACGCTCATTAAGTTTATTGGAACGGAAGCGTTTAACGTTTAACGGAGAAGTGCAGGAGCATTACAGTTCACGGTGTAATTGTCGAGTCAAGTAACCCAAATGACGGAGAGAATATCGGGAAGTTTTTTAGGGGATTTAGGTATGGTTAAAAAGTATAGGGAGCTTAAGACAACACCCCAAGAATTGAAGTGCTGGCAAGATGTTGGGACGCTGTATTATGATGTGACGGAAAGAAATAGAGTGGCTACAAAGCGAGACATAGACAGCATGAAGAAGCTTGTGACAGGGGGGTTACCTCTTCCGACAGTTGTTTTATTAGAGAGCTACCTAGACGGGAAACTTAGGTATCGTATTGTTTATGGGGCAGGGATTATAACCGCTGTTTTAAGTTATTTGAATACGGCTTCGGACAAAGAAAAATCCACCCCTGCTTATCAGGCGTTTATTCGATGCAAGATTAAAGGTGCGATTTTGCTTAAGACCGCTAATAAGCATGACTGTTTGTATTTGTTTGACGCATTCAAGGGTTTCAATAGAAAGGGCTAAATGGAGATACAAGAGCTACTTAGTGGAGTGATAGGCGAGCGAGCGCTTGATTATCGGGTGTTAATCGGGGAAGAGGAGGCTTCAAAGCCTCCTTTAATCCCGTTTTTTAATTTAACGCCAGCACTAAATTTATTGCATCGGCACTTGGTTCATGGCGGGAGCGTGTTAATTCACGCAGATGTTGACATGGACGGGCTAGGTGCGGCGAAAGTTGTAAGAGAGGAGCTTAACGCGCTCGGGTTTAAGGACATAAAGACCTGTATCAACAGTAAGAGAGAGCATGGGATGAATCCGCAGATAGTGTCTCATGTGAACAGCAAGAAGCCGAGTTTATTTATAGTCGTAGACAGTAGTAGTAACGACTTAGCGTATCTAAAGGCTTTAGAGTGCGATGTGTTAGTATTAGACCATCATATAGTCGAGCATAACGAGTATGCTGGAAAGACGGCGGGCGGGGAGTATCTAATCATAAACTGTATGATAGATAACAAGTCCGAGGGTTACGAAGCAGACGAAGATATGTCGGGAGCTTTGGTAGCATACGAGTTTTTTAGGCAGTATGAGGACAGGGTAGACAGGCACTATCTTGAGGGGCTTAAGTTGTATCAGTGGGTCGGGGTAACATTGATTTCCGACATCATACGGACAGGGAACGCAAGGAACCAATGGTATATCGAGCGGACGATAAATGAGGTAGAGCTTAGAGACGACTTACAGGTATTGATGCGGGTGTTGAACCCGAACGAGAAGAGGCTAACGCGGTCGTTTATCGCCTATAAGCTAGTCCCTGCGGTTAATAAAGCGATACGGGCGGGGGCTACGGCGGTTGCACTGTATGTAATCATGGCGCATCCCGAGGAAGCGTATAAGCTAGAGGTTTACGGGAAGTATCAGCCAAAGGTAAACGACATTCCGAAGCGGGTTGTGAAGATAGAGAACGGAATCGGGATAGTTGATTTAGGGGAGCTAAGTTTAGCAGTGAATGAGCTAGGTTTAGCGGTAAACTATACGGGCTTGGTAGCGGCTATGGTAATGAGAAAGCATAACTGTAGTGCGATAGCGTATGTGAGAGACACGGATAGCGAGGGGAATGTAATTTTTCGAGGCTCTTTTCGCGGGAGAGCGCACGGCTTGTCGTATAAAGATATAGCTACGAAGTATAGTATTATGGCACAGGGGCATACGAACGCCTTTGGTATAAGGGTAGAGCCAAGTGAGCTAAGTCGTTTAACGGGGGCGCTCGGGATAAGTGAGAGTGCCTATCGGTATAAGCCGTATTGCACGATGTATCCGATACGGGATGACTTGCGAGGGCGCCATTTTAAGGATTTAGGAGAGCTAAGAGAGGGTAAGAAGCTCTTGTATCTCGGGATAGCAAACAGTAGGCTTTCGTCCGATGAGCAGATAAATGTGACGATGGAGAGCAAGAATCTTGTGCTTACGGAGGAGCATACGAACTATTACAAGTACGAGATAGACGGCTACGAGGTAACAGCCTTTGAGCGCGTGAAAACGGAATTTGTAGACATATATTTTGAGTATGGGGAGTATCTTCGTGGCTATGTGAGAGCTAGACACGATAGCATTTAGACCTCACTTAATACCGCCTTTGTATCTTGGGCATAAATTAAAGTCTCAAGAGAAAGGCGGTATTTTGCTGTGAAGATTGGAAATAAAGTCGTTCACAAGACATCATTGAATGAGGGAAAGAGCCTTGTGCCTGTCATTGTGGTAGGCGCGGGTATCGTAGGCGCAGTGGTTTATGTGTCGCTTGTCGGTCGGAATGCAAGTAAGAGCATACAGGTTGCGCAGTTAAAGAGTAGCGTTTATAAGAATCAGCCGATTACGCTGGATATGCTACAGCCGTATGATATGTTGCAGGCAGAGTATGACAAGCAGATAATGTCCACGGCGAACAGTGACGGCACGGTAGAGAAGCGTTTAGTGGCGTGGAAGGATGTGCAGGGTTATTTGTCGCAGGGTGCATTTGCGGCGTATCAGCTTCCTAAAGAGAGTTTTCTTGATTTAAGGACGCTTATGACGAGCAGAGTGGACAATAGCGACAGTGTTTTATACAGTTTTCCGGGAAAAGAGGTCGTACAGCTAGAAGTAAACGGCGCAGACTTAAATGCGTTCAAGACCTTCATACAGCCAGGGGACAAAGTAAACATTGACGCTATATACTCCGAGGATATGCAGAGTGGTAACGACAGAGTTAAGATATATCGCTCCGAGCCAGTGTTTACGGGTATTATGATAGCGGATATTATCAACAGTTCGGGTGCTTCGGTTCTTGATATGTATGCAGAGTATAACGCAATGTCCGAGGTAGATAAGGCGGCTTTAGATAACGATGCGACATGGCAGGAGCAGACAGAGCCGAGTTCACTACTTGTGGCGCTAACGCCAGATGAGAAGGACAGCTACTATAAGTTCTTAAACCGCGACAATGTGAAGTTTAAGGTATCGTTGCCGCAGAGAGCGGACTAAGGGGGCAAAGTTTATGGCAGATATGCAGGACATACTTAACTCTTCGGATATGGCTGACGGTAACGACTTACGGAGTAAGACAGATAAAGCGGTAGGTCGCTTAATCAGTCGTTTTTCTGGGGCAGATGAGAGCAGGAAGATAGTAAAGCGGGTGCTAAATAACATCATCGTGTTTATGGGAGCAAGCGGTGGCGCTGGAGCAAGCACGCTGGTCGCGACAGAAGCGGTTGCGATGAAGGAGAAGGGTCTTACGGTAGCGGTAGTTGACCTTGGAATCATGTTTCCGAGTCAGCATATCTATTTTGATTTAGACCAGTCTATCGGCAAGGCAGATTTAGTGTCATATCTTTCGGGTAATAACGGGTTAAATGTGTCGCTAGAGTATAGCGATGTGTTGTTTAACAACGAGGCTACGGGGGTGGCAACGCTAACGGCTTGCAACAGGACTCTACGGGACTATGTAGTTATCGACAGCTCAAACGACGCAGTGCAGGCTTTAACAGAGGCATTAAACAGGCTTTCTAGTTTATTTGATGTAGTTCTAATCGACTGTAAGCTTGATTTAAGCTCTATGCTTGTGCAGACGACTCTGTTTAGGGCAGATAACATCTATTTGGTTATGGACGATGGGGTGCAGTCGCTCATAAATGTCAGTAAGCTCCGTGCGAACCTAGACGATTCTGGCATAAATACGAACAAAGTGCGCTATATCATGAACAAGCGTAAGAGTTTTTATTACGCAGAGAACAACTTAAAAGCGCTCGGCATAGAGTTAATCGGTATTTTACCGTTTGAGATGGGTGTAGTCGAGTGCGGTTTAAGGGGACAGCTATTTACGGTATCGGGAAAGAATACTAGCAAGACTTCCCCGAAGTATTTAGAGGCTGTAGACAGTTTAACGGCATCAATCCTTGAGATAGGAGGATATACAGAGTGAATCCAGAGCAGTATTTGCATATGCAGTCAAAGCGTGGTGCAAAGCAGACCACGACAGACAAGACAGCGCGTCCGTTTGAGAGTGTTTTAACGGAGTGCAGAGGGTATATCGACAAGAATGCCGATTCGCTTGAGAGTAAGTCTGGAACAGAAAAGACGAAGAAGATAGGCGAGTTGATTTTGTCGTATCTGATGCAGGCGAAGCCGCTTGTCGAGGGGTTTATCAATGCAGACGGCACTTCCGACACACAGGGCTTAACCCAGCGTTTAACGCAGGAAATCACGGACTACGGTATTTTAACGGATGCGTTAGAGAACGATGACATTTTCGAGATACGAGATAACGGTCGAGAGATAAAGGTCGAGATAAAGGGACATGTAGAGGACTATCGCGACCCAAAGACAGGTCATATCGTAAGGTTTGACTCGCCAGAACAGCAGAAAACGGTCATAGCGAAGTTGCTCGGAGATGTAAGACTTACGCCAAAGGATGCGGTGGTTAATGCGAGAACGGTGCAGGGCTATCGTGTAGCGGCATTGCATAGTTCGGCGCAGTCAAAAGACCCGATAGACCCGTCAAACGACCAGTATGCTTCGTTTGTTCTCCGTAAGTTTAAGCGGAATCGAATGAATCTCGGGGACATTGTAAAGAGTGGTACGCTAAGTGACAACATGGCGCGTTTACTTGCGCTTAGTATGTCGGGAAGTTTAACTTTCTTCACCGTTGGACCAACATCTTCTGGTAAGACGACAACGAACCAAGCGATATTACAGGCTACGCCGCCGAAACAGAGAGTTGTGTTACTACAGAATCCGTCCGAGATAGACCTTCGTATGAGAGATTCAACGGGTCGTATCATAAACGATGTGTTGCACTTAGAGGCAAAGGACGACATACAGAATCCGCTTCCGACTTCTCCGACTATGGAGAATTTGATGAAGCACATTTTGCGACTTTCACCGACATTTGTGTGTTTTGGTGAGTTACGAGACAATGTAGAGTTTCAGCGCGGTATCAGTATCGGTTTAGCGGGTCATCCGTTTAACTGCACATATCACGCAGAGGATTCGGCGGGTGCAATCGACCGATTCCTAAAGGCGTATATAGCGGCTTCTGGAGAGGGCATTGATACATCCATGAGTACGCTAACGCGGCTTTTGAATCTGATTATCGTGCAGAAGATATTACCAGACGGCACACGAAAGATTTTACAGATTTCAGAGGTAATCGGCACAGACCCGAACGACTCAAGTAAGCCGATAATCAACGATATTTACAGGTATGTGATAGACGAAGAGCCAGACCTTGACGATGAGGGCAATGTTCTTCGGATTAACGGTAAGCATAAGCGGGTCGGCTGTTTATCGGAGAAGATAGTGCATAAGTTAAAAATCGAAGGTGTTGCGACAACGCGGTTTGATTTTCTGCTAAAGCCGCCGACAGCGGACGAGGTAGAGACTTATGAGGGCAACTACGAGACGATTATCCATTACGGCTTGGATAAGCTAAGAGAGCAGAAGCGCATGAATGCGTTAAAGAAGGACTAAGGGGGTGGAGAGATGAAGATAAGCCCGTCACTTTATACGGTAGCGGGGGCTTCAAAGGTGGCGACACTGGTGATAATCCTCCTAGCGTTGTATGTGTTTATCGTTTGGTTCGGGATACATCCTTTGGATGTGTTGCTTATCGGCTTAGACAAGGTTACAAGGCTTGTCGGTCGTAGGGTAAGCAGGCTTGATGAGCGGTATAAGCGAAATGTCGAAGTAGGTAAGCTTAGGGACGGAAGCAACTCGGTTAAGCTTTATAAGTTTATGAACGACTTAACAATAGACTTAGGGTATAAGCGGAAGGGTGTAACGCCATACGAGTTGATGCTGTTTATTCTAGTCATTTCGGTAGTCGTATCGCTGTTAATCGGAGAGCTTGTATTCAGAAGCCTGCTGTTATCGTTTCTAGCGTTTATACCTGTGCTGTTGTCGGTGTGCTGTATCCTTTATACGAAGGCAAATATCTCGCATGATAGCCGAATCGAGGCAGTTATTTTAGCGGAGAACATCATTTCTGCGAATATCGACCGAGGCGTGGTAGTCGCGATAAGGACAAACATCGAGTCGATGCCGATAAGCATTAAGTCAGAGTTTACGAAGTTTTTAGACAGGGTAGAGACGCAGAACTACTACATTGAGACAGCGCTTTTAGAGCTAGGTGCGTCACTAGGTTCTATATCGGACGATTTTATCAGTAAGTGTATCACCTTTGAGCTTGAGGAAGAGGCTGGTTTAGCTGGTATCTTCAAAGATGTGGTCGAGGTGAATAACATAAAGACCGAGCTTCGTATCGACATGAAGCATAAGTTTGAGGCAGTGACTTTCGATTTTATTATCAGTGCTACGATGGTGTTTGTGTTCTTAATCGGTGCGATAGCGATATACCCGATTTTGCAGAGATTTTATTTCCGAATGATAGTAGGACAGCTTCTTCTCCTAGTGGATTTTATGCTTGTGGTGTTTGAGTTTGTCTACATCACTTATCTTAGAGCAAAAGAGGTGTAAGTATGTGGCAGTTTTTAATACCCCTAGCAACAGCCGAGGGATTTGGCGGCAAGATAGACGGTGGAGAGGTCGGCAGAGCAGTAGAGAAGGTAACGCCGAAGGGTTATAACTACGAGTTCTTTGATACGAGCATAATGCGGCAGTATAGCACTTATTTACAGGTGAAGGTCGCGTTAATCGTGCTTATCGTATTGCTGGGCTTTGTGATTATCACCCGTTTACTGGGAATCGGAAGTATTTTCGGTAGTGCTTTTGCGGAGAAGGCGGTAAGAGCAGAGAAGAGTAGCGTAGAGTCGTTGCGGTCGCGAGATGCGTTTGTTTTGCGGGCGAACAAGGCGATGGACGCTATCACACGAGCGGTTTACGGGAGAGGCATACGAGTTTCCAAAGAGAAGCTATCGTATATGCAGTACAACCTAGAGCGAGCGGGGGTTCGGATAGCGGGTGGCTACCGATATATGAAGCCAGACGAGTTTAATGCGCTTTGTACGCTAGGTATGGCGATAATGATGTTGGTAGGTGTGCTGATTGCGGCGTTTATCAATATCATCCTCGGGGGAATGATATTTGCGCTTGCGATAATTGTGTTTAGCGTAGCTCCTATGCTGATTGTGCGGTCGATAGTGGCGGCGAAGGACGAAGTGATAAAGAACGAATTTCCCGACTTGTATCTGATGGTGCACTACGAGCTTATGGCAGACAGCGGCACGCCGCTTGCGAGAACTTTCCAGTCGTATAAGAGAATTGCTCGGTCGGATGAGATGAAGCAGTTTGTGAGTGAGAGCATAAACTTGATGGACACATACGGCGAGTTTGACGCTACAGAGCATATAGCGTCACGGTATCGAGAGATACAGGATGTGACGAGGCTCATGCGTTTGATTAGACAGCAGGGCGAGGGCGGTGACATAAAGCCAGAGCTAATGGGCTTTCGGAAACAGGTCATAGATGCGAAGCGGTATACGATAGGCAAGCGAGTAGACAGGCTAATCATGATGGCGAGGGGTTCACTGTTTCTGTTAAATATCCCGCTCATGCAGGCAATTTTAAGCGGTGTGCTTGCAGTCGTAGGGTTTGGTGGAACGAGTCCGATGTAAGTTTATCTGAAAGAAATTTTAGATACCGAGACCTATACCGAGTATGTTTTAGGTCGTGAAATTAAAGCGAAAGGAGGAATATCCCATGGGAAAGGGAGCTGTAAAGACGATGACCACGATAGGTGCGGTTGTCGCATGTGTCATGCTTCTTGCTTTCGGACTGAATGTTATCCTTCCGAACACGGTTGCGGGCGTTATCAATGCGCTTGAGAACGGTCTTAGAAACGCTACGGGTGTCACGATTGACATCAACGGCGATAATAAGGCTGGTGAGCGCACGAACAAGTCGGTCGTGAACGGTGCGAACGATGCGGCGGCAAAGGGCGCAAAGGTCGGCGGCTTTAGCAAGATGCAGGAAGAGAACAACGGTAGATAAGGTTTAGCCGTTGTGCTGGGGCAGGACGCCTAACACCTACATACGGGCGTTAGGCGTCCTGCTTTTTGATTAGAGTTAGGAGACTTGTATGACAGGGACAGTAAAGAGTATCTTCAAGACGCTGGTGAAAGTACCCGTTACCATCATTGTAGCGTATTTCATTATAAATCTCGTGTTGTTTTCTTACTTTTATTTTAGGTTTGCGGGGGTATCGTATGTCATAATGCAGACAGCGATGGAGAATAACTACATTCCCGAGACAGAGGATAAGATAATCAAGCAGGCTATACGGGACATTGTTTATCACAAGGATGAGAACGGAGTAGAGTATCCGAGTTCGGTGATACGGGCGAGCGGCGTAGATAGTCAAGGGAATGACGCTTCTGCGCACATTATCTACAACAATGGCAACAAGCGTATGCAGTATGGTTCAAAGCTAACGATAGGAGTGCATTATACTTATCAGTGGCTATTCCCGTTAATGCCGTCCGAGTGGGGACAGAGACCTATGCAGTCTGGGACGGAGATAAATGACGCTTCGTTTTACGGAAATAACGGTTCTTCGGATTTGCGGGACGGTGCAAGTAATATGTCGGACGGAGAGTTAGAGGCGATTCGTAATGATAGTAAGCACAAGGTAGCTATTCCAATCGACATAACCTATACAGTGCCAGCGTTGCAGTATTATTCTGACTTAGAGTAAGTTACGGGGGTACTGGTAAATGGTAAAATCAGTATTTAAGTGGCTTGGTTTATCTATCATCATTCCGATATTTGCTATGCTTTTGGTAGAGATGGCGAATGTTGCAATGAATGCGCCAAAGTTTAAGTCGTTAGCCCAGCTTACGCTACAGCAGTCGTGTCAGTATTTTGCGCAGGAGACATATAAGACTGACACGAGCGGGTTTGTGGGAAACGCGCATCAGTTAGTAGGAGCGGGTGGACAGAGAGACGGGTCTTTGGACGGAAACTTCTATCACGCGACTTCTTCGCAACAGGCGTATGACAAGCTGTATCGGAATAGTGCAGAGTTTAGTCGGTTTTATACGGCAGTGGCGCGGAACAAGTGGAAGAGACTAGACCTGTTAGCTTACGAGTTTGGGTTTAGCGGAGCGCCGCAACCCGTACCATCAGATGCGTCAATGGCGAAGTATTATTCGGACGCTATGCTAACGCCGTTAAACATCGGTGTAGCGTATCTTGACAGGGAGACAGTAAAGGACATCTTTCGGTGGGAGTTTGTAGCGGCGCTTACGAACGACATGCAGGAGATGATACAGGTAGTAGGTAATAATTCAGCAGATAACTACGCTTTGTTTAGCGGGATGCGGATTTATTACAACACTATCAAGGTTACGGGGATAGATTACAAAGTCTACGACCTTAGAAATCAGTTTGATAAGAAGCGTTTCAAGGAATTAACGAATATGGACGCGGACACGCTGGCGGCGGGAATGTCTGGAAACGATGAGCGAAATTATGTAATCGTAGCTACGCTAAACTACTCAATGCGAGTCGGGTATGAGGGTTTAACTCCGATAAAGCGAATCTTTAAGTGGGCGATGAATGTGTATTACAACAACGACCGCTCAACAGAGGATACTTCGCAGTATGTAAGCGTAGGAAGGCGAGGTAGCTCTTGGGATGATAGCTTTGAGGACAGAGATAAGGACACGACTCTAAGCAAGGCAGGCGCTAGGAACGAGGATGCGTCAGAGAATCGCGGGGACAACTTTAATAACATCGGGGACAAGACATACAGTAGCCAAGTAGTTTATTACATCATACGATGAGAGGGGTTTTATATGGCGTTATTTGATTTTTTGAAGAGGAAGCCAAAAGAGCCAGAGATACCGCCAGAGCCGATTAACTCTAGTTTGGTTTTGGTTCTGCCGTCACACAAGGACGGGTTGATTTCGTATCTTGACGAGCATGGTATTCCGATAGAGATGGCGATATATAGCCTAGAGGATGTGCAGTATAGTTTAATGGCACCTTCGGAGTATCACAGGAGAGTGGTAATAGTAGACGATGGGGAATGGGATTTCAAAGACCAGTTCAATGTCGAGCAGTTAATGGGTGTTATGGAGCTGGTAAACAATGTGGATGTAGACGCTACAATCTTTTATACAGACAGGACGCTTTCAAAGGCGATAAGTCGCAAGTTAAAAGATATAAAGAGTAACGGTGGTGCAGAGGTTACGGTAGATATGACGCAGTACGAGTCGATGGTGGCGGTATATCGGCATATCTCGAAGTATAACGAGGTGTATCACGGTGACGGAGTAGACGATACGGACACACATAACAGCCTAGAGTATTGTTTGCCGAGGCGTTTAGAGAAGTTTGACGCAAAGCAGATACGGGATTACAAGGATAAGGCGGTAATATCCCGTTTATCGGAGGGGGAAGAGGCAGGGGATAGCCTTCCGAGGTTTGAAGTAAAGGTTTAAGAGGTTTTGCGGGTTAGCTACGGACAAGGGCGAGGGAGAAAATCCCCTCGCCCGTTTTGCGGAAGTAGGTACTTAGAGTTTCTAGCGGTAGAAATCAAGTTTCCATATACCGTTTCTTAAATAACTCAAGTTAGTAGCAGTACACAAGGATATATCACAGTGTAAGTTTTAATGAAATTTTCTGGTTACTTTTGAAAGGAGTAAGAAGGCATGAGCATGAATGTGGTTTGCTTAGACGAGGGAGCATCGAGTTCGAGATACGCGGTGAACAGCGGGGCGGTAAAGGTCTATCCGAATAATGCGCGTTTAATCGAGGAGGATACGGTGGTGAGCCTCGTGCCGAATTCGGACGATGTGCTTGATAATCTTGACATCACGATTACGAAAACGAGTGGGGAGAGCCGCTATTTCCCGCAGAGGGTGCTTCTCGGTAGTTTAGCGGAGCGGTTTAGTCGTTCAAACACACGCCCGTCTATGAATGCAAATAAGTGCAAACAGAAGCTAACATATATTACGGTATTGCTTGGCACAGCGCTCGGATGCTTGGACGCGGGTATCGGCGGTGAGGAAGTGTCGCTTATCATGAATCTGCCGCCTGTAGAGCTTACGGACGACAATGTAAACTATGTAAAGAGCGAGCTTCTTGGTTCGTTTAGCGTGAAGTTCCATAAGCTTGAGAAAGAGATTTCGTTTACGGTGACGGATGTGGTCGTTAAGCCAGAGGGCGTATCGGCATCGGTAGCGTTCTTTTATAACAAAGACGCATCGCCTCGGGTAACGATGGCAGACTATTCTACGGGCTATGTGCTTGTGGTAGACATTGGCGCGTCAACCTCGGATTTAGCGCTCTTAAAGGACAAGAAGTTTATCGAGAGAACGGGGCAGACCTATAAGCTCGGCGGTAATACGCTTAGAGACAAGGTTAGGTCAAAGATTAAAGAGGTTTCGGGACTTGAGGTAACTGACGAGGCGGTAGAGACCTTGCTTTCGGAGGGCAGACTTCCGTATGGCAATAGCTATAAAGACATGAGTAAGGAGCTGGTAGCCGCAAAGAGAGAGTTTGCGGACGAGCTGTATGACAGCATCGACAGTTATTTTACGACCGTGGGTGTCGGTATTTCGAGTATCAAGGCAGTGTTTGTTTGCGGTGGCGGCTCAATGGAGAGTAGCTATTTTGACGAGAAGGAGAATAAAGAGGTAAAGACCTCTGAACCAGTCAGCAAGTATCTTCTTGAGCGTTTACAGGAGGTCTGTGACAGCGTAGATGTGGTGAGTTATCCAGACGGAAATCCGCGTATGGCAAACATCATCGGGACTATCTTAATCGGTAACGCATATAGGGCTAAGAAAGCGGCAAAGAAAGCGTAATGGCTAGAGGAGGTTGGTATGCTAAAGGCGATAGTAGCCGTAGGTAAGAGTTCTGTAGTACGGCTTCGTGACGCAGTAGCCTATCGAGCCATAAGTCCAAGTGAGGTAACGCGCTATCTTGAGAGTTTATCGGGGATTGACATTGTAATTTACGAAGAGCCGAGTAGGGAAACGCTTGAAAGTATCGTGGGGACGGAAGTTCCGATAGCGGTGCTTGATAGCGTAGGTAACTCGGGGGTCGAATCGCTGTGCGTAGAGCGTGGATACGCTTATACGCACAGTGTAGCCGACTTGCAGGACGCGATAGAGAGTTTAACGGGGAAGAGCGTAGCGACCCATGTTCGTGACGAGAGAGAGATTGTCGAGGAAGATAGCCTAGACGATGACATTGTAGGGCTGTTCACAGAGGGTGACGCAGAGGATACAGAGGTTACAGAGAAGCGTCACAGCATGAATGCGGGTACGATAAGCAGTGTGCTGAATGTGAATCAGTATACGGCGGGGGACACCGAGGACAGCGACCAAGTAGAGGTTGTTATCACTTCCAAGGCAGGGCTTACGGCTACCGCGCGGGACGATGAGAGTTTACTGGATAGCGAGTCGGAAGAGACAGAGGAAGAGGATAGCGGTAACGCAGAGCGTGTAGCCGAGCTTGTAAGCGAGATTGACAGCCTAAAGAGTCAGTTGAGCGCATCCTATGAGACGATAGAGAGCCTAAGTAGCGAGAGGGAGTCGGTCGAGTCCGAGTATCGAGACCTAAAGGCACGGGTCGAGAAATTGCTTCTGGATACGAAAGTGACCGAGGTCACGATAGGCGGGACTGGGGTAGAGGACTACGAGCAAAAGATAGCAGATTTAGAGAGTGAGCTTGATAATCTTAGGTTGCAGGCAGTCGAGGTCGAAGAGCTAAAGCGCGGCTTAACAGAGCTAACAGAGAAGGTAGCGTTAAAGGAGCGGGAAGAGGTTGCGTTACGGCAGGAGATAGAGACGCTTCGTGATAACAGCGAGGCAGAGGGGCTTAAGGTAGCGGTAGCCGACAGTTTATCGGACAGAGAAACGGTAGCAGAGTTGCTTCGGGACGCAGTAGAGGCACTAACGCGGTATGAGAAAGAGGCAGAGAGCCTAAAGAGTAACGCGAGAGAGGCTTCGGAGTATGCAAAGGAGTTAAAGGGCAGTGCGGACGCATTAAGAACCGAGATAAGCACGCTACGGGGAATCGTATCAGAGAAAGAGCATCGACTGGTAGAGCAGGGAGAAGATAGTGAGAGACGAATTTCTGCTTTAACGGCATCGCGGGACAGCTTAAATCGTGAGCTAAATCGCCTAAAGGGAGAGCTATCGGGTAGTAGCAGTTTAAGGGAGCGCCTAGAGGCGGCAGAGAGTGCGTTAAAGACACGGGATAGCGAGGTATCTTCTTTACGGGGTCAGTTGTCGAGCGGTATTAAAGAGTTAAACATAAAGTTCCGTTATGGCGGGAGAGCATCACTTATACCCGTGTTTGGCGGTAGCAGTTCTGGAATTACAGCTACGGCGGTAACGATAGCGAAACAGTTAAAGGGACGGACGCTTTTAATCGACTTAGACATAGTATCTCCGAAGGTAGACAGTTACTTAGGCGTAAATCCGATAAAGAGCGGGTTAGACATTCAGAATCAGCTACTTCGGACAGGTCTTGGAAGCTATTTAGAGCGAGGTCTTGATTATTTCATAGCAAATAAGCGAGAGATAATCACGAAAATCACGAAGAGGACGGACGGGACAGCACTAGACTACTTAAGCGGGTTGTATACGAGTGTAAGCGCGGATAAGTTTATCACGAACGACTTAGGTCGGTTACTGGATTATCTAGGCGGGGATTACGACTATATTGTTTGTGATTTAGGGAAGATAGCGGGAAACGAAGTGCAGAATCAGATAATCGGGAGTGTATGCGCAGGAAGTGGAATATCGGTATGCGTATCTCAAAACGATAAGTCTGACGCGCGGAGTTTAGCATTGCGGATAAGCGGACTTAGCTTGCGAGGTAAACTCATGTGGGTCTTAAACTTCGCAAGAAGCCGAGAGATGGACGGAATCACGAGTAAGTGTGTAGGGAAATCGAAGTATGCGTATATGATGTTTGACGCGGATGGATTTGGAGCGAGGCAGACGCTAGATATGTTAAACGGGAATCGCGAAGCGGTAGCGGAGTTAGTGCGTGAGGTATCGCGGGAGTAACTTTCTTTAAGTAAAATTATTGACAGACCATGTAATCATGATTAAATCGAAAGAGATGGTTAACCCGTTTAGGTGTTAGTATAAAAACTTTACAACGATGTGACTGAGAAGGTATTTTAGTTGTCAAGCGTACCCCAACGACCAATGAATAGAAGGTATTATACAGAGGAGCAATATTTGTCTTCTCGTGTCGAATCTATGGTTTGAGAAAGTATAAGAAAGGGTTAAAGGATGATTAGAGCTTACAAGACAGAAATTAATCCAACTAAGTCTCAAATTGAGTTAATTCATAAGACATTTGGGTGTGCCCGCTATATTTACAATCAATATGTGAATGAGAACCTAGAAAATCTTGCATTAGGGAAAGACTTTGTTTCTGCCTTTAGCTATTCTAAACGAGTGAATAATGACCCTAACACTCCTTATTGGTTGAAAGAAGTTCCAAGCAAGGCAATCAAGCAAGCTTTGATTTATGCAGACAGAGCTTTTAAAGATTACTTTTCTAAACGCAGAGGGAAACCTAAGTTTAAAAAGAAATGGAATAATGATGAGAGTTTCTATCTCATCGGCACGATTAAAGTGGAACGCCATCGGATATTTGTCCCTAAATTGAAATGGCTTCGCTTGAAGGAATTTGGCTACATTCCTAAGAATATCAGCTCTGTAACGATTTCCATGAAGAATGGGCGTTATTACATTTCCTGCTTATGTAAAGAGGAGAAAGACGAGCGGATTCCTTTGTCTGACTCCGCTATGGGTATTGATTTTGGGTTGAAAGACCAATTTATTACAGAAAGTAGGACAATTCCTTCCATCAATCGCTCTTTACGGATTAGGAAATTAGAGAAATGTTTACGAAGAGAACAAAGGAAGTTGTCTCGCAAAGTTGAAGCTAACATGGTTGATAAGGTCTATGTTCAATCAGGCTCTAAGAAGGGGCAACTTAAATCATATAAGTGGGTAAAGCATTTATCTGAGTGTAAGAACATTCAGAAACAGAAGTTAAAAGTGGCGCGAATTCATGAGCGCTTAACTCGGATTCGGACAGATTACAATCGAAAATCTTTATATTCTCTAGTGTTAGAACGAAAACCAAGTTCTATCACCATTGAAGACTTATCAGTTCGCAATCTCATGAAGAATCGGCACTTGAGTGCAGCTATCATGAAGGCACAGTGGTATCAATCTCGGCTTTATTTAGAAAATCTCTGTGACAGGTTAGGGATAGAGCTTAGAGTAGCCGATAAGTTTTATCCTTCTAGCAAACTCTGTTCAACTTGTGGCTTTAAGTATCAAGACTTGAAGCTAAAGGAACGCTTTTGGACTTGTTCTAATTGTGGCAGTGAGCATGATAGGGATAGAAATGCGGCTATCAATTTAGAACAATGCAAAAACTATACTGTTTTGACAGCAGTTTAAATACCGTCACTACCGTGGGTTACACGGAAAGTTAAGCTTGTGGACTGTTCTACCAAATGGGAGTAGTCTTTATATCTCGATACAAAAACAAAACCAGACAGGATGAAGCAAGAAGAATTTCTAAAATATTTTATTAGAAAGGTCATGAAATATACGGTTGGGTATATTTTGTGTAACAGGCAGTAAGATGATAACAAAGGTAAAGCTAGGGGCTACGATAGCGTTTGACTTAGAGCATGAGCGAGACATCGTAGCATTGCTTGACGATTTACGGCAGAGTCATAAGCTCGGGGAGTATATATCGCATACGATACGGTATGCGGTAGAGCATCAAGAGGATTTCGAGAAAGAGACAAAGGTTTATGCGCGTCTTGGGGTGTCAAATCGGAGGAAGGAGTTTTTTGATAAGGCAGAGCAGTCGCTTAGAATCATAGCGGAGCGTGTAAACGAGATATATCGGGTTACGAATAACTTAAAAGCGCTGGCACAGTTTAACAAGAAGCTGGGGTTGCTTGAGCGGGTGGACTCGGCATATATGGCGCAGTTCGTGGTGCAGAAGCAGATAAACGACCTTTGCAGGATACTGGGAGTCACCAGTTTAGAGAGTAAGTTCGCGTCAAACAAGCTTCACGACATCAATAACGACATAGACAGCGTGATTGAGTTTATCATCACCTATTATGACGGTATAGTGAGTGAGATACGGGAGAGTGTCGAGGAAGCAAAGAGCCGAGAGAGAGTAAGTGCAAGCGATAGCGCGGCAGAGATAGCGGAGTTAAAGGAGCAGTTACGGCGTTTAACGGAGAGTAGCTATCTAAAGGGCGTAGAGGAGACGGCTACAGAGGCTAAGAGAGAGGCAGTCGCAGAGAGCGAGACAGCCGTGCCAAGTGAGCCGCCAGCAGAGTTTGCGGTAGGCGAGAGTGCCGATTTAGCAGGCATAGCGGATTTAGTCGGGGATATATAAGGCGAGAGCGGTAGAGGGGCTTTACGGGGCTTCTCGTAGGTCTGGGGGCGAGAGAGGATAGCATGGACGAGAGGATAGCATTGGCGTTTAACGAGGACGAGCGGGAGCTGTTAGAGTGGGCGTATGCCGAGGCAGAGGTAAGCGAGGCAGAGCGGGATAGCGAGATGCTAGGGCTTTCGGAGGATAGGCTTTCTGGTAAGCTAAGAGAGAAGCTAGTCCTAGACCTTGCGAGACTACGGGGCTACGGTGAGAGCAGTAGTCTAAAGGAGGATAGCCTTTACAAAGCGGTCGTGAGTTTATCGGAGAAGGAGCTTCCAGTCCCAGAGAGTGTATTTAAGGCGCTAGAGGGAAGGGTAGGTAAACTTCGTGAACAGGTAATCGAGGAGCTTGAAAAGCTCGGGCATTTCTTGCTTGACGATAAGAGCTATTCGCCTGTAATAGACGGTTTTCGGGACGGGATATATACGGCAGGGCTGGATACGGTAGTCCAGTGGTTTGACATCTACATGGTGAGCGTAGAGGCATTTAATTTCTTAACTTCAAACGGGGCTGTAAAGGTAACGGATAGAGTCCCGAATATCGCAGAGAGCGTGTTTAGGGAGCGTTTAATCGTGCGGAGAGCAGACGGGACAGTGCGGCTTGCGACAAAGCAAGAGGTTAAGAAGATGCCAGTCGGGGTCGTAAAAGAAAAGATTCACCTTTTACCAGAGGATAAAGAGCGTGGTGTTTTGCTTTCCGCGTGGGTAACTACGGGAGACAACAAGTATCTAAAGGCAGTGTATCCGAGTATTAAGGTTCGGGGCAAGGGAGTTCCGAATCTTAAAGAGGTTTTAGGCGAGCATTTGCAGGATATACGGAAGGCTCTTCGGTATATCGTAAGTTACGAGTTTTCGCACGAGGATATACGGGTTTTAATCGACACGCCAAAGGAAGTTGTTTATCTTGACAGCGCAGAGGATGAGCTTCTTGACAATGGGAAGATTATCGAGATGCTAAAGGCGGTAAAGAAGGGTACAGACCCAGATTACGGCACGGAGTACGAGAAGATAGCGTTTAATATCGCGCGGGACGCTTTGTCCAGAAAGTCGTATAGTTTAACGGAGAAGCAGTCAAAGATAATCGAGAGTGTTTACGAGAAGTTGCAGAGCGCAGGGACAGAGAAGAAGAAAGCGGACAGTGAACAGGTGGCTAAGGCGAAAGAGGTCTTAGAGGAACTTGATAAGCGGGAGACGCTTTCTGGAAAGACACCGAGTAGTTATGCTATAATGGTTCGGGACATAGCGGGACGCATGGCGAAGGGTCTAAAGTGTTCGGAGAAGCAGATAGCGGTAGTGGATAAGTTTTACGCGGGTTTTAAGAAGCGTAAAGACGAGAACGAGGCTGGTTCTCCGAGTAAAGACGGGAGTAAGAAAGTAGATAGCGTTTCAAAGAAGAGCGAAGAGAGTAGTGCAGGAAATACCGGCTCGGTTTGGGATGTCTATATGAATTTAGACGCGGCATTTGGAGGATAAGAGGAAAGATGGGGTTAGGAATACTGGTGGCGAGGGATGACAACGATAGGTGGTCGTTTATCCTAAGCGATAGGCTTGAAACGCTTAACGGCATTTATGAGACGATGCAGGATAAGAGTAAGCGGGTTATGAAGGTCGTGCCTGTCGGAGATGATGCCGAGCTAGACAGGCTAAGACGAGATAAGGAATATCTAAACGAGTGGCTGAACTACTCAAGATAAGGTCTGACTTTACAGACTACTATGACGCGCCCTGCTCGGCAGAGGGTGGTAAGGGTAGTAAAGCGGTTGTATACGACAGGTATCGTATAAACAGGACACGGATAGCGGATTTACAGGAGCTTAGGTTTCTTGGAATCAGAACGCTAGAGATAAAGCCCGTTTCAAAGGTATTGCTAAGTCGTGACGACAGGGTTTGCGTGTATACTGACTTAATGTCGCACGGGAGAGAGGGAGTAATCAGCGTAACTTACAACGAAGCAGTAGAGATGTATCACAACAGGCTTTGTAGCACGGTAAACTGGCTGGGATATGGATATATCTACAAGTATATACAGGTAGGTACACGAAGGTTTTGGATAACGACCGACAGAAGCGGGAATGTGCTTGGGATGCGGGAGATGGAGTCGGGGTATAGTTTAATACAGCTACCGATATACAGCATAGACTACATAAGCGTAGGCGGGGTGCAGACGGCGGTCGATTTTAACACAGTGCAGAGGTTGTCGGACGCGAGGCTAGAGTTTATATTGCCGTCTGCGGATGTTAGAGCGTTGGTTTACGATTATTTGACGAGAGGGAAGTAAGGTATGGCGAAGTTAGACATAGGGCAGGCGGTTTATAAGTTTCTTTCGGACAAGGAGTTCCGTGAGATAGAGGTCAATCGGGAAGAGGATACGCGGTTTGGAAAGATATATTCCTGTGGTATACAGGTATACGAGCATGGAGATTCCTCGGCAATCTTAAAGCGTAACGAGGTAACTGGAGAGATTAGCCACTTTACGGGAGATAACATAGATTTGCGCGAGGAGTTATCAAAGTATGTAAAGCGTGCTAAAGTAGGAAAGGGTATTTTAGAGGTTTATGATGACTTTTGTGCTTGTAGAAAGGTATTAATCCCGTTTAAGCCAAGCCTTCCCGTAGACATAAAGATTTATGTCGAGGAGACTAAAGGGAAAGCCGTTATGCGGAGGGTTCGCGGAAAGATTGTTTCTGTAAAATCGATTCTTGAGACGGTAGAGACAGGTGGAAAGAAGGTTTTAACTTTCAAGGAGACTCTGGTTTGTGAGTGCGGGAGCAGTTCTACAAAGAGCGGGACGCTAGCCACGGTAGCGATTTACGAGTATGGGAAGCAGTATCATGTGACAGTCGGGTTAAGTGTTAAGCCGCCGAGACTTGGAAAAGGCGAGGCGTTAAGTATGACCGAGTTCGGATATTTTAGACCGATTAAGCTGACGCTAGGCGATAGAGAGGTTTTGATAGACGGAAACGGGGTATATGATACAGAGTATACGGTTTTAGCCGAGTTTACGCCAAAGGGTATGGTAAAGACGAGTGAGCTAGTCGGAGAGGACAGGAAGTTTATCGAGGAGCTTGTAAGCTATATTGCGCCGATGAGAAAGTTGATTGCGCCAGCTGGGTCGGTAGAGCCGTTTAAGGTAACGCTACTGGATAAGTAAGGGAGTATAGTAGTATGGACGCTATTAATACCAAGAGAGAACAGCTTCATGCGATAGTTGATTTATCCTTTTTCTATCATTTAGTCTATTTTAGACTACAGAGTAGGCGTATTTCCCCGATTTATAGAAAAGTGAACGGAGTGCAGGACAACTTATCCTATCACTATTATCTATCTCATACGGTAGAGGGAATTATCCGCTCGGTAAAAGAGAGGGCTAATAACATAGGCGTAGCTAGTCTTTCTGATGTAACGGTTTCGATAGCGTTTGACAAGAAGAGTGCAAGGAAACTTGAGGATGTGAACTACAAGGCGAAGCGTAGACACACGCTAAGTGAGTTCGACCACTGGAACTAGACTCGTCTTGCGGATTATTTTAGAGATTTAGGTTATGGTTCATATGTAAAAGAAGGCTTAGAGGCAGACGATTTGATTCACACGCTGTCTAAGGAGTCTCGCGGGAAGTTTAAGCACACTTTTATCTACACAGGTGACAAGGATATGCTGATAAATGTGGACGACATGACAAGCGTGGTGTATGATAATCAGTGGGATGACAAGAATTTGGTGACAACTAGGAATTTTGAAGCTTTCTGTGCAAAGAAGTTTAAGTGCTTAATGCCGTATAACTCGATACTGCTTTATTTATCTACGGTCGGAGATAGAAGTGACGGAATTGCTGAAGTAGAGCAATTCGGTAATGTCTCGTTTAGCAAGTTTATCAAGAGACTTTCGCAAGATGGAGCTGATTTCAAGATGTTATCAGATAAGACCGCAGTAAGAGAGGTTTTACAGCGGTATTTTAGCGGTGACGCTCTTAAACAAGGGCTTAGTAGCTTAGAGTTAGCGGCTTATCGGGATTCAGAGCTTTCATTAGAGGTTAAGCCGACAACTGCTAGTGAGAGAGAGCGTGGTTATGCTTGGTACGGTATCAAGTATCGTTAAAGGGAGTAGGTATGCAGGATAGGTTAGAGGACAAGGCGGTAGAGAATCCGTATTACGCAAAGGATACGCTTAGACGGATGAATCGCAAGTTAAAGGTCAATTTAATCGTAGACTTTGACTGGCTACTGGATTATTTTGACAGGTTACGGCACGGTAGCCTAGAGAGTAAGATACAGACGGTCGGAAATCGGCACATCAATAACACGCTAAAGTTCTATGTGGGTAAAGAGATAGAGCAGACGATGACGCGCATACGGCAGTCGTGCTGGAAGCGGTTTAAGCGTAAGGTAAACATAACGGTGTCGGTTTGCTTTGATGATAACGATAAGGGTTCAATACTCTCAACAAACTTCCGTGAAGTTCGGAAAGCGCGTATGGATGATAAACTTAGGGAGCGCAGGGAAGAGTTTGTTGAGTATTTTAAGAGCCTTGGCTACGGGGTTTATCAGAAGAGCGGGTATAACGCAGACGACTTAATCTATTCGATTGTCAAGGACATGGGGTTAATCTTTGATGAGAGCGTGATTCTTACAGATGACGCAAATCTCTGGCGGCTTTGCAGTCGGAATGTACGGTTCATGTTTCGGTTTCCCGACCTTACTAAGAGAGTGTTTGATAATAACTTGTATAGGGCTTGTCTCCGTAGGTATGGCTATCCGATACCGTACAACGCTCTGTTGCTTTATTTCTGTTTATGCGGTGATAAAGCAAGGAAGCTCACAGGAGCAGGGTTTTCAAACGAAGAGTTTTATGTCTTTTTAGAGGAAGCGATACGGGACGGAGCGAAAGTCGAGAGTTTAAGCGTAGAGAGTGCAGTTGAGGCAGTGCTACGGGACAAGTTAAGCGGGGAAAAGCTTGAGAGTGCATTAAAGGTGCTAGAGTCCGAGCGGTATTTCTACACGAAGCTACAGATTTTCAGAGTAGCGTCACCTTGGGAGAGGCGCAAGGAAGTTTATCTTGAGCATGGGTTTGAGGATTGCGCTTGCTTTAGGGACTTGTACGCTACTACGGAGTATCTAAAAAGAAAAGAGGAGGGAACTGGGGGATGATTTCAATAGACGCGGCGGGTCTTTCGTATGACGAGTGTCTAGCGCTCGGGTTTCCGAGGGAAGTAGTGAATGGAGCGATATGGACTCTAAATATGGCGATAGGCAAGGGTTTGGGGGCGCTTACGGTAACTAGGGTAAGCGAGATATTGCTTGAGTCGGGGAATCGAAATGCTACGGACGAGAGGTTTGTGCAGATGGTGAACTATTTAGTTCGGATTAAGCTGTCTGCGAAGGATATAGAGCTTGCGGATGCGTTTCGGTCGGTATCTGGGAGAAGGAATCAGCTTAGTAGTGGGACAGCGGTTAGGGTATTAGCGTCCCACTATCGTTATATGTATAAGCATTTTGGTTTGTGCGGTGACAAGGCAGGGGATTTGTCGGAGCGCATATCGAATAGTCAGCTTCCAAAGAGTGATGTCACAGTTTTGTCAGCGAAAGCAATAGTAGACAAGATACCCGCAGACTCAAAGTTTTGTATTTACAATTCAAGTCGGTATTTAGGTGCAGAGCGGTATTATGATGTGCTTCATGTCGGTAGAGCAGACAGTGACCTAGCTAGTACAAGGAAGCCAGTCTTAACGAAAGAAGAAGTGCAGGGTAGAGGGAATGTAATCTATGTTGCAGAGGGTGTTGGGAAGTTAATGACGGGTAAGATGACAAGGCGAGAGAGTGACGGTAAGCTAAGAGACGCAGAGATACAGTATATCCGAATAGATAACAAGTTTGTTCGGCTGTTATCTAGGTATGTGATAGTAGCGTCTACGAGGAAGCCCGCGAGTCAGTGCGGTATGAATGCGGTAATGAGTGCTGGAGGCGGTGTTATCTATGTTTACGCGGTGAGTAAGAATAACTTCGAGAGTAATCGTGTAAACTTACGAGACGGGTCTTTAAGAGTTTATGCGTATGGGTTTACGCCGAAGCGTTTAGCTACAGATTTAGCGAGTGTAACGAATTATATCTATCGGGAGTGTAGCGGAGCGAGGGTAGTTAGCTTTACGCCAGACTATGATTTCAAGGTAGAGTTTTTACCCGTAGTTACGCAAGCGCAGAGTGCGGAGAGCGAGTTGCTAGTGCAGTTTGACAGCAAGTATTGAGAGAGTAAATTGCTAGAACCCGCCAGAAAAACATGGCATACTTATCAGAAAATTTGAGGTTAAGTGGGGTTAGACCAGTAGGCAAAATTTGCTATACTCTAGCAGTTTTTCAAACTTCAAATAAAATAATTTCCTTTGAGGACACGACTAGGCGGGGCTTAGAGATTTTAACAACTCTCTAAAATAGAGGAGATACCGGTATGGAAAATTGGGTAGGACTTAGGGCAAAAACGCCTATACCAGACACCTAAAAATCAGCCTCTTAAAAAGAGGGGGTTTGGGGTAGGTTTTCGAGGGGGGCAAAGGGGGAGCGTCTGCGGCGGGGGCTTGTGGACGCTCCCCTATCGAATATGTGTTCGAGCTAACAGAGGTTTATACGGCGATTAGAAATCGCGAGAGGGGTGTGAAATGTATCGAATCGACAGCAAGGTAGATAAGCCAGACATCGGGTATTTAAGGTCGGCAGTAGAGCGAGCGGTCGTAAAGCGGGGAGTGAGGCTTGACGGGAAGGTGTTTGAGCTTCGTAAGTCGCTAAATTTCGATGTGAACGATAAGCTCCGTATCTTTCGGGGAGAGTATGGGCTTGAGAATCCGAACAGCCAGAGACAGCTCTCGGACTGTCTCATGCGGGTTTTAGATAACGAGGCGCTTTCGGTCTTACGGGATAAAGACGGGAAGCTCACGACAAAGAAAGAGTATTTAGAGCGTTTAGCAGACGAGGGGAATCGTCTTGCGCTGGACTTACTAGAGTATCGGTATGTGAAGAAGCGTGTGGAGACGATAGACAGCCTGCTGTTGCAGTGTGACAAGTACGGTTTACTGCATCCGAACATAACGCTCGGGGACACGAATCGCATAAACTACGAGAAGCCAGCGCTTATGAACATCCAGAAAGACATCTTGTGGGACATCATACGCCCGTATAAGGACGGGGCTAGTTTAATCAGCATAGACATTAAGAATCAAGAGCCTATGATTTTGATAAACTGGCTTGGGATAGAGTCACTAAAAGAGGCGTATCGAAAATATAACTGTGACCTGTATAGCGGGATTTTCGACTTAGTTTATGGGAGAATGCCGAGTGAGGAAGAGAGAGCGGAGTGTAAGGTAGCTTGGAACGCCTTAACTTACGGGACTTCCAAGCGGGCGCTAAAGGAGATGTGCCTGTTAATAGACGCAGACGAGATATATTCTTATTTCAACAAGATACCAGAGCTTAAATCCTATAGAAGTAAGTGCTATGCCTATGCTAACAACAAGATTAGGGCTTGCAAGACATATTTCGGAACGCCGCTTCGAGCTACAGCTAGACAGGTCGGGCAGTTAAGTAGGCAGTTAATGGATTATCCAGTGCAAGGGACAGGCTCGGACATATTAAGTTTATTGGTAAGACATTTTGAGACAGAAGGTATAGCGGAGGGGCTTAGTTTATATTATACTAGGCACGATGAACTAATCTTAGAGGCAAGTAAAGAGTATATGAGCGGTTTAAGTTCAGAGGAGCTTGAGGGACGGATGCGGGAAATCTTTCAGCATCAAGTAGACGGCTGGGAACCCTTCCAGATAGAGGTGAGTGTTTTATGAGTTACTATACCAAGCCTTGTACACGGGCAAGTTTTTCGCACATAAAAATGAATCTGCAAATTAGGAGGAAACAGACATGAAGAATAAGCAGGACACCATCCGTATTTCGGCACTGTCACTGATGCTAACGCTTGCGGCGGCGGGCGCGACATTTACGATGGGAGAGTTTGACGCATATGCGTCCACGGTAATCAAGATGAACAGGTCGTCTTTAGCGGCGGCGCAGACCCCTG